TCCCCAACCCCCCTCTAAACCCCCCTCTCCCCACCACCTCACCACCCCCTAAACCCCTCCTATACAACGGCCGTGACCCCGATGACCCCATGGGGTCGACCTTTGACCCCCCTCTTAACTCCTCCCCCATGAGGTCATCAAGTACCTTTACCTTATATGGAAGTAATGGGGGCGTGTCTAACCTCCTATCCATATAAGGTAATGTGGTCATGTGACCTTCACCTGTCTGCCATCTTGTTTGCATAAATTACTGCTGCATCCTTGCCGCATTAAGTGGTGGGAGGAGTTTAAGTTTTGCAGAGGTGCTGCTGCATCATTGCCGCATTAATTTATGCAAACAAGATGGCTGCCAATGTCCTGCAGAGGTGCTGCTGCAACATTGCCGCATTAATTTATGCAAACAAGATGGCTGCCAATGTCATGCAGCATAATTGCCGCAACTAAATTATATATGCAAAACAAAGATGGCTGCCAATGACCTTTTGCAGGAGAGGTGGCCGCGCAAAATTATTTATTTATAGAAACAAAACACAAGATGGCTGGCAATGTGTTACCACATCGAAACACTTTACCTAACTGAAGTTATTTTTAAACAAGATGGCGGATAATATACCATTATGTAAACGTCGCCAGGGAACCAGTTGTGCCCATGTATGAATTACACCTCTTCCTTGCCGAGATTTAAGTGTTAAACCAATCAGAACAGAGCTATGGCAACACGTGATAATAATAAACCAATCAGTGGCAGCCGGAAGCGTATGACGTAAATTGTAGGGTGTGTGTTGTTTTTTTGTAAACATGTTTATTTGGGTCATTGACGTCAAACGGAAATGATATCATTTTAAACCAATCGGTGATCATTTCCGACTCTTTACCGATTGGTTCACTATTTTTAACTAACCAATGAGAGCAGAGGAATAAAAATACATCGGCGGTAATGTTACTATTAATACGCCAATGTTATAGTATATAAGACAGGCAGGGAACACTGTTAGAGTATCACTTTGGCTCTAGCAAGGCAAAGAGTTAACATCTCTACAATACAAAAACCAAATCCAAGATGGCTGCTGTTGCTCTGACGTACATGATTCCACCTGCCACGCCTCTCGCAATTATAGACTTTGACATGCTGCCGGAAGATGACGAATCGGAGGAGGTGGGGTTTGAATACGAAGACTTATTAGATTGGCAATTGAAGGAGGCGGTAGATAGGCGTGACTTGGAATCTTTCACGATTCTGATTGAAGAAAACTGGTGTCACGATTTGACCTTGGAGAATGGCGATAACCTATTGGGCTACATGATTAAGCAGGGACATGCCTTGACGGAAGAATGGTACGATCTGATTGGCGTGACTACCACTTGTCATGCAAATCCGGAGGGGGAGTTGCCCATAGACTTATTGCGCAAACATCTGGGCAGCTGTAGGTGTAACTTGGAGAGTATGAACTGTGACCTGGTTGAATACATTATTCGCACGTGTTACGCACATCCAATCAACAGGGATTACGTGTACCACAGGATGGACACTAGCAGATACACCCACAAGAGGTTGAACCGTAACCATAATTTGACATTGTCTATTGAAAAAAAACCGATTATTGTGGAAGCTCCACCCATGGAAGAGGAGGAGATTAGTGAAGTAGAAGACGCCCTCAATGTGCTCCAAAGACTTTGTGCGCAAGAGGAGGGTGATAATAAGGAGGCGGAGACTAATAACAACAACTATGTGTTTCCCTGGATGACACCTGCATATGAACTTCCTGAACAATTAACCTTTTATGATATGCCAATGACACCTTTCAATTGTAATAATGTTATGTATTGTTGATTATAAATATATATAATAAATCTAATTGAAAAATTTAAAACACAGTCTTTTTTTAATTGGTTATTTCCTTTGCGGTGAGGATTACACACATATAGACTCCACCCATGTCATTAATATTCATGGGCAATTCACTTTAAATAATTTTAAGGCGGTCCTTACGGGGACAGGGACACGAGGTCATATTATAGCATAAACATTACAACTTATACCTAGTAATGCGCAGCTCCATGTTAAATTTCCATAGTGACGTCATCACTCCCATAGGCGCAACGCAGGACCATCTGCCCTGTAAATTTTTGAGATGGGTTACATGGGTCTCGCCACTTCTGATTGGTTGGTTGGGAGTTAATTATTCAAGATGGCGGATGAAAGGCGGGAAGATTTGAAAAAATGTGGGGAGGGAGGAGTTGTGGTTTCTTTTTTGTATGTGTTATATATGTGGGTTTAATGATATACCACATTGGGGAGGGGTAGACAACATACGGCATGTCTTAATGAGGAGGAGGGGGGGGAGGTGCTTGTGATGGTTGAGAGGAGTATTTTTTGTAAATTAAATACGCCCATGTTATTATTATTCATGGGGGGGGGGGGTGTTAATTAATAACACACACTTTTAAACCATAAAGATGAGATTCATTCATTGGCTAACTATTTATAAAAAATAAATGAGGAAAGTAAGAGTTATGGTTCTTTTTTGGATTTTTTTTTAATTATGAATATTCACATATAATTATACAATAAACGAAATGCAGTATTATTTACATTATTAATTTGATTGCAACGCCCACAAACAGTAATGAGTCTACTTCCATTGTTGTTTGGTATCTCGCGAATTGAATAAGTTCTTTGATTGCACATGTCCATCCCACAAGTACCACAACAATCTCTTGCATTCCTTTTATGGCAACGGAAGGCGTGTAGTTTAAGAATTTCCCGCCTCTGTGCTTCACATTCATTGGGCATTATTATAGCAACCAGGTATGCAAAGTATTTAATCATCATATTGTCATTTCTACTTCTATAACTGGCAGCTTGAATTTTGCGAATGTCATTTTTAATCTGCGTAATCCAATTTAAATCTCCAACCCCGCCTCTCAATGAAACACGTGTTGCCACTTCCGTCATCAACATGTTTGTAAGTTCCTCAGAGTCATAACGAGTTGTGTTTCTGGCTCTTTCCATTGGTCGTCTAATTTTTGGGCGGCGATTGGTGGGAGGAGGTGGAGGAGTATTCAAAGCCTCAAATTGCGCAATCTCAGGAACCGGCTCCTCCTCCTCGGCTTCTGATTCGTTCATCTCCTCTTCAATATCTGATTCTATCGGGTCATTATCCCTTTGATCCGCCTCTTCCACTTCTCTATATATGTTATCTAAATCGGCAAGGTATTCTTCCTGTGATCTATAATTAGTTCCATCCGCCCTAGTTACATAATAACCACCTAGGGTGTGCGCATATTGTTCCTCGGTGTATTGTTTAACTGTAGGATCATTGGCTCGCTCCGGCCAGGGGGCGTTGCATTCCGGGCAAACATTGCGGATTGGCTCCTTGTAACATTCGACGCATATGTAATGTCCACATGGCACCTCCTTATAAATGACGTCTTTCCGGAAACAAATACAGCATGGCTCCTCCTCTTTGACCTCGAAACACAGGTCAGCCATATTCAGCATGCGCAAAAAGGATTTAAACTGCACACTTTCTTTAGGCGTAATTTGAATGTTTCTTTTGCGCATGACATTTAGCGCAGCATCATAAGAGTCAATATTACCATATTGGTCCACACGGCACATTATTTTATGTACACAGGTCATCATGGGTGACATCACAGCCTCCATCTTGAATTTTTCTGGCAATGTAGTAGTTACTGCTAGCTTGCTCGCTTGAAAACTGAATGCCAGTGTCTGATGTGCATCTTCTTATATACTAAAATCCTGGGCTAATAATAGTCACATAATGTAATGGTGTATTATTAGACAACCAATCAGGGAACACTCCCGACACTATCCATTGGTTGTTATTTTTAACACTGATATCACCGGAACATGACGTTATCGGATGTTTACCAGCCTTATATGGATATGTGCGCAGTTTGCCGATGACGTCTTCTGGGTGGGTGTATTACCGGAAGGTCGTCAGGGTTATTTTCGTCATAGTTGTTGTTGTTATTATTGTGTATCCTGTTCTCTATATGGTATGGACTATCCCGCCTTGAAGATAACCACGTGTCGTTAGTTCTAATTGCGCCAACCAATCGAGGAGAAATGTCACCTCCCTCCACAGTTCCTAATACGGGTGGCGAAGGTGTTCTTTGCTCCTCCCCTCCGTAGGTGTGTGCGTATTCAGCCAATCCATATGGAGCAGCGTGTTTATCGTCCTTTCTCATTGGCCATTCCATATTGCAAACAGGGCAGTTATTGCGCATGGGCTTATAATAACAGTCTCTGCATACATTATGTTGGCAGGGAAGCGCCTCCTTCCTGTTGTTTTTAGCCATACAGATACAGCACTCCTCGTCATACGTAATTATGTCAGTGTTTTTAATCATCATTTTAAGTGTGCAGACCAACCCACGTAAACTCTTGACCTCTCTCTCCTCCAATCGTAGTCTCTTGCCATCCGCCATCTTGTTATATACGTCATTGATACGCCCATACTTGTTGTTGTAGTCATTATATCCAAATGCGTGACGCATTATCATATGCGCACTATACATAGCACTATTCAATTTGCTATTCATCTTGCCTTGAACTTGTTTTCAATTTGAAATGAAGTGTTATGGATAATCACCCAAGTTATATTAAGCAAATATTTCCCTGGCTATCGCTGATTGGTTAATCTCACCAGGGAAGTATTTACACCCTTGTGGAAAATTCCTTGTCAACATGTTTATTTGGGTCATTGACGTGGTTATTGACGTCAATAGGCCATATATGGTTGGTAAACATCCGCCGATGGTCATTGGCTCTTTATTTTTAGAATTACGTTATGTTTCTTAAAATAACACATCCCCCACCTGTATAAATACGAGCGCATCTCAGTGTTAAAATCATTCAAAGCTTAACTCTCAAGCTGAACGTTACTAAAAATAAAACCAAAGGAAACAAGATGGCGCAGGCTATGATTAACATGATGAAACAGCATCCAGCTCATTGGGCCGTACTAGAAGGTAACCTCGCCCAATTTATGATACACTTAGATGACGCAGATGAGGTTGATCCAATCACAGGCGATACCTTGCTGATGGCTATCCTATGCAAAGACTGGGAGGAGACACGTGACAAGATGGTTTGGGTTCATATGCTAATCCAAAAGGCCAAGATGATGTCGCAATACATAAACATTTGCAAGTTGAATGACAGTGGGAGGTGCCCGGCTGACGCACTTAACGCTTTGGCCAATGAAGAGCTCGCACGATACATTGACGTAAACATTTTAAAGGAGGAGTTTCACGAATTGGGGCTGTACATCAGAGGTCAACAATGTTCGATCGAGGGATTGGAGAATGAATGGGTTAAAGTTGACAGAGTACCACCCATTACCATAAAAGTGCCTGAACAATACAAGATTGAGACGATAATCACACCCAGAGTGCCACCCATGACCATAAGAGTACCTGCCAAATACAGGATGTGCCCACCTCTTCTGATCAAGGTGCCAATTCAATACAGATTAGTGCGCCCATAACAATCAGGAAGTGTGATCTGCCAATGGTTGAACTTGATAATGAACTATATATGGTTTTGGACAGTTATACTCCTCCTACCATGGAGGTCAATGGTGAATCTTATATGATAATTGACTCTTGTGATGCACCAACCATGAATATTAATGGAAAAACATATTATGTTATTGATGAATGTTAATTTTTTTATTGATGAATGTTAATTTGTTGTTGTTTTATACTTGATTAAAAAAAATGAAAATGAAGTAATATCTTTATTTATATTTTACATTGAAAACACACCCACCAAGGCGCAATCCAATAAAAATTGAGTATGGCCAGGTTAGAGTTCATGAACAATACAAATTGAGTATATTTGTACTTAGAAATTTTTCGCGCAAACCCCACAAACATATACTTTAACTTGAGATTTTTTTCTAAGTTGAAATTTTACATCATTGCGCATGTGTAAGGGAGAAACAAAATGGCGTAACAAAATGGCGGATTGTTCCCGCTATTTTATGAAACCACATTATAACGTATATTTTAAACCAATCATGTATCTACCATTGCTGCTGTTTTGCGTCATTTCCTGTTATGGTGAGCAGATAAACAACCTCGATGACCTCCAAGCAAAATTGGACAGCATGCCGCCCAGTGACTTTATTGACCACAATGGACATAATATATGCCAAGATTGCGACAGGTTATGTCCTTTAATTTCCGATAATCCCACATGTGAAGAAGATTGTTATGGGAGGTGTAACAAGGGGATAACACGGCAATGATTTAATTATTAATTCTATTTTTAAATATAACATCCAATGAAAACAGCCGGAAATTGTACCTGATTGATTTTTACCAATAAAAAAATCAAAAGATAATGTATATTTTTTAGTATTTTTAATTTAAATTGTCAAATCAATATAGTCATCAATTATAATACAATCATCATCAATAGCATTGTTTACAGCAATATTGTCAATCATATCATTCATAAGTCTATCATTTGACATCTGCGACCTTTCGCTAAGCACCTCCTCCACCAAACTGTCCAATGTATAACGAGGAACATAATTGTCACTTTCATCATCACTAAGTAGGTGGTCTTCTTCCTCAGGTGTAAGTTCATCAATGTCATTATTATTCTCCAAAATCATGATATCATCATTGTCTATCAGCCAATACTTGTAGAGTTTAGCCTCATTTCCATAAATGATCCGCCTCTCCGGCCAGTCCTTTCTGCAGATTGGACACTTGTCTTCCATCTCCTGCCTTATGCAATTGTCACAAATGTAATGAGTTGGGCAGGGCATTGTCGTAACTCTCAATGCCCCTCCCTCAATGTCACATTCAGCCAATGTCTTTTTAGTATAAGTAGGCTCCATGCAGATAACACACACCTTCTCGACAGCATCAACTTTCGCCAACAATGTTTTTAATTTTCTGCCAGCCGCCATTGCTGTCTCTTTCGTCAGCTTCAACTTCTTAATCCCGCCCATGATCCTGGGTACGTCATGGACATGCGCAGTAGTAGTATTTCTGGACTTTACCATTTTCACAGCGTATTTTATATTCCTATATCTGCTAACAGTAGATGTGTACAGTAAGACTCCCAAGCAAGTTATGATTTTAACATGGGCAATAGCGCTGCTTATATAGAGCAGGCCAGGGTGCTGATTGGTCTGTTATTATTAGACCATTACATTTATTCTAAAAATATAAACCAATGACTGTAGTCGGAAATGATTGCTGATTGGTTGAATGTGATATCATCTACCTCCGCAATGTGTTGATTGGGTTGTTATTATTAGACCATTACTTCACTCTAAAAATATAAACCAATGACTGTAGTCGGAAATGATTGCTGATTGGTTGAATGTGATATCATCTACCTCCGCAATGTGTTGATTGGGTTGTTATTATTAGACCATTACTTCACTCTAAAAATATAAACCAATGACTGAAGTCGGAAATGATATCATCATCTTCCTACGTCAATAACCCAGATAAACAAACTTTGTTTTTCGACCTTGGGTGTGTTTTGTAATACCAATCTGCGTCATTGCCCATGACCCAAAACAACATGTTTACTTCATTTTCATTGGTTAGAAATCAGAGTATTGACGTCAATGATCTAGATAAACAACTTGTTTTCGACCTTGAGTGTATTTTGTAATACCAATCTGCGCCATCCCATGACCCAAAACAACATGTTTACTCAGAGTATTGACGTCAATGATCTATATAAATAAGTTGTTTTCCGACCTTGAGTGTATTTGTAATACCAATCTGCGTCATTCCCCATGACCTAAAACAACATGTTTACTTCATTTTCATTGGTTTGAAATCAGAGTATTGACGTCAATGATCTAGATAAACAAGTTGTTTTTCGACCTTGGGTGTATTTTGTAATTTCCAATCTGCGTCATACCCATGACCCAAAACAACATGTTTATTTAGATTATTGTCATCAATATTCTCCCAAAATAGCAATGTAACTGCGTCATTTCCACCTTGGTTTTTTACACAGACAAAAATAAACAAATAAATTGTGATTATATTATTTTTAATTATTTTTTTTCATTGGTTAATCATTTTTCAATTTACATAAGTTCTGCCATCGCAGTGGCCAACAAATCAGTATTATTTTTCAAACAACTTAAATCATTGTCACATGAGTCCTCATCATCATTAACAAATTCCGGTGTCAAGTATTGTTTTGGCTCCTCCTCAACTGCTTTTTTTGGTTTCTTTTCTTTCTTTTCTTTCTTTTCCTTTTTCTCCTTTTTCACCTTGAAGAGGGCGGCGTTTGAGGCCTTTTTGTTTTTGTCGACCCCACAGCAAAGGCAACGATTGGCTGCTCTCAAGTCGGGGATGGTCTTAAGTTGCGCATAAATTCCACTGCACATGACGCATATGGTCCTCTTTCCGCATTCGGTAGTGGTAGCGTGTGTCAGATTAGGTTTGACACACCCCTCGCCGTCATCTTCACCCTTGAACTTCCTGCCGCAGGTGGCGCATCTCACGCAAAGGATTGTTTTGTCCTTGTTGTAAGTAGGCTTGTTACGTTCCAGATAGCGATTGGTGTAGGTCTTGCGGTAGGAGGTCAAAACGTCATTGGCGGGTGTGTTGTAAAGGCAAACACGCCCACTAAACAATGTAACATAGTCCTTTATGGTATCGAGACCTCCTATTTTGCCATTGAGTTCATGTGATTCTTTAATCAATTCGGCACACCTCAAGGGGGTTAACGCCCCTAGTCCTTCATAAGCACTTGCGATTTCACCTTTGATCTCTTCAGTGATTTCGTAACTGTCAACACAATAACGCTCCTCCACTTTTTCCTTTTTTTGTTTGGGGGCGGCGTCAGAATCTGCCTTGCGCTTGCGTGACTTCTTGGGCTTCTTGGCGGCATTGAAAGCCAATAACTGTTTAAGTGTAAAGTCATTTGAATTAACATATTCCATAACGGTCTCCAAGAGGGCGGCGGCTTCGAAGAAATCTTCGCTTCTCTCATTGGCCACTAGAGTGCTGGTGGGTGGTTCTTCAATAACTTGAACCACCTCTGGTTGGCTCACTGGCTCTGGCTCCACCTCAGGCTCCTCCTCCATCTCAGGTTGCAGAGGTGTCATTGGTATGTCTATTGGTGCAATAGAGGCTGTCGCTGCTGCCTGCTCCAATAGGTCATCGGCAATCATGTTGTTCTGCATTGACATTGGGATGTCGAGCATGTCATCAAAAACCATTAGTGCGTCCATTATTACTTCTAAAAATAGCTTACTTGCTGTTTGGCTCTTCTTCAGGTAGTTGTGTTACTCTTGCTTGCTAAAGCTCAGAATGATTTGAACATGGTCTGCGTTCTGTATTTATACTTTTTACATGCGCAGAGGTGCAACTCAGACCTTGTTGGATTGGATAATATTTTTAGACCAAGGACGCATTACAACATTGTTCTAAAAATATTTGCCAGGGAATTACGTTAATCTACCATATAAGGCTGGTAAACATCCGATTACAACATGGTTTATAAATATAAACCAATCACTACAGTCGGAAGGGGGAGGAGTTAAACCTACGCATTGACGTAACACCAATGAAAATAACCGGATGTTATTGACGTCAATGACCCAAATAAACATGTTTACATCGGATGTTTACCAGCCATATAAGGTACATTGACGTCAATGGCGGGTGTATTCTTCCTGTTAATTTTTCATTGGTTGTAGATGTTGTAATCATGGTTTATTTTTAGGCAAGGATGTGTGCGCATTTCACAATCGGATGTTTACCAGCCATATAAGGAGTATTGACGTCAATGGGGCATATTCTTCCGGCTGTTTTCATTGGCTGAAGATGTTGTAATCGGGTTTATTTTTAGGCAGTGATGTATTTACACATTGCTAAAAATAAATCTAAAACTGTATATAAGCAGCCGCCAGTGTAGCAAATAATCATTCACAACTTGATTGCTGAACAGTAAACGTCTAGAGAAGAAAAAAAGAGAAGTAAAAAAATGGAGGTAATTAATACACTATTCAAACTTGCCGGTACTAACCAGGAGCATGCGCAGTCTGCGCAGCCTGAGCCAATGATAGAGGAGTATTTCACAACTGGTTATACTCCTGCTGAACCAATCGTAGTCGAAGAGTACTTCACGAGAGGTGTGTCCAGCGAGACCATATACGTCAAAGATGAAGAGTATGATCCAGCAAGCAACTGGGTTGTTCCAAAGAGGGAGGAGCCAAAATCACCTGGGCCAATGGTATGGTTAAACGAATCATCAGCTGACAATGGGCCGAACTACAAGAGGGTCGACAGGGTTACTGGCGAGACGTCATTGGTAACACGTGACAGGGAGGATGTCCGCAAGATGTCGCTGATGTTAATGGACAAACATCAAGATATGTTAAGAGGTGAACTTTTGAACTTTCAAAATAACATTAACAAAAGTGGTTCATGCCTTATGTGTCGCAAGGTGAAATGTACTACCGTTAAATCGCCATGTTGTGGGCTGGACTTCTGCAACACCTGCATTACGGTCATGGGAAGGCGTTTCCATGCCAAGAACTTTGACATTAATAAGCCAATGGAAAGTGATCTCATTAACAATGAATCGCCAATTAAGGAGGTTCCGGAATGTCCATTTTGCGGAAATGACTTTTTCAATGAAGATTGCCAATTCAGTAAAATATTCATGAGGGATTTATTAGAAAGGTGTGAAAATGATTGTGGGATGGAACAATTTTACATTGCCAAATTGAAAAAGAGGTGTGCCAAACGCACAAAGAGAATCAACAAGAACAAACGATTGGCCAAGGACCTGTCAAAGAAAATATCTCATAAAATATTCAGACGAATTGAAAGCGAGGCGGGGAAAATAAGTCCTGGAGCACGTGGTAAATTTGTAGCCAATAAGATTAGAGAAAACAAGGGCAAAGTTGACTTTTCCGTTATGACCCAAAAATACTATCATTATTCTGCAGTGGACATGGTCAGATATGGTTGTGGGTTAAGTGGTTTGACCCAGGTACTTGACGCAGAACCGAGATTGACAAATGGGAGTTGCAAAGATCACAAAGATGATGGTTTTGGAATTATACCTGTACACAAACACGCCTACACCGGAAACTTTGAACCAGCAATTCTTAAATTGGCAATTGAGAGGGAGGAGTTTGACATTTTTAATGCTGTTGATAACGAATTGAACACTGTTGTACATGACATTATGAATATGCCTCACCCAAATGGGAGTGACAAATATTTACCTTTTCTTGAGAAAAATGTTAATTTGTTTTCAAGTGTTATGGACCAACAAAATGACAGAGGTTACACCCCCAGAACTTTGGCTAAATTTGGAATTATGTCATGTGATAAATGTGATGGAAATACATGCGAAAGGGGGCGCATTTTGAAAGAGAAATATAATGTTACAGTTTAAATTGTATTATGTATATATGTTGTATATAATTGTATAAATTAAAATATAAAATCTATTTATATCTCAATTATTATTATCTCCCCCTGAGTTTGTCAGCCATATTGCTTCCTGTTTGGACATGGACATGCGCAGGTTGAAAATATTTTTAACTGTTAAAATTTCTAAGTCCAAAAATTATATCACTGCGCATGTTTAAGCCTAAACAAGAACAACATGTTTATCTGGGTTAGTCTATCCTTCAAACATATAAAAGAACCAATGGAAAACAAGTAAACAAGGTGTTTATCTGGGTCACCTTATGACGCAGGTTTTATCCTTCACATATAAAAAGAACCAATGGAAAACAAGTAAACAACTCAATTAACCTTGCTCAAGGATAGTCACGTATTTCTTACCACGCAAATAAGATTTAGCCAATGAACAGGCTTAAAAATAACGTCATACCTCGTGATATACCCACACAAAAATAACATCCAATCAAACAAGGTTTAAATATCACATGGTTCAAATCAGTATATCACGTGGTTAGGTAGGGTAAGGCATTTTATCTCAGACTTTCAGAGTGAACACACGTTATTTTATTTCGAGAATTACCAGGGAAAATGGCTGCCAGTATTTTGCAGGCAGAAAATATTGAACTTAGAAAAAGACTGAATGCTGTTTGTGAATATGTCGATATGGAAGCTAAATGTGAGACTGCTGCCGGGAAAATATTTTACAAACATTGCTACCAGACTGCCAAAAATGGCGGAACCGGAACTGGACTTATCTGTATGAACCCTGACATGCTTCACGCAATGGAATTATTTGACGAGGAATTATCTTTGAAAGATAATTGGACTAATTTCAAAAACATTTTAATTAAAATTAACATCGGTCAGGTGATTACCATACATGGACAGGCCATTCCGGTCAATCCGAATCATTATCGAAATGGTGAGGGATACTACTTGACCTTGGTGGCACCTAAAAAGACAGAGGCCATCGATGACGCAGTTCCTTTATTGGACACTGAACAATTGTATCGCTTTATCATGTGCTACCATGAAATTAAGATGGACTTAATTGATTGGATTGAAAGATCTGCCTCATTAAGTGGACTGCAGGTCAAACTTGACTCGGCCAATCACGCATTAAACATGGCCGAATATGTGATGGACACTATTGCCGATCCAACCAATGAGGACATAGTATTGCAGTGCATTTCCGAGGTCAATGAAATGGACAATGCTAAATTTGGACACTTCCTGGGGAAATTAAATGACCTTTTGGATTCACCGGAACTTAAACCAAATAGTTGTAGTGACATTGCCCGGAAACAATTAAGGTATTTTTATCGTGTGGACAAAGACAGTGCTGTTAATTACATTGCTGATAATTACTTTAACCTTGACATTTCCTTCAAGGAGTTTCTTGACAATTTCATGTTGAAAACATTTTATCCAGAACTTAACTGTAAAAATATCATGTTCTATCCTATTGGTGCAAAGAAGATTGTATTTTGCATGAAATAAATTTTCGTACAAGTGCGCAAAATGTTACCTTGTTATTTTTTAAGGGCAGCCATATTGTTTCCGGTTTTAAACACATGCGCAGTTGAGAAAAAAAGAATAAAGAGTTATCTTTCTTTTATTTTTTTTATTTATAATATTTTTTTAAAAATAACGTGACATATCAACAGTTTTAAAAGTTATTCTTGAAATGTTTTGTATTGTGAAATGCGCACACATCCTTGCCTAAAAATAAACCATGATTACAACATCTACAACCAATGAAAAATTAACAGGAAGAATACACCCGCCATTGACGTCAATGTACCTTATATGGCTGGTAAACATCCGATGTAAACATGTTTATTTGGGTCATTGACGTCAATAACATCCGGTTATTTTCATTGGTGTTACGTCAATGCGTAGGTTTAACTCCTCCCCCTTCCGACTGTAGTGATTGGTTTATATTTATAAACCATGTTGTAATCGGATGTTTACCAGCCTTATATGGTAGATTAACGTAATTCCCTGGCAAATATTTTTAGAACAATGTTGTAATGCGTCCTTGGTCTAAAAATATTATCCAATCCAACAAGGTCTGAGTTGCACCTCTGCGCATGTAAAAAGTATAAATACAGAACGCAGACCATGTTCAAATCATTCTGAGCTTTAGCAAGCAAGAGTAACACAACTACCTGAAGAAGAGCCAAACAGCAAGTAAGCTATTTTTAGAAGTAATAATGGACGCACTAATGGTTTTTGATGACATGCTCGACATCCCAATGTCAATGCAGAACAACATGATTGCCGATGACCTATTGGAGCAGGCAGCAGCGACAGCCTCTATTGCACCAATAGACATACCAATGACACCTCTGCAACCTGAGATGGAGGAGGAGCCTGAGGTGGAGCCAGAGCCAGTGAGCCAACCAGAGGTGGTTCAAGTTATTGAAGAACCACCCACCAGCACTCTAGTGGCCAATGAGAGAAGCGAAGATTTCTTCGAAGCCGCCGCCCTCTTGGAGACCGTTATGGAATATGTTAATTCAAATGACTTTACACTTAAACAGTTATTGGCTTTCAATGCCGCCAAGAAGCCCAAGAAGTCACGCAAGCGCAAGGCAGATTCTGACGCCGCCCCCAAACAAAAAAAGGAAAAAGTGGAGGAGCGTTATTGTGTTGACAGTTACGAAATCACTGAAGAGATCAAAGGTGAAATCGCAAGTGCTTATGAAGGACTAGGGGCGTTAACCCCCTTGAGGTGTGCCGAATTGATTAAAGAATCACATGAACTCAATGGCAAAATAGGAGGTCTCGATACCATAAAGGACTATGTTACATTGTTTAGTGGGCGTGTTTGCCTTTACAACACACCCGCCAATGACGTTTTGACCTCCTACCGCAAGACCTACACCAATCGCTATCTGGAACGTAACAAGCCTACTTACAACAAGGACAAAACAATCCTTTGCGTGAGATGCGCCACCTGCGGCAGGAAGTTCAAGGGTGAAGATGACGGCGAGGGGTGTGTCAAACCTAATCTGACACACGCTACCACTACCGAATGCGGAAAGAGGACCATATGCGTCATGTGCAGTGGAATTTATGCGCAACTTAAGACCATCCCCGACTTGAGAGCAGCCAATCGTTGCCTTTGCTGTGGGGTCGACAAAAACAAAAAGGCCTCAAACGCCGCCCTCTTCAAGGTGAAAAAGGAGAAAAAGGAAAAGAAAGAAAAGAAAGAAAAGAAACCAAAAAAAGCAGTTGAGGAGGAGCCAAAACAATACTTGACACCGGAATTTGTTAATGATGATGAGGACTCATGTGACAATGATTTAAGTTGTTTGAAAAATAATACTGATTTGTTGGCCACTGCGATGGCAGAACTTATGTAAATTGAAAAATGATTAACCAATGAAAAAAAATAATTAAAAATAATATAATCACAATTTATTTGTTTATTTTTGTCTGTGTAAAAAACCAAGGTGGAAATGACGCAGTTACATTGCTATTTTGGGAGAATATTGATGACAATAATCTAAATAAACATGTTGTTTTGGGTCATGGGTATGACGCAGATTGGAAATTACAAAATACACCCAAGGTCGAAAAACAACTTGTTTATCTAGATCATTGACGTCAATACTCTGATTTCAAACCAATGAAAATGAAGTAAACATGTTGTTTTAGGTCATGGGGAATGACGCAGATTGGTATTACAAATACACTCAAGGTCGGAAAACAACTTATTTATATAGATCATTGACGTCAATACTCTGAGTAAACATGTTGTTTTGGGTCATGGGATGGCGCAGATTGGTATTACAAAATACACTCAAGGTCGAAAACAAGTTGTTTATCTAGATCATTGACGTCAATACTCTGATTTCTAACCAATGAAAATGAAGTAAACATGTTGTTTTGGGTCATGGGCAATGACGCAGATTGGTATTACAAAACACACCCAAGGTCGAAAAACAAAGTTTGTTTATCTGGGTTATTGACGTAGGAAGATGATGATATCATTTCCGACTTCAGTCATTGGTTTATATTTTTAGAGTGAAGTAATGGTCTAATAATAACAACCCAATCAACACATTGCGGAGGTAGATGATATCACATTCAACCAATCAGCAATCATTTCCGACTACAGTCATTGGTTTATATTTTTAGAGTGAAGTAATGGTCTAATAATAACAACCCAATCAACACATTGCGGAGGTAGATGATATCACATTCAACCAATCAGCAATCATTTCCGACTACAGTCATTGGTTTATATTTTTAGAATAAATGTAATGGTCTAATAATAACAGACCAATCAGCACCCTGGCCTGCTCTATATAAGCAGCGCTATTGCCCATGTTAAAATCATAACTTGCTTGGGAGTCTTACTGTACACATCTACTGTTAGCAGATATAGGAATATAAAATACGCTGTGAAAATGGTAAAGTCCAGAAATACTACTACTGCGCATGTCCATGACGTACCCAGGATCATGGGCGGGATTAAGAAGTTGAAGCTGACGAAAGAGACAGCAATGGCGGCTGGCAGAAAATTAAAAACATTGTTGGCGAAAGTTGATGCTGTCGAGAAGGTGTGTGTTATCTGCATGGAGCCTACTTATACTAAAAAGACATTGGCTGAATGTGACATTGAGGGAGGGGCATTGAGAGTTACGACAATGCCCTGCCCAACTCATTACATTTGTGACAATTGCATAAGGCAGGAGATGGAAGACAAGTGTCCAATCTGCAGAAAGGACTGGCCGGAGAGGCGGATCATTTATGGAAATGAGGCTAAACTCTACAAGTATTGGCTGATAGACAATGATGATATCATGATTTTGGAGAATAATAATGACATTGATGAACTTACACCTGAGGAAGAAGACCACCTACTTAGTGATGATGAAAGTGACAATTATGTTCCTCGTTATACATTGGACAGTTTGGTGGAGGAGGTGCTTAGCGAAAGGTCGCAGATGTCAAATGATAGACTTATGAATGATATGATTGACAATATTGCTGTAAACAATGCTATTGATGATGATTGTATTATAATTGATGACTATATTGATTTGACAATTTAAATTAAAAATACTAAAAAATATACATTATCTTTTGATTTTTTTATTGGTAAAAATCAATCAGGTACAATTTCCGGCTGTTTTCATTGGATGTTATATTTAAAAATAGAATTAATAATTAAATCATTGCCGTGTTATCCCCTTGTTACACCTCCCATAACAATCTTCTTCACATGTGGGATTATCGGAAATTAAAGGACATAACCTGTCGCAATCTTGGCATATATTATGTCCATTGTGGTCAATAAAGTCACTGGGCGGCATGCTGTCCAATTTTGCTTGGAGGTCATCGAGGTTGTTTATCTGCTCACCATAACAGGAAATGACGCAAAACAGCAGCAATGGTAGATACATGATTGGTTTAAAATATACGTTATAATGTGGTTTCATAAAATAGCGGGAACAATCCGCCATTTTGTTACGCCATTTTGTTTCTCCCTTACACATGCGCAATGATGTAAAATTTCAACTTAGAAAAAAATCTCAAGTTAAAGTATATGTTTGTGGGGTTTGCGCGAAAAATTTCTAAGTACAAATATACTCAATTTGTATTGTTCATGAACTCTAACCTGGCCATACTCAATTTTTATTGGATTGCGCCTTGGTGGGTGTGTTTTCAATGTAAAATATAAATAAAGATATTACTTCATTTTCATTTTTTTTAATCAAGTATAAAACAACAACAAATTAACATTCATCAATAAAAAAATTAACATTCATCAATAACATAATATGTTTTTCCATTAATATTCATGGTTGGTGCATCACAAGAGTCAATTATCATATAAGATTCACCATTGACCTCCATGGTAGGAGGAGTATAACTGTCCAAAACCATATATAGTTCATTATCAAGTTCAACCATTGGCAGATCACACTTCCTGATTGTTATGGGCGCACTAATCTGTATTGAATTGGCACCTTGATCAGAAGAGGTGGGCACATCCTGTATTTGGCAGGTACTCTTATGGTCATGGGTGGCACTCTGGGTGTGATTATCGTCTCAATCTTGTATTGTTCAGGCACTTTTATGGTAATGGGTGGTACTCTGTCAACTTTAACCCATTCATTCTCCAATCCCTCGATCGAACATTGTTGACCTCTGATGTACAGCCCCAATTCGTGAAACTCCTCCTTTAAAATGTTTACGTCAATGTATCGTGCGAGCTCTTCATTGGCCAAAGCGTTAAGTGCGTCAGCCGGGCACCTCCCACTGTCATTCAACTTGCAAATGTTTATGTATTGCGACATCATCTTGGCCTTTTGGATTAGCATATGAACCCAAACCATCTTGTCACGTGTCTCCTCCCAGTCTTTGCATAGGATAGCCATCAGCAAGGTATCGCCTGTGATTGGATCAACCTCATCTGCGTCATCTAAGTGTATCATAAATTGGGCGAGGTTACCTTCTAGTACGGCCCAATGAGCTGGATGCTGTTTCATCATGTTAATCATAGCCTGCGCCATCTTGTTTCCTTTGGTTTTATTTTTAGTAACGTTCAGCTTGAGAGTTAAGCTTTGAATGATTTTAACACTGAGATGCGCTCGTATTTATACAGGTGGGGGATGTGTTATTTTAAGAAACATAACGTAATTCTAAAAATAAAGAGCCAATGACCATCGGCGGATGTTTACCAACCATATATGGCCTATTGACGTCAATAACCACGTCAATGACCCAAATAAACATGTTGACAAGGAATTTTCCACAAGGGTGTAAATACTTCCCTGGTGAGATTAACCAATCAGCGATAGCCAGGGAAATATTTGCTTAATATAACTTGGGTGATTATCCATAACACTTCATTTCAAATTGAAAACAAGTTCAAGGCAAGATGAATAGCAAATTGAATAGTGCTATGTATAGTGCGCATATGATAATGCGTCACGCATTTGGATATAATGACTACAACAACAAGTATGGGCGTATCAATGACGTATATAACAAGATGGCGGATGGCAAGAGACTACGATTGGAGGAGAGAGAGGTCAAGAGTTTACGTGGGTTGGTCTGCACACTTAAAATGATGATTAAAAACACTGACATAATTACGTATGACGAGGAGTGCTGTATCTGTATGGCTAAAAACAACAGGAAGGAGGCGCTTCCCTGCCAACATAATGTATGCAGAGACTGTTATTATAAGCCCATGCGCAATAACTGCCCTGTTTGCAATATGGAATGGCCAATGAGAAAGGACGATAAACACGCTGCTCCATATGGATTGGCTGAATACGCACACACCTACGGAGGGGAGGAGCAAAGAACACCTTCGCCACCCGTATTAGGAACTGTGGAGGGAGGTGACATTTCTCCTCGATTGGTTGGCGCAATTAGAACTAACGACACGTGGTTATCTTCAAGGCGGGATAGTCCATACCATATAGAGAACAGGATACACAATAATAACAACAACAACTATGACGAAAATAACCCTGACGACCTTCCGGTAATACACCCACCCAGAAGACGTCATCGGCAAACTGCGCACATATCCATATAAGGCTGGTAAACATCCGATAACGTCATGTTCCGGTGATATCAGTGTTAAAAATAACAACCAATGGATAGTGTCGGGAGTGTTCCCTGATTGGTTGTCTAATAATACACCATTACATTATGTGACTATTATTAGCCCAGGATTTTAGTATATAAGAAGATGCACATCAGACACTGGCATTCAGTTTTCAAGCGAGCAAGCTAGCAGTAACTACTACATTGCCAGAAAAATTCAAGATGGAGGCTGTGATGTCACCCATGATGACCTGTGTACATAAAATAATGTGCCGTGTGGACCAATATGGTAATATTGACTCTTATGATGCTGCGCTAAATGTCATGCGCAAAAGAAACATTCAAATTACGCCTAAAGAAAGTGTGCAGTTTAAATCCTTTTTGCGCATGCTGAATATGGCTGACCTGTGTTTCGAGGTCAAAGAGGAGGAGCCATGCTGTATTTGTTTCCGGAAAGACGTCATTTATAAGGAGGTGCCATGTGGACATTACATATGCGTCGAATGTTACAAGGAGCCAATCCGCAATGTTTGCCCGGAATGCAACGCCCCCTGGCCGGAGCGAGCCAATGATCCTACAGTTAAACAATACACCGAGGAACAATATGCGCACACCCTAGGTGGTTATTATGTAACTAGGGCGGATGGAACTAATTATAGATCACAGGAAGAATACCTTGCCGATTTAGATAACATATATAGAGAAGTGGAAGAGGCGGATCAAAGGGATAATGACCCGATAGAATCAGATATTGAAGAGGAGATGAACGAATCAGAAGCCGAGGAGGAGGAGCCGGTTCCTGAGATTGCGCAATTTGAGGCTTTGAATACTCCTCCACCTCCTCCCACCAATCGCCGCCCAAAAATTAGACGACCAATGGAAAGAGCCAGAAACACAACTCGTTATGACTCTGAGGAACTTACAAACATGTTGATGACGGAAGTGGCAACACGTGTTTCATTGAGAGGCGGGGTTGGAGATTTAAATTGGATTACGCAGATTAAAAATGACATTCGCAAAATTCAAGCTGCCAGTTATAGAAGTAGAAATGACAATATGATGATTAAATACTTTGCATACCTGGTTGCTATAATAATGCCCAATGAATGTGAAGCACAGAGGCGGGAAATTCTTAAACTACACGCCTTCCGTTGCCATAAAAGGAATGCAAGAGATTGTTGTGGTACTTGTGGGATGGACATGTGCAATCAAAGAACTTATTCAATTCGCGAGATACCAAACAACAATGGAAGTAGACTCATTACTGTTTGTGGGCGTTGCAATCAAATTAATAATGTAAATAATACTGCATTTCGTTTATTGTATAATTATATGTGAATATTCATAATTAAAAAAAAATCCAAAAAAGAACCATAACTCTTACTTTCCTCATTTATTTTTTATAAATAGTTAGCCAATGAATGAATCTCATCTTTATGGTTTAAAAGTGTGTGTTATTAATTAACACCCCCCCCCCCCATGAATAATAATAACATGGGCGTATTTAATTTACAAAAAATACTCCTCTCAACCATCACAAGCACCTCCCCCCCCTCCTCCTCATTAAGACATGCCGTATGTTGTCTACCCCTCCCCAATGTGGTATATCATTAAACCCACATATATAACACATACAAAAAAGAAACCACAACTCCTCCCTCCCCACATTTTTTCAAATCTTCCCGCCTTTCATCCGCCATCTTGAATAATTAACTCCCAACCAACCAATCAGAAGTGGCGAGACCCATGTAACCCATCTCAAAAATTTACAGGGCAGATGGTCCTGCGTTGCGCCTATGGGAGTGATGACGTCACTATGGAAATTTAACATGGAGCTGCGCATTACTAGGTATAAGTTGTAATGTTTATGCTATAATATGACCTCGTGTCCCTGTCCCCGTAAGGACCGCCTTAAAATTATTTAAAGTGAATTGCCCATGAATATTAATGACATGGGTGGAGTCTATATGTGTGTAATCCTCACCGCAAAGGAAATAACCAATTAAAAAAAGACTGTGTTTTAAATTTTTCAATTAGATTTATTATATATATTTATAATCAACAATACATAACATTATTACAATTGAAAGGTGTCATTGGCATATCATAAAAGGTTAATTGTTCAGGAAGTTCATATGCAGGTGTCATCCAGGGAAACACATAGTTGTTGTTATTAGTCTCCGCCTCCTTATTATCACCCTCCTCTTGCGCACAAAGTCTTTGGAGCACATTGAGGGCGTCTTCTACTTCACTAATCTCCTCCTCTTCCATGGGTGGAGCTTCCACAATAATCGGTTTTTTTTCAATAGACAATGTCAAATTATGGTTACGGTTCAACCTCTTGTGGGTGTATCTGCTAGTGTCCATCCTGTGGTACACGTAATCCCTGTTGATTGGATGTGCGTAACACGTGCGAATAATGTATTCAACCAGGTCACAGTTCATACTCTCCAAGTTACACCTACAGCTGCCCAGATGTTTGCGCAATAAGTCTATGGGCAACTCCCCCTCCGGATTTGCATGACAAGTGGTAGTCACGCCAATCAGATCGTACCATTCTTCCGTCAAGGCATGTCCCTGCTTAATCATGTAGCCCAATAGGTTATCGCCATTCTCCAAGGTCAAATCGTGACACCAGTTTTCTTCAATCAGAATCGTGAAAGATTCCAAGTCACGCCTATCTACCGCCTCCTTCAATTGCCAATCTAATAAGTCTTCGTATTCAAACCCCACCTCCTCCGATTCGTCATCTTCCGGCAGCATGTCAAAGTCTATAATTGCGAGAGGCGTGGCAGGTGGAATCATGTACGTCAGAGCAACAGCAGCCATCTTGGATTTGGTTTTTGTATTGTAGAGATGTTAACTCTTTGCCTTGCTAGAGCCAAAGTGATACTCTAACAGTGTTCCCTGCCTGTCTTATATACTATAACATTGGCGTATTAATAGTAACATTACCGCCGATGTATTTTTATTCCTCTGCTCTCATTGGTTAGTTAAAAATAGTGAACCAATCGGTAAAGAGTCGGAAATGATCACCGATTGGTTTAAAATGATATCATTTCCGTTTGACGTCAATGACCCAAATAAACATGTTTACAAAAAAACAACACACACCCTACAATTTACGTCATACGCTTCCGGCTGCCACTGATTGGTTTATTATTATCACGTGTTGCCATAGCTCTGTTCTGATTGGTTTAACACTTAAATCTCGGCAAGGAAGAGGTGTAATTCATACATGGGCACAACTGGTTCCCTGGCGACGTTTACATAATGGTATATTATCCGCCATCTTGTTTAAAAATAACTTCAGTTAGGTAAAGTGTTTCGATGTGGTAACACATTGCCAGCCATCTTGTGTTTTGTTTCTATAAATAAATAATTTTGCGCGGCCACCTCTCCTGCAAAAGGTCATTGGCAGCCATCTTTGTTTTGCATATATAATTTAGTTGCGGCAATTATGCTGCATGACATTGGCAGCCATCTTGTTTGCATAAATTAATGCGGCAATGTTGCAGCAGCACCTCTGCAGGACATTGGCAGCCATCTTGTTTGCATAAATTAATGCGGCAATGATGCAGCAGCACCTCTGCAAAACTTAAACTCCTCCCACCACTTAATGCGGCAAGGATGCAGCAGTAATTTATGCAAACAAGATGGCAGACAGGTGAAGGTCACATGACCACATTACCTTATATGGATAGGAGGTTAGACACGCCCCCATTACTTCCATATAAGGTAAAGGTACTTGATGACCTCATGGGGGAGGAGTTAAGAGGGGGGTCAAAGGTCGACCCCATGGGGTCATCGGGGTCACGGCCGTTGTATAGGAGGGGTTTAGGGGGTGGTGAGGTGGTGGGGAGAGGGGGGTTTAGAGGGGGGTTGGGGAGAGCAAACAACAGCAAAATCGCCTCAAATCTCCCCCATCCCACAACAACACATTTTATCAACCGCGCCCCATTCACATCCCTGACTTATTCCCCCTGACAAGGAAAATCATCACATTTCACATCCCCTGACACAAATAACACCACGCCTAATATCCTGACAGGGAATTAACCACACCTAAATATCCCTGACACAAAATTTCACCACACCCAATATCCCCCAGACACACAAAAAAATCACCTCGCCTTTTTTACTACTACACCCCTTATTTTACATGGTGGGTCTTATTTCATGCAAATTACTTCCCTGGTCGCACCAATGGTTTAATATCATTTAAGCCCCGGGAATTTTTACTCCAATTTAGGCATATTTTCACACGCGTCTATTTGCAGCACATGCCATCAATCTAGAGTCGAATTCTAAATCGTGAATACAAATAACAAACTACATAGATTTAGTATAATTTTTTATTCTTTCTTTATGATAATAAACTATTATTCACATCATATATACATGGTTTATAAACAGGCATTCCATTGCGTAAATGTATGGCGAATACATTCAATATTTTCCTTGTTGAACTTATTGCATTTAATTTCTGTAAAGTCTGAGAAATAAATTTCCATTTTCAAATTTTCATCGACCATCCACTCCCCATGGGGTTTGTATTTTCACCAACCTATTGCAACATCCTCACTTCAACCTGTCGTTTCGAATCAAAATATTCTATGTATGGTAGTGCTTTAAGCGCGGCAATGTGCTCCTCGTTCTCGTAAAATACATCTACAGGCACTGCTTTACGTCTCCTAACACCGGCAACACAATCAATGTATTTCTTTGGATTGGAAAGAGAATCTTCTATAACAGCCAAATGAAATTGATCTGCTTGAATTGAAAACACATGGTCATTGTTTAGTACAACCTCTGCTGTTTGACTTCCATTAAGATATTCTTCTGTTATAATTGATCCTGGAAAGGCCTTAGTGGTAATCCAATCTAACACCAACACTTCAAATTCCGATTTACACATGGCCGCCAATTGGTTTGGTACTATATTTCTCCCAGACATCAATATATCAAATCCAGACTTCATGGCTGCTGAGTAATATTCTTCATCCCCGTTGACAGTGCATGCTTTATTTCTGTAATGAAATGTGTCTGTGGTGATGTATATCTTCTTTGTAATAGGATTTCTCACCCTGGCCGCCATTTGAAACATCTCATCAATGCGAGCAGTGACCCATCTACCATTGGGTGTTGGACTGTTTACAACTAGAAACACTGAATCGAAATGATCTTTGATATCAATGGAATGTCCGGCGGATATGGCAGAATTGTAAATCAACACGTCGTAATTACACATCTTCTCCAATTCTCTTTCATTCTTTTGACCTCCAGTTATGCTCAGAACATTGTATTCCTTTGGAATTAATTCTCTCATACCACGCACCCACCCTTTGGTTGGCACGGCGAGGGCAATTTTCTTACCTTTACTCAATTCATATAACAGCCCCCCCACCTCCCCAACACCTCCCCCATCCTCCCCACCTCCTCCCCCTCCTCTCTTCCGCCCGCGATCCCGCCAATACCCATAATGCACCTGGGCACTCTCTTTTTTCCTTTCCTTATCCAAGATGTCCGCCCATTGCCAGGTACAGCCTTCCCACCGTGTGAACAATGTCCATCCTCTTCTCCGAGACTTCCCTGACCAGATTGTCGTAATCCAATTGACACATTCTCGTCAATGCCCTCCTCATATTCTCCATCGGCCAACTGTCGTCTCTACTCATGGTCATAAACAATCCCAATCCACTCTTGGCATCCCGCAACCTTTCCAATAGCCTCCCGAATTCGTCTACCGCCGCCTTATCGTCGTCCGTGCTGCAATGTGGTCTTACCGCATTTTTAAGCAATGCGCACGCCACTCTCAATTCCTGACAGGTAATCTCCTCCACCGGTTTCCTATCGTGTAATAGACTGACCACGGCGGCCATGTCTCTCAGTTCCTTGCTCATCTCACCACCGCCAACCAATTCAGCAGTGACAGTTACTTCGTGTTGTTGTTGAGCCATTATATTTTGTTAAATAAAGTGTGTGTGTTTTTTTAACCTGTTGCTGCTTCTTCTCTCTAATCTTTATAAAAATGAAAATGAAACACATGTGTGTTATATATTTATTTTATTTTTTTTTTCATTCTCTCGTCAAATTCCCCGTCAAAACACATTGTCCATCGACCAAATCGTATCCACAGAGCTCCAATTCCTTCCTCTCCAATTCGTTCACCCGCTCGTCTCTCTTCCGCCGCCTCTCGCCAATGCGTCCACCAACCTTCATTGCCGCCGCCAGTTCTCTGGCACTAGGTAGCGTGACCTGTCCCATGTAATCGTCCGTGTCCTTGTCGAATCTCTTGACGTATTTCTTCTCGTAATACAGATCCTCCACCGATTCCTCTGCCATCGTTACTCGCTCGCAAAACTTTCTCATGGTATCCATGGTCTTATCGTCATTATTCTTGCTGCTAATCACCATGTATTTCATCTTCCTCCACAGATCGACATCGTCTTCCATCAAAGCTCTCACCACCCTGTCTTCCACCTGTGAATGTGTCTCAGTAGATCTGCAACTGTCTGCAACGAACCTTTGGCAATGTCGTGCCTTTCGATGACGTGGCATTTCTCGTCTACCAATATGCATTCCGCTGTAAAATGTTCCATGGTTTTTTCTGGTGTGTGTGGTTGTTATAGATCGTCTCGCTAAGCTTGAATGATTTGTACGACTGTATAATAGAGATCTTTATAGCATTGTTAGATTTTTTTAACATGGTTTAAACAAAAACATCTCTATCTACACCTTGGCAATAGACTACAATCTATCTCTTACACATAAGGGGGGGGGGCAAGGAACTAGGTTCATAATATAGCATAAACATTACAACTTATACCTAGTAATGCGCATCCCCGTGTTAAATCTCCGTTATTAGTCATCACCTCCCATAGGCTCAAGCACGGAGCATCTACCCCAGCTCAAAATCCTAAAGGATAGATCGGTCTCGAGCAATCTGATTGGATGGTTATTTTTAGAATAAACAAAATTAGCATAAATCCATTGGTGTGATGTGATTAGATGGTTTTTTGTATATACAGATATGTCAGGTTTACACATTGGCTCAGTGTTAGAACACAAGCCTTTAACTCCCCCCCCCGCACACATACGCACTACATAAAACACACGCAATTAACTAATGGATAACAATGAAGGTACACCGGTCGCCGCCATACTACAGAGCAGCAGCGACTCGGAAGAAGATTAGGGCTGGAATACCTACGATTGTGGTGATGCATACTGTCGCTACTGCGGCATTGACGCCGACGATGATAGTCATTGCAGTGAAGAGGAAGAGATGAATGATGAGGAGGAGATGAATGAAGAGGGTATTGCTGCTGCCAGTAACAACACCACCACTGCCAATGACTCGATGTGGATAAACATTATGCAGACTGAAGTGACGAGGTTATCGAGCAAAGTCACCGCCCACGAACATAATGTCAGGGAGATGTTTGAGCACCGCGCCAGGGACGCAAAGACCGCCATGGACGATATGGTTTCGGAGATGAATAAACGAATGGACGATCTGGCCGCGAGGATAGTGGTGCTGGAAGACGAGAAGGCGGAATTGAGGCGCATCAATCAGAGACTCACAGAAAAGGTGAGAGACAAAGACATGGAGAAGGCCGCGGTAAACGACATTGGCATCAAAAACAAGGACAGACACCTTCCTGAGGTAGACGGCAGTCAACCCATGATCACCAACGACGTCTCGTATCACCTGGTCGAAGACGCTTGCAGGAGAAGCGCCAGGAAGTTGTACCTACTCGTGGAGGAAGTGAAGCTCTACAAACCCGATTGCAAGTTTGAAGACTACAGACACATATCCTCCACGCCCAGGATAAACACGTGGGACTCGGATTACGACGAAGAGGAACACGAAAGGCAGAAACAGACCATAAAGACGCTGCTAGAACCATTGATAGTCAAGATAGGCGACACGGGACTGGTGGACATCAGGAGACTGTACAAGGCGTGCATCAGATGCGACATGTCGAGCTCTGCCAGCGTCATGAGAAAGGACTGCTTTTACGATAGGGACGTTGCCAATATGATGTGATGTGATGATGATGATTTTTTGTGTGTTCTATATATAGATTTTATTTTTTTTTAAAAAAATAAATATAAAAAAATTATAAAACACATGAGTTATCTTCCCTTTGTTTTTTTGGGGGGGGGGGGGGGGGGTGTTTGGTTTAAACCATTTTTTGGCCAAGGAATTGATGGTCGGCAAGGAATAAGTTTTAATAAAATTCCCTGGCAAGATGAAATTCCTTGGCGATTTTTAGTTAAGAGCTTATTAGATATAATTTTCACTGGCTATAAAGGGGGGGGTCATGCCTTTTTCTTCAGTTATGATTATACTTTCACCCATGTCTGATCTATACATTGGGCTATATAATAGGGGGGATACCACTAATGGGCCAAGGGATACCGAGGTTCACATTTTAGCATAAACATTACAACTTATACCTAGTAATGCGCAGCTACGTGTTAAAAGTCCCATAGTGACGTCATCAGTTCCATAGGCTCAAGCACGGAGCATCTACCCCGGCTCGAAATCCTAAAGGATAGATCGGTCTCGAGCAATTTGATTGGTTGGCTATTTTTAGAATGTGGTGGTGGGGATACCGGAAGTGGGTTTTCTTGGGGGTTATAAATAGATTGATGAGTCATAGATGTTGTGTGTGGTTTTTTGTGATTTTTTTATTTAATTTTTTTCTTATAGAATAAAAAAAATATAATAGTACATTGGCTAACTGTTAAAAAAAAAATATAAATTTCAAGTTCAGTTCCTCTTCATTGGGATATCACTGACATCGCCGCTGCTGGCACGCCTCTTTCCCAGTCTAACGGGCACAGGTCTCAGTTCTGGTGGGACATACAATTCACCTCTAATTGCCGCTATGGCCATGTCGTGCTGTTTCACCATGCAGCTACAAGTTCTCATTTCATCGTTGGCTTCCAATGTCCAGGCCAATAGTTTGACCTTGGGTGCCACTTTCTTGACGGCTGCGTAAACTTTGGCCACGTTGTGTTTCAGTTCGTGCTCGGATTTGAGGCACATTCCATTTCCCTCATAGTAAGACTCCCAACTACTGTATCTGAAATAGGACATGGGCATGCCCAAATACAACTGGATATCTCTGTCTTTCAGGCAGGCATTCAATTTGGCATGGTTCACGGGAGTGTATCCAGATCCACGAATGTAAACTGTGACCTGTTTCTGGGGGCACGACATCAGTTCCAATAGCTTGGTCAATTGTTCCGGAATCATCTTGGTAATCACCTCTTCGGGAGATTTGGCCTTGGTCTTGCAAACAGATTCAATTTCATCTTCTAACATGATCCTCTCCAAATTCTCTACACCGGCCTCTTTCAGGATGTCGTATAACCTGTTATTCCTAAAGAACTGTTGATTGATCAGGTCCAATTTGTATGCCTTCAGCACCCATGATCTATTCTCCTCTATGGACTCTTCGCGGTAAAGTTCATCGGTGTATCTACCGGCAATGATGCTGAGCATGGTGCACGGCTTACCATTTTTCTGACAATGGTCTTTGTGGGCAGTGAACAATTCGTCAATGAGAGTGGTAAACTCTATCTTCTTTTCGAAGAACTGGATCAGGTCGAGGAGGTTCAGGTCTTTGCGTTCCGTGACTTCTATGGGTATGTCAGATCTGACTGCAGCCAATGATGCCACGACTTTATCTTCGCAATCGAAAGAGACGAGCTCTTTACAAATGTCGCATGTTAACCTCGTCTGGTTGATGAAAAAGTCGTTGCTGGCTGATGTGATGGCTTTGGTCAAGGTGCAAAATTCTGTGAAAGGCTGCATTTTTTCAGTAGTAGTAGTAGTAGTAGTAGTAGATGCTGTTAATTTAGCAGTTGTGGTATACTCGAGATTGAGTGTGTGGGTATGATTCTAAACTGACAAATCGCGCCTATTTATACTTTTTCCCCGGGGTTTAAATTCCTTGGCCCCCATGTGGTTTTTTTAATTTTAGATTGTGGAACCCATTTTCTTAATCCGTAATCGAATACAACGTTAGGTTTGTGGTCGGGCAATAGCTCATTGTGTATCTTGCCATTCATCTTGCCGCACATCACATCTATTCTAAAATCATTATCCCAACTTTTGGTGGCACTCGTTAAATCCATAGCGCCGCAGCTCCATATCCTAGAAAAAGATTGTTCCGTCTTTACCACATTGGTGGGTATCTTCATGGTAAAGAGTGCATTGGGATAACACACATTTGGTTTCTCTTCACACCTGTTTCCAAAAACAGGTTTGTGTAGGTCGTATGGTATAGAACACCTTGTCAAATCTCCGTTGTATTCACAGTGATGTTGTATGTTGACGTATAATTTCCTCGTTGCATAATATTTTGTTTCATCTTGACAAAAGCTACCTCGAGGGGAATCTGGGTAATCATCGGGTGGTAATGTGATACTATGTGTATCTGTTCTTGGTAGATTGATGGGTATTATTTCCACCTCTCTATTGATTGGTTGAGATAATGTTGAATTGATTGCAAAGGCGTAATAAAATCGAGAAATATCATTGCAATCGGATAACATATGAAGATTCATAGAATCTATCACGGATATCTCACCGGAACTCCTACAGTTGTTTAAAATTATTTTTTTTAAATCTAGGTAGACATTCCTTCTTCCCGTAAATATATAGTGCATATCCACATCATCTAATTCGTCATACGTCTCATTTAAATCCCTGATCTAAAAGGTTGAAGAACTAGACAAATGTTCTATTAAGATTTTGGCCATGTTTGTAAGGTGTTCTGAGTTTGGATTGAAGTGAACGCCATTGTACATTTCTATTTCCATGTAATCTTCCTCTCTGGGTAATTCGATAACAACGAGATCTCCCGATAGGCTTATAGAATCACCGGCAGACGTAGGAAACATTATCGTTTTATCCACCACGATTTTTATTATCACTCATGAAAACACCGCTAAGATCACTGCTAATAATCATAGGAAAAGTGGGTTTGATGTAATTGAATTCTGTTCCTGATTCCTCCACGCCATAACATTCTAAAACTATATTGTTATAATCTCTTCTCTCGCAAATTTCCCTCGTAGAGTAATATGATTTCCTGCCCAGTAAATCACCTCGCGATAGAAACACATGGTCAGAGATAAGAAATATATCTTTATTGGGTGGTGCTATTACGGTGCTTCCCGGAAGTTCTATGGGTATTTTTGATTTACAACCCAGTGTTACCCACTCTGTAATTATAATCCATAATTTCTATTGACAGACTGTTGGGAGGTGATAACGCGGTAATGTTGTCATCATAATAAGCATTCTTGACAGCATATAAGTCGTATAGTTCCCTGTTGTACTCTTCATATTCTAAAGGTTGATCTAAAGGATCATATTCCATACATGCCCATTCTCCCAACATTTCTTCTTTGACATCGCGGTTGTATACCACAGTCACTGACCCCTTACTTCCCTGAATAGAACATGAAACACTATCGTATAATGATGAATCGCCGCTGGAATCCACAACACATGGTGATAGATTTATATGCGCGTAAAAACTTATGGTTGCATCACCCTTGACCTTATTGTTGTACATTCTAATTTTGTACAGTCTAGGATGTATTGCCGAACATGTGACAGATATAATACCATAAGGATTGACTTCGACATTAATAATGGGTGGGTCTGCGTGCACAATAATCAATAATGCGCTAATCAATAACGTGACAAAAACCATTGTTTGTTTTTTATATATACAATTTATTTCACAAAGGTATAAATAAAATATACATAATACTGATAAATATATGGTTCAATTGGGATGCGATCGTTTCCTGGCCAGTCGCTCTTTGATTATTTTTTTATCTTCTTTCATGGTCTTATTGATGTGTATGTTGCAAATTTCATAGGCAATGCCATGTTCTTTACATATACTAGAAACCTGGTTAAGAATGGTTTTGGTCTGGCTCCTCTTCATTACTTTCAACATGGTGTTTACCAGGCTTATTTTAACACCCAATAAACATCGACTTCTAACTGTTTCGTATATGTTACATTCACATGCCATTATCCTGGGGTTTATGTAGCAAAAGATTCTTTTTCTGGGTAATGCATGTGACAGTGCGACATCTTTGATCCTGTCAATTATGGACCTCATAAAAGGAAATTTATCCAACCATTCTCCCTCCATACATCTCAATAGAACAGGTGGTGAAATCTCTTCAGCAAAGAAATTGTAGCCATAATCCTCCATCTTATTATTCTTGTCTAGTTGCGCCATGGTTTTCATCATGTCTTCACCTCCTCCCAGGCATTTAAAAATGGAATAGTCTACCAATTGTTTAGGAGTGAGTTCAACCTCATCTAGTCTCTTTGTGATTTCCAATTCCGTCTTCTCGCCAAGGAATTGACCTTTAACAAGTGGTTTGCACCCAGCATTGGTCTTATTTTTTATCGCTTTGGAGAATAACTTCCCGGGCTTTTTAATTCTGTTGAGATTGACCTTACTAGCTGCCATCCTAGACATGTTAATAAGGTCAAAGAAACATGCTCTAAACTCGTACAATATTGATAGGTCACAGATAACGCAAGGGAATTCTGTGGCACTGAGTATCAATTCGAAGTAATCTCCTATACCCAAATCATTACACATCTCGTGCAGTCTTACCACCGTTATCATCCCTGTCTCTATTTTTTTATACAATTCTTTTTGTTTCTTGTCGTAAAGGTCATCATATCCCTTGGCGTTTACATCATCTTCATCACCCTCACATTCCTCCTCCATGTCTATTATATCATCTCCTTCCAAAAGTTGATCCATATCATTTATCGAAAAGAACAATGTGGGGTCATCGCCATCTTCTTTCTTGTTATTTTTACCAGGATCCATTAAGACCTCCAGCAAATCGGCTTTCTTTTTCTTTGTCATCTCGACAGTACTATGTTTGACCCTTCCGTTATGCACAGCATCTATTAAGAATTCTTTGTCATCCATGTGTTCTTTGGTGAGTTCTACGATTCTATCCGGAATTTTTATTGCAGCCCTGGGGTTGTCAAAGAAACGAATGAATTCTAACATGGTCGATTCCTTTTCCGTATCTGTTTTGACAGGGATCCCAACCTGGTCTAAACACATCATTGCCACCACTTTATATGTCTCTTGATTCTCTTCAAACACGCCAATGGCCTGACTGCATTTCTTGCAGCAATGATAGAATCTATGTTCCATCTCCCTAAACTTTTCCCTTTTCTTATTGGCCACCTTCATAACCTCGGTAAGTTGGTTGAGTGAAAGCATTGTTTAAAATTGTTGTTGTAGGTTTAGCTTCAAGTTGCTATATGACGTCGATAGAATATCAGTTTGTATTTATTGGTTTGAAATAGATATACCAAGGAAAATCTAAGTATATCGCCAATGATACATATATACATGGGTGAAAATAAACAAGTGTCAAAAAATATATAATTTTTCATAATCTTTATTTTATATATACATTTCAAAAACATACAACATGGTTTATTACAATAAATATCTCAGTAGAGGTTGCATCTGTCCATCAGCTTTAATTAAATCACTATAGTTATTCTTGTCTACAACATTGACTGCAGGTAGATCAATGGCAAAGTCTACAACAATTTTGTCTGTTCTTTCCCTGTCTGTGTCGATGAATAAAGTTCTCTTTGACTTGGTGGCGACGAAGGGAAGTCCTGAATCTACCCTCCTCTTATATTCCTCTGCGCTTTCGCATTCCACATCATTGGTGTCGACCAGGATGTTATCCGTTCTAATTCTGTAGTTTACAGATTCTAGACACAGGTTTTTAGAGGTGTTGGTCATTGTTGAAATCAATGATGTGCTCTTCACCATTCCCAAGAGATCCAACCCCAGATCTATCCCCTTGTCTGATCTATCATTGACTGCTATTCTCACCACTGCCAGTAGCTTTCCAGTAGAGGGGTTGATTTCGTCTAGGTAGACTCTGACTTGTTTTCCATCACAACATGACAGTGAATCTATGCAAGAGAACACTGTGGCTCTTACAATGTTATCTTTTAATGCCGATAGGAAATGACAAAAGACGTCATTGTTGGGTGTGTATAGACAGTTGATTTTTGGTTGCATGTATATTTTAAAAAAGGACAGGGCGTCCTCTCCCTCTGTGAATCTGTGTATGGTTCTTTCGACCTTGTTAGAAACTGATAGAATTGAATCCCCCGCCATCATTGAAGAGACTGCTGAACTCCTGGTTATGTTGATGTGTCTGTTTATGGCATCGGTATTTTCACCAATCTTGCAATAAGTGGTTGGTAGAAACATCAATTTGATTCTCTTGCTGGCCTCCACAATTTCCATGTCTATGGCCTTTTTTACATTCTTTTTATAAAGACTCTGCAGTTTATGTTTAAAGTTTGTGGTTATATTTACACCTTGTGTACCGGCTTTACAAAATACGCGCTCTTTAACAATCTTCCCCATGGTTTTTTATACTGCTGATAAATCTTCTTCCGTCTTCTTGTACTTCTTAGATTTAGATTTAGCACCTTTAGCGGGCTTCTGCTGGCTCAAAAGTTTAAAAATATCGCCGGTTTCTGTCTTGTCTTCCTCCATAGCAGTGAATTCCCGTTTCATTGGACTGCTTTTGTTATTACCAATGGGTTGTGCGAATTGGAGGTTAGACGTTCTAAGTATATCCTCTGGTGTTTCATCCATCGTCTCCTCTTCCTCCTCTTCCAAGATTTTATCTTCTGTGCCAGCCATCTCCATGTAACCGTAATCAAAAATAGAATTTACATCCCCCTCCACATCTTTAAAGTCGCTTGTATCGACATTTGCTGCGCTAAAAACCCTTCTGTCGGTGTACTGTGTCAATTCCCATGTGTGGTCAGGTTGAAAGACAAAGTTTTCGATTCTCAATGTTTTAGAATCGAATGACGCACATGCCGATTTGTTCGATGGGACAACTCCTATTTTGATCACTGCGATCTCTTTCATCTCATCGGGTATGACACTGGCCCTTCCATTGCGTATGCATATCTTTTGCAGTTCAGTCAATACAGAGTATTCCGTTTCGTTATGAGTCCCTATCCAAAAACAACAACATAGCTTTTGATCATAAGCAATCTTATCTCCCACCTTTCTTCCCTGCAACACACTAGAGGCGTTAAAAGCCGTGTTCCTTGGAAGGTATTTGTTTCCCAGGTTATTACCACACAACATTTCATTGTATGGGCCAATGGCCATGAAAACTGGCATGTTGGTTGTCTCATCAGTGTACTTATGCATCACCGATCTGGTAATCCTTTCTATGTTATAGGTAAGGTCTGTTGGAAGATAAAGACCTCTTTCTGGTTCATTCACCGGCATGATTCCAGATAGAACGGCATTGAAAGTGGCGATTCCACTTGGTCCAAATCTATCATCATTGACGCGCGGCATGATGACCATGCTAGGTGTAAGAGACTGTGTAATGGCTCTGACCTTACCTACAAAGGGTATTGTAGGTCTTATGAAAAAGTCATTTCTCTGACTAAAATTAAACATCTCTTCAAAAATTGCGCCTCCCACAGGTTGTAAATTGGTCAGAGACTTGCTGTTTACACCGACCTTGTCGCAATTTCTAAGCATGGCTGCAAAGATGCCAAAATCGATGTTATTTCCAGTGGAGGTGGCACAGATAGATCTGGTGGCAGAAGTAAGCATACGCTTGGTCTTTGCCGAAAAATTCTTCGTATAAACAAACCCCAAATTACATGCGGATAACCTCCTGGCTAAAACGGTGTCAGCATCTCTATCTTTGTAATTCACATATCTCTCGTCGAAGCTTACTTGATTCATGAGAGTAGGCCATCGACTTTGAATTTTATCAACCATATTTTCTTTTTTTAAAAAGTGGTATTCGGTTTATCTAATTCTTTGCTGTTGACGTTTTAAAATCAAAATCGCAATTGATTCTATTTTACTTAAGTCTCCGAGTTAAATAGGGAAAGCAGCACGATGATTGGTCCGATTGTGGTACTACATTTAATATGTGCTGTGGGATTCAGCATCTTTATGTTGCAGTACTACAACATTCTTTATGATAAACCTGCCTGTAATCACATGGGTGGATGTGAGATGCAAGACATATATAAAGTTACGGAAAATTCAACAGAGGATGAAAATGGTACACTCACCACAACCACAATTAAACCCGTAAAAACACCTGCTTGTCCGGTTAAAGAATGCAGAGGTGATGAGTTCTGCTGTAAATTATGCTCTGAGGTCAAGGGTAATGATTACAGTGAAAGACCGATACACATGGAATCAACACTGTATATACACAACCCTGCCATAATTACAATAGCAATTGTGGGAGTAGTGATTGGTGTATTCATCATCGTTTGTATAGCAAATATATGCAGGATGAAATCTGGAAAGAGAGGAACGACCTTTGTGAGATTTCTTATAGGAATCACGTTGTTTTTATTATTTTTAACCTTAGCAGGGTCAGTGGCATTCATTGTCATATCGATCATATCAGATTTTGATTACTACAAAGACTGCCATGCAAAACTGACATTGAACATCAGCTGGGGATTTGTTTGTGGTATATTGGCAATCAGTTATTCTACCAGCATTCTACCATCGTTCACCAGAATCATGAGAGCCGAACAGTTAAAGAGAGATGCGTTAGACATTCCCGACCATGATGAATCAACACAGATGTTAATCAAGGCAGACAGGTTGAAACACGAACCTATTGAGAAACCTGGATTGTTTTCTACTATAGCAAGATATTTGCTGACGCTGTGTTTATTGTGGTGGCCTGCAATCACAATATATTTTATAGGCGTTGGCCAAGGAAGATGGCTGCCAATTGTATAAACAATGATGATAATACAGATTTTATAATTCATGTAATTTTTATTTTGCATTTTTTAAAACAACAATAAATTAAAAACAATCAATACAATCAATTTGTTATCATTTTGAGAGCTGTGGCAATCTTAGTATGAGAGTTCAACAAAACACTCCCTTGTTTGCTCACAAAAAAGGCAATGTCTACTGCTTTTTTGAAAGAGAAATCTTCATTGCAGTTCTGCATGATAAGTCCAGTATGTGGTGCTATTCTGTCAACCATGGAATAGAACGACCTGGGCTCGTGTCTTGAGATCTTCTGAGATTTTTCTAACAGGAACTTCACCTTCACACATGTTTCAAATCTGTTCTCCAATTCAGATCCAGTCATTATAAAATCAATATAGTCCTTCTTGAGTTTACCCAAAACAATTTGGTACTCTTCGGCAATGGTAGATTCACGAATATCCTTTACTTTGTCCAATTTTGATTCCATCGCATTTACATCAATGACTGTAAATAGGCTGTCGATTCTTTCAATTTCTTCTTTGCTGCAAACCTCTCTACCACCTGGTCGGCCGGTCTTTCTGGAATACTGCACGCTATGAGAGAGGTATGGTGAGGTCCTGCTGGTAATCACTTTGTATTTACACAAAGGTGAATAATAGGCATAGTCAATACTGGCAGCGCCAAATATGTATCTGAATTTATCGTCAAAGAGGAATAATTTCTTCTCATCGTCTTTTGGAATCTTAAACCCAACAGGTTTTCTGGTGTCCCTGTCTATGATGTAATACATCTCTTCGTCTTTATCATCCGATGTTACAGTGGTGGTAGATTGTATGTCGCTCTCTAAAACCCATTCATCTTCAAAAGCGTCGATGTAAACTTTGCTGGCCATCTTTCTTTTTTTTGTTTTGTTGCTTCTGAGAAGTCAAGTCAAGTTGTGATACCAATGAGCTGTATGTTAGTATACTTATACACTATACCAGCCAATCAGAGACGACTTCCCTGCTCGTATATCGGTTGCAATTTAATCAACGCTTCCTCGGGTGTTATTTTAAAATCTCTATAATAATTATACAGGGAAGTAGCCATTACGGCACTGACGGCCAAGTCATCTGCACAATGCTGATTTTTATTGGATGATTTGCCACTGACGCTATAGCTCTTTTTTCCTCGCTTGTTAACATCGGTTCGTATAACCACATTGTCGAGTTTCTCGAGGAGATATTCTGCTAGTTCTATTTCCATTGTAGCCCCCAGTGATGCAGAGAATAGATTTTCAGCAACGGTGAATTTCTTTCTGTTGAAAATGTTTGAGAAAAAGTCAATGAATCTTCCCACCTTATCACCATTCATTCTATATCCTATTTTGTATTTCTTGCCAGAGTGTTTTAGTTCATGCTCCAACTCTTTAAAAGTTGTAGATAATTCCGTCAATGTCTTGGCCATACCATCACTATAATCGTCTAATATATTTGTTTCACCATCGGCGTCAAATTCAAGTCTAAGTTTTTTCGTCTTTGGATCCTCGATGACCTTTTTACCTTCTAATTCAGAGACAATCTTTCTCTTTTTCCCAAACATAGCCTTGCCGTTAGTACCATTTTCCGATTCCGTTATCATACATGGGGCAAGGATAGAAACATCATCCATGTCTGTAGTTTCTACGGCTTCTCTCAACAAAAGCCCACAGTTATACCACACATTGTCTAAATCGAAAGAGTTAACTTCGGGGATTAATATGAATTCGTTAAAGTGTTCATAGATTTTGTGAATCACAGTCACTTGCGCCATAATGATCGATGCCATTGCTTTGGATGCATCATGGCTTTCCTTCTCATATTTTTGCGTGGTGAATTCCTCTATACCCAACACCACATATTCACCCGTTTTCTTTTGAGCAATGGCCGATATTGCGTGTAATGATCTGTCGTAGGTCACTGAATCAACTGACCTATATGATGTAGGTGTGGGATCAAGGTAAAGTAAAACTGTTTTACTGTAAGCATCCGGTTCTACCAATAGTTCCTTTAGAACATTACTTTTCTTAGAAAGGAAATGATACCGCCCCAATTCAGATGTCAATCTCATATTTTGAAGGTTATTCATTCCCAAAATATCATTCTTGGTCAATCCTGGTGGCATTATACCAATTTCACTCAACATGGTGGACTTGCTATCGTCATCGTCATCCACTTCCATATTCTTATTAGTTTTTACAGAAAAGGCCGCCATGATCTTTCTGACCCCTGCACCCGCATTTATGTGTAACGGCTGACTAAAAATATTACAATTGCAAACGGTAAATGCGACATTGGTCTGTCTAATTAACGACATACAATGATTAGGACAAACATATTCAACCACACATGTTGTTGTACCATCTTGTCTGGTATTACGTATGTCCACAAAGGGTTTAGCATCCTGTCCATTTTTCTGTGATGAGGTGCATATCATTTTTGCCTTATCCGTATTCAACATTGGGAACAACTCATTGAAAATAGCAGGCTGTAAGAAATTGGTTTCATCTACAAACATCAGATTGTAGGTTGCACCTCTGTGGGTGTCTTTTTGTTTGTACACTATAGACCTAAATTCATTAACGGCCATGGGGATGTCAGTCGTTTTTATGTTTCTGCCAGCCTCTGTGAACTTGTAAAATGACACGACAAGTGCTCCGTCTTTTTTCCCTGGGGTGTGTGCAGCTTTGTAATAAAATCCTTTGTATAGTTTTTTCCTCGCCTTGTATTTGTTCACCAATTCTAAAAACTTGGCCTCGTTTATTCTGTTAAACTCCTTAATCAAAGCCACCACGTGTTTTTCCACACTACTGTACATGTCGGTACATTGATTTTTCTTGTGAGCGGTGTATAGACATTTTATTCCCGCCGATGGACACATGGCCATTACCAACGCAATCATACATCCAGAGAATGATGATTTACCACAACGCCTGGGTATGATGTAACCGGAGATGTTCTTTTTCAATCTTTCTCCAATCTCGTTTATTTTCTCGGCGCTCATATTGTCAAGCCCCAATATGGTCTTGGAGTAATTCAATATAAGTCCTATGTATTCACCAAGGTCACATCTGGCACTCATGGCCACTATTACATCTAACATTAACATTTGCTGGAAAGGGAGCCTGTAGAATTTCTCAGACATTTTTAACGGTGAACCACTACTCTTTACGGTCATGGTTAGTTTCTTGAACCAATTTCCCGACATGGCCATGTCAATAAAATTTAAAAACTCGTCTAGTTTTTCACGCTTAGATTCCATGACGTCAAAGGTTCTATGTTTAACCTTATACACTTTGTTGTCAAAGGTTTCTGCAGCATATTTTATGGCAGATTTGACCCGTTCTTCTTCAATTAAATTTTCGGGCCCACGCGCTATTATTCCCTTCATATGTTTGGGGTTATGGTAACCAACATACATTCTGGATTCAACCAGATCTAACATTTCTGATGGGGTGTGATAACCAATCACAGGCGAAAATGTCGCTGATCTTATATCATCTCCAATTTCTCCATAAACTATTTTGTTGTCAATGATAAACGATTCTGCGAGGCCAATGTTGCCCACGCGTTCTATTTCTTCAACCAAACTCATTTTTACATAAATGATAACTAAGAGTAAAAGAATTAGTGTTAATACAATTTATTTATGAAATAAACAATTCATCGTGAATCAACATGTCATAATCAATGCTTTGCTCAAAACCCTCTATATCAAAATTACTGTTTTCAATCTCTCTGATGACTCTGTCGGCATCAGATAAAAGGCACACCAAATTGTCATCTTTATCATCGGGAAATACATAATGTTCTGCATATTCTTCAACTCCATAACCTCCACGTTTCTGTAATTTGTTGTTGTAAATGCAAGTTGAACAGTTGACTATTCTTCCCTTGTCATTAAACAATGGAGATTCCGGTTCTTCACTAACACTTTCATTACTGATGTTGTTTTCCTTGCGCCTCTCTTCCCTATCTAATATTTCCCTTTGGTATAAGGTGTCCTCATCTGCCAAAGTGCTTACGTCAAAGTTTATGCCAGAATCATCGTCGTCACTTTCATCTTCTAGCCCAAGTTTTTCGGCTAGATCAGTCATTGTTGGATTGGTAAAAACATCGTCGTCAGATATCTCTTCAATCATAGTGTATAAATCTTGTTCCTTTAGCTCCTGTTTCAATGCTTCTTGTTCAGCCTGCTCGGCAAGGAACAAATATTCTTTGTGGTCTTCTTGATTCATGTCCGGTATGAAGCGGCGTAATTTAAAGGCGTTGTAAGATTGATATGTAATACCTCTAAAAGGATTTTCATTTTTAACGAACATTCCCCAATCATATTCATGTCTAGAGCAATAATTCGCTGCAATATCCCTGGCTGGTATCTCAACTGGTTTTTTGTTCTTTTCTTCCTTTTTGCCAGTGATCAGCAGGCGCAGATTCTTGAAAGCTTTTACTCTATGCATTATTGTTGGTTTTAAGGTCGGTTGGATATTTTTTTTAATATTGTTTCCTCAACTGTATTGTTTGCTATCCAATTGCTTTATGAATTTGTTTGACTAGTTGCTCTCATATATATACAAAATCAAAGTCATATATAAAATTGTTTGGATGTTTTATTTACACCTTGGCCAGATTTAAAAAAATATAAAAGCTAAACAATGTCATATTCAATCATGGACTCAAAACATTTGGTCCATGAGTTCATCAAAATGCGCTTCTGTGGTCTTCCCTGTCGGCTTTTTGAAAGAGTATTCTTGAGTTGGAGCAGCAGCTTGAGGAGGTGTTGGTTGGGCATCTACAGCTTCAGCTCGTTTCACTGGGACTGCCTTAGGAACTGGCATTTTCTTCACTGGTGCCAATTGCTCTTCTACTACCTCCTCCTCTTCCTCAATCTCTCCCTCTTCCATTTCTACAGGTTCAGGGGCTCTTGGTTGTGTCTGTTTTACAACCTGTCTTTGTACGGGTTGTGCTACTTTCACAACACGTTTCTTTGGCGCAGGTGCAACAGGTTCATATTCCACCTCCATGCCGGTCTGTGGATCAATTGTTACATATTCTACATCCTGGTCATGGAATTGAGGTCTAAGTTGTTGCGGTCTTACCACACGTCTCTGTGAGGCGGCAGGGAGAACATGTTGCTGCTGCTTCTGTCTTGGAACAACAACATAGTCATCATACTGAGGTTCCTGATAGACAGGTGCCCTGGGAGCCAAACGCCTTTGTTGTACAGGCGGCTGATAAAACTCATCTAAGTCATCCTCAAATATCACTCGCTGTCTCTTAGCTGGTTTTCTAACTTGGTAATAATCTTCCTCGTCAAAATCATCTTGAATGACTTGCCTCTTAAGAAGGCGGCGAGGGAGCGATTGGGCTTCATAGAAGCTTTGTTGTGGGGTTGGTCTTCGTCTATACATGTCTCTATCTTCTTCGTCAAATCTACTATCTTCAAATTCGTCAAATCGATTTCTTGAGTGTTCCCTTTTGTTTTTACGTGAATGAAGGAATTCACCTTCATCTCTTGACCTCCTAAATAATTTTTTAGTAGGTCTGCGGTCCTCATAATCATCCTCGCTGTCATAGTCATCATAGTCACGTCTGCGCCTTTCCCTACGGGGTGGGGTTCTATCCCTGTCTCTTCTGTCGACCGGAGATCTATCGCGTCTGACACTAGACGACCCAGAGTCCTTTTGCACCAAAGCCTCTGCAATATATTTCTTAATGTCATCACGTAAACTAGCAGACTCAGCAGCTAAAGCTTTTACTTCATCTTGAATTCTTGACATTGTTTCTGTGTCGAGTTCGTCTGGAGATTTTTGAGTAAATGGAGAGCTAATCTCGTTTTCAATGGTATTTATATTATGCTCTTCAACTTCATTTGGGGTGGTATCTTTGGTGGTAGAAATATCTTCTTTATTATTCTCTGGCAATGAGGATTTCATTACCTCCACATCAATGGGTTGGTCAATAGGTTGTTGAGGGGGTAACGGTTTATCATTCACATCATCCTCTTTGTTTTCCAACCCATAAACCAAAGATTCATTTTTAACCCCCAACATGTTAATGTCTTCTGCAATCTTTCCGGCCCTAGAGGTCATCATTGCAAATGGTTTAGCAGCCCATGCTTTCAAAAAAGCTGTTGAGTTGCTACCAGTGTCATCCTCTGCAAGCCCACAGTGATCTGAATAAGACGCGTCTGTTAAAATTGTGCCAGGTCTAGCACCTGCATAGCACAGACTTATCTCCTCAATATCATAACCATCGTTATCCAAATGACCTATGCTAAGACCTGGGAATCTCTTCATTATTGCGCTTCTACCTGTAACCATTTCTCCGGATGGGTTAGAATTACCACCTGATAAAAATCCATCGGGTGAATAATATTCCATGTGCTTGTCAGTCGTATTGTAAAAATGTGACGACTCCTGTAAGGCCTTAATGAAACTCCTGTTTGAGAGGGTGGCAGTCATCTGCAATACTTTGCGTTTCTTATTTCCCAAACCATCATTGTCGTTAACACCTCTCTCGATTATTTCCAAATTATCAACAGTTCCCAATTGAGGAAGGTTGTTAAAGTGATTAAATAGGATTGGTATCTTTTTCTTTTTTCCTTTGATTCGGTCATTGTTATTGTTCAAGAATCTCTGTGCCATCTTGAGGGGGATTTCCATGAATCGTCCCTCCGAGTTTAATTTAACTTTAGCATTAGGATCATCATCAATGAATGACACAACACCAGTTATTTTAAACATCCTCGTTTGATTGGTTGGTTTTTTAAGTATGGAAAGTAGTATATATTATACGTTATAAAACTTGCAGAGCTTCATAACCCGTTAGATATTGAAAGAGCCCACAACAAAAAAAATAATTTTAGAATGAGTCGCCCAATAGAATGGAGCCCTGAAAATGGGGCAGCAGTGTGTTTAGTCGAAGAATATAATTACCCCATGGCAATTAGGTGTTATAAATGCAATGTGTTATTCGATATAACAGGATTACCCTATACAGTAGATGCTTTCATTGAAAAGCATGATTCTATAACCTCGGGGATGGAGGGTAATCAATGTAGAATTAAAGATCTGGGGGATGATTGGAAGAAGGGTTTATTTTCCAACTTCTTCTTTAAAACGGAATTGAGTGATACCGAAGAAAAAATAACATGCACTAATTGTGTATGGTCTCGCAACGTATTAAAAAATAGTTATTATACCAGAGGAATGATTAAGTATGCGCATGATAATGAATCCCCAGCCTGTATAATAAAAAATACAGAGGAAATGAAGACGAGTGATTCGTGGCAGTATGGAAATTCATGTGATGTTAATTTCATGCAAATGGAAACACCGTTCAAGAAATTTACAAATAAATCTGTGATATGTTCGTCGTGTATGACGATCATTGCCGGAAGAGATGAGCATCCAACCTTTGGGGGGTTTGTAAATTCTCATTTCATTAATAATCCCCATTGCAAAGATATGGATTTCCTGAAGAATCTGTCAATTGATAGCAGGAGGATTGTGGTCATTGCCAACTTAGACGACTTCCCAGATTACAATAGTGATACATCATCATCGGAAGGAGAGAGCAGCGTGGGAGATGAGATAACATACTACAATGCAGATGAATTTACAGAAATGTTTGGGGATGATTCTGACGACGACTCTGACGATGAGGGTATAGAAGATTTGTCAGCCTATGACGAGGCAATGTCTGTTAATGACGTGGATTACAAAGATGTAAAAGAAAGGGAATGTAGTTTTTCTACATGGCCGAAACAAATGAAACAAGATAGTAAAGAGATGGCTGAGGCAGGGTGGTATTACACTGGGAAGAGCGACAGAGTAAGATGCTTCCATTGTGGAATTACCTTTGGAGGTTGGATGCCAGATGATGATCCTTGGTCTATACATAAATTAATGGAAAAAGAAACATGTGGATGGCTGGAGTTTAACCCTGACAAGATACCAAAAGTATTACGATATATAGATGATGAGGGAGGTGAAGATAAGGAAGAAGATGGAGGAGGAGGAGGAGTGATAGAGTTTCCAAAAAATAATAAAGAAGTTGAAAATCCAAAACGAGGATCATGTAAAGCCTGTTATGAGAGAAAGGCGGATATAGCATTTATTCCATGTGGCCATGTATTTTCATGTAATATATGTACCATGGAAATGTTTGCTTCATATAAAAAGAAGAAGAGGTGTCCCATGTGTCGTGTCCATGTCGAGAAAGTACAGAAGATATTCCTTGACGAGGATGAAGATATGGCATGAATAAAATGATTTCTCCCATGTTTTGAAATAAACGGTTGTGATTGGTCAATAAATTTTATAAATATAGCTTGATTTTTAGTCTTACTTCATTACAAAACTCACAGCGGAACAGTCAACAACTAGAAGAAAACAAAAGGTAAAATAATGGAGACAACACAAATAATATCGATGAAGCGAGCATTGTCTGTGGAAGAAGAAGTTTGCGTGAAGAAAGCTAAAGTTGAACCAGATCAAAAACCTTGGCAAAAGAATTGGTGTGGATTTATGAAGATACGTGTTATTGCCGAGGAAAAAACAGACCTTGTTTTGGATTTTCTGAGGAACAAAGAAAAGATTGAATTTGCCAGAAAGGATGAAATGATGGGTGGTGTAATCTATTGCCAATTTTCCCGAACAAAAGAATGACCGTGATGGAAAATACTTTACCTGCGCATGCGCATATAGAAAACGCAAAAGATGCCTGTTCGGGCAAAATCTTCGTTTGCAATGATTTTGCCCAAAACATTGATATTATTATGACTAATCTTCCGGAAATGGGTATTGTATTACCCACTGATGATATCATGAAAGGATTTTTTTATGTCCTTTCTCAGACTCAAAATTTATAACATAATGAATAATAGCACTGAGGGATATTTTATTTTCCACCAAGAATTTATGAAAAAATACTGGCAATGAAAAAAGACAATCTCGATGAAGTAATAACACGTATGAATAAGCATTGCCCAGAGTATACATTAATTGCAAACACGCTAGATATGGTCGGTAAATATCAGTACAATGGCCAACCAATTGTAAATCCAATAACCTGCAAAATAAATGGTAAGCGATGTCTTATAGCACGAGCGGATAAAATATTGAGCGTTATACGCGAAACAAAAATCATCACAGGCAAGAATTTTTCCAGAACCATAGAAGATATTTTTGACAAAACCCTAACCATGGTCATAACCAAAAAACTACAAGAAATGGGATTGATAGAAAAACAAAATGAACAAACCAACCCTGAAATAAAAGTTGCAAACTATGACCAAGATTTTGCAATGATGCAGCAGATGTTTAATGCAACAAATAAAAGCCTGGTAAAATATAAAACACTACACAAGTCAGCCGTCAGGGAATGTTTAGCACTTACATATGAAAAGATTGAATTGCTTGAAGCAATTATAGAGAAGGAAGAAATAATTGAAGAAAAAACACAAGAAATCAACCATATAAATTTTGTTACTGATGTAAATATGATCGTTGGTAAAGATCCGGAGAAAGAAATTCTATCGCGCCATGGAGCTGTTGTAATTTCAACAAAGATAAATCCAAGTGATGGTTCTCGCATTTACAAACTAAATTACTCTGAGCCAGGCGCTTGCAAGGATTGGGTCAATGTATTACAATCATGGAAGGACGCGAAGAAACGATCAACCAAGGGTGTGGAGAATAAATGGAAACCATGTGGTCATTTCTTGGGCGGTAGCACATCAAATAGACAACGCGCGGTTGCGTTTAAAATCATGGATAGCGTGGATAGCAGGTTCAAAATATACTCGGTGAAAAAGGAATTCTCACACCTTACCCATGATGAATTTCTACTAGCATTAGGAGATGAAAATGGATATGTGTGGATACTCAATGGCGCCGGTCATATTCTATCCGAAAACAAGGGCTACTGGGATGACCTTACAACAGAAGAAAAGGATCGCTATTACTTTATCCAACGCCGTATCAGCAAGTGGACAAGTGACAAGGCATACAATGGCTAGATACCATAGACTATTTTAAAAAATATAATATAACCAATGTTGTAATTTTCATTTTTTTTATTGTACAATATATATGTAGTAAAATATACAGTCATAATAATAAAGTTCATTTATAGAAAAACACATTGTTTCACTGTTTATCTAAGGTATTGAAAAAGTGGTGTTGGTTCTCCTAGGTAATCTTTCCTTGCTGGTGAGAGAATGGTGAAATAACCATCAGCTGCCATTACATTCTTCTTCTTTTCCTTGGCGATCGACAACAGATCTTCACTGTTGTATTGTGTATGGGGGATGCTATATCCGAGGGTTGACAGTAGATGGCGTCTGGTCATGAGATTACCTTCCCTGTGATCCAATCTACCTAATTTATCCTTGGTGGCTTCTATGATTTTACTATCATCTCCCTTTCTGAAGGTGATGAATTTGTTGATTGATCTCCTGTCTTGTTCATCAATAAGATGAAGATTTTCGAAGACCATGGCCTCCTCAAACAATTTTGTTGTCTCAGAAATTGTTCCCTCATTGTTGACGTTTGAGGTTCTAAACCTCATGTGTGTACCATCGAAAGAAATGGTTTGAGCAGAGCTATGGAATCTCTGTTGGTATACACTTCCCAGGTTACTAATAAAGGGGTTGACAGTCACCAGTTTTCCATAGAAATTGGTGAATCCATTTCCATTGCTTGGTCCAACAAGGGCCTCGTGGCGAGCCATTCCCAAGAATGGTAAAAGACCTGGCTCAAGCTGACGGGAGGGTCTGATCAGAGGTACATATGACTCGGTCATTCTCGTAGCCTGGTTGGCACCAAAATCGTTGATTCTGTACTCTTCGTATCTCTCAAGGTTTGACTTTATGAATTTAGCCTCGTCTGTGTCAATATTGTTAGCAGTTGCAATGGAATCCACCATACGATCTAGGTTGCCATATTCAGACACTGTCACAAAGTCCATTGCGATCACTGGCTTGGCATTCATGTTGGCAATGTTGTCTGTCCTGACCTTGGCAATGGCGTTAGAAACTCTAAGACCGGTAGCGGTGCTCATGTTGCTAACGTAGTTCAACTGTGTTGAAGATACGAAGTTCAAACTTCCATCTCCCATCTTTGTGACCTTGACCGGTTTGGGTGCTACAATTACATCAATTGCTTTTGGTGGGGCAAGGATCATTTCGTTGCAGAACATCCTCTCCAACCTGTAAAAGTCTGCGGACAATCCAAATGGATATGTTTTGGCAATGGTGGCAGCAACACCAATGGGATCGGTTTTTCTCAACATGGCCAATAGGGAAAGTCCTTTGGTGGTGGTGGAGGTGATTCCCATCTTGTTGAGTATTGTGTAAGCGTTACCGGCAAATATAAACGACATGTAGGTTTTAACCCCGTCGTTGTTCTCCCACAATAGATGACCATCTTTAGCTTTATTCACTATAAACTTTTGTTTAGCTCCCTTTTGGGCAATGAATTCAAATCCTCCTAACATGGGGAATACAACGTGAGATAATACTATCTCTTTATCCAATTTTATACACTTATCCACATTGGCCATGCCGCTGTACATTTCTTTGCCAATCTTAATCAGCTCATCAGCCAATTTACCAATGGCATCTGGAATTTTAACCTCTTCTCCAACAGGATCCGATAGTGTTGTTACCAATTCCATAGTATCTTTCCTTTCCAAATCTTTGTATGCTTTAACAGCATCGTCAACAATTTTCTTCAGGCCACCTTCATCAACATAATTTGATGGTGTTAACATTGCTGCGGTCAGTACATGGTCATTTATATTATGTGCCCATGCTGGTATATCACCAAATAACGCCCTGGAGGCTGATTTACCTTCGGGAGCCACTTCAAAGAATGGTGATAACTCGATACTAACAAGCTCCTCGGCTCTGTTGTTTCCAGCACTGTTGTAATACTCGCTGGCATATCTCACTTTATTCTTCCATGTGGTAACTATATTAGAAACCATTTCCCTAAGCTCTCCCATGGTGCTACCACCCCTCTCAGCATCCTTGATGAAATCATTCAACCTTTCTGTAAGTCCAACCCTGTCGTACAAGGAAGGATCGAGGAAAGCAAGTTTAAATTCCTCTGGGCCGAAAATGTGATGTATGGTGGATACATCAGGGGTATGGGCAGTCACTGGCTTCGTGCCATACTTTCCAATGGCATTGATTGATCCGGGATCTTTCTTTTCCATCCTGTCAGCAAAAATCTTTGCTCCTGGCATGATTTGCTTGTAATCATTATCACCAACCGTGGCTCTCATCAGAGTGTGCATGGTTTTAAGACCAGATGCACTCTTGTCACTGTACAGATCATAACTTCTCTTCATGGCGTCTTCACGTTTTACATTCAACACGATTGCTCCCTCAGCGTCAGTGCCAATCTGGGTAGTGATGTAAATCACATCCTTGTTAACCGGCAATGACCTCACAGCCTCTACATTTGTTTCGAAGTCCCTTTCCTTATCTACATCCTTTCTGCCAAAAATCTCATTTCCACCTGGGGCAATTTTATTGAGAGATCCATCCACATTGGGATTCCTCTCGTCTACCACATTCAACAATTCGAGTGCTGCTCCAGTGGTGGGGATTCTGTTTTGTTCCTCCTTGTACCTGACCATTTCTCTACCATACTGCCTGTAGTAGTCAGTGGTGTCATGGAAATCCAGTGGCACTGCACCAACACGTCTACCTCTGGCAAGGAGAGGTTTGAGGATTGGCAACATATCCTCAGTGACTGTCAATGTTCCAAGAATTGGAAGCTGTGGTTGACCATCGGCTGGCATCACAACCACTCCACTGGCGGTGTTGTCAGAGGTGGTAAGATTGGTCATGAAGTCCCTGTTGGTCCTCATTAACTCAGAAAAGAAGGCGCCCATGGTTCCCTTTGTCACGCTCTTTGACACGCCAAAGAGGTTTTCAAGAGACCGTGAGGCTACCTCCTCATAATAACTCCTGGTGTGATTGGCATCTCTCAATTCTCCAATTGGATCAATGCTTCCCTGGGCGGTGTTCTGCACGATTGATGCGCTCAATTCATTCGTTACTTGCGCCAGCTCATATGGAATTGACTCTGCTTCAATGGCTGCCTGTGACTGTTCTGGAATAGAGGCCATCAATGCCAGTTGCATCTTGGAAACATTTCCACTGAATCCAGCATTGATTTGCTGTAGTGCAGCCATGGCTGTTTCCCTCCTCTGTGCATCCAGAGTAGGATCAGACAATGTGCTCTCAGAGACATATCCGTTATTTTCATTCAATATGTTAAGACGGGCCTTATTGATGAGGTCTACAGCAATTTCCGGCAATGTTGTCATGCAGGTTGGCTCGACTTTGTCATACTCTCTCATCATGGTTATCATGGATGTGGTGTCCTCAATAACACCTCCTCTCATCGGTGCTGCGGGTCTCACTATAGTTTGTACAAACTCATTGTACAAGGGTGTGTTGTGGCTGGTTGATGAATAACTTAGTCTAACATTATCAGATGTGTTGGCCACATCAGCACCCTCTCCCATGAGTGTCGACACAACAAATAATTTGTTGTATGCACCAGACTTATTCAGTAACGTCTCCCAATCCGTTTCAGATGTAATTGGTCCTTTTCCGTTCAGATTACCCTTAACCAACATCCTTCCAATCTCTCGCATCAATGGTTTGATGCTAGTCTTGTTAGGCATGTTACCAACATTCCTTCCAACCCTATCGGTAACAATACCTCTCTGCGGTGCTACAAAAGACATCTTTTAAAAATTATGGTGTGTGTAAAAAGTAGTTTCTTTATCCGTAGATAACAAATCAAGCTAAGGCTTTATAATGATTACTATAATTTTATTCACATATACCAAGTATAAAGAAATGCGATGTGGGGAGGGAAAAACAATTTTTTTCTAGTCTTCATCCTCGTCATCCTCTGCAGCCTTTTTCATATATGCTTCTTTTATGTCTCGGTCAATACCCTTCAGTGCATGGCTTATTATTGGTGCACTCCGTATCAAATTTTGCAACACACACATGATTAATACAAACCAGTTCAAACTGTAAGTTGCAATACACAATGTTGGTATATCGTTTGGGTCATGTCCTTTTAGTACTAAGTGAGATTTAATTTCTGTGATGGTGCTGCTACCAACAATTATGAAAAACAATATAGTCAGCAAAGGTATAACCGTCATGGCGCTGATTAATTTAGACCCTGCCGACATCCTCTTGCCTTTGGTGGCCTCGCTATATTCCAAAACCTTTTCCGGCTTGACCGAGTACTGGTTGGTTCTTTTGTTTAAATCTTTGAGCGCTCTAAAGAGCTGGCTTCTCGTCTTGGAATTTGTTGGCATTTTTCTGTTACGCAGTAAGGTTTCCTGGTCACTTTCTTCATCCTCGCTGCTAACTTCACTACCCGATTCATCATTCGTGACCTTTTTAACAGCTTTATTAAGTGCACCCAATTTATGTCTGTGCACGTTAATTATATTTCCCATCTTTACACTTGCTGCCAATGCCTCCGTATTTGCATGTGGATTACCCATGACGCCACCTGTGGGTTTCATGGCCATAAGAATGTTAATCTCATCCACCGCTGGTGATTCCAAGAACTTCCCTACCTTTCTGTATGAAAAAATAGCTAAGCCAAGGTCTATACCCGCCTGTAGCAACAAAAACAATATCACGCACAATGAGAATTCCGAAAAGGTGTTGATCGGTTCACATTCTATTGTATATGGTCTCAACAAAACAGCAACAGGAATCAACAACGCGAACCAAAATCCAAATCTGACACTTATGCCAATTATCCATCTCTTGACCATTTTTCTATGTTCTTTAAGGGCGTCTAGATCAAATTCTTCGCCTACATATTTACTGGGTGCATAATTGTGTTTTTTTCCACCCGGTCTCTTAAACAACATGCCCTTTTCGTCTTCCTCTTCATCTTCAGATGTTATTATAGACACCTCTTCTTCATTCTTATCCGTTTCATTACTATATACATCAACCACCTCTGGTTTTTGTTGAGGTTCCTCTTGTTCTATCTTGGGTTCATCAGCAAAGGTTGTCACCTTCACCTCCCCTTCATTTTTATTCTCGCTATTGATATTTTCTTCTACTGGTGGTAATATTACATCGGCTGTTTTGTAAACAACCTTTGTTCTTTTTGATCGCAACATTATTGTAAAAATATGACTAACAGATATCACCCTTACAGAGGTAGAGAATTGCTAAATAGCGCCATAGATCATGTTGTCGGTAGATGGAATGATGCTGATGATGTTAACAAAGAACTGGAGAAACTGAGAGCTGATGTCGATACTTATAAGACAAAATTCCGTAACCTTGAGCTGACAAGGAATGCCACGGATACCATCAATGTCAATATAACACATGCTGTTGAACCGACAGAAACAGAGCAAACCCCAGGGGTTGTCCCTCAACCTACCACTGTCTTGTCAACATCAATTGAAGATTACGACAGAAGTGGCAATGAATATCGGCGCTTAATTGGAAGTTTAAAATATGACGACATAGTAAAATCAATTTACGCCCTTAGAGAAAGGATGGTTTATGATAGAGATGCACTCTTAGAAAGGGCAAGGACGCAATTTGCTAATCCTGGATTTTTAGAAATAACGTCTAGCCACATCCAGGATGCCCTTGGTAATACCCAGTACAAAGACTGGAAGATGGACACCACCATCAAGATATTTTCCATTGCCAAACATAGGATATACGCGCATATGAACAGAGAGGTGCGTCTCATACAACAGGAACCAGAACCCATAGACGCTAGACTTAAATTTATAACAACAATTTACCCTAGCTTTTGGTTCAAAGAGTTAATTGAAAGAGGATTACAAGAAGACTACAATGATGTTTTATATGTTGAACAAAAGAATCTATCCCTCATCGATGGAGCAAACAGAAGTGAACTGGCCAAAGCTCAGTCGTGGGCTCCGGATATACACTATCTCATATCACGGATGTGTTCATCATTATGTATGGTTCCATTTATACCTTTAACAGGTAATAACATGAACCATGCCGTCTACACAGACACACAGTTGTTGATTCATTATGCGGCATTCTCTAATCCTTCCTTGGTGAACTACAAAGAAATGTTAAAAGATGAGTTTGCATACGTAAGAGACCACAAATCTGCTCTCTTCCGTGCCTTCGAAACAACGTGTATAAAATTTAAAAAATACAAGGATAAACTCGCTTACAAAAGACAAGGAACTGTTGTTGCACCAACAGCAGTGAATATTAATGGTACACCAGTAGAGGGAGCCAGAGGACCTACACCTGTTCCACCTGAAATCATGGACAATCTATTACCTTTTTTGATTGATAATATAATCAGGTATAGAGCAGAACAGAGAGAGGAGGCTGCACGTGGTTCAAGATCCATCATGATCGAAAGAGACTCTCCCATAGGCCGTTTCATTAACTTTAACAATAAATCTGCCAGGGAATTAGAGTCCCTTGTCAAAAAGTTGACGCGAGATTATGCAATGAGTGAAAGAGAAGTGTCTCTGAAGGGATTATCCGGTCAAGAACTTCCAGTCTTAGATTTTACCAGAACTCTATTCACCCAAATGATGACCGCCGCCATGACATGTAACCTCATGGCCAACAGATACACATTCTTCGACAGGGTTATAAATCTGGTTGATGAAACAACCCCCACACCCAGAAAAGACGTATTATATACTCCATCATTGGCAGCATTCCCTGGTGCATTATTCTACACATTGATGTATGACCAGCGCCACCCCCTTACACCGGGCACTAGCAATTCATCGGCGTCACCATATAACATAGCCGAGTATGCTACAGACCCCGTGCGGAGAAATTTGTATTCATGGATGAAGAATTTCTTTAGACTTGTACCAGGGATTAAAGCTTCAAAAATGAACACAAAGGTGTATGGGCTAGCCGGTAAATACAAACCAAACTCTATGCCCTCATGTGAAGGACCTGGTAATCCATCGGATATAAAAGAAATGATGAAGGGGTTGAGATTTATCAATCTTGACACTATGATTCAATTCTCAAACAACAATAAACAAGCCTGCAACATGGTATTGGCAGATTATCTCACCAAAATACAAAAGACAGAGTTGATAGAGGATCTCTCCGATTTTTACGGATACATGTTCGATTTAACACCACCCAGCCAAGGTGTAAAGTTGATTAAAAATGATCAATTTGTTTTACCGGATTTCAACGCTGGTAATTTTGCCCGCTTCTCTTCAGCCCCCATTGCGTATTATATTGAAACCATTAAAATTGAAGAACGGGAAACACAGAGGGAAAACTACCGATCATCTTACAGAAGTGATGAAGGATTCACAAGTCTATTTGCTGGATTGTTAGAACAACAACAAAGACCTAGGGTGGCCGCGGCAGCACCACCTCCACCACCACAACCACCAGCAGCAGCTGTACCTACAACGCAGGCCAGCACATAAAAAAAGACAATATAAAAACTTTTGTGAAAAACATATGTGTTTATTTTTCAATAAAATAGTTATCGAATTTCCAATCATGTGTCATGTCATTTGCTTCAACATAATCATATTCATTATCAGTCAAAATACATCTGATGTATTCCCTGATGTTTTCTTCAGAAAATAACACCGAACTGATCTTGTTGACGATACAATGTTTATAGTCCAGCAATTTCATTCCCGCAGTGTTTCTCCAAACGTAAAAGAACACAGCCAATTGCCCCTCATTTATCAATTCAAAATTGTTAATGTTGTTGTAAACACGTAGATTCACTGCAAGTCTTTTCTTGTTATAGGTCGTTGCCAATCGTGCTCCATTGGAAAATTTGAGAAATAACATCTTGTCCATGGTTGCATATTCCTTGACATCCCATGGTGTGTAGATCATATCGACGATGCAATCCCTGTTATAGTCAACTTTACTTCCCTGTCTGGATTCTGTCTTCAAAATGATATTGTTAAATCTTTTCTTCAATTCTCCTTGAAACTCCCTTTCCCGCTTCCCAAGGTTGAGTGTAGACTTTATTTCTTTTTCACATAAAGAAATATCTCTATCATCCTTGGTGGAGTGTATAACCGCAGTTTTGTTGCAATTGCCCATTATAATCTTGGCATAGGTAACACAATCCATTTCATTTGATATTGTATTTTTATTTTAGAATGAATTCAATGATATAATGATACAAGTTGCGGTTAAACATGCAATATATAGGTTTTCTAAAACATGGTTCCAGCTGTTTTCCCTGCCGTAATTTTTGATTTCTTCCCTCCCGATCCAGATTTCCTGTCAATGGCAGCTCTTTTGGGTGCTCTTTTCTTTTTTACAACATCGTCTTGTGTGAATTTGGGTGCGCTACTCATTCCAACAAAATGAGAAAGGGTTGACTGTTTCTTTTCCGGCAAAACTTCCTTCGGTTTCTTTTCCACTTTATTCTCAATTCTAACACTGGTGTAAAATGATCCCAATTGTGTCTGTCCATTTGTGCCAATGTCAATTTCCAGCTTTTCTTGCTTGCTCTCATCATAGAATTTAATCCTCTTCTCATCAAAGGCTGTCTCTACCCTTATCGTTAAGTTTTTAGTTTTAGAATCGAAACTAAATTCCAGGTTGTGATTATTGTGTATATTTCTGATTTCCAGGGAATCGTTCATTATTTTGAGTAGCTTCTGCCGAGGAATTTTAATTCCTTGGTTGTTTAGTCTCTTGTATGGCCATGTAGCAGGCATTTCTCTACCATCATCCCTGATGAAAGTTGATTTACACATCCCAGCAGACTTTGATCCTATGATACACACTCCCGCCTTTCCATAAATTGGTTTAAACGTAAGATATTTATCACCGACATCACCTGTTTGACTCATGGCATTCATCAAAGTCTCATTTTTAATCTTGAAGGAAAATGCGTTGTTTTTATTCCTTACATATGATCCCCTATTAACCAAGTACCGTTTCTTCTTGTCTGGGGAGGTAATAATCAAAGGCGTGGTCCTGGTTTGTTTTTCATACTCTTGCATGTCCATGTAATAGATCTTCCCTGCCAAATTCTTATCGTCTAAAGACCAAACATTTTCTTTAAAGATGTAACAATTGGTGCACTTGTATTCCATCCATGATTCTTCCACTGAATCGAAAAATGCCATCTGCAATCTCTCCCCCATTTTCCCGACTTTCACAGCTATGTATCTTGGTTCATATTCAAGATTTTTGTACATGTTCCATAGGTCAACACATGATTCATCATTCGGTAATGTATGCCACACTTCGTCAAGGTCTTCTAATTCCAATATGTTCGAAATGCAATATCTCTCGTCATACCAAAACAACGGGAAATGCAGTGAGAAAGATTTAAAGTTCTCAATCATCTCCACAACTTGTTCCGTGGCTCTTTGCAATTCCTCTTCGTCGGCCATGAGCTCTGGTTGATGAAACAACTCTTTTACAAAATCGGAATCTCGCTCTTTGGTAATGGCCTTTTCACTATAGTCAATCATATTGTTTAATTTTTTTACACCTAATCTAATTCGCGTTGGGAAAGGTGTTGTGTGCACCTGTTGATCTACCTTTAATCTGTCAGGCATGTCGGTAATATCCAAGGGTTTAACCTCTGCATTCTTCTTTTTTATTTTTTCTTTCTTATCACTTAATCTATTATCTTCCCTGGTTTGTTGTCTAAATGACCTTGCCATCCACCTCATATCCATTTCTCTTTCGATTGTTTTTTGTTCCTCTGTCGGCTCTCTGATTAATATGGTATTGTTTATTGCGGTCAATGGAGCTCCCACTTGTGGTTTTATCCCTCTCACAACATCTGTAACTGTGGCGGCTATAGAAAAATCAATGCCATATCTCTTACATCTCAACTGTTCCATCTTGTCTGCTACAGTCTTAGGGTTTTCAATAGAGTTGACCTTTTCCCTAGACGTGTAATACACTTTGGGAATTAAATCCCTATAACCAAAATCCCTTTTGGTCTTTTCTTCTAGTTCATCTAGTCCTTCAAGTTGTCCATTTTCTACTGCCATTTTCACTGCCGATTTACTTGCCTCTTCTGCCCTTAGAGTAACGACCATGAGGGAAAACAAATCTGTGGCATATCTGATGTAACCTTCGTAATCCCCTTCCACCAACATCTTTAACAAAACCAATTGTGTGGCACCTTTGATCTTGGTCTTGTCAGATTTCATGCAAGCCAAACCCGCAACATGGGTAGCCAACTCTCCACCGGGTAACATCTTCAAAGCATAGTAATTCTTTTTCTTAATAAACACCAGTCCGATAAACATCTTTTCAATTTCCAAATTGGCCGGTTTGATCCATGCAGGAGGGATTCCTTTCTCGGGCACACCGTCGTTCAAATAACTTCCATAGCTTTCATACATGGTGTCAATCTTGTGCACAAATTCAGAAATCTTTGGTCTTTTCCTGCCGGGAAATAATCTCCTGCATAATCTATTCAAAGGTCCAACATCATCTTTATCATCACCTGGTTGCCAATCAAGAGGTAAATTCTCTGCAATGGGAGCTGTGGAATCTGTGTCTGCCATGGCCATTGGTCCAGACACCTTCTTAAGATATTCACTACCCCTTTCATTTTGCATTCTCGCCTCATGTGTAATTGCACCACCTGTAACGGAATCCAACAATAACAATATTCCAAATATACTGTTGGCGTTGACCTTCATGACAAGCTGTAACTGGTTGTAGATTACAACTTCTGTGTGATTACCACCCTTTGCTGCTTCTGCCATAAGCTTCTTGTAGTGTTTACGTTTAGCCAATAAATTCTTGCAACATTCACCGGCTATTCCTTCCATGACAGATTTCTTTGCAAATTTTGCGATATGTTCACACATGACAAATTCCTGTGTCCACTTGCACTTAAGTCCATAGTCTTTTTTCTTTTTGACAACCTCCAAATTCATTCCACATTTTTCGCTTCCGGGTTCACAAGCGTGCCTGACCTTGGGATACACATTAGGTATGGTCATTTCCACGTAATCATCTTTCGACATCTTATCTGCATCTTCTTTGTCCAGCAATGTAGAAACACACACATTCTCCGAAATCATGACACCTGGGTATTGCGAGTTGAAATCAAACAATACGGAAAAGAAGCTATTGTACACACCGGACACATTAGAAATTGTTCTCCCTGCTCTCGGTTTAAGATCCTTAAAGTCATCGTCTTTCCACACATACTCTGGATTCCAGAATCTATCCTCGTTCTTGAAAACGGAAGGGTCTGGTGAACAAATATTCTTGTACCATTGATATGAGTACATAATGGCCAATGTCCTAACAAGGGCTTGATTTCCATAGAGTTCTCTTATGGGAAGATAGACATTAGATGCTGTGGCCACCGCATTCATCCCTGTCTTGAGCGTTTGGTCAATTTTCATTGTCAACAATGTATCAACCGCACAATAAGCCACAAAGATGTTGAGGTCACCGAATTTCCATGTCTTACAAAGGTTAGCATAAGACACAGCCTCATGGTCAATCTTACGTATTCCCAAAAACGAAAAGGCAGAAGAGTTCAATGTCTTATCTTTGAGAATTTTATCGTCTACATTGGGTGCTTGGTCTGGCACCATCTTCATCACATCCCTGGACGCTACAAAATTAGACTGTAAAGTAAATATGTTTCTCGCTTCGGCCATGGGTCTATATACATTGGGGCCTTTTTTCTTCATATCCTCAGCACTATCTTGTTGTCTCTCGTCCAACAATCCATCATCCTCATCTTCGTCATCATCGTCGTCATCATCATCTGCCTGGAACAATTTTTCCCTTTTACTTTCCAAATAAGAATTGATGGCATTTTTCTTGTGGGTGCTATCTGCCACCTTGCCCGATTTCTTATACTTTATAGTAAGTATGTCATGTCTATGCGTCAATTTCAATTGAAACCTTCTCCTCTTAGTCTCCGTGCTTCCATCTGAAAATGTGGCCGGTGTGTATTCCTTCATACCGTCTATCTTGAGTTTTTCGCAGCGATTTATCACAAATGGTAAATCAAAAGAGTCACCATTGTAGTGGGTCAACACTGTCAAATTAGAGTCCCTGACATATTTCAAGAAAGCCAGCAGCATTTCCTTTTCTGTTTTAAAGTTGTATATAAAATAATTTTTCCCTGGCTCCATACATATGTCAAACACTTCTATAATCCTTTTCTTGCAAAAGGCCAAACACTCCTCCACTGATTTCGGTTCACTATTGTCTGCATCGTAATCATGCGAGTCGGGGTGTATTTTTATTTTACTTTCCGTCATCATTTTCTCAAAGAAAAGACTAAGAATTTTTTTACTTTTAAACATCCCTGTTTGTTCCACAGTTCTCGTCAGCCATTCCTTCATCTTTAAGTCATATCCATCCCTGACCTGTTTTTTGCAAAGTTCAACCACTTTATCGTACGTGAGATCTGTCTTGAGAGATTCCATTGACCGCTCTTCTGCTTTGTAATGAAATGTCCTCTGTTCTATGGGACAATTATGTGCACCCTCATCGTATAATACGCAATGAATAAGCGTCACCTGTTGTTCCGCGTCAGAGTGAGGAACAAAATTTGTCTCTATATCAAAACACATTGTCCTGAGCTGCATGCCGATCTTTTGTGTCAACATCTCTTTTTCTTTGGCCATCACTGCCGAGTATAGTTTACCTCTAACCTTCTCCACCCAGAATTCTTTCAAGCTCATCACCAAAAGGTACTGATAGCGGAGCATATTCACGCAGAATGTTCTCACATATTCCTCTTTGACATCTTCCGATTTAATTCCCAATGCGTGATAGAGTTGTATTCCTTTCGATCTAAGTTCTGTCAAATAATACTCCATACAATTCTTAAACTCTTTCGTCATGATGTACATCACCATCTTCTTTTTAAATTTGGTAAAGTCATTGGGTGATCCTATCAATCCACCAATTATAGGTGCTAAGCTTTTCAATCTGCTCTTTATAAACGTCTTGGTCAGTATATCAAAATTGTTTCTGTGATTGTTGAGTATGCTGGTGGCAAGGTTAATTAAATCCTCTCCCACACCATCAATTTCCGATAAAACAAAAGTATCATAATTCGAAAATTCAATGTCTCTGTAATGTACATCCACGTAATCATATTTGGCTCCTTTTTTGACACCGGGATTAACACCCTTTTTAATCCTCATCTCTCCAATGGGTCCTGCATTCTTTGCGACAAGGAAGTCTGTGTATGTCTGCACGCAAGAATTATATACCTTCTTTCTAAATCTGTTAGAGGTGGCATTCAGTGTGTTTTTAATCTGATATGCACTGGCCGTCTTTTGTCCGGCAATGTACACTTTGACCATGAATCTACATCCACCCGCAGAACTTTGCGGCGGTCTTTTATACACCAGTTTGGTCCCTAGCCATCCATGTATGTTAGCTCCTGCAAAGGCTTCTCTGACCATGGCAGTTCTTGCACCGGTCTTTAGTAAATCGTATATGTTATAATCATGTGTGGTATTCATCACATTGTTTATGTCCTGGAATTCATTTTGTAAATCAAGATAGTAGGTGTCAAATCGGCCATAAACATGCATATATAATTCCTTGGGACCTTGTGGATCGCCTACAAATTTATCTTTGTCGGTGGGTAAGTCTGGATAACAGCCTTTGCTAACGGTAAATACCATTGGTCTTGTTCCAAATTCGTTCATTGTCATTCCGGTAGAACAATGACCATCCATTCCCAAAAGATGTTTACGCTGATTGAAAATTCGTTTTGTCATGTCAAATTCTGGTCGTATGATTTCAGCTGCGTCCTTGTAATCTGGCATACATACTGATCTGTATGTCCACAGATTATCCACATCATCAATCTCCATATCCATTTTTGTTTGTGTGTTAAAATTTCAACGAGCAATCCCCTTTATATAATATTTTTTTATATTCCTTGTCATTGGTACATAATTATAAATTTAAGTCTTATTTCGCCAAGGCAAAGGAAGAGATATATAATTCGCTCATGTTACTAAAAATAGCAGCCAATCAGATTTTCGGCGACCGATCTATCCTACAAGATTTTGAGCTGGGGTAGATGCTCCGTGCTTGAGTCTATGGAAGTGATGACGTCACTATGGGACTTTTAAAATAGGACTGCGCATTACTAGGTATAAGTTGTAATGTCTACGCTATATTATGATCCTAGTCCATGGTCTCCATAAGAACCCATGAAATATTTTTATAAAATACTTGCCCATGTATAAAGCATACATTGGTAGTAAAACACCTCGTGTGTTTAAAATCTTTTATAAAATGCAGTATCTAACTATAACATAAAATCATTATTGATTAAACATTCAACCAAGTATTATCAACAACAATGCTTTCTGTACCAGAAATGATACTCTATGAAGATAGAGTCAACAGCTTTGGAGGTTGGTCTAAACAACTGAGACCAAACAAAGATACATTGGCACCTGCCGGATTCTTCTACACTGGAATGGGCGACAAGGTGAAATGTTTCGCCTGTGGATTAGAAGTCATCGACTGGGATCCGACTGACAACCCATGGACTGAACATGGGAAATTTTCTGGCGATTGTCTATACCTCAAGATGACAGGGGCAATTGTTAAATCCAAAGATGCGACAACAACTAATCCATCAACCAGTAACCCATTTACAGGCGCAAATAATCAGCAAGCAGTAATACCATTGACTGCTCCACCACCGTTATTTCAACAGCCACCTCCACCAACAACAACATCAGCACCAGCAGTTGATGTGGCACCAGCACCACCAACGTTTGGGTTTAACACCACCAGTACTAGCAAGACTACGAATTACGCCTTCCCTGCGAGAGCAACAGCACCACCACCCATTACATCTGTACCCAAACCTATGTTTGGAAATGGATTCGTATTTAATTCATCGCCAAATAAACAAACGGCATTATTTGGTAAACCACCAGGGAATGGACAAGATGTTTGTGGTAACATGCCATCCACCACTAACAACAGCAATAAACAGCAAGGTGTTTTTGGAATCAATATGACGGGTGGTACCAACCAACAACAACCTACCAGTGGAATGTTTGGTGTCAAACCAGTAGTTGCTCAACCATTCAAGTTTTGAAACAAACAATTGTTTTTTACCCTTGTCTGATTTGAATTTTTGTCATAACAAATAAATTTCATCAATGAAAAACAATAACATGTGTTTGTAATCTATTTTTAGAATTTATTATAATGAGATCAAATCTGATTGGCCGAGACCTATCTAACCCGTCCGAAAATGAAATGGGATAGATGGTCCGTCATTGAGCCTATGGGAGCTATGACGTCACTATGGAAATTTAACATGGGGCTGCGCATTACTAGGTATTATTTGTAATATATATGCTATATTATGAGCAAAACATGGTGGTATTTTTATTATGTTTTATTTATAAAAAAATGAAAACCAAGGAATATATATGATATTGGTATAAAAAAATATATATAATTATAATGAATTATTGAATTGTTGAATCACTCTGGCAGGGAATGTCTCTTTCATGACCTCTTTGGAATTTGATAACTTGGTGTGTATCACATCCATTGTCAATGAAAATAATGATCTCATGGGATTTTTCACCGGCTGTATGAAGATTGGAAATATATGGTCGTCATCTTCTTCATCACCATCGTGATGACATTCACAATACACTGCCTTCTTGTGAAAGACCGGTAGTATCTTTGTGTCTTCAAAGACTGTCATTATCTCTTTTATGATGTGTGCAGTTTCTGGTTTTCTACCACAGGGTATTAGCAACGAGACTATAAACCCGTTTAGGTCACCATTCATCATAACGGAAAGTCTTGGGTTTTCTAGGTTAACATCACATTTTGATTCAACGTGCACCCTGTGGGAGTTGGGAAACCTTCTCCTGTACAACACAAACAGTCTTCTGATGATTCCAACATCCTTGCCCAATAACGATTCGTCGATATTCACTTCGTAATTGAAGTGGAAGTTTTTCCATAACCGTTCTATTTTGGTAATACTCTCTTCCATCTCCTGTCTAGCCTCTTCTCCATTAGCACACACAAACAGTGGTCTAAGTAATGCTTTTCCCCATTCTTCGCTGGTCGCAATTTCGTCGCTATATCTACCAAATAATTGTTCCATGTAGCTGCTATATTCCACACCTTTGTATTTTATACATCCTATGTGCAGGTTTTCGGAAAAGTTCATCTGTGTGGTATACAAGCTATTATACATCCTGGCGATTTCATTCCATAGTTCATCCCTTCTCGCCGGGTTGTCGAAGAACGTAGGCGATAGAGAAATATAAACGTTCCTGGCACAGAAATAAATATGTATGATTGGATCTTCTGTTGTTTTCATGTCGTCTCCACCCAATATCCAATACACCTTGGCCAATCCCCTAATCCTAGACTGGTAAATGTATTCATCAATGGTATTAGACAACCTTTCCAAAACGTACTTTCTTGGGTTCTTTATTCTAAACGATGGTATGCCATCGCTTTCACATATGATATTGGCCATTTCTCTTCCATCATATTCGGCCCAGCCGTTGCTTATGTCGGCCATGATATTGGAACGAATTTTGTTGATCATTTTACTGGGTAGTATAACCAGTACGCTATCCGCAAAGAGGTGGTTGCGGATGTAATCGCAATCTGTGAATTCCTCCATGATGTCATCCACATGTTCATATCTCACTGCTCCCATTTTCTCGATAATTTCATTGGCCATATCCTCCTCCTCGACTTTATAATATTCGTTCATGTGGTGATAACAGTACAAACACAAAAATCCCATTTTGTGTATGGTATGATTGTTCACATACCGATGCTGCTCCAAATTCTGTTCGAATAACATGGTCATAACCGTGGCCATAAATCTACCCAACCTAGGCACCTTGGCGAATTTCAACTCCTTCACTAGACTTTCCATCTCTATAGCCTCTTCCGATCTTGCCATGTCGGGTTTGGTTAATGAAAACAAATCTTTCAAATAACCATCGTTGACCAGGGCGTCTGCATACATTGTCGTATTTCTATATTTTGAAATGGGTACATCGTAGGTGATGTCGTCAAAGTATTTGTTGATCATGTCTTCATTTTCTTTCGCGATGAAATAATCCAGGTATACCTTTTCACACGCTTTACACGATTCACATGGTAAGATATCTGCCAGATCATGTAAATGGGTGCTGCTGTAATACAATGGGGTTCTGTAGTACTCGTCCATCGTTCAGTTAATGTTTTGAGTTTTAATGTTTAGTACAAGATTTATATATAATAGTTACAGGAGGGGTTTTCCTTGGTGAATAATAATAATTATTCTTGCATACTAATTAGCAAGGAATTAATGATCTTGCAATCTGATTGGACGAGACCGATCCAACCCGTCTGAAAATCTGAGAGGGTAGATGCTCCGTGCTTGAGCCTATGGGAGCTGATGACTAATAACGGGATTTTAACATGGCAATGCGCATTACTAGGTATAAGTTGTAATGTTTATGCTATATTATGAACCTGGTTCCCTGGTCCCATATATAAAATAAAATCTTATAAATCGAACCATGTGTGAATTATACATTGGCAAGTATATTCCAACCCCAAGGGAAAATATAATCTATATATTGACTGAGTATATTGTTATTATATCACAAAACCAAATCTGATGATACGAGCAACGCTTCATATAATTAGTTTAATTAAACTGGCCATATAAAGGCAACAGAAAAATCATGTCCACGGTCAAAATAATCAGCGAAGAAATGTGCGTAGCCTGCTTTGATGAGAACGTGAAATTATACATCTATGATTGTGGACATAAATGTTGCTGTAAAGAATGCTTCGAGCGGGTGGAAAGATGTCCAATGTGTAGACATCTACCGGTTGAAAATATCAAACCATCAACGCATGTTCCAGCCATACCATCAGCACCTTCTTTTGAGCTGATTAATATGGAAGTAGAGACCAGGGAAATACACCCCAGATCGAGCAGAGCTAAATCTATTGCAAAGAGGATGGTTTATGGAATGGGTCCATCATTCCTGGACAAGTTATTTGATTGTAAAAGCGGAAGGGATAGTATGGCATGGGGGAAGATGTGCTGTATATGCACTAAGAAGACCAATGATGAGATGATAAAGAGCAAGATCTGCGAGTCTTATTACTGCAGGGATTGCAGGGATTACCTTTTCCAAGAAAATGGTGCAGATCAACCACTGCCGTTTTGCCCTTGCTGTTTCAAGAAATACAATGGCTTTGAACATGTCTCTGCGCATTAGCGCGTGAATTTGTTGTTTGAAAAATAATAAAATCAATATAAACCGACTTTACCTGTCTCAGTATTATTATTATAACAAAAATGGCAAATTACGATAGTAATGAATGTGTGGTCTGTATGGAAGAGAAACCATTGGTGGTTTTCGAACCATGTATGCATCATAACTGTTGCGAGTCATGCTCTGGTCATGTAAGTAATTGCCCTTACTGTAGAGCTGACATAACAGGTGTTTACCTGGAAGCGAGTGTCAAGGTTAAACTAGAACCATGTGAGCACATTGTCAAACTCATTAAAATTACTGAAAAGAAATGTTCCACATGCGATCAGGACACCACCGGTATGGTGATTGTCGATGGTAAATTGACAAAGACATTCAAGGCGGAAAATTATAGGAATGCTGCTAGGTTGAAGAATATCATAGCCATGTTGATTAAGGCGGCCAAGGCCAGGAATAACAGACCTGGTTTTTTCCGTAAAATGAAGTTTGGAATACCATCCGTGTTTACAAACTACATTCATCTGGATAGTTGCGTTATTTGTAAGAAAGAGATAAAGGAAGAGGTTGGGAAGACATACATGCACGCCTGTTGTACCGCTACAATATGTAAACCATGTGCCAAAGCTATTTTGAAAGCTATGGTGGAAAAGGAAATTACTGAAAATCTACCATTTTGTCCATATTGTTTTACTAAAACACCAATCAAATATGGATTGAATGCAGAAGGAGAATTACTGGATCCACCGTCTGACAGCTTTTCATATTACTATGTCAATGAATATATGAAGATGATAAATAATCAATAAAAAATATTTTGCAAAATTTATTTTATTTATATTTTTTATAAAAAGTGAACAAGAAAAAAATAGTCTATTTCTTTCCCTTGGCGGATTTCTTCAATTCCTGTTTTATCTTTTTCTTCTCCTCACGCTTCTTGGCCATTGCAGCTTTCTTATGAATCTCTGCCAAAGACTTCTTTCTCTCCAATTCGGCAAGGTCAAAAAACACCATCTTCTTAAACCATTCCCTGTTGCATTTTATACTCTCATATACCACTGATGCCTTTCCGGTTTTGTATTCGGATTTAAAGTAATTCTGATCAATGTGCATAATCAACACAGTGTACTTTACATCGGTAAACACAGACCTCTCCTTAAGTAAAATGTCAAATAGGTTGTTGGCAGTGATGGTCTTTGGTATTTCCAGTTTAGAACATATGATGGGATGTATGGGTTCATCCTTATTATATATTGAGCCGATAAATGAATCACGAAGTGCATCGGGCGATGCTGTAAATAGCCAATCCAACATTTCCACGTAAACATGCAGTTGAAATGAATATCCCAACCTTTTGCTCTGCGGCATCCCTTTCAGCTCTGGGTCGTCCAGTATAAAGGGGATGTAGTGTGATTTTATGTCGATGACCTCAATCTCTTTTTTATCCTTGTTCCAAATTATTCTGTCGATTATTCCACGCAGAGATGTGCCGTGTACCAATGTCTTTATTGGTAATTCACAAACCCTACCAGCCACATGTAATTGATTTAGCAATGAAATTGTATTGGCGAGTCTTATAATTTTAAGATCGGCTTCGGTGCAGTAATCAATGTCGATATATTCCTTTTCGTCAGTCTCACATATACTATGTATCTCAATGCCGATGTCCATTATTTCCTTGTTGCTAAGTTCGTATAATCTTGTATTCCCTTTGGTATCCTTGGCGTAGGATTTAACAACACCAGCGTTGATGTAAACACCAACCAGGTCTCTAGTAAATTCAGTAACTGATTTTTCGTGGGACATGTTGACTCTCTGGTTGAAGAAATAAAAATGAATAAAGTGTTATATATGATGCTATATTTATTTACAACAGTGGTAGTAAAAATGCTAAACATTGCTCATAAATTCATCTTCTTTTTCATCTCTATTACTCCAACCTTCCGGATAATGTATCACCTCCCATATACCAGTTGTTGGGTTTTGGTAGGGTCTGTAGAATTCTCTAAATCTAATCATTGGCAATCTAACTCTTGTATACCTTGGCACATCCACCTCTGCCACACATGAATCAAACTGCGGTATTGTTATGGTCATGAACATCTCACTGTCTTCATCTTCTATATTCATCAAGTATAATGGTTCCTCTGTCTTGTTGTTAACCTGCGACGCGCTTATCTTGAAATCTTTTTCTGCATTGTTTATGATGGTACACACCAGACATTGCGACATGGCTTTCACAATAGGGTCGCTCATGGATTTCCCCGCTTCGTCCATGGGATTGTTTATCATGTGTAGAATCAAATTGATTGTCTTTCCTTTAAAAGGTGATGCTGGTAGAACATATGTGAAAATATTCTTGATAGAGTCCGGCATTGCCACAGGCCCTGCACATTTGAATTCCGGATACACTTTTCTGTAATAACACCCCTCCGCTCTACTACACCTAGCATTGAGTTTATCTTCAAGGTCTTTATATGTGGTGTCTCCATCCCCGGCTCTTTTGGTGATTATTGCCTTATATTGCAAGAGGTAATTATCAGCCCTGTTAGGGGTGAGGTTAAAACTTTTGTCAGACATTCTATAAATCCCATGTGATTGTTTGTTTAAATCCCTGACCTCAGGTTCTGTCAATGGATCAATATATGTCGAAACGCGTTTTACAACCTCTTCCAATTCTGGATTCTCTTCCACCAATTCTGCGCTTATTAATTCCCTGCTAAGAGCAGCAGCAGCCCTCAATGTCTCGTCGTTGTATTCCATGCTGCATAATCCAGCATTACTGACATCCCTTACACCTCGGTTGGTGTAAAAATGATAAGCGTCTTTATGATCATTTACCCCGTCAATTCTATCTCCTAAACCCTGTAATCTTGACGGAGCTGATATTTTTGAAGTTCTAAAAGCTGATTGTTTAAACTTGTCGAATTCCATAATTATGGCGCAACTTGTAGACGAATTAATCTTGAGAACTTTTACCAACAAAATGAGATACCATGGATTGGGATTGCGTTATAATAGTTATTGCAATTACGTATTATACGATACCGAGCGCTCATTGGCTGATAGGATAATGGATCCACCAAAATCTATTAATAGAATCCCTGCCCAGCCAATAAGAACTAATATAATAAAAACAGGAACCAGGGATGTAGATCGTAAGGAATTATTGAAATATTCGTTAGAATTGGCCACAGAATTTGACACTGCCAGAAGGGTGTTACTTTCATCTTTAATGATTCTCAGTGACAGGGAAGAAAAAGAGACCAAGTTGATTAATTTTAACAGCAAACCTGGATTTGTGGCCATTGACGAAAGTAATGGTGGTATGATCATGTATGGAATCAACAACCCAATGAAGAGTCAAACAAAAATATACATACCATTGGATGAGAATGACGATAGCAGTGTGCATATAGGTATTTGTTTTGGCAATCCCAAAAGCGAAAAGATATTGTTTTACGATGTCAAAGAGAATGACCCATATGACAATCCACAGTCTGTTTATGATAGAATAGAAGAGATTGAGGAAGGGTCTATATTGGAAGAGTTATTTATTTCTAAAGAAGACACAGACAAACAGGGGGATGAAGATAATGATAATGAGGAGGAGGATGCAGATTTCTTTTTAAAACTTAAAAAGGATATGTATGGTCTCTCAGGCATCCAGGGTTATGCATATACAAACCAGGATATTAATTATAATGTCCCTACCGAATTATTACCTTTGGAGTCGGTAAGACATAGTAAAAACATTGTTCTCTTTAGCGGAGTGGATATGGATAATAATTATGCAGTGTATGCATTGAACATTGGTAAACTCGTTTCTTCCGAGGGTCTAAAGAGACGAGTTTGGGTGGCACCATGGACAAAATTGCTGATAGGAACAGAAGGGGAACTGTTTACTTTTGAGGATAAAGAAAAAATCAATGTTTGTGAATATGATGAGATCGATGGAGCGTGGAAGGTAAAACGGACACTTCACGTATCTGTGTCTGACGGTGTTTCAAATGGAATTAGTAAACTTTTTACACACAAGGATATACCTATTGAACTACTGGAAGAGGTTATAACCGAAGCAGAGAAAGATGTTCAAGAAAATGCTATTGGTAGATCCCAAGATGAGAAAGGAGAAACAAATCAAGAAACATAATATGAAAAGACATCCATTGTCGTCTGCAGGTGTGGATGATGTGAGCATGTTGAAATCATTGACTAAATCATCTATAAACAGAGATATTGTATCAAAAATAATTAAAGAGAGCGCAGGCAGGGAACTACAGGGTCATGAGAAACTTCAGATACAGTCAGCATTAAGAGATATAGAGAGTGCTGAAAATCAAGCAAGAGTGCAACAATGTAACGCAAAATGTATCAGTGAGGTTATGGAGGTCGGAAGAATGGCTGCCATGGCGACCTCTGCGACATTGGTATTGGTAGAACAATCAAAATTGAGTGAAAAGAAATTAGAGAGATCGGAAAAGGTGGCCAAGAGAGTGGGTAAAATAGAATCACTCAATGAAAAATTAGATTTGGCGGGAGGGATAGGAACGAGGATGTATGAAGCGGTGGGTGAATTGACGGACATATTTGATCCCAGCGCGTATTCAGAAGAGAAATCCAATGGAATATTATCTACAAGTCAAGAAAGGATTTTGAATGAAATACAAGCCAAAGTGCAATCTGATGTTTACATGAACCTGCCATCCGTGCCATTGAATTCAACACTGTCTCTAGGGGAGGCAGAAAAGAGCATTACCGAAAAATTATATCTGTAACTTAACATGTATTTTTAAGAAATAAAAAAACCTTATAACATTTTAAAAATGGATTTTATTTGTGCTGCACCAGGGTTTAAATCCATAAGTGCCATAAATTTATTTATGGGTTTATGGAGTGGTAGGAGAAAGGAATTGAAATTAATTTCTTCTTCTCGCTTGTCAGAACTCTTTGACACGCCGAAGAAATATGCGGGATTCTACACTATGTTGAAATCATATAGGACAGATTTAAAATCTGATTATAGAAACTTTTTAGTTAGAGTGGCAGGGAAATATAACGATGTATTATCCATTGCCATACGAATGGAATATAGAATGTATCAAATAGCATTGTTGAGAATGATAAGAGTTTTTGAACACATCCTTGCCAACTGGAGAACATTGTCTAGCAATGATGTACCCACAGCGGAATGTGATGAATATTTCGCCAAGGAATTATTAATCCCTGGTAAAGAAATTTATCACAGTGATGTTGGTATCGAGGTGGTAGCAGACATTCCTCATCTAATATTTATGTATTCATCGGTAAAAGGACAGTTAAAGAGGATGATTCCTACCACTGACAGACCTGTATGTGATCATTTAATGTTTAGAGAGACAGAGGAAGAATTAGACCCATTGGCAGAAGAGGTTGTGGTAGAAAATATGCCAGTTATATTAGACGACAAGGAATTAAATAGGATTGTAGAATACATTGCCCATTTAGCATCTTATCCGGTAATACCACCAGATCTGGCAGGGAATGTACTAACAACACATGGGTTTGATGAATATGAGGCGTTAGAATTGAAAGATATGAGCAAGGATAATAGAAGTAGAGTTGTTGGATTGGCCGATGATAGGGTCTGTGTGGCATGCAAGGTAGATAGCTTGGCCATTGGCCATACAGATATCATAGAGCAGGACAGGAGAATGGTTTGTAACTGCGCTGTTAAGATTAACAGAGATGTTTACAGTGATGAGGGTGATGATCTAATAACCACGCTGGCTACGACTAAGGCATCGATGAAGGTTAGAAATCTTGTTATGAATGGTAAAGGCGGCTGCCAATGTAAGAGTCATGGATCTGTTATGAATGCTGCAGTCAATCGTTTCACCGAGGTTCTGCGCAGCTTACACGTGTTTTGAATGGTATATAAGGAGAGTGGATAGGCAGATCAAATCATTAAAACTCAAGCTTTCACAGCAACAAGAAGAAATACTTTTACGGTATAAATTATCAACTCAAACTATTTTTTTTAAAAATGGATTCAGAATTAGTGTCATACCTTGCCGAGCAAACTGCTGAACCAAGATTGGTCATTGATGAGGATGAAGTACAGGTTTACAGACCAGTTGGGCAAGGTGCTAAGAGGAGAATAAACTCGGAAGAGAGTGATGTCAGTGAGGATGGTAATAGTAAACCCAAGAGGGTTAGACGTAGCAGTGTTGAAATTATATTCAGAGAGATAAAAAAGAACAATGAGAAGAAACTCAAGGATGATTTTAAGGCTAGCGACTATGAGGAACTGGAAGATGATGACGATGATGAAAGCATTGAGGAAGAATCGGATAGTGAATTTGAAGGGGAATCTTCAAGTGACGAGGAAGAATCTTCATATGATTCTGACAGCGATTACGACTCTGAAACAGAACCAGAAGATAGTGACGATGACTTTGAAGCGCCAGTGGTCAAAATTCCAGAAGATAGACAAGTTCTATCTGCAAAGAGGAGATGTACCAGAAGCCTTGGGGTCATAGTTAAAACTGTAGAAGAGGTGACCCATGAAAACAGACTGAAAGTTAATTCCATGAGCGTTTGCGATTTGCCGATTGATAACATGGCCGACCTCAAAGTAGAACATATTAAATTCTACAAAAGGAACACAACTTTCACGGAGGAAGAATTGGCAGAAATTGAAGAGGATTTACTTGCAGAGGTTAAGGCCAGGTATAACAACATGAAGGGTGACTTTAGACGGAGTAAAACAATAGAAACAACTGAGGATGACAAAAAGGCTGGGGAGGTAAATAAATATGACATAGACGACGATTTTATTGAGAAGACAGAAAGTGATGAGGAAGAGGAAATAACTGAAGATGACAGTTCAGAACAGGAAACGGTTGTTGTCGAACCAGTCGATGAATGATTTTGATAAAAAATGACACTATTGATTTTGTTTACATATATCTTTATTTATAAATAAAAACTAGTCAGCTAACAATGCAGTTTTATCTAGTTTCTTCTCATGTAATCTTTTTTTCTTGGGTGATGGCATATCAATAACAACAGATGCTGAATTTGCTGCTGGTATTATTGGTTGATCATGGGTTTTATCACCGACAACTTGTAAGATGGTGTTTATCATTTTCCCTTTCTCTTTCTTGGTGGTAATGTCGATAACGGCATCTTTGAGATCATCAATTGATGAGTTTATTGGTAGACACCCAGATAACACCTTGGCTCTAAATTCAGTTACATATGATTCTCTGTTGAGAGGGATTATATCCCCATACATGTGGTTTATAGTTTCACCAGAATCTAACATGGTGTGATTTAGCCATATGTCTACAAGGGCTGCTCTCGTTTCATCCTTGATCCAATTGTTGTGACACAGATTTCTCAATACCATATCGGCATAACCCTTTTCATATCCCATATCTTGTAGAAATGTTAATATGGATGCAAGGTTATTTTCTGCGCCATCATACATGTTGTCAATATCATCTTTTAGTAACCCCCATTCCGTATCGTCCCATTCTTGCATACCATACATGGATGCCCACATCTGTTTTCTTTTGGCGTGTGATTCTGGTTTATATTTCTTGTCTGACACACTGTCTATGTATCCCGATAGACTCAATATACACTCTTCTTGTCGTGTGTAGAATTCCATCTCTATCCTCAAAATCATATCGAAGAGCTTTTTCAGCCAACCAAACATGGTTTTTATTGTATTGATTTTTTTAAAATAAACAACTGTAAGATTCAAGGTCTATATTGAGAATTTTATTAAGCAGACAACTAGAATAGTGAATAACAAAGCAAATGACACGACACCAATTCCGGCATAGCTTAAAGTTTTAAAAGGCGCAAGGTTAAGTTCTGGCCATGTATAAATATCGACGGTTTCTCCATCTCTAGTCTTTAACCTTATCAAAAACCGTCGCATAATGTCAGATTTAGATAAAACCACTGTATCCTCTTCGGGTGAAGGTGCGTTGGTTGTAGGGATAGATCTGGGTGGTTCAACTGGTACATCTGGTGGTGGGATAGGCGCCCTACCGATGGATGGTGCAGGTGTTGTTGTAATCTTATTTACAATTATACCAACTATACCAGGCGCTTGTGGAGCAGAGGTGGTGGGAGAATCATCTAATACATCCGTATCATTGATAAATGTAGAATTTACCGGTTCATTTACAACAGGGGTATCATCTGTTAAATTCACAGCCTCCGGTGTGATCACATCACTTGGTGGCAATGTGGCATTGGTAATGGGCGCCAAAGGTGCTGCTGTGGTATTAATAACGATAGGTGGAGGAGGAGCTTGTGTGGTGGTTGGCGGGGGTGGAGGAGCTTGAGTGGTGGTGGGTGGTGGAGGAGGCGCCTGAGTGGTAGTTGGTGGCGGTGGTGGTGAATCGAATGTTAATGAATTCACACTTTTATATCCCAAGAATTCACACGTGTAAGGTGTATCGTAAATCTTTGGCACTTCAAATTCTATAGTTGCTTTAAGTGTGTTGTTGGAATACCGCTCACCACATCTGTTGGCTCTTTGTTTACATCCGCAAGGGTTAATATCAACCCTGTCAATATCCTTAACATATTCACATGATATATTAGGTTGGTCGACGCAGAACCTTTCTATTGCCTTTTTGATTGTTGCGGGATAAACCGATTTGTGGTGGGTTTCACGACTACAACCCACATCTGTTATGGTGTTCATTGTATATTTACTTCCCTCTGTGTCCATACCGCTATCGGGGAATATTCTTAAAGTATAATCTCTTATATTGCTTGACCTTTTTTGATGAAAGACGAAAACATGTTCTTCTCCGTCATCGGTGTTATTACTAGGCGTCCAAACTCGATTAAAAACGCGTTTATCCCCGATGAATTTTATCACTGTGACATAACATCCATTCACCGGCAAAGGTGTAAATCCACTCATGTCCAACATCTTTCTGTAGTTTCTTATCAATATCATTTTGATTTCTCCACCTATAATACCTCGCATGTCTATATTCGGTCCTTTCCTGACACTGAGACGCTTATAGTTCATGATTCCCGTCAGGTATTCACTTACTATATGTCCGACAACAATTGGGGTATATTTAAAAATAGCCGTGGTAAGGTCTAATCCCAAAAGATATCCCAGTCTATTATCCAGGTACATAAACTGTTTTCCTGTAAATCCAGATGGTATATACCAAGGGACTGATTGAGGAACGGTTCTACTTCTCTGTGAACACCTGGTCCTACTGAAACATCGTAATCTACTTCCATAAACGAGGTTATTTCCATACACTGTTCCTTTGGTGCAAAAGGGCTGAATGCAATCTTCCTGGGGAGTGGTTTTAACCTCGTTTAAATTACATTTTCTCATAACACCGGCAGATTCTGAATCTGTGTAACGGCTGTATATATCATCCTCGATTAACTTATTGCTATCGTTTGTATAAACACCGACCATGAATCTAGGGTTTATATTTCTGCCAATTTTGCTGGCATGGGTGTTTACAGTGCTCAAATCTACATTTCCAAACCCACAACCGACGGTGATATTATCACCGTCTTTTATAAGTTTAATTGTAACTATATTATTATTGCCAATTAAAGCAAACGGTGCCATTACCGCCTCTGCATATTTTGGGTTGTAATTTATGGCGTCTCTAAGACCAACGTACACATATCGAAGTCTGTATAAATCAAATGCGGACATGTTAAGACCTGATAAAAACATCCTGACATGATAAGTGCCGTAGGTTATTACATTGCAAGTGATATTGAACGATCCAGATCTGAGGCTGCATACACTGGCAACATATCTTACTTCTTGTAATTTAGTAGAATCGTTAAATATTGACAGGGTGGATATCCCGTTTAAATTTTTGTCTATGATGTTTAGCACAACACTCCCCTCATATTCTGACAAGTACAAAGATTCGGTCAACATATTCGCCTGTGTTTTTGTTAAAAACCAAGCGAGTAATAATATTATGGATTTCATAATGATCATAGTTCGTAATGTGTGTGGTTTCTTCTTCAATATCAGATTTAAAAATGACTAGATTAGTTAACTTTACATATCTTTTATTGTAAATGTAAAAATTAATAACTGCTAAGTTTACAATCAGGAAATAGTCTTTTATGTTCCTCTTTGGGGTTATCACCAGCCTCCCATTCATAAAGCTCGTTCCCACATTGGTGGCAGGCACATCTATCTTCAATGCCGGTATAGAACAATCCCGCTGCAACCAAGTCCATCTTTCTCACTATGTTCTCATAGCGCCAATTTTTGAAACTTTTCAATCTCTCGGCATCGAGGTGATATCCTGGATGCCGATATTTTCCAACAGGACATTTGGGGAAATGTCGTCTGTGTTCGTATGAAATTCTATGCGTGTCTTCTTCTAAAAATCCCGAAATTACACCTCCACAGTGTACACATTGTATCTTATCATTTATACCAATGTAGTAAAAGTAGTTTTCTATCATGTTCTTCGTCATAACTGGATTGTTCTTGTGTGGCCACCGATGGTCATCGAAGCTCTTTATTCTGAGTTCCTTGGATTCTCTCAAAGGTCTCATTCTCTCATATGGTGATATTGGTACTATATCCATGTTTGGTGTTTTATCTATTGACTGAATGGTATACCACGAGTTATGCTTTTATAGGATAAAATATCCTTTTGAAATTTCAGCCAATTATATTGATTCACACCACACAACCCCGCAGTTATAGCCCAATCAAAAACAGCCCTATCCTTTTCATGTCTTGTGAGTAATTCATTGATGTATCTATATGTATATATGACAGCCCCTAAAATCTGCGACGATGTTAGTTCTTGTCCTTGGTGGTTTTTTAGTAAGATTTGTAGTGCCATTTCTAATGGTGTGTCCATGTCTGGTTTCATAAAAGCAAATTCTTTCATACCATCGGCAATGTATGCCGCACGTATACAAGGTGCAAAATCTACATCTTCTTTTAACAGTTTTAATATAAACGTCATTCTATCAACAAATAATTTCTTAGTTGTAGCCATTTTTTACTCGTCAGCAAGCACTGATAATAAGTATTCTAAATCTGTTTTGAATACGTTATACGGTGATGCACGATAAATTCCCTGTTTGATATATCGGTTGACGAATCCAAGTTCTCTGTTTCCTTTCACAACACCAGATAACTCTGTGACAACCTCGGCTCTACCAGCATATTGTATGGCATCTTCATCAGTTAACAGGTCTCCCATGAGCTTTCTGTAAACATATTTCGACACAGCCGGACTGGTCAAAAGGATTAATATGGCCTTGATGTTTTCTGCAATCTCATAGCCATCTCTTCTGTTTTGTAGATATATGTCTAAGAATTTGGGAACATCTCTTTCATATAAATCAGAGAGACATATTAAAAGATAATCTTCAACCGTGTACTTCTCAGAGATGACACCTAGCCCGTGGTGTTTCTGCATGTATCCGTCGATTACATCTTTTACCTTTAACGGCACTGGTTTAGAAAATGGTCCATCTCTTAACGTCTCTAATGTGGCGGCTGTTGGTATGTTTTTGTTTGTAAGTGTGTTATACACGTAAATGTAAAACACCATGGCATCGTCCAGGTAATATTTGTCACTCACTGTAAGTTCTAGGTTGACAGATTCTAACACAGAATCATCCTCCCCCATTGTTATAGAAGCAAATTTACACTCCACAGGCTCCACATTACCATTGACCAACATATTTAATGTGTTGTCAGATTTGCTAACCTCTTTCATCAAGGTGTTAAATCGGTGATCTTCTAAAATGGTCTTTATGGTATCTGTCATGCCAACCCCATCATCATCCCTTTCTATGAAATCAAGGGAATACCTCTCTGACACCCTTTCAATGGTTGTAATTTCGATTGTGTTTTGAGTAAAGAACATGGTTTTATACTTCCTTCTCAATGCATCATACACAACATACATATCATCTTGAGGATCCACCCATGAACCTTTGTAGTTGTAAACTCGGTCAGTTGTTATAATGGGGCCAACACGTCTTTTCTTCCTTTCTGATCTGGTTGTGGGAATATTATTGTCGTATGATGGTGACTCCTTTTCCACCTTGTCTACTCTATTCAACATTCTTTCGAGCCGATAATATGACCCCTTGTTTATATCGATATACTTTAACAAATGACATATATCTGTAATTAACGGCATGGAAAGTTGGCGGGTGTCCGAAGCCCTTGTTTGGTCTCCTATCAATAGATTGACATACTCTAGAAGATTAGTATATCCCTCGTAATACACTGTGTCCCACAAACCATAATGAGGTATGTCATCTTCTTCCATATAAGCAGATAAAATCTCCTCGTATCTATCTCTTATTGGTTCTATCAGCTCTTTTTCATAAAGGTCGTATACATCATCCGTCAAAACAGCGAAAGCGTGTATTGCTCTCATACATCGCAAAATCTCGTCGTAATCTCCAGTTCTAAAATTCATGAGTTCAGGGTTTACCTTGGCCACTCTATTTACTATATGAACAAATATGATATCGTATGTCCTGTGAATTTCAGACAGACCTGTGTCCGAATAAGTATTCCATAGAGTTTTAAGCCAGCCAAGGTCATATATGTCAAACCATCTGGCAAAGACATCTGCCAACCTCAAGCCAAGAGGGAGCCTTTTGGCAGGATCTAATTTTATTTTACTTTCGTTTCTGTCAGAGAAAGGTGCCTCATGATCGCGCCTTATAGAAATTAAATCCAATAATGGATGTGTTACAACATTGTTGTAGAATTGAAAGTAAAAGAACCTTCTAATTATATCACCAGGTAAAGATGCGTTGTAAGTCGCACTTCCGTATTCTAACAGGTCATCTTCATCCAGTTTATCTCTCCATGCCTGTGCTGATAATTGCTTGAGACCGCTATCACCGCTGAATTTGTGTTTTTTATAAAAATATTCCCCTATCCCGGGTGTTATTTTCTTTATATACTCTCCATTCGAAGGAAAAGACTTAAACAAGCCAGATCCTTTATTAATACGTCCACGATAAAAACTCATAATTATGGTTCAAGGTTATATTCACGGTTTGGATAGTTACAACATAAATGAAGCCTCTTTATTAATAAGAAGTGACTTAGTGAAGGTGGTTGAGGCTATAACTGGAAATAACGATGCGAGTTATATCTTTTTGCTCATAATAATCACCATCATTTTTGCATTGACCATGTACACCTCGGTGCAGGTTTTAATTAGAACCATGAGGACAACGATCAGCAAAAGTGTCATGGATGATAATCTGAAGAAGAAATATGGTTTTGAGAGAATGAGGAACAAGAAAAGGAAGAAGAGAAGTAATGCCACAGACACAGCAATATTAATGAATACCATGTTGGACGATGACAGCACAGATGAATTTTAAATCACATGCATGTATCTATGATAATTTTTGTTTCCATATTTTCAATAAAATATATCATGGCCACCAAGTATACTATGAGAGTTTTAATCCCCAAGTATGGGAAGGGAATGAAAACAGAATATTTTTATAATATGATCAAAGAGAGCAGACCAAATGCATCGCCATTGAAAATTACGGAGAGCTACGGCAGGGATGCACATCTCAATTTATATGCCTTGTCTACATCACAATCTTTAATGTTGACCTATGGCAAGGATGAATTCTGGAAAATTATAGAAAACAAATTAGGGAATGAGGTGAACGAAACTATAGACCTCGATGATCTATACCCGTCTAGATATAGGATGAGATTTGTATTTAAAGATTTAATCTCATCTGACAATGATTTGTACATGGATACCAAATTCTCGGACAAAATAACAAGCACCAAGCAGCAGAAGAAATGGGTAAAGGAGAGTGTAAAGAAAACAAAAAATAAGCTAGAAGAGATAAGCCATTCTGCCAAGTTGTGGAACGCCACCATATACATGGACATACTAAAAGATGATAATATGGAATTATACGATGACAAGACTGTCACCAAAATTAAAAAACAGGGCAAGGTAAAACAACTACCCGTATATTGCCATATGGATAAATCGGTGAATCAATACACCAACGAGATTGTAGCTAAAAGGAAAAATCCAATAGAAATTGTAGACAAAAAAGACGTCTCTGTTGCACCATTGCGTTTTAACGCTTTTATGGCAACAATACAACAGAAATTCGTCACAGGGAATAAAAAGGATCCCTTTTGGGCAAACATAACAGAAGAATACCTCACATCTGTTATAGGAGAGTCTGAGCTCATATTCCCTGCCAAGTTTAAGGTTATAATGGAATTGGAGAACCTTACAGATCCAGACGAGGACAAGAAAATAGAGTCTACCATTTCTAATACTGTTTACAATAGAGAAGAGATGGTAAACATGTTAGATATTCTCATACAGATGTTAATTGTAAGATTGAACGAAGAGAGTCATCCGGGAAAGATATGGAATGTCAAAGCAACAATCGTGGGGATACGGGAGATGTACGACGATGTGAAAACAATTAAACATTTCTTGGTGTAAAAGATAAATGACAATTATATTGTTTTATGTACATTGTTTATTTAGCAAATAAAATTCATATATAAATCAAATTATACTGTCCATGTTATTTTTTCTACATTGTTAGGGTCAGTGAAAAATCGTGGTTGGGGCGAATATGAGTTTCCTTGGCGCCTGTTATGGTTCCAACGGTTGGCATTTTGAATTCCACCCATGTGTTGGCAGCATGTTTGATCGCCGTCAAAAACGATCTCATGAAAAATATATTTTTCAAATACTCCTCGCTCTTTGATGCTCCTTCCATGGTATCAAATTCTTGCGATGGATGAAGAGTGAAATTGGCACCAACAGCACTCCATGATTTAAACAGGTTGTTATATCTTGAAGATGTGCCTTTTGGTGATTCTATCAGGTGCATTATCCAATTTTTAGAAATGAATCGGAAAATGCCGAGCTTGACCTCCTCGGGTGTAGAATATCTGTTATGGTTATAGTATGCTGCTACTAATCTCTTCCAAAAGAAATTACTTGACAGCTGATCACCGAGAGCCTTAACACCAAGAGCGGTGCTGAAATTTTTTTCTGCTACAGACTCGGTGTTTACCTTTTTCAATGGTACAGCCGTGGAGAGTTCATGTAAGAGAATCATGTCGTCAATGAATTGCGATAGCTCTGCCTGGATAAATGTCTTTTCATAGACCTCGGGTGGAAACACATTACCCTCAAACATGGTGGTCTGCATGGCTTTATCTGTCAGTGGTGGTAAAACCCAGAGTTTGTCGTTTATATGTAAATCAGTGGTGCCCGTGTTATAAATGGTAACGGGATAAGCGGATGTGTTTATTACACCTTTATTCGCGAGCACACCTGGTTTGATGGCTTTACATCTCAGTAAGTCTTTCATCCAATGAATGTTAATACCATGGTCAAACTGAGCAGTATGACCAATTATGTTAGCTCCTGCTGCTGTTTTCAGCACAAACGTTCCATTTAATCCATTCTCCATTTCTTCCGCTGTGTTTATTTATCAGTAAGATATTATCAGTCGTAAGATGAATTGTATGCAATAACCATATGGAATTGGGGTTCGTAACCAAGATGTAGGAAAAGTGGCAGCAAAGAGTTATGTGGTTAAAAATCACATCCAATGGCACATTATCGGTTGGGCGGATAAAATAATTGTAGACCGTCTTCAAGGTTGAATAGAGCTCATCTGCATGCTTTAAGAATGGTGTGTATTGGCTACAACGTTTAAATAGATCTCCTCCGACATGTTTGATAAAATTCATGCCTGGGAAGCTTGTTTCTATTTCGTTTATGAGCCCAGCAGTTTTGTTGTAATCAGTATTATCCTCTTGTATCTTCCTTGCTGAAAAGACATCCATCTCACCCAGGCTAATTCCTATAATATTAGACCCCGCCAAACGTCTATCGCGTTTAGACAATAAATCTCTTATCATATGACCAGTACCTTTTCTAATAATTTCCCAACCAGCTTTACATAATTCACAATTGTCTTTGTTGTCACAATGTAATCTATAACAGAGCATATGAATATGAAGCTCTTCAAATTCTGGTGCTGTGTACTGTGCCATGATTTTGGATAGAATGATATAAAACCATAAGATTCATGTTAATTATATATACAGTTTTATTGTGCCAAGGTAAAAAATATAAAACGTAAATGAATGATCGACATGGTCATTGGTCTGTCACTTTAGGCAAGGAATTCATCGTCTTCATCCATTCCCATGTTTACTGCTGACATTTTCAATGGTTGATATTCAACTGACTTCGATGCCTTGCCGGTGATGTATCGTTTCAGGTTCTTGAAGTTGTATGGTCGTATACAGTTGCATCCCAGGATTATCAGTAATGAAATAAACATTATAACAAAAATTGCCAATACTGTTGCACCAATCCCAATAATCTGTGGTTGGTATTCTGTTAGCATTTCATTTAATTTTGACATGATTTGAACCATGAGTGTATGGGTAATCTGTGCACCCAAATCCTCTTCAACAAGAGTCTGGTTTGTACCAGGAGCTACTGTTGTATTATCACCCATTGTTTAGTTTTTATATTTTTATAAATCCGTCACCTTTTAAAAAATCACAAATATTTTTGCTGCTTAAGAGCGCCTTTTTGAACGTAATCGTACTGATTTCTTGAATTGAAGCTTCTTTACGTTGTTGGTAGAAAAATTATTATTTTTAACGAGTAATTCTTCCTTTTTCGATTTCTTCGGTGCTGTCTGGTCAAGGCTTGCTTCTCTGGGTTTAGTTTCTTCCTCTTCATCCATAGGCGAGTCAAATTCTTCCGCCATAGAATTATAAAATTCTATATCGACATCTGTAATTTTGGATGTAGATGGAGCTGGTTCGTTAAAGGTTTGAGCTGGTGGATCGCAGAATTCATCATCTTCCTTTAACATCTTTTTGTCCCGGTCTTCAAATAGAAACTGGTCAAATATGTTCACCTCTGGTGCTTCCTGGTTTAAAAATCCCATAAGCTTATTATTTTTATGCAGCCACATCAATGACATCTCTAAAGATATTGCTTCAAAATTCATGTTGTTATATTTTTTTATTCTTGCTGTGTTAATTCGTCTGTATCGGTTGATATCTTAGTAGCATCTGATGTGTCGACTGGTTGGCTGCCTGGTTTTATAGGAGATTCCTCGTCCATTACAACTCCTCGGCGTCTCGCTCTTATAGGTGCAGCACGTGATTGTTTTAAGGTCTCCATGTCTTCAGGAGTACTTGTTATATCCAACTCATCATCCTCATTGTCAGATTCATCCAATAATTTCACCTCTTCATAACTTGGTAGATCTTCTACTGATTCGGTAACTGGCTCTTTTAATAATTTTTCCTCCTCCTCTGTTGTAACCACAATCTTTCTTTTCTTTTTGGGAGTGATATTAATTCTAGGTCCACGCGTGGCCGCTGTTAACCCAGAAAAATCTTTGGGTGTTGTTCTGACCCATGTTCTAGTACGCGCAGATTCACTTTCAGCCTCTTCATCATCCGAAATTTTGCGCTTGGTCGCCACTCTTTTTTCAATAACATTTATGGTTTTATCTACTATATCTATAAACACCTCGGGAGGTAACGTTGGATCAATTATAAAAGCTCCACCATCTCCATCCCCCCCAACTCCCTCCCCTAACTCCTCCAATTGTGAATCTATAGCTACCATTATATCATCAACATCTTCCGATTTAAACCTTGGGTCTTCTAAGGGTAAATCATCAACCGTTAACCTATCTGAAAATGGTTCAGGAAATCCTTGGCCAACTTCAACCTCTCCCATTTTTTCATCTTCATCAATTATAACAAATGGTTTTTCTTCCTCCTCTGGCTCTTCAACTATCACTTCATCAGCTGGTTTTTTAATAACTAGTTTAGGAGGTGTTATAGCTGGTGTGTCTGGTGTTATAGGTTCAAAGAATGGATAAGGTCTCTCACCAATACCAGGTCGTGGAGGCACCTGGGTTGGTATAATGTTAACGGGTGGTTGAGATGGTATTGGGGAAGGTTGTGTGGGAGGCTCCTGTGGAATGGTTGTTGGTGATGGTGGTGATACAACAGCAGGAGAAGGTGGAACAATCTGTTTAGGCACTTCTTCAGGTGTTTTGGGTTGTTCTATGACCGGAGGTGTTGGCACGACAACTTCCTTGGGCTCCACAATTAATTTGGGTGGTTGTAAAATCGATTTAGGCGGTTCTTGAGGTGTTGGAGGTGCTGGTAAAGGTAGTGGGGGTTGAATTGGAAGTATGGGTGGTGATTCTATCTCCTCTATAATTGGACCACCTGACGTCACCTCCATAATCTGCGGTTGCGGTCCGGGTAAACCGGGAATGGGCAAATCTATATCGGGTGCAGACATTGGTGATTCTCCAACTGGTACTAGATTTTGCCCAGGGACTATTTCTACCATTGGTTGATCAACAGTAGCCACAGTTTGCACTGGTGGTGGAGGTGTTGGTTCTTCCTCTTCCTCTTCCTCTGTTATCAATTCTTCTATGGGTATTTCAGGAATGTCGCTTTGTACCACTGTTATAGCCGCTCTTTCGTTTGCTATTACAGGTTCTGTAACATCGGGTGTTATTGTAATTTCTTCATCGGCTATATCTTCATATTCTTCCTCATCAGGAGGTGGGGGAGGTGGAGGACCACCACCGGAATCAGATCGATCACCCTTAACAAATTTATTGACAGTAATGTATCTCCTCTCTGGATCTTGCTTAAATCTACCAGCCATGTTTTCAGAAGTGTTTAAGTTATATTCCTTGAAAATCTCTGCCAGTTGGTCCACTCCATTCTCATAAATCTTTTTGCCAATTATAATATCGTCAGAGTTATTTTCAAATCTGAGTTCACCGTTAAACAGATTGATCATGTCAGATCTCGTTTTTATCGCCTTTCCGCGTAGTAGAAAATAACCATAGACATGTGGTGATTTTTTCGCATATGTTCTAAAGATGATCTCACATAAATCCATCTTATTCATAAAACCCCCATCCATCAATTTATTATAAAAGAAACTAAAATCCACAGTTATCTTTTCTTGATTGATCGAGAGAATATTATCCTCTTCATCATCCTCTTCTATTTTAAATTTCAAATTATATCGGGTAGTGCCATCCTCTCTCCCTGTTTCATATTTTTTAATAAACTTTGGGTCCATGAAATATGGTTGTCTGACCAGGGAATTATTATCCTTTCTATCTTCTGAAAAATTTGATCCAATTGCCACTTGGAAGGGAACACAACAGATATCATCCCTATCCACATATTGATCCACAAAGAAATTGGTTATGGTTTTATCTCTATACGTGGTTATTTCAAACATCCATAAAAGGACGTCTCTTATCCTATCTATATCCCATTTATCGTCTTTGGGCATGTTTACCATTATACCTGTCACTTTTTGCTTTAATCCATAGTGTAGGAAGCCGTCTACTATAGACTTAAACGTGAAAGGAAGATCTTTAAGAGGTCCGTTAAAGGTGGGATCTCTTAACATACCCATACTATCAAACACCGTTCCAAAGGGGTGTCCTTCTCCTGTGATTATCGTTTTGTATTCACCATTCACATACAAATCAATCACTTTCTTCCTTGTCAATATTTCTTCTGCAGAAATACAATGTCCTCCGAAACAAGGTGAAAATCGATATGTTATCTCTTCAGTGAGATCACCATACATGGTATTGGTGAGCCAATCTGCACTGCTCTTTGTGTTAAAAGGAGCTGCCGCCCATATGTATCTATCCACGGAATATATTTCCGATGATATAAATACATTTTCAGCCGCAGTGCTGGCTGATGGATCTTTTGCAATAATGGTGAGGCACGCAACTCTATTCCCCAAGTAATCAAATAGAATTTTGGGTTCTTCATAGTTATGCGCCCAGGCAAATACTTTTATGCAATCATATGTGTTTTGCATTTTAACTAATCCTGGATTCATTATTCTATTAAACCCGGGTCTGCTCCATTCCTTGTCTGTTGGTATTGTTAGTGGTGTTTTGTTTATAAAATCACTCAGGATGGCAATGAGGAAATTCAGATACGGCGAGAGTTTGTCATAACCATCCATATTAATCAATGTGTTAATGAGATCCCTTGAATAATTTCGTATCTCTTCTTTGTTCGCTTTAGCAGCAAGGTCTTTGGCTATCCTGTGTATATAATTTGTCTTTTCTTTTTTGTTGAACCCTGGTGCAAATGTCGAGCTCTTCATGTCAAAGTAGTTTAAAAACTTGTAAATTCCTTCATTGACCTTTGTGACATATCTTTGCATAATCCAATGAGATTGCAAAGGAAAAACATCTTTGTATTTTCTCGGGTCAGATCTAAAAATATCTGGTAAGGGGTATTCTCTGTTATAATTCACATTGTTGTTTTTATAGCTGTTGTTAACAGCCGTAACATCTGATGACCACCATCTTTTAATTAAACTATCCGGTAGGTTTAATCCATTGTTATGTTTCTTATCTACCCTCTTAGGGTCAAAAACAACATCTGTAGACATTTTGTTTTTATATATAATTTATTTTCAATTACAAAAAGCAAAATAATACAAAACTATACTTCGGCATGTATGTACAACATCTGCTGACCCTCTCCGGTTGATGTCATCTGTTGGCGTGATAGCTTCATTTTCACTCGAAACTTTAAACATAGTATTATCGACATGGTCAATATAGTTATTACTACCACACCCAATACGGTATACGACATGTAATAATAAAATCTATTCACACCTTTATACATGTACTCAGTGTCATAATGTGGTGTTTCTGGAGGGGCATTTTGCGGCACTCTTAATTTTATTCTGGTCATCGTTTTGCTCAATTCCTTGGTAACAGTATTTGTTTCTGCAATATTGGGTAGAGTACAATATGCTCTTACCGAAAGACCGGGTGTGTTTTTAAACAGATTGCTAAAATAAATATCCTTGATTGTATATCTTATGCCCTTGTCCAATCCATTCACTTGCGGTAATAATTCACATTCTGTATTTGCTAAACCGGAACAAGGACCTTTTGTTCTTCCTCGCATTGCTATAGTATGTTTTACCGACGATGAAAACACACCCGAATAAACAATGACCAATTTAACAGTTTCCACTTCTGGAAATGACGTGCATGTGGCTGGGTTGGTATCCATGGATGACTGTAGATATTCTGGTATAGTACAGTCAAACACAAAAGATTGCGGTATACCCGTTGAATCCACCGCAATATCAATTGGGTAATGTCGTGGAGGTGTAATACATCCCTGGCCAAGAGTGTCCACTTGAGCCGTGTCAATTTGGTTTATTGATAGTTCATTGATTTGATACCCCGTCCTCAATTTAAGGCTGTTAACATATTCATCCCTAAGGTTTGTTGCCAAAACCACCTTTATACCATTGTCTGTAGGAATACAATATGCCACGTTTCCATCCATGTGTGAATCCATTGGTATAGGGTCTTCCGAATAAGTAATAGTTTTTAATCCATCAATAATAGCCGTTCCTTGGCTGCTACAAACCACAGAATATAGTAAATCAGCCTCGTTGTTTGATAATAGTTCAATTTTGACATTGTCTACACTGGGACAATCATTTGGCCATGTGACATCTGTTGTAAATATTTTATTCCCTATCCTTTTAACATTATATTGGTAATTAGATCCAGTGCATAAAACTTGTTTATCTGTCGTTATCCATGATGAAAAATCTGTGATGGTGGCTGTTTTTAAAATGTTAATTTTTCCATAGGAACATGTGGCGCTCGTTGGTTTAATTTCATTTTCTGGGAAATATGTTTTAAAGAATGTGTGTGTGTATCCATCGCTTATGTAATCAAACAGTTCATCTTCCGGCAATACAGTATTTTTGTATAATTCCGGTTGATTGGTAAAGGCGTTTGTATAAAAAGATGCCCTCTCAATTTTAAATTCGCCGCCAAAAATAGGTCCATTGGTTTTCTGCCAAATCACACGTTTTGATTTATATGTCTTTCCCGTTGCCTCTGGTTCACTATCTAATCCCAACTCACTCTGTGTTTTGGGAGGGTCATATATCCAATCCATTATTATGTTAATTGAAATCGATGATTCAGACAGGCAAGCTGTTGGTATGTCTTTACATTCAATTATATATCTTTTTTCCGGTGCGGCTGTCAAATCCTTTACAGTTGTAAATATGGGTGTTGGTAGGTAATTCAATAAATCATCTGAAAAATCAATAAACGGTGTTGTGCTTCCACCACATGCAAAATTGGCAGCCATAATCTTTGCCTTTTTTATCGGACTTCTAAATCCCATAGATTCACACCACATTGTACTCTCTCTGTTGTTAGATCCTGTTAATACCAATGGAAAGGTATTAGGTTGGTAAATTGTTCCAAGTGTGTTTATGGCATTGGTAAATGAATATCTATTACAGGTGTTTACAACTTGTCCACAATGACATTTCACATCACTGTTTGTTATTTCTGCAATGGGAAATTTCCTGGCCATTGTAGAACCCATGTTTAAATCTGTATTTATATGCGTTATTAAATTATCTGCTATCCCATCCGTGTATCCTTTGACATTAAAATCTGCCTGCACTAAATTTTCTACATTATCTTGTACACATTCCGATGAATATTTTGCGTTAGAAGCGGCAAGTATGGTATTGGTTAACTTTGTATCGATGGGTTGTTCAACAACAACCATATCTCTTAGTTTGTTATATCTTCTATAATCAGAAAAACAATAATAATATGAGCCCATACATCTGTAATCCATATCTCTTCCATAAACAGCATCTCTATACTGTGAATGTATTTTCCTCCGTAAATAAAAAGTGTAATCTTCTATTGTAACCACTTTAAACGCTCTATTATCGTCTGTGTTTAAACATCTACTGGGTGCATCAATGGTATCGATCCAACAGCCCTTCTGCATAATGACTATAGCCTTATAGAAAAATGGCTTATGAGAATTACAAGAAACCTCGGCGATTTTATTTTGATCCAGTTTTAACATCTTAATTTCCATGCGGTTAAAACTCACCATTGCCTCTGCAACCTCTTTGTATAAGTCGGAAATAAGATTGTGTGTTGGAATGACCACTCTTAAGGGCATTCCCGTTCTTACTCCAGTATATATGGCGCCTATTTTACTGGGCATTTCCAATAAAATCCTTTCCGTTTGAAAATCCATATCTTCCTCCCAATTTAAAGTTAAATCATATTCTTCCGTTGGGTTAATTAATCCACCATGAAGAGATAATTTGTTAACACCAGCCAATATATGACCATTGTCCGATATAAATTGAGCACTGCCGATAAAGTCATATCTAAAACATTGCGTGTCATGTTGAAGTTGATTAATAGGGGTTGTCACCATAGTCTTTGTGTGACGGCCAAAACATTCCGTTTTCAATAACTCTCTATAAGGATCCAAAACGGCATTTTCCTTCTTTTGATCGTTATGGTAGTTGGTTCTAGAGTTATCGTCATTGGTAAATCCTGTGTTTAAAAAAATTACTATATTATTTGCAGCAAATTCATTATTGTTTGTAGCCGCCAATGTAATTTCTTTGAGTCGTGTCGTGTCGCCACATAAATCACTTTCCTTTCTTATTGTAAAGTCGTCCAATGGTGGTGTTTCATCAATGTCAATCTTATTTCTACCAAATAACTCCCCTCTTATTCTAGATGTGTCTCCATTGCCTTTTTTTAATACCATATCAACACCAAACAATGGTAATTTATGTCCGTAAATTTCTTGTTTTATAACGGTTTTAAAAGGGCCATCTATAAGGCAATCAAATGTCATGGGTAAAGTTTTCTTGTCTTTTTTCATTCCATTCGTCCTCAGCTCCATATCACTATTTTCAAAATCAAACAGAATAGCACCAGTGTCTATTCCTCCCCTTGCCGTTGTTTCTACACCATCACTTGCCGTTGTTTTGCATACCCATTCCGTATAATCAAACATTGCTGGGTGTGTGATTTTGATCCGTAATACTCTGTTAATCTTATCCTCGTCGTTTATTACACAACTCGCAATATATTTATTTTCATCAATGGCTTCAGCGGTGTATCCAAATTCATCTACTCCGGCCACTCTTAAAATGTTTAAACCTGTTTTTGTAACAACTATCGATCTTTCACATGCCTGTGTGGATGTCGAAGATAAGTCGGTGGCGGTGAATTTTATTTTATCACTGCTGAGTTCTAGTTTAGTCGGTGGTAATTCCTGGGTGCCTATATCAGCGCGGCAATTTACAATTAGATATGATGTATCGACCATGTCGCCAACCGTTGTTGTTACATCTGGTATAATACCGACTGCCAATGCAGGCAGTAAAATTAACAATATTAAATATTTTCGCATCATTATTATTTTTTCTTATTGTCAATGTTTTCGGTTTGAATTAATAACCAATACTGAATTATCTTTTGAATGTATGTATATTTATACAAAAATGTCAATCCTTGGCCGCATATTTATAATTCAATCTTCTTCATCTGAGATTTCATGAGTGGCTTGTCTTCCTCTGTGTATTTTTGTAAGCTTCTTAACTTCAATAATATCATCTTCAAAGGTGACTCGCTTCCTCTTCTTTATTGGCTTATCTGCTGTTGTGTCCTCAGTCATTCCAAAACACTTCATCATAGAATTAAACATGTCTTCCGATTCTTTGGCGTCCATCTCTTCAATATTTTCCATTCCAACTTTAGGTGGGATATATGAGTCAATGTCAACCGATATATCTGGTCTGAGACACAGTGGCACCCCTGTGAATTCTGCTTTCCTAAAAACCTGAGCCCATGTTTTAGGGCATACTTCTCTAACTCTTTTGCAGGTGTGATACATATAGTCGTCAATTAGATCCAATGTCATATTTTGTTCCCATGATATTTGCACGGCCGGTGCAGCCGTGCCGTCAAAAAATGACAGCACTGACGTGTACATATGTTTCATGTTTTTGTTTAACCATGTGCAAGTTGCCATCTGAGTCATGGTTTGAATAAAATGATCACCATTAACCGTGAGTCTAAAAGGACTCTCGTCGAAATCCAAATCAAAAGATTTGATTGGCTCTTTGGTGACAGGGTGTCTGCGATAGAAAATGATTTTACATTTTCCAACCTTGTTTAAGACTTTCCTGCATGGATAAAATCCACCTTCTCTCTTGACCGTGCATTTTTTCGATGGTTTTTTCTTCCCCGTCTTTTCGTCGATTTCTTCATTGTATAAAGGATGGTCAGCTAACTGTTTTACCACCTGGCCAGAAATCAAATTAATGCTCTTGTAATCAATGGCATCTGTAAGCGCTATTTTACACGTCCTAGTAAATGCAGATGGTTTGCTCTTGCCCGTGTCGTAATACTTCCCCTCCGGATCTGTGCAGGTGTACTGTTCTACTTTCTCACCCTCTATCTGTGCATATTTAGACCTGCTTATTTCATCTTTCTGCATGTACCCAGCTGCAATAAACAATTTGGCAATGTAATTAACTACATCTCTTTTAAACTCTTCATTTTCTCCACCAACCCTTTGAAAGGTATAGAATTTGGAGTCCACCCAGTCCTCGCGCACTCTAGCGCAAGCCTTCTGTAAGCTTTTTATTTCATGTATAATGTGAGGGGCTCCCTTTCTTGCGAGTCTCATTAAAGAATCTGGTACTGGATCCTTGGGGTTGTGCTCCCAGATCTTCTCCAAATATTCGTGGAATGTCGATTCGGATGGCACTGTCAAACCATCGGGTGTGCATCCAATCAAACTAAAATTGTTCCAAATTATCCTCCCCGGTAAAACAGTCTGGAAATTCTCGTAGCCCGGAAACACAGAAACAGCATTGGCCAAAATCATTTTACCATAATTTTCGTGAATGTATGTCCCCCTATCAGTCGCAGCCTTTGAGCTCTTCATTCTCTCTTCCATGGTTCCACCACCATAGGCAATGAGTGATTCAATCACTGATGATGTATGTTCCATTATGCTATACTGATTGTCATAATCACATTTATCATCCTCCCACCATTTAGAAGTCAAGGCCACATTTTGATCCCATTTTGGATCAGGAATGAAATGCTGCTTGTTTGGCGATAACACTATCGATGGTTTGGTCTTGTTGGCCACGTCCTGGTTGTTCATGGTCATGATGTAATATGACATGAAGTACTTTCCTTGGTCTCTAAACTTTTGAACCATGGCCATTCCTTCCCCTTTGTAAACATCGGCATAGGCTTTTAGAACAGTATTAATCCTCATGCTCATGTCATACATGCTCATTTCATCCTCCATATCCATTATTCTCATTCCACATGTTCCACAGATGAACGTTTTGGTTCGGCCAATAGTAGACAATAAGTCTCTGGGTGGTATCTTTCCATCGTCTTTCCTGGCGTAAACCTTGGTTCCCACAATTAAATTACGTACTACCACACCTTTATCACACTCGTGATCGTGCCATTTTTTAAATTCCATTTTTATATAAAGTATAGTTGTTGCTTGGTCTGTATCAGATCGCGATATGAAAAACATACCAGTTAACAATAATTGTTATATATTTGTTTTCTCCAAGGAAGTGCAAAATGCAAGGCCAATGACCCACCAACACCTCTTCCTTGGCGACAACTATTATGCAAATGATATTCTAAAAATAACATCCAATCAAATCACTCGAGACCGATCTAACCTTTAGGATTTTGAGCTGGGGTAGATGCTCCGTGCTTGAGCCTATGGGAGTGATGACGTCACTATGAGACTTTTAACATGTAGCTGCGCATTACTAGGTATAAGTTGTAATGTCTATGCTATATTATGAACTCAGTCCATGGGCTCTGTATAAAATGTAAAATCTGTTTAATAAAAGTAGCAAGGGAAAGATCCTGGAAAAATAAACTCGTGATGGATATTTTTATTGATAACATAAACCATGTGAAATTTATGACCACTTTTTCATATAGTATAATTATATTATGTTTCGTATGACCAATGTTTGTTATTAAAAATATTCTAAAAATAACAACCAATCAGATCGACGAGACTCATCTAACCCATCTGAAATTTTAGAGGGTAGATGCTCCGTGCTTGAGCCTATGGGAGCTGATAACTAATAACGGGATTTTAACATAGGGCTGCGCATTACTAGGTATAAGTTGTAATGTCTATGCTATATTATGAACCCAGTACATGGGCTCCGTATGAAATGTAAAATGAAATTGAGCAATGGGAATGTCCTATTAGTACCTTGGTTTAAAATATAAAACATATCTTTTATATTGCCAGGGAAGTGGCCACAATCTATGGTATATATATTTGGACATTTATACAGTTTGATCAAAAATTCATAAACTACAAAACAAACAACAATGAGTTTCATAGTCGAGAAGATCAACTGCAATTCCCTTCCCTTAAAAAGGAAGACCAGATTTGCTGCTGGCCATGATGTATATACACCTTATGATGTAGTGTTTGAAGTTGGACAAACCGAGGCTAAGGTATATACAAATTTGGTTGTCAAGTCTGTGCCTGAAGGATGTGCAATTATAGTGGCTGGTAGATCAGGTCTCATGCACGGCAATGGTATGAGAGCAATCGATGATGAGATAACGGTCGGTAGTGAGGATGAATTGATTATAACACTCACAAGAAAGACGGGTTTAGACAAGAGAGTTGTTTTAAAGTCAGAGACCAGAGTGGCGCAGATCATTGCCGATACAACGCAGGATGTTAAACTTGTTGAACTACCAATAAGCACCTATGGATTGGATGTAAACCATGGGGATGTGCCCGTGTATAAATTCAACACCCATTGGAGATTGGAGGCCATGCCTTGGCTGAGAGATTACCAGGGAAATCGCAACGAGGTTTATCTGCGGCTTAAGTCTGAGCACTTTAACGGCATCATCGATCCGGATTACAAAGGGGACATCATTTACATGAGCGAGACGCCGTTTGAGAGACTGGATGAATTATACGTAGAGGTCAGACAGTTTAGTGGCGAGACCTATCTTGGTGGAGAATCACCAGATAATGTTGTTCGTGGAGAGGGTGGATTTGGGTCTACCGGCGGACATTAGCTATATTTTATAAAGTTATTATGAGTTTTAAAAATAAAACATAAAACAACAAAACATGTCTAAACTTATATTTTTATTCGTCGTTGCTACTCTGGCAACAATTAAGGCATCGCCTTTTGACCTCAACATGTCTACACCATTATGCGATGGAAATTTAGATAATCGACCATGTAGACTTGGGGATTTTCAAGTCAAAGAAGAATATATAAGAGTGCCAATCACAAAGAGTGCAGATACATCCACATTTTACACCTGTGCGTGGAGAAAAATGGTTCCATGTACAAGATGGAACATGGTTTATTGGAATCACAGACTTATGGTTAGACAGTTTAAGAACAAACCAGAAGATACATTATTCCTTGGGATAAAGATCGCAAGACCCGGAGATTGGTTGTTGGGAGATTCTCATTAGAAAAAATGTGTTTTATAATTATAAAATAAAAGACATGTATATAGTTTATATTTTTATTGTTATTTTTTTCTCATGTATGAATATGACATTGGGTTTTTTACCAATCAATTACAGATTCTATATATGCATTTTTCTTGGCCTTGTAGATCTCAATCTGCTCCTTGACCAATTTCATCAGATCGTCAAAGTTGTCCTCCTTCATGCGCATCAATTTTACATCGTCCTTGTAGAGTATGTTGCCATCTTCGTCAAGAGCCAATGTGAATCCATTCCCTATTGCATTCGTGATGAATCTTTCGTAATCAGCATGTTTAACCGGGTATTCTTTATCCTTGTTCATCGAGAACCCGTTTCTTTTGAGGTTATCCCCTTTCATCGAGTTGTTGCCAATGGCACCCACCAACACTACCATCATATCCCAGATGTATGTTCTGTTTTCACCGGATTTCCAATCCACCAATGACGCCTCAAGGTTCTCCTTCAATGTGGATTTTCTCTCACGATATCTGATACGAAAATAAACACATTCCTCATCTTCCTTGGTCTTATAGATCACTGCCGCCGATTTGCGTTCGTCTGTAATGGATTTCTCAGCCTTTCTTTGGCGGTTTATACTTCCGGCTTTACGTTCAGCTTTGATTCTTTCTACCACCTCCTCAGCAGCACGTTGTTTTTCTGCGTAATATTCATCACTTATCTCTTCAATTTCTTCATCTTTCTTTTCCAATTTTGCTTCATATTCTATGGCTTGCTGTTTTACACGTTCTTCCATCATTTTAATGCGTCTCTCAGATTCTTCCTTAATTTTGCTGATTTTATCTGTATACTCCTGTATTATATCAGTTGTGCTTTTACTGGGTATTCCTTCAAGCCCTTTATCTTTCCTCTCCTCTCTAATTTTATCGACTTCTTCTGTGGTTTTTTCGGCATGTGTTTCAATCACATTTTCATTCCTGGTCATTATATCAGAAAAGATCCTGGAAACCAACATCATCATTTTCTTCCCCTTTTCTCCTCTCAGTCGTGAGCTTATCATATTGATGTCGTTTTTGTCAACAAGGAGACAAGTATCACCCCTAGACAAATCTTGCATTGGGTTTATTATATATTTTCCTTGGTAGTATTGCTTACCAACAACATCAAATGGAGTAGCTGTTATGGATCCTTCTATTGTATTGGATATATTTTCCATTAGCGATTTCATAGACGTCGAGGAATAACCCAATCCTTGAAGAAAAGAATATGTCACCAAAAGATAATGCCGATATTCTTCCTTGGGTAAAGATGAAAATAGAGCTTTTTGTCTAACCAGAAAATCGATTTCCTCTTTATAGTCATTGCCACCACATCCTAATTTTTCTAAGTAATCGATAATTTGCCGGTGACGAGTTGTTTTGGTCACGTGATCTGGATCTAAAAATAGATTTAACTCTGGTCTGGACGTATTGTCATATCGCGACATTACATCCAGACCATCCAAAATTTCATAATTTCCACCTCTAAGTTTTATTTCCCCTGATTCCTTGGTTGTGGTTATCCTTTTCTTATTTGTTTTTTACCCAAATAACACCTTGTTGAAACGTGGTAAGATGAGCATCCGCTATCTTTTCATCCTTCTTTAATTCCTCCAACACTTGGTTTATATCTTTATCGCCAATATACCGCAGTCGCCCATGTTCTCTTATTTCTCTCTGTCTTTTCACTTTCTTAGCAACCACTCCAGGTGTCATATCAACAGCTTCGCCGCTCAAACTTCTCTTCATTGCTTCTCTATTCATAATTCTTACCGGTTGTATATTTTTTAAAAAAATAACTGCTCTCGCTGATTTAGACTTGTTGTCGCTTTGGTATCCTTTTGGATTATGATTTTACATGTAGAACACAAGCCATATTTATACACCATTATGACTCATAATAATAGGCAAGGAAAACATAAAACAATGTATATTTACAACATGGTTTATTTATATATACACAATTCAATAACAAATAAAAATTACTTAAAGAGGTCTTCATAATTCCCTTTCGATTTTACACTCTGTCCAACAGTGTCAAATAAGGCACTGGCTGATAATTCACTCGTGGAAAAATACTTCCACCACACCCCTACAATCACCACCATAAGTGATAAAAATAACAATAACAATTTGACCAATGTCTTTTTCTTGCTTCCTACAACCTCTAAATTCCCATCTTCTGTGACCACCGCAATTTCTGGGTTGTTAATTCTTCCCTCTGTAAGCATTAACACGGTCATACCATTGACGGGGAGGTAAAGTGACTTCATCTTGCTATTGAAATCATTTATATCTGTAGTACCACCCACGACATCCACGTTATTAATGTTAAAGGGATAAGAATTGACCAGAATCTTTTCCTTGTTGTACGATACGGAAAATGATTCTCCGGGGCATACACCAGCCAATAACACGATAGCATCCCTGTTAATTCTAGTAATCGTTATTGTTGTGACTCCACCTGATCTGGTTTCCCAGAAATCACATGCCCCTCTGAGTTCAGCTGTGCTGCTGATAATGTCGAGGTCTTGTTGGTCTGTTGCCATGCTTTATGTGATATTAATCTCGAATGTGTATAGAGCAAGTAATCAAGTGTTATGTTTTGTGATTCCATTCTGCTCTTCTCGAATAGAGTTAATGTTTCCACGGGCTTCAAACGTTTTCTTTTATGTTTCGCATTAGCATCAACATTACACCGCACCAAAAAGTCTCTCATTATCACCTGTTCCCTGTTGAGTGTATGTAATCTGGTTATGACGAGATCATCTCTGATTGAATGCCATCTAATTTTTATTTTCCTAAACATCATTCCCTCTCTCAATTTATCCATGTTAAGAAGGGATGAATCTAGAAAACATTTTCCAGTCAATTCCCACATGATTTGAAGCGTGGCAGTGTACACATCTGACGCTGGAAGTTTTCTCCTTCCGTTATGTATGAAGAGGTTAAATTCTTTGCTTCTCAACTTTACGTGTTTTCCCGGAATCTTCTCTCTAGCGGTTAAAATGGAATGCCTGATGTACTTGTTTCCACCATCCTGCGATCTCATTGTTATAGGCACTGAAGAAAACTCTTTTAAGAAGGTGTTCCAATAACTTCCATGTGTGTGTATGGCATTCATTGGTTGTTGCCTGGCAATCACCTCTTCGTAAACAAACAAAAATAAAATTAAATTCTCTGTCGATATTTCATCCCTGTCTACATATATGACTTCATCCGCTTTAAATACTGCTTCATAATACCATCTAAAAGTCCTCCTTATCTTTTGTACATTGCCACTCCATCCACTGCTAACATTGCACCAATCTAGCACCATATCAAATAATATTCTATCTACATCCATGTGTTCACGTATGGCACTCACTGTATATATATCATTCATGTCTACAAACACATATGACGCCAAGGGAAGTTTGGGATCCCACTTCAATAACTCTACTGCAGGTAGTGGATTGCCACGGAATAATATTAACGCATATTCCGAAACTATCTGAAGATATCTGATATACCCGGGAATGAAATCTTCCAGTTCTTTGATTTCACTATCTTTGAGTTTACCACCGTCTTTGCGAAGCTGAGGCACACATTTCATCATGTTTGTTATTATTCTTGTTACGGCTGTAACATCATTGATTAGATATGGGTTGTTGACTTCTAAAACCTGCACGTAAAATGCAGCAGGGCTCATGCATTTGTATCTTAGACACCGTTTTAACATAATCAATTCCCTATTCAATTTGTATTCTTTTAGTATGACCTCTTTGACCTTTTGATGAAAGTCAAACACGCTTGTATCTATCTCCATGTCTATGTCATAAATGATGGAGAAACAGCTAAGTTTCCTGCCTATATATTGGTTTCCCTGCGTGGTTTGGTAGAATTAAAAATTATTTGCCCATGTGTTATATATACATGCTTGAATTTACACCAGGGATAAATTTTACATTGGTGAAAATTCCTTGGTTAGATGTTTTGTATATGGAGAAAAATGTATATAAACAGTTTGTCTCGTCTCATTTTCATACAACAGCTGAACAGCTCTAAAGAAACAACAAAAACCACCCAGAATAAACCGAGAGATTTTTTTAAAAATGGCTACACTTAGTGATGTTTTCCATTTCGCCAAAAGATGTCGTCTTGACAGTGAATTTAGCGAAGTAATAGATTCTTGCTGCTACCATTGCATTGAGGGTTTAAATGGTGTCGACATGGGAACCAGAGAATTGGTTATTTTCCTGCAAAGATTTGTACCCAGACCAGTCATCGACTCGCCGAAACCTGACATGGTATTGGTGGAAAAATTGGTGCATGCTCATACTGTATACAGGGGTTGCAAAGCGGAAAAATGTGAAATTGTCAAAAGGATGGTGAATTATTTGTTCGAGGTAAAACCAAAAAGCCCGGCCCTCAAAGAATATATCTACAAAAATTCCGAAACAATGGACATTGGGGATTATTGGTTCGATGATGAAATGTATGACATAATTATATCTAATCTAGATTGGCAGAGAACACGATATACCGCGGATAATGTGCACTCTTGTTATTTCCTGCTGAACACACACACTTCAAAAATGTGCATGAAAAAAGCCCGTGCAGCCATGTCCAGATTAATGTCACCAACGACCTTGCTTGTGATTCCATGGTTTTGGAAACGTTTGAATCACAAGATGTCACAGAAACATACTATGTGATCACTTTCGGGGTAAACAAAAACACTCCGAAAGGGGAAGAAAAAGATGAGTTGGAAAAGGAATGCCCATATGGTCCAACAGAAGAGGAAAGAAAAGAAATGGAAAATCCACCACCGGAATGGAAATTTATACCGAGAGAGCACAACATATTGAATGTGTACAAGACCATACGTAAAACGTAGAGAAGCCGATAGATATTGATTTATCCGACTCATACAAGAAACTTGAAAATCTCTGTCCCTGTGTTAGGAAGCAGATGGATGCCATTTTAACTGGAAAGGTTGACGGGGATGATGAAGAAAAACCTACAGCCTCCAGCAATAAAAGAAAGAGATCCGCAGATGATGAAGATGATGATAATGTTTTCCCAGACGAGATCACCATCAACAATGTCAAATACAGACGTGTGTGAAAAAATTGGACATTGAACTGATTTTTACATTTTTGATTATAAAATAAAATTATATTGAAATTTACATAATCATGAATCTATTATCTTTTACAACAATCCCAACACATGTTTGCGCGTTTAACAAGCGCAAAATAGGTGATGAAACAAATTTAGAGGGTAAAGGTTACAAGAGTTATGCTAGCGATGAGTTTATGGAATGGATGACCACAAACTCTGATACAAAGTCTGAAAAGGCGTCACGTGTGTATAATTCTCTAAAGGAGTTTTCAGAGGGTGTAGATACCAATGGAGACCCTGTTAAATTATCTAAATTAGATTTCACCGAAAATCACATGGATGACATTGGTGAAAACCCAGATTATCAGCCAGTGTCTTTACACAGGCTCAACAGACAGGCCATGAAATTACCTAACGTGGCATTGGCAATGACCAGATCTATTTACCTTAATGATCCTGGTATACTAACCGGTAAAGACATGGTAGAATTATATCATGGGTTTCATATGGACGGTGAAGAAGTGTCTAACAACAAGGAGGCAAAGTCCACCTGCGAACTCTTGGCTAATATAGACGACTCTAAGAAATTAAACACGGCTGTTAACTTCCTTGGCAAAGAACAGCTGTTAAACATGACCAACGAATGCAACAAGAGTGTGGGAGGTGATGGTTATACCAACAAACCCATCAAGATAAAAGACTCTGATTTACTCAAGCACAAACTGGAGAGACAGGTCAAAGAATCACCCATAAACACGACAAGAATAATGAACGAAATTATATGTCAAGAGATTGAACCCAATTATTACACCTCCCTCTTTCTACATAAAACAAAGGATTGGGAGTTGATAGAAGATACGTTGGATACATCGGACATGGAATATATGGTAGAGTTGTTTGAACAACACGTCAGGGAAAAGACCATCAATTTATTGGACGGACGCATGGGAGGAATGAGAGAGGAGTTATATTACACCGTTTTACCACCCCGATTCAGACTTAAGGCACAAGATTCCACGCCATTTATAGACATATATGCCCAACACCTATTGGGAGTAGATTCAGGGATGATAAGGGCCTTATACGAAATATGCACCTTTAACGATGTCAAAAAGATTACCAATTCGACAGTTCTACTTAAAAAGATGACAACCACACTCAAACAGATTGAGAAAACCCAACAAAATCTCCTCGCGCAGTGGGGAAGGTTAATGTGGTTTGTGATTTATACAGAATTGATTAGAAATACAGGTGATGACCTCGTCACGTTAAAAATAAAACCAACCGACAAACCCGAAGAGATAAGCAACGCCTTTGTGAGCATAAAACTATCATTATATCATCATAAAGGTCATTACTATTGCTTGGTAGACGACAAAGGAAATGGATTTGTTTCTAAGGACTTTAGAGTATTATTGGCGAGGGTACACAAGGAGTTGCAAACCATGTCAAAGAATTCTGCGTGATTTATAATATCTACTAGTATTTTTATACAATTATTTAAAATAAAGTGTTGAAGTATATTTGAAAAAAATGATTCTTACAATAATATTATACACATTGTTATTTTCAACATGTTCGGCTCAGTCGGTACACACAATGCCAGAAGCTGTATCGCGGCTAAATTGGGGGGTGATGTTTAATAGGGGGCCTACTATAATGAACGGCATTACCAAATATAGGCACACGTTTGAAGTGAAGGTTCCACAGCTGGTGTACACGCCAATAGTGCACATGAAATGTGACACAGATTATCTCAAAGTGCTTCATTGCGAAGCGATTAATGATTTAATCGACTCCATAAATGGTCAGGTTGAACCATTGATAACAGAACTCAAAACGCGAATTGCTACATGGATGAACCCAATTCCAAATGTTGACACCCTGACATTACCGGAAACACAAGGTAGAAGAGGGAGGAGAAGGCGTGAGGCAACCCTTGGACCTGATTATTGCAAGAAAATAAACGACCCTAATTACGAGGGAGGTGGTGGTGGATTTTTATCCAGTGTGGGTAATTTCTTTTCATCGCTCATGGGAAGTCCCACCTGGGATGATATTAAAATCATCGACAAGCACATATGTCAATTGGCAGATGTGGTAGATTTAAACAAGGAAAAGATAGTGCAACTTGGAACCGAGTTTGCCACCTTTTCTAAAGCTGCCAACAATAGAATGGATGCACTCGAGGATGGAATGAAAAACATAAACACGAGAGTTACAGAAACCAACCTTTTACTGGAGAAATTATCCACAGAGGTGACGGGGGCGCTCACACAGTTAGAAAACGAGATTAAGATGTCAATGGCCGGTACCAACCTCTTGTTCAGAGTCCAAAAACAATTATACAAATTTCAAGAGCAGATAAACACCATGTCTGCCACGGTGGAGGATTTCGGAAATGGAATTAACGTTTTACTATCCGGAAGACTGGCGCCACAATTGGTTTCGGTAGATTCTGTAAAATATGTAATAGATATCATATCGGAAAAGCTCACCCAACAAGGTGGAGAAACAAGGTTGGTCGATCAAAATCCAGCACTATATTACCTACTGAACAATGTGGTGTTTACCAAATCTGAAAAATTGAACAGCTTATACATAATGGTATCCTTTCCCATTTATTCCATTGGTGGATTAATGGCAACATACAGACTAGACAAGACCTACATAAGCATCAAGGAAGATGTAGTGTCTTCTACGCAGATTGCAGATTTACCAGATTTTTTGGCAGTGACTCCTGATGGATTATATTACAGTGAGTTTAGCACTTCGGAAATATCATCATGTACAGGGGATGTCATCAAGAGTTGTAAGAATGAGCGTGCCTTACAATCGTTTACACAAATGACGTGTGCAGCAGCTCTCTATAAGGACGACTCTACTAAAATCTTAGAACTGTGCGATATAAGATATGACCAAATTACCGTTCCAAGCACTGCCATAAAAATTACGGATGACACATATATGATTCATTCCAGCAAGGTTGGAACAGGACATCAATGGACAATATCCTGCCCTCTCATACCCAATTATGTGTCTACGACAATGGATGCTTGTAACGCATGTGTGGTACAGGTCAGCTGTGGATGTGAATTGATTGCTCCGGGGGAGTTTTATATACCTCTCCAATTGACAGGATGTTCCAAGGTTCTATCGAGTTACATTCCACATATAGAACCTAAATTCCCCGTCAACTTACCAGTTCTATATGCATATTTTGACGACAGTGTCTTAAACGAAATAAACGGTGATAAGCTGTTAAATTACAAATGGAAATTAGACATACCCAGTATTGCACCTTTGGAAGAGGAATGGTCTCAGAGTGTAGAGAGATCCCAAAAATATAGTTCCAGTCTTAAAAAGTTATTGGAAGAGACCAAAGCCAACAGAAAAGTATATGCCTCTAAAGCCACGGCCATGTTGAAAAAGGCAACAGATTTCACAGACTTAAAACTGTCTAAAATAAAGACCTTAAGTGACACATTCAAAGATCTGTCATGGTTGACAAAATTCGGAACAGGTGGTGGAATAGCCGGTGTCACAATTGGTCTTTTGCTGCCCATATTAGCTATTGTATTTTCATGTTATGTATTTTGCAAAAGAAGAGTGTGAAAAAATAAAACAATTATAACAATATATACAGATTTTATTTTTTATACAAAAATTGGTCAAAAAGAATATATACATTGGTCTATGATAAAACCACATTGTATAAACCAGACAATGTGGAATAATAATTGAACTGCCTGGGTGGTAAATCTTTCCCATACAATGCCTCATGTTCCTGCGTTACAAATCTCCATTTTGATGGTTCGGGATTAATAAACAGCTTTCTCAATACACTGGCGTCGTTTTGCATGGTTTGATTTATTATCTCATTGTTTTTGTATGGATACTCCCTGCTCTTGACAACACCTTTCTCAAAGACAATGTTGGGGTATGCCATCTTCAAAAGGATTTTAAATCCCTTTATACCATTATCAAAACTACTCCCCATCCATTTGCCAAATTTCCTCATCATTGTAGAATAGGTTTTTAATTCTTCTATGTCTCGTATTCCTCGCAAAGGGTCATTCATTGTATTCATCAATCCCCAATATAAGGTCTTGCTGTTGTTGTTTCTTAGACGTGCGGTCATCTGCAATTGCTCCATTACCGAACAGGTCATGTGGTTGATTAAGAAATAGCTAAAGCACGCCTCGTATCCGTCCATGTTTAAACTGTGTCCTGCACTCATACACGAGTTAAAAATGAAGACATCCGCTTCCTTGGCCAATGCTTCTATACCATATTGCTCTCCAGTTTGTAGTGCTTTTATCCTTGCCAATCTCGCATCCCTCGTCTTGGCTGTATACACAACCACATGAGGAATCTTGTGAAAATGTTGTGGTCTTGCAGCCAATATGTGCCGCTTGAGTTGCAGCGCGGTTTTGTGGTAGGGTACAGATATTACTATACGTTTACCCAGTTCGTAGACATGATAAGTTATTGCATTGAATAATGTGTCATATCTTTTTTCCAATGGATTGTGGTCGATTATGTTGTAGGCTGTAGAACACTGCACAGCCCTATGATATATGGGTGGTCTGATTCTGACTAAGTCTAATTTGTATTCTTCAAATTTCCCTCCAAACATCTTTGCGCATCCCACAACCATTGGTTCGGCAAGGGCTGCATCTATGGTCAATAATACATTGGTGTAAGGGAATAGTTTTTCCACCAGGGTGTTCCTGGTCTCTATAGCAGCAGAATAAGTCATGAGCGATTCACTTACAATGTTCATGAAAGTTGTCTCCACTTCATCAACCACAATCATGTCCGTTTTAAATCCATCTTCTTTGAATAAATCTGTCGTTATTGAATTAACACACACGATAAACACACATCGCTCGGTTAGTAATCCACCGCGAGATAACGATATGCCATTACTGAATTCCTCTTTCTCTAAGTAATTGTAGACTTTACAACTGCCATTAATTCTCCGTTCTATCTCGTTTGCCAATTCCTTCCTTCCCACAATCAATAATATGCTCCCGGTTGATCCGGTAATTTTATTCAATGATTCGACAGTGACATGTGTTTTGCCTGTTCCCATAGTACCCTTCAATGCGATGTAGCGCCTGTGTTGCGGCTTGGTTATAATGCTGACGGCGTGTGGTCCACTTATCTTTCTCCAATTGTCACCCATGAAAAGATCTTTGATTTCGTTCGGAATGATAGGCGTCTGTTGTAAATCCAATTCATTTCCATCATTGTTTCCTTGGTAGTTAGGAGTAATATCCATTATGTCATCAACCTCACCAATGCCGTCATCCTCATCAATGTTATTTGGTTTAGGGGTAATGGTTTTCTTAATCTTTTTAACCTCATCTTTTTTAGTTATAGTAAGGTTTTTAGGTTTCAGTTTCTTACCTTTCCCCTTTCTTGTTTTAGCGGGTAAAGCAACAAACTTATTGCCGCGTTTTTGACTTCTGAGACGCATTCTTTCTTAAAAGAGATGTTCACTCACGGACATTGAAATTCCAAATGATTAACAACACCTATGTGTTGCCAGCTTATATCCTATGTCATTGGTAGGCTTATGATAAATGATTAACGTAATATATATTCCACCCATGTATTATTCTTCCTTGGCCATAATAACATTAGGGGTTCATTTCATGAGCTCTGCGAGGAATATAGCATAAACATTACAACTTATACCTAGTAATGCGCAGCCCCGTGTTAAAATCCCGTTATTAGTCATCACCTCCCATAGGCTCAAGCACGGTGCATCTACCCCAGCTCAAAATCTTATAGGTTAGATCGGTCTCCGCATATCTGATTGGCTGCTATTTTTAGAAACAAATCTGATGTAAAATTAAGATTTCCTGGTCGATCAATCTCATTTACAAAATGGACTTTGTGGTAGCAAGATCTATCGTCACTAGTGACACCGGTGAAATTAATTTTAAAAAGGAACCTGTTAAAAAATCTAAAGATGGAGCAGGGTACGATCCTAACCTTGGTAAAAACTTTTATTTATTTTTCACCAAAGAATGTGAAATCACAGATAATATCTTGGAAGCAAAAAATCTGGCAGAGTATAATTTGAAGAAAACATCTACTGGGATTATATTCTTGGAGGTATTGATGGAAAATCAAATTAGCGCAAGGAAAACCCATTACATTGGTGCTCTTATTTTACTTCACACAAAAAAGGATAGGGAAGCCATATTCATACATGGGAAGTTACCGAAATCTAAATTAGAAGTGGATTATTTTTGGGTGCCATTTTCTGCGGCCAGTGTTATAGGTGGTCATGACCCAGATATTATGTTACTGGAAAGCCTCAGGATGGACTATGATTTCTTCGTGGCCGCTAATTCTTATGTGACTGAATTGGTGTTTATCAAGAGTTATTGGAAGATGATGGAATTGGTTGATAATTGGAGTGGTAAACAGAGACTATCATACATTGCCACCACAGGTGATGATGTTTCAGAGACACATAGAAGTTTACAAATTCACGAATATACTTGGATGTATTTTCACCTCTACATACGTCTGTCGTGTGATGATTTACAAGATTCTCACACCATGCATACCATCCTTGCCAAGATAAAATTGGACAAAATGAAACACCCCAAAGAGGACGAAAGAAGCGCCGGGTTTACCAGTTTTAACAACGGGAACAGATTAAATCCAACCATGATAAAATTGTGGAACAGCTTAAGCTATCATTATGGAACCAATTTACAAGAGGCGGAAGAACAATATCACAAACTTAACAAAGATTTGAAACAGACGGTTGTTGTTTGTAGGAGCATACCAGAGTTAATAGAATCTAAGAGAAGAGAATTGAGCCACACTGTGTTATACACTGCCATAGAACTCAACACTTTGGCTATAGAAAACATATCATCTACACCAGGGGATATATTTGACATTGACGCGTTTGAAAAATGGAGAGATGAACGTATGGAAGTGATCGAGGAAAAAACCAACATACAAGAGACTTACACACGCGTCTTTAAAGACATGTCTATAGATTACAAAGAGGATGTGCCATTGAGATTATATGGTTATGGTTGCACGGATGCTTACGAACCTATTAGGACGGCAAACCTTAATCAGAGCATGTTTGCATCTGACCTTTTACCTGCACCTGGTCCCCACTCTAAGACATTGGCCAAATATGAAATGCCGTACGATAATCAAAGAATGACAGGTACATCAAGGGCGCTATGTATGGCTGCCACACACATGACTCCAATATGGATGAGCATGAAAGAGGATGGAGGAAAGGAATTTATTGTCATAAAACAGAAACAGAATGGAATGTTTACCATGGATGATATATTGAGCAAGGTGATGACCAAAGATGGTGCTAGAAACATTGAGTTTATATCTAGCGGTTTACATGTTTCGACGATGATATTTGACATAGATCTATCACCCACACCAATGAGAAATGACTTAAACATAACCAAATTATGTAAAGACATTGTAGATCTAACGAATATGGTGTTGGACAAATTGGCACCTGTGGTGTCGTCTAAAAACGTTACACACTATCTATTTCATTCGGAGATGCCCGATCCTGATCAACCCAAAGAGAAATATGGAATACATCATCACGTTAGATTGCCGGACAATGTGGTTATGACCACTGAGGTTGTGGGGTGTATTGTCAATGTGCTGGGACAAATAAGATATCTCTATCCGGATACCATAGGTCTGTTTGCTGGGAAAAAGAACTACGATGTCTACGACTCGTGTATATACAGCATAAAAGAAAATGACGGCAGTATATCCACCACCAACCTTGCCAATCCAAACAGCGTAAAAATGAAATACCATGGTCTCAGATTACCCGGTCAAGTAAAAGCGGATGGGAAAAAGAAATTGATATGTGTGTACAGATCTGATGGTTTACCTTGCGACGCGGAGATACCAGTTGGTGCAAAAATGGCCCATGGTCCATTTGATGGGAAACAAAGAACCGGAACAGTGATACATCGCGGTTTTGGTATAAAACATATAAGTGATGAGGAATATTTGAAGAACTTAGAAAGTGAGAGACTTAACAACTATGTTAAAAATAAGAGTTACGGAAATGCTGTTGATCTGATGAAAGCGCTTAACAAACAAATGGTGTTGTTTAAGGAATGGGATGATTCATTTCCTTCTAAAATGGATTACGAAAAGATGGAAGGGATATTGAATGAGTTATGGAAGAATGGTGGAATGGATACCATGAGGAATGCTCTTAAAATGACCAGGGGTGATAGGGGTCATCGATATACAAAATTATCCATAGATAGAGTTTTGAACGGATCGAGGATAAAATACAGCGAGAGGCAAAACGCATTCATGTTGGTATCCAGAGAATGTGCAGCCAGTGATGGATTTGAACTATGTCCCGTTAGAGTGCATAACAACCCGCACAACAAAGGCGCCATGATCAATGTTATTTACATTGAAGATATGATTAGTTTTGGATTTTGGGTGGGTGGATTCAAATCCTGCAAGAAGACATATCTTGATAAGGTGTATATGCAAATGGCAGGCATAACAATCACCAATTCCATAAAGAACAATGTCATGAGTTTAGGTATAAAACAATATGATAGAAAGGGCACAAGGATATTTTGCTGTAAAATCAAAGATTTATCAGACGAGGAAAATACAGAGAAGAAACTAGACTTTGACAAGCTCATTGAAGAGGGGGCGGTGGGAACAGATATACTGGACAGGACCTATGCGACAAAGCAGAGTTTTAACCCAATCTCTCAATCTTTTGTCACAGATGTCAACCCAGATGATCTAGAATTGATAGAGGTCATCCCCGATGGGTTAGAATACCAGAATAGACCAATAAGTTATATCATGGAAAAGGAAATCACTGGTGTTCAATATCTATATTCATACATTGAGAATACCCAAAGGAATATTGTCACCTTTAGAAGTTCAACTGGACAATTTATGGTCATAACAAGTAACAGCAATGGTGATGGTGTGGTATTTGCTTCCAAAAGCTCTGTGTTATTTTCGGCAATGTTACAATGCGAAGATTGTATAGATTTGCTGGGATATGAACTTGTTCAACTAATATTGGACATAATGGAGGAGAAAGATGGTCAAACTATATGCAATTTTATGGATGGTGTAGAAGAAGAAGATGAGATGGATGACGCAGAGGAAACAACCACTTGTCAAGAGGGAGATAATCCACCTACCCACAAAACACTAAAACGTGCACTATCAGATGATAATCACCTGGATGAACCGCCATTGAAGAAATGATTTCCATATTTGCAAATGATGTTTATGTATGTTAATATTATCAATAAAAAACACATGACAAGAATGTATATAACAGGTTTATTTATAGCATTGTTGTTTTTACACAATTCCGATTCTGTTTTAATTACGCAACGCCGTGATAAAACAATTTTTAATTACCCAGTCCCAGCATGAAGATATAGTTCATCAATTTAGCAATGATGACTACCCACCCTTTAGTTTTAATATAACAGCCAATTCAGGTTGTGCCATGGAACCTCCTGGTATATGGCACGCCTGCTCAAAGAATGGTGATATGTGGAGAATGTTTATTGAGATACCCAACATCAATAATGACGTGGACGCCTTTAATTCATATTGGATTACATGGACACAGAATGTGGATGGAAGAATATCCACTTATAGCGCAAAGGATAGTATGGACTCTATTAAACGAATTGGGTCTATAGAATCTCGTGAAAATACAACAGTGATCAAGGTTGTTTCAAGCGCTCCAGGAAAAGTTATTTTAGGATGTGGTTCTGAGGGTTTAGATTTACGAGATATACACACATACGACCTTCCCGATGATAGATTGACAGAATATAAAATGAGACCATTGACATGGATCAAACGAGACGGGGTCAAAATATTGGAAGATGATGTATATGGTCGTTATAGAAGGAGCGAGGCTGTCACCAGAGAGTTGGTTGACTGTAACCAACCAATTTCGAAAACTCCAATTATGGAAAAGGTTGCATTGTCGTGTATGAATTCCATAGTGATTGGAACGAATGAAAATTATAACGTCAATACAGTTCCGGAAAATCGACATTTTAAATTTGGATTAAAATTGCCATACGTGGATTCACCTGTTATCCCAGCAGAGGGAATAGAATATGATTTGGATACGAATATGGTAACGTACGTTCCATATGATTATAAATCAGTGCATTTCCCCTTTGGCACCTTCTCAGACGTTTACCTTTTTGAAAAAAATGATAGAATATATGTCCATGTTTAAAAAGGCAAGGATTGTTAAAGGACCGCAAATCGATTTAACAAATTTTCAAGGGCAGGAAATTGCATTTTCTCGGTCAAAGGCAGATTAATCAACTCAACACCAATTACTTAAACATGGCAGATTCAGGAGAGGGTTGTACGCTTAGAGTTGTAGCGGGAAAGGTAACAGTTCACGACGATATTCAACAAATCTACCTATGGGTTCCGGAAAGAGGTGCTCCACAAGCCAATCATGGTAGTAAATATTTCTACATCTTTTATGACAAGAAACCAACATATGTAAATCCCACCCTGGATGGTTTGGAAATTAAATTATACCCGGAAACAAATTACGACAGTACCACACTGGCCGAAGATAATATTATGTTGGATTCAACATGTACCAATAGAAACAGAAAGAAATCTGAATATAGAAACACCTTTTACGACATCGTGAAGGATATAATAAAAATAGGATCGAAAAGACACGAGGATTTTAGAACGGTGCCATTTGGGGAGGTGTTTAATACAATCACCACACAAAACAGTTGCGGTACCAAACAGAGAGCAAACAGATGTGGATCTGTTGATCCTCAGACGGGTAAAACATTTTCTAGTATAGAATTTGAAGTCGATGACACACCTGGTTCCTATACATGTTATTTTGCTGGAGTTGAAAGTAAAAATTCCATAACACTTCCTTTACCAACTACAACAACTACCACCACAGAAGCCACTACCACAAGGGTGACAGTTCCACCTCCCCCAACAACACAAAAACCAGTGGTAGTACCAGTAACAACAAAACCACCTTCCCAAGAAAACAATAAGAAACCTGTAACAAAAACCATGGAGGATTATAAACTAGAAGAACTTGTGAAGTTTAGAGATGAACTCAACAAAACAGGCGCAATACTTAAACCCATTCCTGATCTGGCACCGGGATATCATTGGACGATTATAGGAATTGGCGCCGGGGTGGCAGTGGGATTTTACTACTTGTTATAATTGTTGTGATGTTGCGGCAAAAGATGATGAATGGTAGTTTACTTCCTTTGTGACATGACATTGCCTCTATACACATGTAAAACATTTTATTATAAATAAAAGGTGAACATACTATCTGTATTCAGTTTTACTTTGAACCTCAAAGAATAAACAACAAAAAATGGCTTCTATAAATGAATTCATACAGAAGTATCAAGCGATACAAAAAGATTTTGAAGAGATTATAGAAAACCCTGATTGGAGGGCAGAATGTAGAAAAAAGAAGATAAATGTTGTAAGCAAGGGAAAGAAAGTCAACTTCAAGTATGATAACAGATGTAAACTAAAGACAGCATGGACAAGGTCATGTAGAGGGGTTTGTGTTGAATTTGATACGGAGACGGGGAAGCCGATCCGCAAACCCATATATTCATTCAACAAATTTGATAATCGACACAATGAACCAGATTTTTACAACAATCTTTTGGAATGTGAGGCTGTGGTATTGGCAAATAAGTTTGACGGATCGTTTGTGAGAATATGGTATGATGGAGTCGAGGAAAAATTTGTCACTGCCACATTGGGTACATTATCTGCAGATGACAAGTTCTTGGTGGCAGAGACCATGATGGATCAACGCATTGCCAGACATCTAAAAGGGAATCCATATGACTGTTTGTTGGCAGAATTGATAACACCTAAAAACATCATTGTCACAGATTACAATGGAAAAAGTTTCCTAACACCATTATCGATTGTAAGCCATGTAGATGGTTTACCCAGATGGAGCACATTGAGAAAGGTTGTTCCCGATATGTTTATGGAAAACGGTTTACCATATTATTGCCGTTTCACCACGATAGAAACACTTGAAAATGACTTGAAAGAGTTTGAACAGATGACCATAGACAACCCTGATGTTTATGGGAGGATACCAGAAGGGGTATGTGTATACCAATGCTCTTTGAAAGATGGTTTGGTGGATGTTGCAACACCAATGTCAAAGATAAAGAGAGATGAATATGTTTCCGTTCATGGTAAACCATCTGGTAAAAAGGAAGAGAAGAGTAAACCACCTGCCATACTTGGTAGAGCAGTAACAGACCCTAAGTTTCTGCAGCAGCACGCAATTTTGAAATTTATCTACGATGATATAGAAGAAAAGACAGAAGATGAATTCTTCATGGTTTTGGAGAATTGGTATGAGAATTACAAAACTATTGACAGAGATACCAATGTAAAAAAGGAATTGTTTGGTAAGAAAGACCATGACAAATATGGTAGAACCTTCAGAGATCTTTTACTGGAAATCGACAACAAGGGTAGAACAAAATTGGAGCAGTTCTTTTGCAGATATGGACCACAATGGTATCAATGAAGGGAAAACCACACCAACAGATAATTAACTATGTTTTTTTTATAATTTATTATCATCATCTTTTCTTTGTCGACGTGTTTTAGTTATAATTATAATAAAAATCATAGCAAACACAAAAAAGACAATTCCAGTTGTTATTAGTAATAATTTTAACAACCGATCCAACTTCAATTTGGGTATTGGTTCCCTGGTGAATTCACGTTTATAATTCTTTTTAGTGGTTGTTGTTGGCGCAGGTGTGGTTGTGGTGGTGGTTGTCGTGGTTTTGGCCTCTAATACATCTGGATTAGGTGCCACGGTTGTAGTTGTAGTCGTCGTGGTTGGTACATCCCTTCCATCTGTCAAAATGAATTGATTTACACTAGGAGACCCAGCAAACATGCATGTATAATTTCCATTGTAGTCATCCACCTCAAATTCAACGGAGGCACGACCGTTGTTGCATCGATTTGCCCTCTGTCTATTACCACATGGGTTATCCTGTGTTACATATTTTAACACGTCATTTATATCCATGGATCTCATATCCTCAATTATTTTAGAACCCATTTTATAAATATGTTCTGAAATCACCTCGTCTAAAGCCTTTTTATAATCCAATTTCTTTATATTGCTAGTGTCACATCCAGCATCCTCTATAATCACACTTTCATCGAGAGTTGATGGGTTTAAATTAGTCTCAGGGTAAAATTTGAATTCCACTTGATCACCATTTGACCTCACATTATGAAACAGGTAAAAATAATTACTTCCTCTATTACCCGGTAGATTTGTATCATTCCATAATGTGAATAGGGTGCCACCCATGGTGACTAATCCAGAATAAGTATATAGACCAGTGTGACATTGGTCGTTGACCACATTTTTTGTTAAAATGTTTTTAGTAAACCCATGTGACCTCACCGCCATTATTACCACATTTTGCGAAACAAATCTGGATAGATCAATGGTTGGTCCGCGGTGTATTTCCATTACATTGTATCGTGCCATATTGAAAAATAGGTTTTTCACAAATTCTTTGTATATCATTGGTGGTAATTCAAATTTGGTGGAACCGTAATCTATGCCTAAAAAGGTTATTATGGGGGTCTGCATGTTATAAACCAATCCAATGGCGGGGAATAAACGATTATCGATAAACGGAAAAAATGGTCCGTATTTATTCCAAACGATCCGCCAGTGTTTCTATTATTCTGTTATACGTAGGATTTTGATTCAATACAAAAGCTTCGTTGCAGCGAGATGAAACAGGTTCCAAAATGGGCGTGTTTACAAATGATTGGCATTGTCGAAGTGCAGCTGTTACACCTTCGCTTCGTCTGTATCTTCCATAAATATCATCTCTTATTATTTCCTTACCATCCCTGTATAGATAAACCATGTTTCTCATATAGTAGTCCATTTTGTAATTCTCTTCTCTTTCAAACGGTTTAACATCGGCCAATTGTAAATTGGGAAGACCACAACCCACAACTATTTTATTTTCTCGCTTCTCTATCAGTTTAACCTCGGTTTTACTATCTCTCTCTTCTTGCCACATCAATCTATTGATTACTGGCATAGAAACACCTCCCTCAAATACAGCCACGCGCGTTGCTGGTGTTTTAACAGTGGAATACCACGCATTCCAATATGCACTGAAATAATCTCTCTCATTATCAAGTCCTCTAATTTTCACCTCTACAGCATAATGATCTGCCTTTCTTTCACAATATATTTCTAGACCAGGTGGTTCTGTGTCGCAATTTCCGTTGGTTGTCAAATTGAAATCAATTCGAGGGGTTGGTTGGGAAGTGGAAATAATGTTTGACATCAGTATGTGGGGGTTGTCATGTATATGAAAGGCGTGTCAGTTTTTTGTCTGAGTCGAAAATGAATGATGGGTTGGTCTGCTATGCTGCCTATAATGCATAGTGCACTTGTAAATAAAATCAACAATCTCATTTTTGTATCTATATATGTATTTATTTGGTAATAATAATGTAATAAAATATAAACAAAAATTGTTTTCATTCAGTAATCATGTGATTCACAACCTCCATACTCCTGGCACATCTATCTCTGACTTCTTTGATCATCTCGTCGATCTCTACGTCGCTTATTCCCGGCAGGGATGTTCTATCGGCAGTGTCAAAACCAGGAATCTTCTCAATGAACTTCTTATCTTCTTCAGGTAGTTTGCTAAACAGGGTTGTGTTCACGCTTACTACATTACCCTCGTAAACACATGCTGCGAATATTTGTTTGTACGATGGTAATACTTCTGCGAGAAATAACTCTTTCGGTTCCTCTTCAAAACAACCAAATAATATTTCTGCACGTCTACTGAATCGTTTAGAAAACGGTTGAAACACCTCTCTCATGTTGATCCGGCAGTCTTTGGCGGTCTTTGTTGATAGGCCCAAGAAAATTGAGTCCTTGGTCCTATTCATGCGCTTATTACCCATGAGATTAGAAGAGCAAGTTTTAAGAGAGGTGTTGACTGATGATGGTTGAGTCTCGTATATGGCGACGCAAGATTTGTAATTCTTTTCGGTCATGTACTCTATCTCCTGGTCTGTAGGATTGGCACGCTCCACGGCTATACATCCCACAGCCTTGGGTTCAGATCCGGAAGGGAGCTGGTGGGTATTTCTGTAGACATCTATATCCTTGATTTGTTCACTGAAGCTTGTTTGGGCAATAGACTCCATGTGGGCGCGTTTGATTCGTTCATCTTCCATGTACAGCTCGAGTTCTTCCTCCAAGTACTTCCTCTTGAGATTGAACCGCCTTTCATTACGCTCTACCATCATCTTCTGGAAATCCACCTCTTTCTTACATTGTCCAATCTCTACCTGTTGCATGGTTATAACATTCTTCATACCATCAATCTTTTCCACCAACGCCTTTATCATTGGGTTGTCAATCATTCTCTCCACCTCTTCATCCTTGATCGGTGACATATGTTCATTTATAACTGGTTGATCCACATTTTCAGGGAGGATAATATCTTCCTCTCTCATAACCCTAATTAGATTGTTGGTAAGGAGCTCGTCAAACATGGATGTTATTACCGCTACAAAATCTTTGGCAGTGGCAATTCCAGACTTCCTGATTACATGTAACATCTGGCTTTCTTTAACAACCAGGCATAATGTTCCCTTGGGTTTTCCTTGAATAGGTTTACGATAGGTTCACCCATGTAGGTTTTCTTTCCAATGACGTCTTGTAATTGGGCGGTAAAGACGTAATCTTCTCTGGTGGTTGATTTACACCTCTCTGTTATTTCTCTGGTATATGTTCCGCATTTTTTCGGATTGACATGCAAATATTCCGCCATGAAATTCTCCGTAAACAAAACATATCCTTTTCTCCCATCGTTGGAAAGGTTCCATAGGCGCAATTGGAAAAACGATTTAAAAATCTCGCGTAGATTTTCATCGGTCGGTAATACCACACCTATTTCTGGTAGTGATGACATCACCCTTTTCATTTTATTGGTGAGTTCTATAGAGGTAACGATTTTCGTTATAGAATGTAAATCAGTAACCAACATCTGCGCATGCGCCAAAATATTTGATTGATAACATTTCATCTTCTTCCCAGTTTCGACCTCGCAATAGACAACACCTTCTTCTAATTCATCTTGCCATGCAGAGGTGCAATCTTTCCTCCCCTTTAGGTAAACGAGCGCCGATTCAACATCTTTGGCAGGGAGTTGAATCTTCATTATCCCGGTCCATACATTTCTCCATTTTATAGCATCGCTGCGTGCTGGAACCATTTGGTCATTGGTGATGTTGGTGTTTTCTTCTTTGTTTATCATCATTATTTCTCACTTACTTCTTATAGTTTTCTGTTGACTGGTGTTGTTGGATTGCTGGTTAGGCTTTGTATGAAGCTATGTTGAAAAATCAACTCAAGATATAGAATGAAGAATCATTTGATTGGTTGTTATTTTTAGAAACAGATCCTAAAATTCCTTGTCTATGTCCACTCAATTTTAATAAGTTTTTGCAGCAGGGATAAAATCACTACTTTGTTCAACAAAACTCTCGACTTCGGTGAAGTCACCAACATGTTGACAAGTCCATCCATGGTATGTCGACACATAATTGCACTCTTACACCACCTGCAAATCTTTGGATAGCAATGTTTTACAGCAACCTCTATAACTTCATCCTCTTCTTCTTTATCTTTATCTACCATGTCTTTCCTGACCTTTCTCAAAACATTCTGATAAAATGTGTCCACACATGTGTTCCTATGTATTTCTTCGCTGAAAAATCCATGTCTATCTCTGTTGTATTGATTAGAGTTCCTTGGGTTCACATGGGTTCCATATTTACCCTGGCATGTGTGACAGCTCCACCAATAATTTCTATCTGCAAATGGCCGGGGGAGTCCATATTGTTTGGACGACTTTACTAAATTTTGTATAAGCTTATAACACGTTCTACTTCCTCCAAAACACACTCCTCCCGTTCTACCTGTGGCAGATGAACATGTTATGTTATTTCCCCTATACACCGTATCTGTCACTGCTGAACTGTTGGTAATGTAGAATCTGTGTCCATATTTAATTAAATTACCATGTCTTTCATCCACCCTCTCGTGTATAAGATATCGCAATATGAGAGTGACCGTACAAGCATCCATGCTGCATGAAGACATACCCGGATTACACGCAGATAATGACTTCCTGGGCTTGCCGGAAGTGGTATTATCTATAACATGTGATAATCTACACTCCCCACATATCCTCGTCGAAAAGTTGTTTAGACAAAATTCATTTTCAAATTGTTTGACCAGAACAGGGTGTTGTGCAATAGCTCCCATACATTTGGTAAAACAAGTACATTCTGGATATGAAACCTCCAATGTCTTGCTGAAGAATTTACTCCTCGTTGCTGCGTTCATAGACATGAAAGCTGTGAGCAAGTCCACATCCATCATCGGACATGGTTGTCCCCTCCTGTCATCCAAATCGTATTTCATTTTTCCACCAGTGAGGTAATCTGCCATGTCTTGTAGTAAAAGCATACTGTCGGACAAACCCAATAGTGTCATATTGTGTCTGAGTTCTTCCAGGTATGCCAGTCTCTTGACGTAATTATTGCTGGGGTTGACCACTAGGCTCATTTCTTCTTCATTCTCTGCTCGTTCCCACAAATTGGTTATTATGGCATTCTGTAAACCACCTGAGAGCCTCTTGTTGGGTGTTAAAAATTTATGCACAAAGGAGTGTCTCTCGAAAGAAGGCATGTTTAAAGTCTTCACTCTATCACCTCTAAGACTGAATAATAATTTAAACGGTGTGACTTTAGGTCGTTTTGAAAACAACATGGTGGGCTTCATCCTGTCTATAATTAAACTACAAATTTTAAACAGTAGATGATGTTCTGTGGTTGAAAACGGAATGACCATGCTTCTCACTATGTAATTGACGCTCTTCATGGCGTAAACATATTTCTGGTCGTAACATAACTTTCTGACAAATTTGCTGAGGTTTCTTTTAGTATCCCTCCTGAATCGTCTGGGTAGTAGAAGCATCACAAGAGTGGTGGTCAACCTCACGAACTTTTCATTTTTAATCCATAACAATTTTAATTCTCTCTTGCTGGGTAATGATAGAGGTGCTGATATGGCATTAAATACATCCAGTAGTTCCCCTTTGTTGTGTTTGAAAAACCATATCAGTATTTTAGTTGCTGATCGACTCATGTTTAAAATGAAAATGACGCACAAACATATTATAACTTTTATTTAACATCCATTTTTCCCTGGCGATCAGTGCGCATGCTCAAAATCACCAAGGAAAAATAGATCTTTACTACCACATTGGATTTATCACACATACCTCATTTTACTGTTAGCGATTGAAGTAGACGGGTCGTTGTTATGGCGGAATATCTAATACTATACCTTAACAACAAGGGAAAGTTGACCAACCATGAAAGATATGAGATCAGCGAACATGATGGTGTGATTAGCAATATAGATATAGACGAGGATGATAAATTGGATACTTTGTTGACAGAGATTAAAAACAAAAATGTGCTTTCCACCAAAGAGACAGGGAGTGATTTTGTGGGACATATAGTGATTGAAAATGGTAACAGACCGGTGAGAGGTGTGAATATCGAGGAATATAAAATCCGTGCCTCTACAGATGAAGAATTTGATATACCATACAACATTTACAAACCTGAGAATTATTCCCTGTTGAAGAAATTGAGAAAGTTGTTGGGTAAACCAGACCCCCCACCATTGGTCAATATGTTAAAACAGGACAGAATATTGACAGGGTGGAAAAAGAAGATTTTCAAGTCTTACAAACCATCATACAAACAATTCATAACCTCCAAATGTACCATACACACAACTGGATATTTGTATAATATTGGCGATTTGGATTTGTTCACCAGGGATATTCTGAGGGTTGTTGTGGATGATGATATATTCAACCATTGGTTACTAACGGAAGGAATCATCGACAAAATGGATTTTGTCTGCCATTACCTCAAATGTGTTTTAGAGGAAGGTGGATTCATGTGCGATCATTGTGGAGATAAATTCATAATAATCAAGAATCAAAAGAGCAAGGAATTGTTCGACAAGATCACAGCAAAAATGAACCATGTTAATTATGTTCGAGAATTATCCACCGATTTACCATTGACCAAGTACAATATATCCAAATCATTGACCATAACAAAATGTCCCTATAGCTGTTCATATCTGTTCAACAATGGAGTGGAATTATCACAGAAACTTAAAACCATGATAATGGACATGATTAATTTACAGACACCCGATTCCCTCCTTGAACGGTTGGGTGAGGTGTTAACTGTAAGTGGTACAGATGGCAGGGAAAGAAATGAGATTTTATCTGCAATTTGGAAAGGTTTATATGAGGGTGAACCATTTTTACCATGTATGATTGGGATGAAAGACTACCAAGATATTTCTATAAAGGACATGAGAATACCTGTCTTTCTTAAACCTTCACCTTATAGCACACGTGTTGTTGTAGAACCCAAAGTGTGTTTTCTACCTTGGCAGATTGTGTTTCAGATGATGTTCTCACAAGATGTATTAGAATATAGCTCCATGTTATATTTTGCTGATTCATAAATAAAAAATATAATACAGTATTTATTATTTTCTATGTTTTTATTTCAAAAAATCATGGTAAAAGATATTCATCTTCAGGCAATGTTTCCCGATGTCTCTTGACAAGGGTGATAATACCAATAGTTAATAATATTACAAACACAATAACAAAAGCAATCAATAATATTATCTTCCCAATCATTTCTAAATCTAAAGATTTCTCATCCTCTGTAGGTTTATTGGGCGATTGAGTTGTAATCATCACATCGATGGGAGGTTGTGTGGTAGCTGTAGTGATTGGAGGTTGTGGAGGTATTCTAGGGATCATCAGCGTCCTGTATGCCATAGTTTGATCCAAGTATTCTTTAGTTGCTTCATAAACACCTTTATCTAGAGATTCCGTTATAACTCTTACTTCTAAAGAGTTAATGTAGGGGCCAAATAATTCTGTGATCTTTTCCTGGGTGAGTCTATATCTGAATGCAGCTAATATTTTGTTGTCAAAGATGTCAAGGTTGTAATCTCTTTGATTGGAAATTGGCTGCCAGGTGACAACTCCATCTCCGTCATCGTGAACGCTTATATATACGAGGTTTTTCCATTCGGTCATTGATTTATCCTCGTCTTCACGTCTAGCTCTACTGGTTCCAATCTCACCTCTTATCTGCAGATAATAATCCACACTGGTTTCGTTTTCATTTGTTTTACATTCCGGGAAATTATACATGTCGTATTGTAGGGTAATTGTTGTCTCGCCGGTATATCTGCCCATAGAAACATCTAAAACGGCCGATGATAATTCTGTGTAATCACATTCAATTCCTGATTCTAATATAAAGGCCCATTGTTCAACGGTTGGATAGGGAACGGTGAATTCATCTGTCTCTCTTTGCCATTCGTCAACTAGTTTAAACCCAATGGTATTTTTAGTGGGTATAGAAACTATTGATGCCACTGGGTATAGAAAATGAAAAAATCCATCTTCAAATCTATTTGTTTCGGATAGTTTTACATTGGCACCTGGAACATCAGCGTCGTTGATTCTAAAAACCACTTTTACATTGTTTATGTTATGCGAGTAGCAATTTTTCGAATCGTAAAAACACCGTATCGTGTTCATGTCAATGAAAACACATGACCCACTTACTGAACATCCACTATTGGTGGGTAATAAATCTGATATAAATGATTCACCAACCCCCCACTCTGTCTCGCATTTCAAAACCTTGTTTTTTATAAGTAAATCGTACTGACTTATGGTGAATTCTTCCCCTTCTTCTAAGAGTGTGTCTTCTATTTCCGTTCCGGATAAAACAGCAGAGGTGTTTATTCCCTTGTTGATACATGATCTATGAATTATACCGCAGCTGATTTTAAAATTGTTTTCATCTGATCTATACACACTGGGTTTAGGTGGAGTTATTAAACTCTTGTATAGTTCAGTGCCAGAACATGCCACATTGTCTCTCATTTCATTCCACGACATTTTATCACTGTCCGTATCATACATAGAACATTGCCATATTTTTTTGTCTGGGAATTTGTTTAAAAATCTTATGGGCACTCTCACTGATGCAACACGTCCCAATTCTTTCATGGCCGATGCGGTTGTGTCATATTCACATGGGTTAATTAATTGAGCACAACCATCCCCTGTCAACACATTGTATTGATCTAAATGGTAATCGTATGAATAACTGTCTGAAAATGTCAAAAGTCTTATTCCTCTCTCAAGTGTTTTTATTAGTCCAGGATCTTCTTCACAGTTGTCGGTGTCTTCCACATCCTTGTCTGATAAGTCTGGTATTTTATCTCTTGACGCGAAATCAGCGGGTAGTAATAATATATTGGTAATCCCGGGCACTTTCTTTTTGTATATACATGTGGCGTATTTACTTATACACGCTTCATTACCAGTTAGATCAATGGTGAATGTTTGGTCATTGGAAGTAGATCTAGATGATAGTAGGTAAAAATTTGTTGGATCCACACAGCTGTTGTTATATTGAACAACATCATTTCTATTTGATAATGATACGGAACATGTAGAAGTGTCTAGCAAAAATATTGCCAAATATTCCTCCACAGAGCTATCGAATGGACATGTTATACTAGCGCTGTCACCAGAGTTTTTAATAACCTCCACGGTTTGTATTGCAGTGGCTTTATGAAGTTGTTGTCCTAAAAGCAGATTTAACATGGTGAAAGATATGGATGTCATAAAGGTGTGCTTAGGTTGATTTGGATCAACATGGTTTAATAAAGGTGTCTCGTGGAAATTTCTGGGTTTTAAAAACTTCATTACCATGTAGGGATGTTTATCTATCACCACCCTATCCATGTTTACATTTCTGTCAAAGAGAAATAAACTATCCGTGTCAAAATCCATAGTTACATCGTTTGGTTCATATCCGTTGAAATCTACGTCATAAGGATTTCTTAAGAGTGTAAATTTGGGTTTAATTTCCGGTAATGTCGTTGATAAAAATCCACTGTAGCATTTTGAAGAATAATCCTCGGGACCCAAGTTTTTAAATTTAAACACTGGGTCACCCGGTGTGTTAATAACACACTGTGGAACCACCGATGGGGTGAGATCTCTACCATATAAATCACCTTTGGCTCTGAAATTTTCCGCGCCTGTAAACTCAACAGTCTTGAAAGGAGCTCCCGTAAAATAAGTTGTTGTGACTCCTCTATTGTTCCTCTGGCAAGTTAATGTGATTTCCGTTTCTGTACTTGTTTCAACCCTGGCTGCCAAGGTTATTAGTGGTGGATGTATGGGAGAATCAGCGTCAGTTGAGTCACCCCATTGTCCTTTGATGGTCTTTTGCAACGCCAGCGTTTTGTAAACATAATCACCACTACCCTTATAACCACATCTCCAATTTTTGAGATATATTTCCTCTGGATTTTTCTTAAGGTAAACGACCATTGTGACACCCCCTTGGTCTATTTCACAATTGGCTGCACCCGTAATAAGAGTGGTTAGAGTGTCGTCTGGCGCCAATGATTCCAGCTGCGCTTTGCAACGGGCGCTCGATGCGAAATCTGTAACCTCCAAATTAACATTAACAAATCCAGCAGGTAGATTGGCACGATTAAAAAAATCGTTGGATATTGCAACATGTGTAAAGTCGCCCGGTCTTATAACACATGATATACCGGCTCCGTGTCGTAATGTGGGTGGTTTATATTCTAAGTTTATATTGTTATCGTTGTTATTTTCTACAGCTCCAGCTTCATTATCGAACCCCGTAAAATCAGCATAGGCACATACAATAATATGCGCTATAATTACTAATAGTTTATGCATCTTGTTTATTTCTTTTGTGGTGTGCTTTTACGAATAAAAAACCAACAAATGATTGAAGTTACATTATAAATTTATTTTTATACAAACAATAATCAGACATTCTCCGCCTTGGATCTAATCTCTGAAACAAAACGTAATATCCTCTTGGTTTCTGCATCTGTATCAGTGTCAATGAATCTTTCTGCAAAAGGGGACATCACTGGCAATGGAAAGAATGGATGGTAGATGTATCTCTCAAGATCTTCGGTGAAGTAAATATGAAAAGGGATGTCGTTTACAGCATCGTCTAACATTCTCCTTATCCTGTTGTCTATATCTAAACTCATCTCGGCGCTTATGGTTATATTTCCATCGACAACCTGTCTGTGTAGTCTTTCCATGTTTTCTAGGAAATCTTGTATTATTGGCACCTTGGGCAAGATTTCTCCATAGAGGAGCTCTGTCCATTCTTTGTTCATTAATTCATCATAGTAGGTCACTTCCACACCCACAATCTCTCGCTTCACACAAAAGGCAATATGTTTAAACTTTTTTGAAGAATTGATATGGTCAAACCTCAATCCATATTTGGTATAAAACATAAGTGGATAGGTGTTCATATCGTATTTTCTTCCCGGCTTGACTTTTTTCTCATAAAATAATACATTATAAACCCCTTTGTCCACCTTATCGAGTCTCTCAACAATATCGTATTCAGGGATCAATGTATTGAGCGCCCATGTCGCAGTCTTGGAACATTCGTAGACAAGATGATTAAGGTGTTCTTGTGTCATCATTTCTTCAATGAACAATGGTCTCATCTGAGGTTTGGGTTGAAAGGATAGTTTCTTTTCTGGCAAAGACATCAACATCACCTTGTTTTGATTTAAAAAGAAATTCCTTTTACATATATCTTCTAAATCCATCTCCGTTATTTTGGATGCGGGTAATGTGGGAGCGGAGATTGTAAATTGTTTAGAATAATAAACCCAATGCTTGTGATTACACCAGAAGGGAGATAATATTATACTCTGGTCAGATGGTTTTCTATATATGGCGGTAGATAATTCCACACCATATAGTATACCATCCTCTTTATTTTTAATTTCCGGTTCATCTTTTTTAACCAATTCTAAATTGGTCAATTCAGAGAGTGTAGGGTCTTGTGGTGCGGCGGTGTTACCACTCAACCTTTCCAGCAATTCTGTAAAGGCTTGCATCGAAGACCTGGCGGTAGTTGCGGGTGGTGGTGGGGGCTCCGCAAACTCTCTGGGTTCTTCAGTGGCTGTAGATATGGCAGAATTGGTTACCCCTGTTATAACAGTTTCCACTTTGATTTCCGGTCTATATGGATCGCTAAACATACCATTGCGTTTGTAAATAAAAATATATCCGGTCTTCCACCACAACTCCACACAAATTATTTGTATGTCAGACGATGTTATAGGTGCGTCTAAAACAATCAACACCCTATCTTCTTTTTCTAATGTTTTGTGGCTTATAACACGATCGATCGGCTTAGAAATACTGCTATACTTAAAAAGGTCATTTTTCTCATAATGAATTGTATATCGCAATTCTGGGTGAGCAAATAGAAACTCCTTCTTAATTCCATAAACAAGTTTACCATATGACCCATCAAATATATGGGCTAATTTATACGATTGTATGTTATCCATGGCTTGGGTAAAATAATATCACACAAAAGACAGTGATTGATAGTTCTAATATTTTTTATTTCTAAAGAGTTTGTTATAACACAAACCCCGTCTTAAAGCGACAGGTTTTTTATGTACAACATTGCATGTTTCATTCCTTACTGATATAGGAACCATTGGTGGTGGTTCCACCAGACAAGGTTTCAATTCTAACAAAAATGGTACAGATATTGTATAACGTTTGGTGGATATTATACACAATGTAGAAATATAAACAAGTAGAAACACCAAAATGGGAATCATGAAAACTGGCACACCTTCAAATACAGTTCTAAAAACATTGTTACACGACTTTGCAGCCAGATTGATAGGCACCAATATTAAGTCTGATATTGTCGTGGCCAGTGCTGTGGTTGGTGTAACCTCAAACAATGGTTCGACGATAATAGATTTGGCATACTGTAAACATTCGTCATTGCTGTCAGAATGAGTAATCATGAGAGTCTTAAACATTGTTCTCAACACAGTACTCCAATCGGCACCTCTCTCCATACATCCTCCTGGTATTCCTTGTCTTATGACCATATACCGTTTTGCCATGGTCTTTTCATAAATGTTAATGTAATTCCAACACACGCTAATTAGAAAACATGTGATGGCAATCTTCCTCGCCGCTTTTATCCAACACACCTTGTCTAGTAAATAGTTTATGGCAGTGACAAAAAGCACAATTCCTACCACGACAGAAAACCAAAATAATTTATTGTTAGTAAGGGTGGTGTCTTCTGCCATGGGAAGATCCTGCTCGGTGCTGGTAAATTGCATCTTCTCTTTTGAGTCCCCATGGTTTATCATCGCTGTCATATCTTTTATGATGGCGTCTGTTAATTTCTTGAACAGCACTGCTTCTGCGCTCTCTTTCCCTCCTGCTTTTGCCACTTCTATGATGTTCTGAGTGTTCTTCTCTCCGTGTAAGTCTACTACGAGCTTTGCTATCTTCTTTACGGCGTCTGTCATTGTCTGGTCCAATTATTCTCTCGTCCCAAAGTCTCTGAAGTTTTTCGTTTGATACTACAGATATATCTCTAGTGTCAGCCTCTTCAATTACATTGGCAAATGTGCAGACAAGCCACGAAACAGGTACCCATGTTGGTCCATCCACCAACAGCTTTTTCCCGGATAAAGTTTGAAGAAAGAAATATATCCCAGAACATTTCTCTGCAAGTATTGGCGCAAGAGGGAATTGTCTCCATCCTCTCATATCCAAATCATAATCAGATTTATCATCGAATGTTATGCTTGGTAATATTGCTCTGCTGTTGGTAAGATACTCTGTCCATGATGAATATGGTAGTAACATTTCTTTGATTGTTCTTTCGTTAAAAATAGGAATGTAATCAAATTCTCCCTCGTCTGATTCTATCTCTTCACAGCCATCACCAGATGGTTTTTCTTCGACAGTGATATCATTGTATAATCCCTCATCTTCTTCAGACACATCCACCATAGATTGCGTCAGTGTTTCTTCACTGCTCACAGATTCTAAATCATCATCAATAGTCGATTCTTTGAATTCTTTCATCTCACTCTCGCTAACTTCTATTTCCAAAGGCATGTTTAACGATTGAATGTTGTAGTTGTTATGAATGAATTTGATAAAATACACTAAAGTTTATATAGAATATTTTTCAGACAAGGAAATATTATCGCCAAGGAATATTCTTTCTTATAAATTTTATAAAAATCACCCATGTTAGATTTGGTCTTTGGTGTATTTTCCTTGGCAAATAATGATCTTTTATAAATAAAGCCATGTAAGCCGTGATCAAACCATAACTGAATTCTCAACAACACAGAAACATTACTTCAGAAGTAAAAAAAAATAAAAGATGGCAGAATCAGCAAAAACAACTTTACAATTGATCTTTGGCAATCTTGCTATAAATATAGATGAAGAGGAATACCAAATGGTATGGGGAGACGTGGCTGACATGAGGAATTTATTTTTGGAAAGGGTTCCAGCCAAGGATATATCTGAGATTGAAAACCTTGAGAAGAAAGACGTTAAATTCATCGTGGATACTCTGGACAAAGTGCTGATGAGCAACAATCTATACAGTTTGGAAGATCCGGCAAAGAATCCACCTTCCCTGGAAGAATTATACAATCCAACAGCACTTCTTTTAGACAAGGTCGTCACTCCGGAATGTGGATCTGGATACAAATTTCTAGTTTCATTGACCGAGGAAGATTACACAGCTTTCCTATTCATGATGTATTATTTGGAGGGGTTCCTGTCAGAGATGTGAACAAAACATTTTTGTTGTATTTTTTTGTATAATTTTTATTCGTAAAAAATAATAAAACAACATAATTACAATACAATCAATTTGTTCTGCTTATAACTTGTCTCTCCCCCGTAACAGGATCAATTATTTCATCCACGACAATGTCAACATATGTTGCCGCATTATATGGCAATGAATATTTCACATAATTTCCATAAGAATCTTTCATCTCGTCATCTGCTTCTCCCAATAAAGCCAGGCGTTGTTCCTCGTATCGTTTTTCTCTTTTCTCTTTTTTGTATTGTTTATAATCGTATCTCACCGCAGGTATAAAATTGATTAGAGATATTATTAATGCAAACGCTGTTAGAAACACGGGTGAAAATATGGCAGCAATTACAGCCCATACTTCACCGCCAAATATATCTGTAAATAAACCGCTAATGGCATTGATGATACTTCCCTCTCTATCAACAACCTGATCAGAAAAATCTCTAGCCTTTTTAAGACCCTCGTCCACTTTGTCCTTATAAATTGTTAAGTTCTTTTTCATCAATTCCGCTCCCTTTATAAAATCCTGGCCATATTTCCTCGACTTTTCGGCATAGGCCTCGACATTGTCGTAGGTTTTAAATTCCAATTTCTCCATCTTTATCGGTGGATATAATTTATCAACCCGGGCTGAATAAGAGTTTACGAGTTTAAGATCTTCATCAGTGACAAATTCTGTTACAGCAGCCATATTTCTGCTGTATATCTTGGTGGTTTTGGGCACACCCTCCAATGACTTTTCACAACCTCCTATCCTGGGATTTAATTTAAAATGACTGGCGGACAAGGAACATCCGCACGAGATTTCCATTCTACATAAATTACATGGCACCACCTTGCTGATTGGATTGATAGTAGATTTAGGGCAGTTTACCGTCCAAAATGAATCCGTGTCTTCTCCGCTACTAATTAAGAAAGAGCTGTCACTGGCGAGCTGCCTGGCAGATCCCACCGGTCCAACATCTGAATAAGCTGTTTGACAAAACTTGCCAATGGCTGTAGTATCATCGATAAAGATTGCAAAAGCACATGTCATATCCGTTACATCTCGCCGCTTTGTCACCCCCACGGCATTACCACATGATTGTATACCACTTACTGCTCCTGAACACGATAAATATGCTGCCTGGGTCATTTCAACATATGCATCTGTGTTGCTATCTACAGCAATGAAATCTGGCAGATCTGCCATCTTTGTGTATCCTTTATCTGATGTGTCTTCGGTGCCCATGGTTAATGGGATGGGGAAACTGTATATTCTATATAACGGCATGCGACCCTCTGTTCTATATAGCGGGATATTTATTGTGACTATCACCTTGTCGGCAGTTCTGGCATATGATAACATCTTTTTCATTTTATAATAGAAGGCAGGATCTGTGCTCAGTAGATTAAATCTATTGTATGTAGGTTGTGGAATGATGTTTCTCACGATATGGTCAATGACATGCTTCATCATTGTCTCTGTTATTAATTGCGGTGATATGTAACCCGATGCCAGATTGATAAGTCCATATGTCCACATGTCGCATAGCGTTTCTATATCCTTTCCCAAAACTTTCATTCTAAACAAATCCGGATAAAGATTGCTGACGACCATGGATTTTAGTTTGTTTAACATGAGTATTCTTGCGCTCATATTACCATAAATGGCACTGAATTCATTTTGAAATGTGACCATGCTCGCCCTGGTCTGAGCAATTTTCCTCACGAGTATATCTCCCATCTCTTGTATTTCATCCATGCGTTTATCCGTGGTCTGTATTATGTATGCGAATTGATCGTTCAGATTAATTATACTCTGTGTATTGGTATAAATAGCACCTCCCAGTGCCTTAAGATTTCTCACACTATTTTTAAGCGTGCCTGATCCCGGCATGTCAAAAATAGACGTGAATAAATTTCCAGCCAATCTTCCAGGAATTAATATCTCCCAATCGGAATTGTCCTTGTCTGGGTCCAACCAATCTGGTATTTCTAAATTTGGAGGTGTATTATCATCGGTGTTTGGTTCATCCCCTGCTGCTCGTCTGCGTCTACGATTTCCAGTCTGTGGCGCAGCGGTTGTTGTAGTCTCTAAATTAGCACCAAGGTCAATATTTATCAAATCTTCAGGTTTAGATTTGGGAATTACATCCAGGGCTTTGGCCATCCTTAATTTAGCATCCGTGATAGAATTATATGTCTCTGTATTGGCACTGTCTATCAAATTGTTTATAGAATCACAAATTGGCGTCAATTCCGCGTTCAAAAGCGTACAGTCTATATTCTCTACCGATGGAATTGTATATGTGGGTATTATTAAAGACCATGTATGTGAAAAATGAACTATACCACCCCCATCTATGATCTCACTGACTTTATCAAACATGACCCCATATCCCATTCGGTTCACTGTTAATCTTTCATCAATTAACCCATGATTAGAGCCAATGGCTGCTAATAAGATTACAAATAAAACTGTATTCATTTTTGTATATGATTTTATTAGTTATACAAAAACATGGTAATAAATGTGACAAAATAGTCTAGTTGAAATAGTCCATGAAATCATCCATGCTTTCTGTATCAGCCTCTTGTACTGCATTACCACCGGCTACTTCTTTAATTTCATCATCGTCATCTGAAACATGTCCTATGGGTGATCCGTAATAATTTACTTGAGGTTTTTCATCCTCGTCCAACATTGTGCTGAAGTCAATAGGTTCAAAGTCAGCCATTGATTCTGCCACTTTATCTTCTTCTGGTGTATCCTCCACCATCGGTTCCACCTTGTCTTCTATTTCTTTTATAGGTGGTATTTCAGGCTCCTCGCTTACTTTCTCCTCCTCTTCTTTTATTACTGGTTCTGGGGGAGTGGGTGGTTTCATTTCAATCACCTCTTCCTTCATAGGGGGTGTTTCATCTTCTGCAGGTTTGGGTGTGATGGTTTCAGTCTCTTCTTGTTTAGTTTCAGATTCTACATTCTTCTCGATTACTGTAGATGTCGATCTGGCCTTCTTTCTGGCGGCGGCTGATTTGGGAAGATATAGTCTTATTTTATCCTTGTCTTCCTCGTCAATTTTATCACAAGCCAATAACCAATCAACAACCGGTCTCAATTTATCCTTGTTTGTTTGAGGAAGGGCAATCTTTCCATTGACCAGCAGGAAATACCAAAATCGTTTGTAGAACATATTATCATCCTCTATGAAGTCCTCGTATTTTTGCACAGTAGAACACGCCCAGCAATGTATTGGCTTGATTCCCATTTTCTTTGCAACCATATACGAATGTAGATTCTCCATATAATCCCCAATACACTTCTTGCATATGTTTACGGAAAATAAACAACAACCCTTATTCAATAGCTTCTTCGATGGTTTGTGACAGATGCTACATGTGTTCGCTTTGACCAGGAATAGTTTTTTAAGCTCGTCCGGTTTAATTCCTAAATAGACGTGCGATTGAGCAATAGCCTTGCTGTTATCCCCCTCCTCTATCAGTTCCTTGATGTGGGCCAAACGTTCAGCCTGAGATTTTCTTTTACCATCTACCGCCGATGTGCTATTTTTCCTGATCTTTTTCACGGGTTGTTCCTGTTTATCTTCATCGGGTATATCACCTTTTTCTTGCTGCTTATTTTCCGGAGCAGATGGTTTTTCATTGGCTGGGCGGGAAGTAGATCGTTTTCTCTTGGCAGGTTGTTTCTTGGGGTTTTCCTTAACCTGGGAAGGTAATATATTATCATTGGCCGGATCTACAGTTAATTTTTTCCACTCGGAACCCCTGAGATATTGTGCAATGTGAAGTAACGCATCTGTCTCTGCATCTTTTTCTTTCTTTTCTCCAGTCCCTGGTTTTTCGGCAAAGAGATAAGACATCAATTTCTTGAGTTCTAAAAATGCCGGACCTTCGTAATCATTTTTAGAATCCAATACACCGGTTATAGACCTGTGTAATATGCTCTTCAAATTTATGGCTTGAAGTAAAATCTTTTCAGATTGATCAGTTGAATTTTTGTGCATGTTCTTCCAGATGACAATTCTGGTAAGATCAGCAACAATAGCATTCTTCATCGTTTCTTTGTCAGCCATTATATATTTAGATTTGTAAGTTTGGTTGTGATAAGTTGGGCTTCTAATAACAATATGATTTCATCTGACTTGTTCCTTGAAATTTATAATATTTTCATCACGTGACCATCCGGTGTTATTATTTCCCGGGGAGGTGGTAATCTTCCCTTGTTGTATGGTTTAGATTGTGTGTATGCATGGAACGATGCCAAATCTGGTATTTCTCCTCTTACCAATCTTATAGACCTAATAGTGTGCGAAGAGCCGTAATGTTTCACTCGCTCATCTACTACTTGCAAAACAACCTCATCGCCAATGTTGATATGGATCACCCTTGTTGTGTCTGATACAATTTCATATCCATCCCCACCGATGCTTGTTTTCACCCTTTCGTCTAACACATTTATTAATATGTAATCGTTAAATGTCAACACAGACCAATAAGCATTGTTAATGGATTCTTTGAAAACTCTCTTAAACGAATCTGACAGGGAATAATAATACCTGTGCGCATCACTCAATAATTTTAGAATTGTGTAATCATCACCCTTTAACTTCCTTGGCAATGGTTCATGAGGCATGTATCTAAACATACAATCAGGATCATCCCTGACAGGGTGGTAAACGGCACTTAATCTTATGGACATGGTCGGGTTGTAGAAAAAAATCGATATGGTATATATTGCGTGTGTGTTTTAAACATAACATCATAATTTGTTTTACAACTCAGTCAAATACTTCTCATAACAACATATATAAAACAATGGCTTGCTCAATGGCAAATGCTGTAAGACCCGGGTTGTCTGATTTACCAGAAGGCGTGGATTTATCTAATCCCAAAGAGGTTAGAAGTTTATTGATCAAACTAACCCATGCAAGAAAATCGACAGTCTACGACACAAAGATTAGGCGTTTACATGGCGTCATTGTCAATTCCATCATGGAAAATTACAATAGCGCAGAGGGAGAACTCGACATGGCGATAACACCGTTGATCCCATCACATCCAGATTATGCTTTCCTGGCAGGGAGAGTATCCGCCTACATGACGCAGATAAACACACCAAAGACATTTACGGATGCTGTTTATGGTATACAGATGGCTGTTGGTGAAACCAATGGGTTTAGATCACCCATGAAACCTGTTAAGGGAGGACTCAGTGATGAAATTGTAGATTTCGTAAACGAACATGGAGCGAGATTGGATGGAATGATCGACGATGTAAGAGATTACTCGCACAACTACATGGGTATAACGGGGCTCTTGAACGGCGTGGCCATAAAGGTCAACAAGAAACTGTATGAAAGACCTCAATATGTTTTCATGCGGGTAGCCATGGCAATGACAGATCTATCTTCTGAAACAGCCCTGGAAGATATATGGCAGACATACATGCTTATATCCGGACAATGTCTGTCTATGGCATCTCCTGTTCTGTTTAACGGTGGCACATCATCATCAAACACTGCCAGTTGCTTCCTTTTAGACATGGGAGATAACATGGTCTCCATTACAAAGAAGGTTGCACAGACCATGACCTTAATCGCCAAGAACGGAGGAATTGGAATTAATTTTTCAAAATTAAGAGCAACGGGATCTAAAATTGGAATGGCAGGGAAGAGCAGTGGGATTGGCGGCAAGTTAAATCTGTTTGATCGTGTGGCGCAGTCTGTTGACCAAGGGGAAAACAAGAGGCCTGGAGCCATTGCTGGATATCTTACAGACTGGCATGCGGACATGTACGATTGGTTGTACTCCAGATATAGCGGCTCGGGAAATGAAGTAAACAAGAGACATGTGTTAAACATGGGCCTGGTGATGAGTGATTTATTCATGGAGAGGGTTGAGAATGACAAGGAATGGTCTTTGTTTTCTCCCAATGATGTGGTGGGACTTGAGGAGTTGTATGGAGAAAAATTTGTCAGAGCATACAGAGCCCATGAAGCAAATCCAAAGATAAAGAGAACAACTGTGAGTGCACGGAAATTATTTTCTGACATTGCCAATATGATGTGGAGCACTGGTGAACCATACATCTTATTCAAGGATGCCGTGAATGAAAGGTCAAATCACAAACACCTGGGAACCATTAAAAACTCTAATCTGTGCTGTGAAATCGTGCAGTATTGCGACACAAATGAAATTGCTGTCTGTAATCTGGCTACCATTTGCGTTAGTAATTTTGTAAACGTGGAAACTGGAGAGATTGATTTTGAAGGTATAGCAGATGCTGCAGGTGTGGCCTGTAAAGGAATTAACAATTTAATTGACAAACAGAATTACGACCTGGGGAACGAACAACTCATGAGATTGGCTGATGAGCGAACAGAAGAGGTGGTAGAGGTCAATGGTATAAAATTCGATGCCAAATATAACCTGGTCAGCTACAGCAACCTTAAACATAGACCACAGGGAATAGGCATGCAAGGATTGCACGATGTGTTTATGAAGTTAAAAATACCTTACGATTCGGAAATGGCGTTTAGATTGGCCGCTTTAATTCAAGAGGCCATATACTACGGGGCCGTCAGAGAGAGTGTAAAAATAGCAGAAGAAAAGGGGCCATACCCATCGTATTACTGGGATAATAACACGCATAGAGAAGGGAAGCTACAGTTTGACTTTTTGGAGGGATTCGACAGGGATCGTGATCTCACCCATGAACTATTCAACTGGAGAGAAGTACTTAAAAAATTTGAGAAGTTTGGCATAAACAATTCCGTGGTGACTGCACAACCTCCCTCTGCCAGCTCTAGTCAACTCAACGACAATGTAGAATCTATCGAGGCCATTACATCCAACAGATTCACGAAAGGAATTAAAGACGGAAAGTTTATAATTATAAACAAACATCTACAAAAGGACCTTGAAGACCTTGGCATGTGGGACGCTCAAATGGTGGGCGACATCGAAGCCAATGATGGATCCATACAAAACATAGAAAGAATACCGAAAAATATAAGAGAAATATACAAGACGGCAAGGGAGATTGACCACAAGGCTGTGGTTAAAATATGCGCCGCCATACAACCATTTATCGATCAGACCATTTCCAAAAACATGTTTGTACCTAAAAATGTTGATAACCCCGTTCAATTGATCATGGAAAATGTTATCCTTGGCCACAAGATGAAATTGAAGACGGGAATGTATTACACCAGGGGAATTCCAGCAATGAAGCAGCAGAACTTTGGCAAGATGAATTTCCAAGATAAAGATATCGGGAAGCCAGTGCCTGAATTGGTGGATTGTGAAGCATGTAGTGCTTGAGATTTTTTGACAATATTTCAAACAACCAATGTGTTATTTATAACCCTTTTTTAAAATAAAAAATATATTAATAAAAATAAAACCATGTACAATTATTACCTTTTCCTTGCTCATTTCTATTGGTGGCCTCTGATTGGCTGTCTGCTTCTATATATACTAGCAGTTTTGCTGTGTAAAATCATAACTCGACTACGAGCCAAAGCAACAACTACTACAAGAAGAAAACAAGTGAGAAATAAAAGGATGGCAAAAAGACAAGCAAGTTGTGAATCCAAGATGACCAATGTTGTTAAGAAGCAGAAAGTGGAAGATAGACGAATCAATAGATATGGTAAACTAATCTTTCATGGCGAAGAAGATATCGGTATCGTTCTGGAAGGAATCATTGGTGATGAGAGAATTGAAGGTGCACATCTTAGTGAAATTCATCCGAGGATGATTTATGTCATGGTCAAAGATGGAAAATTGATCAGAAGTAGAAAACAATCGGGTTTAGTCATGGTCGGAGGGTATGAGATGGAGATTTATACTAGTGGTCTGGAACTCGACCATGATGCATCCCATAGGCTCATCGGGGAAAAATCTATTTTTAGACGAAAAAACCGGAAGTGAGGTTACGTGTTAAAAATGAAATTTTGAACATACTGGAAAAGACGGATTTCATTGGCGATTATTCAGAGTGTATAGATTTTATTGTAAATCTAGGAATCCTATTTTCATCCGTTCCGAAGGACGAACCTAAAACATACCTTTTGATCAACTCGGAGTTCTTATGTAACATGGGGTTCAACAGTTCCGTTATCAAACGTACCATGGAAAGGATTTCAAGGGCTTCACCGGACATCATCGCCGTGTCCCCATTTTTCTCTTTTGGGACTAGTGAGATATAAAGGGGTCTTTATTTTAAATTCTATAACAGAAATTGGGCGAGCTGATTTGTGTTTACTTTTGAACATAAATAGCATACTATTTATTGCTGGAAGATTGGCCGGATCGAGGGGTGAAACAACACTCAGACTCATAAGTCATCTCTTTTCCGAATTACTCAAGACCAGACCAGACTTCCTTGAACGATTTGCAGAAGCCAGACTGGAGGAAATCAAACAGGCCGAGGTGGAATTCGAGAAGAATCCCATACCATTGGTTGAAAAACAAGCTAAAGTCTGGGAAGACACATCGGTTGAAATGAATCGGATGAAAGAAGAGCTAATACGAAAGAATAGAGAGATAGAAGACCTTGAGGATGAGAATCTAACTCTGGCCAGAGAAAAGGCAGCCATTGCCAGTGACTATGTAACTGCATTACAAGAAAAGAAAGAATTGAGAATTATAGCCAGACAAAATGCCCCGGTGAAGATTGATGGAGAGGAAGAAACTGCACGTACGGGTATTTCCATATTGTCGTACAACTCGACTCTCGATGTGTATACTATAAACTATTCCGAAAAGGGAGGATGTGGTAAAAGCAGTATAACATCTAATTGGAAAGACGCCAGTTACAACGCTAGACAATTGGGGAAGGATTGGAAGATCATTGCGGTGTATGTAGGTGGAAATCACACCCATAACCAAAGACGTGTATTATTTCAGAAATACATGACAAAATTGGAAGGAAGAACATTGCGCTATAAACTAAGAGATGAATATACATCCATAACACGAGAGGTATTGTTAGAGGCCATAGGGGAAAGAAACTACATACAGATCATTGATGGACAAGGTGTAGTAATATACCTTGACAAACGGTTATGGCAAAATTTGAGCGATAAGGAGAGGAATGAATATGAAACCATTGCCAAAAATATGAAGCAATAATTTACCATGGTTTTTTATAATAAATAGTGATTGAGATTTTTGACAATATTTCAAAACAACCAATGTGTTATTTATACCTTTTTTAAAATAAAATATATAATAAAAATAAAACAAAGAGATCATTATTCTTTTTTTATTTTTTATTCATTTCGTTTCTATATAGTCTTTACAAAAATATCCATCGGGGTGATAAAATAACCTTCCAAGCTCTGGTCTATCTTTTAGTTCAAACGTTTTTACTATAAAACCATGTACAACTATATCTTTTCCTTGCTCATTTTTGTGTTACAAACAATAAAAGAATCTGGTGAGATAGAAATTGGTCCAAGAAAATTTGAGATTTTAACAGGTCAACACCAACCACTCCGGGATGATTAAATTTGTGCTACTGCAAAAATTTATGTATAGTTGGTTACAGGAAGTTACATCATCAAAAAAACAATTTATTCCCCTTGCTAAAGAACTCCGGTTTTAAAATAACATTGAAGAAGTTGAGGAAGGAATTGTTTTTATTGTTCAGTTTGGATTTTTTTCTATCTTCCATAACGAAAGACCAATCACCAGCTCAACAGCCTGCTGAAATGTGGTGGAGTGGATAAAAAATCTATTTATAGATCAAGATGCGGTGCCGTCACCGAAAAGAAAATTTTTATACCAGACATCTTGGAACAATATGGGTATATTGAGTGAACACAAATTAATTCCTTGCCGCTCTTAAATATTCTATTTTCCATAGACATTTAAAATATGCCTGGCAATGAAGTTGTCTTAAACAATGTTCCCTGGCGATACTCTCATAGACATTAAAGTCTGCCTGTCAGGGAAGTCGTCTTGATTTAACAAATCTCATAGAATTAACATTGAGAGATGATACAAAAAACCCAAGACTCACGACCCAGCGTATACTTTTTTTGTGTGTGTGTGTGTGATAAATGACAATGTATATACTAGGGAAATGAGTTGACCCCTGATTTTTGGGTTCATTATGACGTCATGAGGTCAACTTTAACATGGGACCCTATGGAACTTCCGGTTGACCTTTGGGGTCATTAGGTGTAAAATACAAGTATGGCTTAAAATGGTCTACTCGCCGAGTAGATCACTTTGGTATAAATTATAGGTTTATATCTTTTAAAAAATTGCCCGGTCGGGGGTCTTCACGCTCTTATACATGGTATATGGTAAGAGCGTGAAGACCCCCGACCGGGCAATTTTTTAAAAGATATAAACCTATAATTTATACCAAAGTGATCCACTCGTCGAGTAGACCATTTTTTAAAATATTTTCAAAAAATCATTACTAACAAAAATGATGACTCATTTTTATTTTTCTATATACATAATAATAAAACTGTTACAATTTATTTTGAACTTCTTCTTCCTCGTCTACATCTGTTTCTATATCTTCTATACCACTGTCATACTTCTCATATTCATCATCGTCGGATAATTTTCTCTTTCTCGATGTTGACGGACCGGGTGTTGCTACCAACTGCTCAGTGATTCTACTTCTATCTACCGTGACTGGTCTATGAAATATTTCACCGGATGTTCCTTGACTACTATCCCAATCGACATCCATTGTTCTGTCTGGTTCTGTCGTATTGTTGGTCCTGACAACACAATGGCGCACAATGGTTTGATATTTTGTTCCATCTTCATCTGTCATATTTCTGTTACTGGTGGCCATTACATCTGTGTATACATCGGGGTGGTGTTTATCTATCTCCTGCGCCATCTTAGATTCTTTCCTTTTTCCATCAGAGTGTTTTTCCTTTTCTATTTCTGAATTCGTTTCGTGTGTTGGTAATTTCTTTTCCAATGTCTCGTCTATCACATGGCCGAATGATTGTTGTAGTTCATTTCTCATAAACTCAGATGCCAGGGATGGTCTGCTCATATGAACCCGATGAAGATGATCTCTACTGGTGTATGTTTTATCCAGATGATCTTTGAATGATATTCCGTGGTAATCGCTATTTTTAAGGGCATCCCCATTAGGTTTATGTCCGCTTGTAGAAGTTGTTATATGATAATGTAGTGTTCTAGTGGTGGTGGCTCTTACTCTGGCACTAAGTTGTATCATATCGGAGATTTGCGGTGTACCATATGTGACCTTGCAGAACATATACGCCGCATCAAAAAGTCCCTCTTCTGGGTATGATGTGCCTGTGCCCAAAACAGAACTTACAACAACCACCTCCATGCTTCTCATATATTCATCCAATTGGTTTTCTTTTCCCTTTAGACTTTTTGCTGTTACCCCACCGACTTTGGGTAAAACAATACATTCTCTGGACGTCATTGAATTAATCGTGTTGATTATAGACGCCGTTTCTTTGCCAACAGAGCAATAAACTACTAGTTTCTTCCCTTCTCTAACATCATCTAACAGTTTATTCATCATTGTCTGTTTGCAATCATATTTTATTATGTGTGTATAAATCGGCCTGGTGATTTTCTTGTCATAGACACATATATATTCTATAGGTCTAAAGAGCCTAAAGTGATCTATTTCCGTGGTACTGATGATTGTCCTCGTATCAGTTTTTTTGTCGTAATTCCATTCCTTTTTATTTTGTATCCATTTTCTGATCAGTATATTTTCATCTTTTATCCTTTTTATCTTATGCCTTATGTTAGATTGGTCAACACCCTCGTTTTCTAGCACCTTTCGCCAATCATCTACAGTGCCTTGCATGGTATACGCACCCCAGTAAAGGGTTTCACAAAGTCTAATTACATCCTCGGTAAATGCGGCATCTATGAATATTAACTGATTGGCGTTTCTTGTGATTTTCATTAACATATCTATCATTAAATCAGTCACAGCGATTGTATTCCCTTTTTTCTCCAAGATGTTTTTCACAGGAATTTTTTGTTTTTTTTCACTGTCGATGTAAAAATTGTCCACGCATGTCACAGGTTCATCCATGATAATTGTATCGAAGACATGTGATCGGACTTTGGAAATTGAATTTAGAACACATACACATATAGTTCCACATGTATCGGTGGTGGTTATCTCACTAGTTAATTCATCGTATATCTCCTGCAAACCTCCAATAGTAAATGCTTGTGAAAAATAGGGATTTATAACAATTTTCCGCTTGTTTTTTATCTTTTTCATTCTGTCTTTGTCTGAAATCATTTCCTTATATGTGTTATAAATCTTTTTAACTGTTTGACCAGCAAGTGAACATCTAGGCACTATAACCATAGCGTTTGCGATTATAGAACTAATCATGGAGAAAACCATGTAATCCATCACTCCTGTAGATTTTGAGGCGCCCATCTGACCGGTTATAAACTGACACTTCTTTTTTGTATCCATTTTGAGTTTTTTACTGAGGGCAATCTTTTCGCCATAATCTACATCTGCCATGGCTGTTATCATTCCACAATCATTGTAAGTGTTTGTCTTGAGATCTCTTACCTGGCTATCGATAAAAAACTTCTTCATGTCGCTTACTTCTATTGGTCGCCATCTGTCAGGTGTCACATTAATACGAGTGGTGTTTCTGAATGAATTCGTTGGTTTGGGGATAGGATCTCTTAGATCACGGACGTTACATCTCCCGTAAATTTTTGCTAATAATTCCAACGCATATCCTCCGGTCATGGCATATTCGGCACCTTTCTTTCTGTTCGATTTGATTAGGTAGTTTGCCTTTTTATCGTTGGTATGTCCCATCCATTGCTTTAAAACCTCATCGGGTAGAAAATAACATATATCTTTCAAAAGATGTATGTACAAGGAATAAAATCCACCCCTCAATTCAACGGGATCAAAATATTGCAAGAAATCTTTGTCCTCCCTTATCTCTACAGTTTCTACGCCTGGTATTTTCATCTGGTCCCATTCTATTTCTAGTCTTGGTGTTGTTATTTTTATCTTCTTTGACCCATTTCTTTTCTCAATACATTTTGTTTTAATTTTTTCTTTAATTACACCCTCTTGGTAAGCTCGTACATATGTTGACAATTTAACACCCGTGTATTTTTCCATGACAGCAGCAGATAACAAATCTCCTATACTCGTGTCGACATTATCGGGTTTTCTCACAAAATCTTCCGGTTGACATATATTGTTTTCTATTTCTTCCAATGTTATTTCCCTGAGTGGTATCAACTTCGCACTATCTCCTTTTTTACTTTGGAAAGGGAGTCTAAAACATCGATCTTTTGTATATACCGCCAAATCAAAAAATGCTCTCCCCAAGGTCTTGTTCTTTCCTTGTTTTTTAAACGCGAGGCGCATATCATTTTTATCTTCAAAGAGGTGATAAGCAAACGATAACACAAACATTTTTAATTCGTTAATATTCTTGAACACTATTCCGGGATAAATAGCATGGAAACTATGTTTATTAGGTTTATCCTGTCTAATACATCTGGTGATGTGAGCTTTCATATTAGCCGTAGAGTTAGGGTTCAAAAATAATATAAAGTTTTTTAAAAGGTCATGGAACAATTTCAGAGAAGTTTTACAATCTAAATCTAGACCATAACCACCCTCGTCTCGATCGAAACTATCACAATCAAAATAAAGTCTCACCGGTGACTTCTCATCGATGACTTCGTATAAATTTTTGTCTCTTTTCTCGTGCACTTGTTTTAAGAAGAGGTTGTACATAGGTGGTAGTAGATAAGCATATTGTTTCGCGCCTGTCGATACAGATATATCCCTGGCGACAATTTTACGCCTATATCCTTGCTCACGAGCTGATTTAATTCCAGCCATATCATATTTCCATTGTAAATTATCCATCTTTTTAAAAACAACCGTTCACGTTGAAATCCAACAGATAAATGGGAAATGTTTTAAATTTTAATGTTTTATATTGTCTGAAAGCAAGTTGTTTGTTTTTTCTCTTACTATGAGCATGTTGTACTGCTTGGTTGTGATGAAAAAGTTGTAATGAACATATGATAGAATATCGTAGCAATTTATAGAAAATGGCCCATATCATTTTTCCTTGGTCATTTTCTGAGTATTTTATAATCGTTAAAATATATCGAGGTAGGGAATGTACAATACAATCATGGCTGGAAATACTTCAATAGTTTGTAATAATGAACTAGTATGGGAGACAGAGATAATTACGAATATCATCCTGCTCAAGCAGGAAAAAATCAGCCTAGAATCGCACAAGAAAAAACTAGATGAGCAAAGGAGATTTGGTAACACTGGCCATCTGATCTTGGTGACTCGTTTGACAGACGAAACCATAAACATAATCAAGGCGGCAGAAGACGAATATTATCTTCTGCGAGGTGCCATATCGGTCGAAGGGGTAGATTCGGCATTTTTGAGACAACCAGGTGTTAGAGCATCCCTGAATCAATTGATGGATACTCTAAGTTTGATCAACGACCATTTGGCGATAACTCAACAATCTAGTCTACCTAGTGATGAGTTGAAGGCTACGGTGAGGGAAATAGCTGTCATTACAGAGAATGTGAAAAGAATTATAATTCTGCTGTCATTGTTGATAATGAATATAAAATAGAAATTGTTTTTTACGGTTATATATTTTATTAAAGAAAAATAATAAAATGACATATATATACATTCATGACTTGAATTTTTCAAATCTAGTAGAAACGGAAGATATGATTCTCTTCTTTGCCAATGTCCTAGCCCAGTCCTTGGTCTGCGCCTCTTTGTCATATGCCTTTTTGAATTCTTCCACATTGGCCAATTTTACATTGCTGACTTCTGTTGGTCTAGTTATTCCCACCAATACCGCAGAGCTGGTTCCACCCATGCCATGTATCAATTCACCATTGCCGTTTTTAAGTTTACCCAAGTCTATAAACACTCCTCCAGCCAATGTAGATCCTTGGGCATGATGAAATGTGAATGCTTCCGAAATGGTGAATGGACAAACCATTCCCAGAGCATACCCCGATTCAGCCTTGGCCTGTTTCTTATCATATCCCATATCGGTAAATTCTGCAGCGTTGCTGGCATAGTATAACACCTTGTTCTTTGATTTTAAAATAACACCGCTATTTTTAGGTCCTGCCCCTTGTCTGAATGGTCTCGGGAATCCCACGCCTTCTCCTATGGGTAGTCTGTATTTTTGATTAAAGAGGATGGTGTCAGGTGTGCTGGGTGGAGCCTGAAATCTTCTGGCAAGCACGCCAAAGGCCTCGTTTGATCCACCATGTTTCCCCCATTGCTTTCGCTCTTCGGAACAAAACAATTCAGTCCAGTTTATGGGATTTTCCATCTTGGGTTCTGAAGACATTATCATGACATCACCGTATTTTACCACGGCCGATGTGGAGTAAAAGAGTTCGGGGTAAACATGTTTCATTGCCCATTCCATAGCCATGTGGTCACCTTTGTGCCTGTCCTTTTGATCCAAATTGTCTTCCTCTTTAAATTCGTATCCAAAACCACATCCATTCTTTTTAAAATCCGGTTTAAATCCAATGGCTTTGTCCACCACATGAAATAGCGCCTCATGTCTGTAGTTTCCTATTATGGTAGATTTAAACGTTACATCATTGGCAGAAATAGATACTGATTTTTCCGAAGCATACTTGAAGATGTCGTATAAGGGACTCTTGTGAAGATAGATTGTCAATTTCCTATTTTCGAAAAAGTTCATGTCTAACATTTGTATGCAATTAATCCAACATATGCTGTCCTTGTAAAGGTCCTCTACACCCATCTTCTTCCCTTTCTCTTTTTTATTTTCGTTTTTGCAGTGTTTCATGGCCTCTCTGTAACCATTGGCTACCAGTTTCATTTCGCTAGAACCGTCGTATTCAAAGAGCTGATTGAAGATATCGGTTAATTCACCGTCATCCATTTTGTTATGTATGAGAGTCTGCATGTGATACATTATCTTTTCTTTCAGGAATTCAAACACAATCTCCATGTTGACGAGGAATTTCATTTCCATGCTTGCTATAGAGCCATTGTTGTAGGCTCCGTCCATGCGCATCATCATGGGAGTTGATTCCACACCCCTAGGAATTAAGGTCATGTTGTTTCTAATCATATCCACCTTTCTGTTAGATGTGAAAGCCCTTGGTCGTTTAAAGGTCATGTGCATCACAACACCCGATATATTCTTTTCTACCGATTTATAAAAGGTCGCCATATCATCTTTATCGTATGCCTTAACATCCACATTGCCGTATATGGTGACCATATCACCTTCTGGTACATATTCGAAGATTCCAAGGTGATCTGTTGCCCTTGCCGATGTAAAGACTTGTTTGGCATAGGTTTTGCCTTGACCCAATTTCTTCTCTATGTTGCCTGCATACATGCGATGTTCTATGTGTTCATCTTTACTCAATAACTCCTTGGCAGGTCCTGTGATGTACATCATCGTAGTAATATTTTTTGTGGGAGAATATGTGTCCTCCACATCCACCTCTTCAAAATCATCTTCATCATCACTATCTCTTTTCTCTGCCTCATGTTCCTTGACGATATCTTCGTGTTTTCTTTTTCTACTACCCGTTTTGCATGAGGAAATAGATTCCACTACCATTTTGGCGCGTTTGTTTACATTTTTGGTTTTGAGCAATGCCAAACCATCCATGTCTTCGTTTTCTTTGAGCATCTTTTCTTCTGCTTCGACAGCCTCTTTACTTCCATATGCAATTGCCAAATCTTTTTTGTAATCCATGTTTAGTCTTTCCAACGTCTTTGCCATTTCCACATCCAAGGCCTCAGAATATCTTGTATAGCCAATGTTTACCTCCGCGCACTCTTTGCCACCCCCGGTTCTACGGTCAATATATTCCTCCGAACTAGGTATTATCCTATTCGCATCCATGGGAACACCTTTGACAACGACCTTTCTGGGTTTGATTTCCAATTTTGTCTCTTCCGGTTTATTTTCATTCTTTACGCGTTTTTTGATCTTGTTTGAATAGATGACCATTTTCTTTTTCCAAGCCAAACAACGTGCCTTTTTAGCTTCCGTTTCACTCTTGGTAGACAATTCGATGGTGTTGATTCCATTTTTACTGTTAATTCCTCCACTGCTTAAAATGGAACCTTCCAATGGCACTACGTTTGATGAGATCATTGCCAGGTCATTGACGTAGAGATCGGCTCTACCACTGTCTTTCATTTTGTTTGTAAATTGATTAATGCTGTTGTGGGTGGCAAATATGCGCACGCTTTCTGGGTGATAATCTGGATCTCCCAGCAATGTTGAATGTCGCTCCCATAGTTTTAAAATCGATTCATCCAAAGGTAGATTGTTTTCTAACCGCAAACAAGGAACTCTGTGTGCCTTGGCAATATCAGATGACATGTCGTCTAATCCACGCCTAAAGAGTTGTCCTCTCCACACCATGGTGTGCTTCTCATCCGATTTTATGGCCGGTGATAATATGTAAGACAATGGCGATGCTGTCGAACTGATCGAACCAAATTGCGTGTCCGAACCACTGGTGAAGTAAATGGGAGGTCTAATTTTGTAGTAGGGTGGGTTGTAAATCATGTTGGCCACTGTGCTTATCATGCTGTGCAAGAATTTCATATAGAGAGGTGTTTTACCATCCTCTTCGGCCATCACTATTTCGTATATGACAGTCATGGGTGGTAGATCTGGTCCGCCGGCAAATTTGGCACGTTTTTCAGAAGTCATGAAGCTGACGTAATTTCTATATTCTTCCTGGGTCTTTATGTTTTTAGATAGTGCATGACGAAGGATGAGCAGTCTCCTTTCCTCTTTAAGATCGCTGATTTGTTTCTTTAATATCTTCTCAAGGGTTTTAGAAACCTTGATCTCACCACTTGGTTGACCAGCACCACCGAAAAGACGCTGTTCGGCCATGGCAATAGCTGTGTTTAATCTCTTGAGGGATGCGGAAAAATCATTGTTGACCCATGTGAAAGTCATCTTATCATCCTGGTTCATGGGCGAATCGTTATCATACATAGGTCTGTAGATCTCCATTTTTTCCTTGGTGAAGTTATATTTCATTTGATCGTAAACAGTCGTCATGATATTTCTGAGTTTGACCATGTACAATAAGGTCAATTCCCTAGTTCTTTTACGAAGTTCTTCCGGTGAACCCAACATGGATACATCATTGACAAATGATTCGGTTTCTTTGTTAAGTTCTTCATCATCCTGTAATTTCTTGAGTTGAATTTGCATGGTCGTGTTGGCAAACATGAGATTGAGAAACTTGTGCCATGTGCACGTGCTTTTTTCAAATCTTCTGCAACCGGGTTGATTTCTATTCATATATTCCTCGGAATAGTGAATCGTTGTTTTATTCTCAGGGCCGGTGATGCACATCCCCGGCATTGACGATTGAAAGTTAATCATACATCTGGTCTTGCCAGTGCCTGCGTCACCCACGTTTGCCATGTTTATTATACCAAAGACTTCAGAATCACTAAAACTGCTGTGTAGGTATTCCCTGAGTTTGTCGGCGTCACATGGTGTTTCCAAATAAAGTTTCATTGTCATTGATTGATTAATTAAGAATTCTTTGGTCATTTCTTCAGTCCACCCCTCATTGGCGTATGTTGAATTCTTTATGTAATCCAAACACTCGTCTTTCATTCTCATATCCGCGATAGCGTAATAATTCACCCTTTGCTTCATAGAATCACTCAGTTCTTCACGTTTCCTTTTTGATGGAGGAGGAGTAAACATGGAATCTCCAGTTAAGTCCAGGGATAATTCCAACTCTTCATCGTCACTCATCTCTAAGTCATTTTTGACAGACTCTACCACTTCCATATTTTCTTCTACATTTTCATCAGGGTTAAATCCTGGTAAGTCTTCAACTGAATTGACAACATTAATTGATTCCATTTTTATTTTATAAAATTAACCAAATACAGATTGAATACGTGTTTTCAGATCGGCTATGTTATCATCAAGTGATGAATACCAGTTAGCCAAAGAGATTTTATACAATTGTTTTCCCTGGAGAATGTCTGTCTCACATTTGTTGACTACGCCAATGACTGGTTTGGTACTATTGGTAACAGGAGAAGATGTACAGATGTAAGCCCCGGCAAGGTCATGATTATCCGTGGTTATCTGAATTCCATCATCGTCTTGGTTTCTCTTGAACGATGCCCGTAGTTCGATGAGACGCTTATACCTCTGTGAATAGAATTCACTACTACCAACGATCAGTTGTTTCTCGTAGACCTTCTTTCTACTCAACGCCTTGACCGTATAGTTTTCATTTTTGAGGACCTCAGCCTCTTTGGTTGTGTAATCTTTTACTTGAGATGATTCATATACAGTGTCAAATTGGTCACGCAGTTTGTTGATGTATTCTCTTCTTATATTATTGGGTATGGCAGATTGGAAGTCTAAAGTGAACGCCCTGGGTTGGGTCAATAGAGTTCTATTGGCCGGAGACGCCCTGCTCCTAAAATAGGGACACCGTCTACGTGATGGCATGAGAGATAACACACCCCTTTTAAATCGCTTGTTAGTGATTTCTGAAAAATCAGTCTCCATAATTATACGTCTTTTCAGGTCAAAGAATAGTTTGGAAATGAAAACAGATACAAATAGCAAGTATAGTTTATAAATGTTTTTATTTTTAGAAATACAAAATATAAAAATTCATGACAAGGTTGAATATAGTCATTGGTTTGTTTGAAATCACTCTGTATCGTAGTCGATCAGGATGGGAACAATGGTTGATCCTGGCTTGGCCTCTTGTTTTATGAATTCAGAAAATAACACCAAACCCTCATCTGTATCTTTGGGCATCAGATCGAAGAAACTTTTTAGAACCTGCCTCACAACCTTGTCCAGGTCAGAGTAGTCTTTCACCATATGGCCTGACAGATTGTTATTAATGTTGGCTGTCTGATATTCCTCCCCAGATTCTTTAAGTTTCAAACGCAACTTAAGAGAGACAGGGAATAATGTCTCTACCTTTTCCTTTTTTATGGACGTCAGAAATTTCTGTGCCAACTTATCCATCGCACCTTTGTCTGATTTCTTAAACTTGTCAACCACCACGCTGACCTTTCCTCCGTTTACTTTCAGTTCTTCCTTGCCGTGGAAAACGAATTTTATTGCAGATTTATTATTCATTCCATAATCTAATGTATACTCCCTCTTTGATCGAGACTCTCTGCCGAATGGTATGGGAGAGTACAGTCTGCCGAACGTCTGTGTCAGTCTGTAATTTTCAGAAACCTGAAAAGTGTGACTCTCCGACACCTTTTTCTTGTCTTTAACATCAGATGCAGGTTTAACACTATATGTTTGATCCCTGGATGAACCTGCTGATGATTTTTCGCCCATGCCATATCCAATCCTTTTCGTGTCCGCAGCACTATCATTATGAATGCTAAACGAACTCACTCCTCTACTCATGATTTTATTATTGGCTGATAAAACCCACGTGATTTACTCAAAATAGTATATATAACTGTTAGTTCTGAATGAATATCATACAACATTAAATATCTGAAGTTCCAAGTTTTAAACCAACAAACCAACATCTACCAAGAATAACAATGCCTAGAAACATCCATTACGTTAAATCTAAAACAACAGCTGTCTTTGAAGGAATCCCTGGAGTTGGTAAGAGTACCATTACAACCGAGGCTGCTAGGGAGTTAAAGAGACGGCTGGGTGATGAATATATTATATTCTTGAACTTTGCACCTTTGGAGGGTGATGCCGTGGAAACAGTACTTGCTACGAATACAAAAGGTAGCAAGAGAGGAATGGATTTTATCCGCATGGTATATGACCCTGAAATCAAAGCTGAAAACCTTCATTTTGCAACGACCGTGACAGGACAACTCATCGCTAAAGAGTTGAAATTTAATTCAGAGTATGTTGTGGATAAGAGCAAGGGAAAGAAGCACCTCATTAATATTATAGAGAGGAATTCTGCTTCTGCTGCGGGCATTTTCATTGCGGGTAATTATTATAATATGAGATTGGCATCTGATTTACCCGGGGACGTTAGGAACAGATATGATGGTGATTGGAAAAATGTCGTACATACGCAAAACAACATGGCTGCTGCAGCCAAGAATGTCTTTCTGACGGCAGATGAAAGCGAGAGGTTTATAATTGTTTTCCTCGAAACAGATTACAAAAAGGCGTTTGAACGTGTGGTAAAGAGGGGGAGAAATTGGGAGGCTGACAAAATGACCATTGATTACATGAGAGAATTGGATAATTTGCAAAGACAATATGACGGACTTGTGGATGAAGATAAGGCCTTACATTGGAAACGATTATACCCAGTTGAACAGGTGAAGACTATTCACTTTGACGTGGATAAGTATTACACGGGGAAAGAGGAGACCAAGGAGCGCGATATTATCAACATGGTTGAGGATTGCAATGAGGTTCTATTCAGACACCTGATTGTACCGGAAAGGAAAAGTCTGTGGAAGCGGTTCATGGACTTTGTGCTCCCAAAGTAAAAAAAACAACCAGACAATAATGTTTATATACATTTTTTATTCTTTACACAAAATAAAAATAATCAAACCATCATTCATGAATTATATTTTCGATATAACCGATAACAGGTGCTGTATCCATGGCTGAATATTCTGCTAGCAAGGAATCTTCTTTCTGTTGGGGGTTCACACCGTATTTTCTATAGAAAAGGAAATAGAACAATAATGTTCCTATAATTGCCAGAATTACAAATAGAACAGTGACGATTACTATAATTAAATTCTCGTCACTTAATCCTGATGTTGGTGTTGATTTGGTTGTAGTTGTTAAATTTATATTGATATTTTTATTTTACCAATTAAAATATTACCAAATATGGAGTTACACTCCTTTCATATATCGAGACATATAATTATTAGTCACAACATCCATGTAATCCCCTATGAGATCTGGTGCTGTCTCCCAACCTCTTGCATCACCTGTTATGCCTAGAACCTTGGGATCTTTTCTTTCGCGGTTCATATCCAAAGTTATTTGAAACGCTAATGACTCTGATGCCCTTTCGAATAGATCGCTATTGTCGTATTTTGAAGCGAAGAGTCTATAGACTGCATCTATATCACTTTTATATTTCAACTTGTCTGGGTCTGGTATCCTCAGTGTGAATCCATATTCCGGTTGTACTTCTATATTGCAGACACCCGTTGTAAGATCCCTACCAACACTCATTAGGTTATGTAGATCTTTTATTGTTGCTTTCTTGTCGAGGAAAATAACCTTGATCGTTTCTTGCTCATCGTATTCATTATACGTAACTTTTACCATTCTATGTTCCCTGTTAACATCAATTGGTTGATCATCACCCCTGAGATAAACTACCGATTTATCACCTTTGCTGTTTATTTCTATTGGCGGCAGGGAAGAGCCTACCATTGGCAAAGGGCCGTCGTAGACTGCACGTTTGGTAGATCGGGGAATGAACAAATTAGACATTGCCGTTGATATTTTTTTGTAATCTTGTTGTTAAAACACTTCCGGATTTGAAGATATATAAAAGCTTTACAAAAAATATAAACCAAATCAGATAGCAAATTATTCTACAGCAAGAAACATGGGGATTTCAGAATTAGAATACCTGCCCCAGACAACTGTTAACGCATTACTGCAATATGATAATGTGAGATTGGCAACGTTTAGAGGATATGAATATGCTACCGATCAATGGAAGAAATATCTTTCAGACACTAAGTTTTTCAAAGTAGGCGAGGTGGATCAGATACAATGTGTATTTTGTAGAATGAAAACATCGATACGCAACGAAGAAAGGATAAAGAAACACGTTGCCGATTGCAGAGAAGGAGTTGTGAGTGCACCACAACAACAACCACCACCCCCACCCTCGACCTCCATTGGTGCTGTTGGTGGAGATCCAAGACCGGAGGATATGAATGTACCAGAAAGGGGGTGGGATCCACCAATGTCTAAAGATCCCAAATCTACTTTCTTGGGTAAATGGCCACACAGTGAATATATTTCAATAGACAGCATGGTTGCAGAGGGATTTGAATTTATTGGCCCAGGTGATAGAGTTCAATGTAGACATTGTAAAGTGATTTTACGAAACTGGGAGACCACAGACATTCCAAGTAGCGAACATGAAAGAAACGCACCAAGGTGTCCTTTGGTGGTTCAGAGATACCTGACAAGGATGAGGGAAGATGATGAGAGGCGTGACAGGGAATTAAAAGAGGTGCAACAGCGCAGGAAAATGGATATGAACAAAGCCTTTAGCCAGGACATGTCAAAATTGGAAAATAGAATAGCGAGTTTGAAATTTTGGCCAGGTCCAATAAGAGACATTGAAAAGGTTGCCAGAACTGGATTTTTCTACACGGGAGAGAAAGATATGCTCACCTGTTATGCCTGCGCTTGCAAGCTGATAAATTGGGAGAAGAATGACGACCCCATCAAAGAACATAAAATCAATTTCCCCCATTGCGCAAACATGGCAGATGTAAAATGGAGCGATGTGGGATTTAGCAATGACGAGGAATGTGTGATTTGTTTGGGAGCAAAAGCAGACACTATTTTGAAACCTTGTTTACATTATTCTTTGTGCTATGGATGTAGTACACAGGTGCAAAAATGTCCCTTGTGTAGAAAGAAAATAGAAAAAAGAGTACAGACAACAAATGTTTTACAATGATATATATTTATTGAAAAAAATAAATTTAAAAAAAACTATACACTATATTTTGTCTTTTGTGGTGCATCTTCCATCTTGCGCATTATCAGGCAGCCAATAAATGATAGTATAATCACACCGCCGGCAACAGATACTGTTAAAACACCCATAAAGAATAAAACATGATAAAGTTTTTCACCGAGTTCTTTTTTAACCCTGTCGAAATCTTCTTTGGAATGTATCTGTCTGGTAGTGGTTGTTGGAGGAGGTGGTGATTCAGTAGTAGTTGTTACTGTGGGTTCTTTAGGAACTAGGGATTTCCTATATGTGTCGTAGCTTATGTAATCTACAGCCTTTATTGTGGATGTTGAAGATGAGGAATCGAACATCTTTACACACCTGGCCTGTATGTTGCTCCTGTCAGTATACATGGTTCTAATTGCATCATCATTCAATGAGTAAAATAAAAACGAAAATACACCGTCTCCTTCCGCAAATATCCCTCCCTCTTTACTGAATGTCGATGTTAATGTTTTGACACCACTACCATCAATGGCCAATGTAGACTCTGCTAATGCCACCCAATTACTTCCATCATTACTTATTTCCAATTTGTATCGAGTGTCTTTTGAATGTCCTGCAGATATATCGCATGTATTGTCCAGCGGTAATTTGTTTATGCAGGTGAAAGTGACGGTTTTCCCGGCGGATGTAAAGTCCATGTTATGCGTGACTTGTATGTTATTCGCCGCCAATTCACAGGCATCCGGTAAATCTGCTGCTGTTGTGAATTGTGCTAATTTAATTCCTTTTATCGTCCATATTGACAAATCTAACGATGTTGTAGAGACCAATCCCCCTTTTATAAACATGACTGACAGGCTCTCTGGGGTCAGTGCAGTGTTGGGTATTGTGTCGGATCCTATGGTGCCAGATATGTATGCGGGTGTTTGACATTGAGGGAAATTGGTGATGTAACATCTAACGTTATGAGGCGTTATTTTACAGTACAACTTGTATTCGCAACCGAAATGGTCTTGAATTAACTCATAAGATTTCTTAACTTCAACCCTATCAAAATGATCTGTACATGCGTAATCATCCGGCGCCATTAATTCTTCCTTGGTGTATGTCTTATCGTCTTTATTTAATCTGGGTGGAGTTAGACCATTGTCGGTGCACAATGATGGGGGTGTGGAGCAAACCACTTTGTAGGAATCTTCACCCTGCTTTACTATCAATGGCAATGAATTGTCAATGTATTTCTGTTTTAAATCACCCAAACCACATGCCAATTCCGTTCTCAATCCCTTGTGCCATGTCTTCATTGGACTTTGTTTATCCACCGCAGTGCAACTCCAATCGTTGGCGAAAGGGGAACCAGATGTTAACTCTGTTAGTGGTACATGATATTCAACCAATGCCCTATTGTTACAGATAAATGGTCTCTGAGCGCATTCCCCGTCAGTAATGACTGTTCTCACAGTAGATGGCATTTGACACAGGGGAATGGTGGGACACACGGTTTGCAAGTGACCGAAAAGTTTTTCTGCTACATCCTGGGCTGTCGTAGATTCACAGTCATTACCGCCAGAATTTTCGGGGATGTTGCTAGCTGTGACATCTGGTGGTGTACCAACTGCTTCTTGTATGCCAGCTGGTAGAATTTCAACCTCTCTAGGCTCATTACCGGTGTAAAATATATATGCATAATGTGAGGTCTTGTCGCAATCCAACGATGAGAAATAAGTCATGGTTATGACAGACATCGACGATGATTTCTTGCATAATCCGGTGTATATTACATTTTTATTCACACCGCTCACACATGATTGGTCTGCTATCATTACCATTTTATAGGGGTCCCCTGGTATAGTTGGCGCGAAATTATTGTCAACATTGACAATTTCAAATTTGGTGGCTGTGGATAATTCCTTGAGTAACACTTCACCAAGCTTATTAATTAGTTCTTCTGGAGGTGAAAATACGGCGTTTTGAACAGAAAGATATTTCATCTTTATCTGTGTGTAGTCTGAAACTGCCAGGGGTGATATTACGACATTTTTACCTCGTAAATCTACCACCGCCTTATCTTCGGCAGGGAAAAAGAAATGCTTTGTAAACGCATGTTTTTCTGCTACATTATCCAAAATGATATTGGATGGTGTGGATGGTGCTGTTAAGGCGATGAAGGGTGGAGGTCTGTGAGCGGCCGACCTATATTCATTGGGGGCAACGTTAAAACAATTGTATAGATATTTATTTGTGTTCTGTGGTATCCCTGTGCAATCGTAAGGTGTAGAACTAAATGACGTTCTGCTGTATAAATCACCCTCAGCATAATATCTATCATCTCCTGTAAGGTGTACACTTCTGTATGGTTGTTTATCTGACATGGTGGGAGGTGTGCCTAAATCGGTGCTAAGTTTACATCCCATGATTACGTCTTTTGTTACATCGTCGTAATCCAAAACCTTTAATTCCGTAGTAAAGTCATTGGGAGTACCATCCGCGTTAAAATAACCACTGTTGGGAAGGTTATATTTGGTTAACACATCGGTTAAGGTTTTTGAATCAACATTATCAGTAAGATCCGTAAAATAACATTCCCATTTACCAAGATCTTCTTCTTTTGGTTTACTTTTCAGTCTAACAATTAGCCCGCCTATTCTCCCGGTCGTGATACATTCTGGGGTATTTATCCGTTTCTCCTTTGCAGCACCGGATATAACACTACTTTGCGCTACACCATCACACCCATATGGGCCTTGTTTATAGTTTTGTATTATACTGATAGTGGCGTCAGATAAACGATCCCTGTTGTACGCCATTATTTTCTTTACATAGTTATCTGACACACACCTAATTTCCACCTCTCCAGCGGTTGATATACCTGTTGATATATGATTAGCACAATGTGTTTCTAAAATAGCTAGTGATAGAAACACTGCCGATAATAAAATCATGTTTGTCATTTTCTTAAAATAAAATGTTACTCATTCCTCAAGTGTTTTTCTCAGCGTTAATACCACCAAATGGGTGTGAGGGGGTAAAACCATTGGTAAAGAAATATAAAATTCATTTTGCAGTGGGACGTCAATGAGTTAACATCGTAAAAAACAAAATGGATGACGAAGATGATTTTTTTAATTTTTTATCTGAAAAGCCAACAGATAAAGAACAATCTATGTTGGATGATATTTTTAAGATGGGAAATGACACTGAGGACATATTTTCAAGACTTAATGAATTCTTATCCAATGATATTAATTTAACACCCAACAATGAAGAAACTTATACAAATCGATTTAATTATGATGCGAGTGTATCTTTATTGGATAATGTGGGAAGGGCTGCAAGTTTCAATACCTATTATAGAGATGGCCAGGAATTTAGATCTCACCTACATGGACAGGTCATGGATGATGAAAGTGAACATATAGTGGCGTCATTGGAAGAGGAATGTTATAAGCGTGGTAATAAATATTTTGTGTCCGATTTTATTTACTATGACACCGAGACCAATTCATGGACTCCCAAAAGAGAGGAGCTAAGCAAGATCGGATTAGAAAAGGATATAAAGGCAGATGTCATTTGCGTTGACAAGATCAAGGTGTGGACAGGACCTCGCAGTGAACATTTGATGTCAATTCAAAATGCCACAAATTCCCTTAGTGGATATGAAAAGAGAGATTCTATGAACAAACCTCCCAAGGGTATGTTCTTACACGAGGTTGTGAAGTTTGGTGATTTAATGGGAACCATGGCAAGGTATAAACGAACGGATAACACACAGTCTTCACACCCATTTTCTGAAAATAATAGAACAAACAGGACTAATGTTAACATGGCCAGAGGCATACATGAATTCACATTGCTCAACAGGATAATGATGGCACACAACATTGCCAACAATCCATATGGTGGTTCATCTACACTCATCAGCAGGGATTCTGAAAATAACAATAGTCTGACTGTGGACTCCGTGATTAATTCCGTGATAAACGGCATCACCTTTAAAGCAGAGGCTTGTAAGAAAGAGAAAAAAGGAGAAAAGAAAGGATTTTCCCTTACGCAGATGGCAAGCTTTGGAACGCATAAATCAGTGGTCAATTTCAACGAACAAGATTTGGAAGAGATTGCAAATATGACTGAAGAGGAATTGGCACTGGCACCATTGGAGGGGGCAGAAGTTCAAGTTCACGAGGCGTGTTTCAATTGTTCCGCGGTGAGAGGTAGTAGAATATTACCAGATATGAAGAGGAAGGGATGTCAATTGCTTGAAGATACCAAAGAATCAATAACGAGTCTTGCCGTAAACAATGGCAAAGCAAAGATAATGAAGATGTCTAATTCGTTGGCGTGGAATTCTCTCAATACATTGATTGACATGATGTGTTGGGAGGCCAATACACATAAGATGACCAGGGAAGAGGAGATGGAGTTTTTTAACACCGAAATAACACCTGCTCTGAATGGATTACATGTTTCAAGAGACAATTACGCCCAGGCATCATCGTTCACTCAACAAATTCCTAAAAATAAATTCCTTGCCGAGCCGGATATAAAATCTGTTAGTCATAAACATAAATCGGTAAGGACTAGAAATATCTTTGGTCAGACAAATATAAAATTCAAAACGGCTCATAGAAAGGTGGGAGAATTGAACAACAAGAAGCCTATGACTGGTGAAAAACCTCCGCCAAAGAACAAAAAGTCACCGAAGTATAAAAATAACACTTTTGCATCGCAATGGGCAAGGAACATGGGTATAGTCAGATTTCTGGAATTTGGACCACGGGTGTGTAGGAATCGATGTGATTTTAGAGAGCCGACCGAGGAAGAGATTTGAAAATGCTATATAAATTCACCGTCTTGTTACTAATTTATTCTTATCTCAGAAACTTGCAAGCTGTTAACATGGAGAATAAAGACTTGATACCAAACATCACTATTGTTTGCACGGTCTATAAACCAGATGGAAAAGAGTTTACCGCCACATATTCCAAATTAAAAGATCCGATAGAGATAATAGAGAAGGAGGCGCAGTTCCTTGACAGATTTATAAACAATACCATCAAGAGTCAGAATCGAATCCCCGAGGAAAAAAGACAGATCAAAGATGGAGATGAAGTGTTATATAGCATAAAACTTAAACACGCCAATGATGCAGGAAGACACCTCATCTTTAAACATGGAATGGAGTTAATGGATTGCTTGCTGGACAGGAAGATTTGCGAGAATGAATATAACGGAAGTTTTACCTATAGTAGTAAAACAGACCAGGAACTCCTTGACAATTCGGTGACAGAATTTATAGAAAATTCCACAGAGGAAGAAATGATGATTATTGACAATGCTATAGATGATATAATGTGTGATGATTGTAACCTTTTTGAAATGGTTGATGATTATTATTTGAAATGGGTTTTGTATTGATGAATAAAAAAATGAAACATAAATTATAATTTATTATCTTTCAATAGTATATAGCTAGTGATATTCTGTGTTATAAACTCAAAACTCACAGAAGCCACAAAAAAACAACAACATAAGAAAAATGGCTTGCAGTAAAATGGATGTAGATAAACAGTGTTGTATTTGCCTAGATGATGAAGATGTTGACAGGGATAATACTATTCCTTGTCGACATACAGTCTGTAGAACTTGTTATGTAAAGCCCATGTTAGATCAGTGCCCTGTTTGCAGAGAACCTTGGGAGGCAAGGAAAAATGATGAAAGTGCAGAAGAATACACTGGCAGACATTATTTTCATACATACAGAAACGGAGGCTATAGAGGTGTTCCCAGGTTTGAATCTACGTGGGGATTATCCATTGACGAAGAGCGATGGCAAAATTACGTGCAGCATATACGACCTCTCTATCAAGGGTTTTTAGATGAAAGGATTATATTCGAGAACCCCATTCCTGTAAACATGGAATATCCATTATGGGAAGATATACCACATACAAGGTACTTGTGGACGATACTCAAAAGCATAATCATCAATGCCAAAAAGATAGTAAAAGATGTAACCAATGTACCACCGTTCAGCCCCGAAGTATTAGAACAATTTGATGATTTTTTTCACGAGGAACCATCGCGCGATAAATGCACATTTCCTTTACGATCACAATGATAGACAGATACTCAACCGACAATTCCCTCCCGATAATATCACGATGGAAGAAAGAGCTGTGATCAAGAGTGTTGGCAGGGAATTATCTAGGATCATGTGTATTGTGGAGACCAATGTCTTAACGCGGGCTGGTGGATATTTTAGCATCTTTTATAGAGATTTTGACTAGGACCATGTTTTTTTAAAAAACTATAAATAAAAGTTTGAGTTTACGAAAACCACTTTCATTTTTCAATATGTCTACTACAGAGCAAACAGTGTGCGAGATTGAGCAAGAATCTGAACTTATCCCTGCTAAACCACAATACATAATCGTGAAGAAACCAAAGAGACAGGCATGGCAGAGAGTTCTATTGCTTTTCAGAATCATCAATATGATAGTGATTTGGGCAGCCCTCATTGCACTCTTTGTCAAACTTTATATCCTCCGAGGACCGATTCCAAGAAGTTACTTTCACTATTAGTTTTTCTGCGACATATTACAAAAGACTATATATTTTGTTGATTTTCGTCTTTCAACTTCATTCATCACCATGGCTCCCATTAGAAACAGACGTGGAAAGAGAAACAATCTTAAACTGAAGCTAAACCTTACAGAAGAAATTACAATCAGAAACAATTGCAATTTTGATTCACTACCAATCAGAGGTCCCAAGGAAGTAAGGAATCCTTGCCGATCAAGATATGCACCGATGACACGGGCAGAGAAGAAATATCAAGACAGACAGAACAGGGATTTTTATTGCTCTACCGACGCATCGTATTGGGGAATATACTACAGAAACTCTCATCCATTGAAAGGTGTTACTTATAGATCTCATGTGATGTTTGGGATCAAGAAATTCATTCCAGATATGTCACCAAAGAATGCCATTGACTATAATAGATGGGTTGATGTGAGCAGTGACTTAAATCACCTTGAAGATGATGATTTTCTAGAGCTAGAAGGACAATATGCAGCAGGAATAATAAAGACATCGGACTTATCCAAATATGCATTGCAATGATTTTTATGTTTATTTTATTTTTTACTATAAATAAAACTACATTAACTGTAAAACCTCATTCTTAGCCTTTATTTATCAACAAAAATGACAACAGTTATACATATGATGAATGGTATCAATAGTGTGGCACCCACATTCAAGGTTAATTATTTCACTAACGAACATGATGTGTTCAAGATAGGGTTTTCTAACGATGTGGTATTTGAAGTGAATACACGAACATATGAAGTTGGTACACCGGAAGAGTTTAGATTGAACGCTGGCCAGGCAGCAATAACTGTTGCCTTTTGGGATGCATTTGTCCAAGGAGGTGATGATGAAAAGTTTTTCACCACCATCGAATCTAGACTCAAGAGCAGTGTGGCATATGCTACTTGGCAATTGGGAATAGATTTTCTTCCAGACATAGCATGGTCGAAAATATCACCTGTCGAACTGAACCTTGCCACATTACAATAAATTATATAAAGCCGGCGAATATTGATATCAAATCATAATCTGAAAACCATTTGAATGGTAAACAACTATTATTACTACAATGGAAAACAACGCAGCAGAAATCTATGGCAAGTTCATCATCAATCTTGCCAGATACATACCACCAGGGACAATGATCGATACAGACTTTAGGGATTGCATGTCACGCCAAATGAAACTACCACCTCTTTACACCTCTGCGAGCAAAAATGTATACGATATGACAAAGGCACTACAGAACAGGGGATTGATTTCATCAAAATCTATAGATCAACTTTTCTCGGCGATGATAAAATATCCAACTCTACATGATGTTATGAAGAATACATTTGTTTTGGCAGAACAACTTTTGACAGAGGAAGAAAATATTGCCAGTTTATCATTGTTGTCTTTGGAAGACAAGGCATCCACACCACCACCCAAGGAACCCACCTTGTCTGAAACGGTAAAAGAATTGAAAGATTTGATTAGAACCGTTGCCGATGAACATATGAAAATGAAAAGAGAACATGAGGCGGCAATGAAAGAATTGACATTGTTGATCAACAACCAAAAGCAACAGCAACAACAACCTGTGCCAATGCCAAGGAATTCTACAGCAACTAGACCGAAAAATCTTGCCATACCACCAAGGCCATTGACAAATCAATATGTTTGTGAAGGCAACAAAGTAAAATACATAATCAAGAGGGGGCAGGATTTCGTGAAATTCTTTGACTACATAGAAGACGATGTCGTGAAAACACCCAAGTTCCTCTACTTTTTGAAGAAGCGATTCAATATTGATCTTACCAATGAACAGGCGCGATCCATTCATATGGGGTTAATATTTCAACCAATCTACAACATTGATGGGGATGTGACAGAAATTATAAAAATGATTCATGATTTGGGAGAGTTGTCTGTCTATGATAGACTGTTGAATGAATATGTGGACAAAATTGTTCAGTAAAAAATATAACTTTATTTCATTTTTCTAATGTAAATGCATATAGAACATATTATTATGAATGATACAAATAAACTACCGCCAAGAGCGGCCATATAAAGTAATAACCAGTCTAAGTTTATTTTTGGAATCTCCTGTTGTGAATAATTCCTGTATCGTCTATGGTCATCAGGTGTACTTTTTATTTTATATGGAAATACCACATCTTTAATTTTGACGAATATGGTATCTTTATTTGATTCCAATTCCTTGGGTGTCGTTGTACTGGTAACATTCTTATCCTGATCAATAATCAATGGGTTTTTCGTTGGTGGTTCTAAAATAATCGGTGTGGTTGTTGTGGGAATGGTGGTAGTAGTGGTTGTAGTTGGCGTCGTCGTTGTAGGAGCAAGTGTAGTGGTTGTTGTGGTGGTTGTAGGAGCAGGGGTAGTGGTAGTAGTGGTAGGAACAGGTGTTGTAGTGGTTGTAGTAGTGGTTGTAGGAGCAGGAGTGGTGGTAGTTGTAGTAGTGGTTGTAGGAGCAGGAGTTGTAGTTGTAGTAGTGGTTGTGGTTGTAGGAATAACACCCTCGTAATAAAAATTTTTGCTGGGGTCTCCGGCAAATATGCAAGTGTAATTTCCATCCACCTTGTCGACCTCAAATTCCACAGTAGAAAACACTTTATCTGTCACTGGATTAACCGTGCCACATCTATTTGCTCTTTGTTTATCACCACATGTGTTTTCGGGAGTGATATATTGGAATACCGACTGATAGTCATCTGACCGGAAATCCTCGTGAAGTTTTGAACTCTTTGGTAAAACATACGTCTTAAGCATGTCGTAATATCCATCCTGGTAATCCTTGCTTTTCACTGCGGTAATCTGTAAATTACATGTTGAGTCTGTTTGGGTAATGGTCTTATCTAACGTAGTTTCATCGGTTCCAGCCTCTGGAAATACTTTATATTCCATTCCATTAATTCTCCCTACCGCGCCGCTCCTGGGATTATAGAATATATAAATATAATCTGAGCCAACATTTCCCTGGTCTTCCGGAACAACATCCCAAAATATTTTTGTTGATGGCTCAGAGGACTGAATATTCACCTCTCCTGTTATGGCTGATATTTTACAATTATTGACGTTTGTAAAGGAGGTAAGCCATGGTTTTATCCTTCTTGTATCCCTCAAAGCTAACACACCCACTCTTCCACCTTTGAACTCGTCAATATTTACCGACGGTCCTTTCACCATTTTAACCCGGGTGTATTTCAGGGTGTAGTATATGAACAATCTAAAACTATGTTTATAAACATGAGGAGACAGGTGTGTGAATTCATTGGAAGTATAATCTGGGCTTATTATATTTAATATCGTACTGCCCAAGTTATAATATATCCCTCCTACTGGGAAATCTGGTGGATCGCTAGTCGGTAGCTCCCAACCATATTTTACCCATCGGTTTGGCATTGTTTCTATTTTATTTTCATATACTGGGTTATTACCGATGACCGCGGCTCCACTACATTTAGGATTGGTCTGTTCGATTATGGGAGTTTTGGCGCCCATGGCACAATCTCTTAACATCTTTGTGACAGATTCCGTCTTTCTATATCTTGCGAATATATCATCTTCTAGCAGTTTAACACCATCTCTATAGATGGACACATGAGGTCTTACATAGTATTCCATGATTAAACTGTCTGGTCTAGCATATGTCAATGTTCTGCGTAAATCTAAACCAGGTGTGCCACAGCCTATTATGAGTTTATCCGCTGTGTTGCTGATCTTTTTCACTTCTGTTTTCCCCGGCGATATTCGTTTGACTTAAAATCTTTGACGAATTTTAATGTTCTGCTACCTGTCCATTCTGCAACCTTATTTGTTAATAAAATCGTGGCTCTCCACATTCCCCAATACGCGTTATATTTATTAACAAGGTTTACCGTGTTTGGTACTTCAATTTGAACTCTCCAAACACCTCTAAAAATCTTTTGTACACGATGATTCCAAATCAGGCGGCTCTGTCGCACATTCTGTCGTTGTAGTAAAATTAAAATTCAGGTTTGGATATGAGGTGCTGACCATGGTGTGTTTACTATTACTAATTGAACTGTCCAGTAATAGAGTTGTTTTGTCATCCATTTCTAAAAATTTTAAATGCTAACATTGCAGATCTAACCCCGTTAATTAACAACAGGGTTAAGAGTAGTTTAATTGGCGTCATTTCTCTAAGTTGTTATTTCCTGTTTGGTTTTACAATTTCACATGTGTTAATAACCAAATGAGCACGATGAATAAACCAAATATGGTCAAAATAAATAACACCCTTGCCACGTTTATTATAAATCTAATTTCATCGACAAGTTTCTCAAGTGTGCATCTGTGATCTTTCATAGCTAGTATATATCTATTCATTCCATTAGGTTTTGCTCATTTATACGACATAACTGCGCGCTAATACATATCTTATTCACATTCCAAAAATGGCTGGTAGATTGTCGTTTGATATGAACGAAGAAGCATGTGTTTATCATGTGAAAGACAAACACAGAGATAGGAAGCGCATTAAAAAATTCCTCTGTGGAATGGATAGTCTAAATAAAACCACTAACGTTAGTGAGAAGGTAATAGATGGGTTTATCGAAATGGATATAGATATAGAGGTGGAGAATGGCAGGGTGACACCGATTACCGCCGATGAGTATATTGAAGATATAGCAGCGATGGATGACAGATTTGAGGTCCTTTACTGGTTGATCATAATTGGAGGTGATGCTAATCGATGGCGGGAGCTTAGGAGAGAGTGCATAAATCATTATAACAAAGTAAAGGTCTGCAACAAAATGGTCAACGAATATGAGTATGGCTTTACTATCATTGAGAGTGATGATGATGAGCAAGGAATATCTGGTGGATGGCCAAAGACCAGTTCATCATATAGAAAAGACAGATGGAAATTGCAGAATATTTTAACCAAAGAACGACCTGGTCTGACAGCATTGTTTATTTTTATGATGCGATTGGCCGGGGATTATTATTAAATAAAAACACATGTAAACTTTACTACTGATTCACTCTTTATTTATCCACAGACATGAAAAGATCATACGATTCAATAAATGAGTGCGGTGCATATATTAATAATGCTGCTGATAATATATGTCAATGTAAAATGAATCGAATAGATTCTGCCTTTGGTGGATGGTTGACAAACCTTACAGAAGTTTATTATTGTCCTACACATAACATTTATCATCATTGCGATGGGGATGGAACCTGTATAATAGTAAACAGTGTGTGTACGAGGAGTGGTACCTGTATGGGTATTTCTACATTGGTTGGTGTTACACACGACTTAATGGATATTGATTCCCTACCAGCATTCGATAGATTCAAATTGAGAATGATGAACAAGGGATATTTTTGGATTAGCATGCAAGATCGACTCAAAGAAGAATTGGAAGAGGCAAAATCGGGGGATGAAGGAATGACGATGGAAACACATTTCAGAAACAAACCAGACGTTGAAAGCACCTTGACAAGATTATATTATTACTTTAAGAGAGAGTTGGGTATGATCACCAGGGGAACTCAGGAGTCGAAACTTGAAAAAGTTTATATTATGTTTGAAGAGATGGCTCTGAGGCTGCTAGAATCCCGGATGACAAACCATGACAAGAAACAAAAGTTATTGGCCAAGGTGAGCAAACTCATCTCCAAACAGAACACCAAGTCTCATTTTACGACGTCAGTGAACAAATTGATCACTTCCGATTTGACGTATCCAGAAAGGATTGTAAAACCACTCATGGATTTGAAGCTTTCAGAACTGTATATATAAATGATGTTTACTAGTAATAAAATCATTCGCTTGCTCGCAAGTAAACCACAAACATCACCAGTTGTTATTTGTCATAATATTATGCTGATTGCCTCATCACAATGAGTTACTATTTCAATTACATCGGCAAAAAATTGAAGCCCAGAAAGTCAGTAACCTTTTCAACCGAAACCAAAGTCTACGAATATCCCAGAGAACCAGAATTGACTGCGCAAGAGAAACAAAAGTTATTAGAAGAGGAAGAGGAGAGTGATTTTAGCGGGTTCTTTGTAATAGATTTGACGGACAGCGATAACGAAATAAAAGAAGAGGAAGAGTCTGAAGAGGAAGAAAAGGAAATATCACACGGAGCTAAATCTACCATAAAATCAATTTTGACAAATTACCGAAACAAACATGGCAGAAATAGAAACCCGAGGTCCAGAAGTATTTTCAAGAATGCCCAAAGGGGGTATAGGCGCAGAGAAATTACAAAGATTGCTAAGGAGGAAGCACGGGTGTACTGGGAAGGTTCCGATCTACTTGATTCACCCGACAGTGAACTCCCTACTCTCCCTAGATTTGATTTCACACCCAGCGAAATGGAGTCCAAACGCACAGGGTTTGGATTTACATTTGACGAGCATGAAGAAGCACTTCACGGCATATTGCCTGGCGGATGTACTGGAAATACTGAAACCGTTGACCAAGGACTTTCAAAGCAGTAAATTTAATGTTATGGAGGTTTTATATTTTGAAGAGAAAGAAGACCTGACCAAATTTATTGAAATGACATTTGTAGAAGAAATCAACAAGGCCAAAGCCAATGTGGGATTCGACGATAGGATAGATATAATTGGCAATATGTTTATAACGGCGATTAAATATCACCTTGCTCTGGGATTTACACCAACCATACCCACGGAAGATTTTTATGTGGAAATGTCATGGAAGCCTGACCCCTCATTTAATCAAATAGAAAAGGTCATGGATTACTATTGTTGGATGTTCGAGAGAGCATTTGACAGACTGGGATTAATGACTATGGATGAAATTGTTCACGATTTAATGATAACGGACAAAAATGGTGTTAGAAGTGTATCTACAATAACTACAAAGAGAGATGTGGTTCCCTTAGACTTTACTAAAACGTTTAATTTTTTAGGAACATTGTTTATTGGAAATGTTTCTCAACTGGCATTAATCATCCCTGATGAGATCAAATTAATCTTTGCGGAAAAGGAAAGTAAGAATTTACTCCTGGAAAGGTTGTCTAAAAACATTGTAGTTGTCAGCACCGAACTAACAAAGGAAGCATCCAATGCTATCACAAACATTATGAGAAATGATGTCAGAACTGACGAAGATTTTAAAGAGGCTGCTAAGAAGCGTGAAGAAAGTGAGAAAAGAATGAATAAAATGTTAGAGAACAGATTGAAGGTGGCACTAAATGACACAAGTGAAAACAGTGATCCTTTTGACGTGGATAAGTTTGGAAAAAACATGTTAAAGAATGTAGAGGCGGAATTAAAGATGTCTACCAACATTCAGAATCTATTAGCCAGTAATAATGTAACGGCAACAAAGACTGCAATAGATCTTGATGATGTTCATAATTTGGCGATCAAATCAACAGAGTATGTAGACACAATGACCGGCCACATGCCTTCTGGATCGTACATACCTGGTTCTAAAAAGGGGATACAAAATGAAAAGGAGCGCAAACAGATTCAAAAGACTTTGCAGGGGCAAAAGTTGAATGAAAACCTTGACATTGTCGTAAAAATGCTGAAGAGCAAGATCACCGAAAATGAATTGGCCACTAATAAAATCACGGAGATGATGATCACACATGAGGGGCAGGTCAAGATGATCGATGAACTAAAACGGAATATAAAACTTTTGATAGAAAAGATGACGCTTATAGAAAAGGAGGTGAAAAAGGAGAAAAAGGAAAATGAGAAACTGCTAAAAGATATGAAGATATCGAGCGAATTAATCGCCAATGTCTCCCAACAACTGCATCTCTCTGAAGAGGATAGAAAAAGATTAATTGATCTAAGTGCCAGCATGAAAGATTGCGGGGAGGATCCATTACCCATACAACAGAAGTTAGACAAAGCCACGACATCCTTGGTGCAATTGTTTGGTAGTTATAACACTAAGAATGGTGACACCATTGCGAAAAGAAATGCAGAACTTAAGCGCACCAGAATGGCATACGACCAGGTGTTATCAGCAGAGTGTGTTAGACCTATAAGCACTTTTATTGGTGTAAGAACGATGCAAGAAATGCAAAGGTCAAACGTTTGGATGATAGAGAAATGGATGGGAGACAGAGAGGTCAATGATGCCATATACGCCAAAGAGAAGACCATGGTCACGGGTGAAGAAATTAATTATACCTCTGGTGAGACCGATGAAAATATAATACAAGAGAATGCCGAAATTTCGTTTATAGACTTAAACCCCATCACCAAGGAACGAGCAAGGACCATGAAAACATTTTTCAACAGGACTGAAGTCACCGAACCCGACAAGATCTTTGATCGACATTACATGACAATTCAGTTTAAGTTAAAAGGTGATATTGATCTGGTCATGGGCAAACCACTTTCGCAGAAATGGGACATGTTTTACAACACCAATTTTAGACTAAAACGTGATATATACACTAAGGTGGGAAACAAATTGCAACCGAAATTGACAGAGGAATCATTGATCCTTTACGGAAAGGAATTCTTTCGTATAATGGGTGGTGAAATTGAAGGGATGGATAGAAGCAAAATAGAACGTGTGATGAACATTGTGACATCAATAGAAGATGTTGTTGACGTGTCAAAGATGGGCGTTTCAGAGACCATGATTATGGAGATGTTCAAGATTCCTATTTTTATGACTGTAAATAAACTATATTCTGCACTTAGAAGACGTACAGGAATTGACGACATTGCTAGCAGCAATATTCTTAAGAAATAGTATTTTCATTATTTGTAACCCATGTATTTTTATAATAAAACAGTTTAAAACAAACACGTCTGTATTTGTAATTAATTACTGAAAATGAGTTCTCCCGCAAAGATGTACGATATTGAAATTCTACCAGGTGGTTTTAGACCTGCAAGGCCAAGTATGGATGTTGCGGGTCACATTGTAAAAACACCAGAATCGTTTACAGTTTTACCTCGTGGAATGGGCGTGTGTAAAACAAAAATTGAGATCAAGAGAGTACCATTTGGAGGTGCTATATATGTATATAATATCGAATCTTTACTTTTGCAACAGAGAATTAGCACCATGGGCGGTGTTGTGGCAGGAAAAGTGGATGAATTGGTAATTTACTTTGCCAATTTTTCAGACGTCCCTGTAAAATTTACACGTGGAGATCCTGTTGCGCAATTGGTATTGGCACCAGCATCAATAGAGAGTGCCACGGTCAAATCCTATGTTGGGGAAAGTGTTAAACCAATCGTTGGTGAAGATGACCTGATTAAGAAATACCAAGTCAAGTTGATTGATTTGGATAAAGGTGGTTCTGGAGTTGAGACAATCACCCTGGCGGATAATGAATATGGTGTTTTCACCGAATTACCAGATGCAGTTGATAAGTTCAATGATGTCATTCCCAGGGTTTATACAGTGCCAGAACAAATAATAAACGTTGGAACAAAAGATTTCATGCAGCCAATAGTCATGTGGAAAGATGATTATGACGCAGTTAAGAATATGGATAACCTAAAGGGGTTGATTAAAGGACTGATGAATGTTGATCCTGCCTTTCAACCGCTGTTAAAAATCAATGACGGAAGAATGCCATTGGCAAAATTAGACGTCAGGCGATACTACAACAGAGAGACCCTGTGAGGTGGCAAAAAATATAATTGACAATGTGATTTTTGATTTTATGCTTTTTTATTTATAAAATCTAATAAAGCTATCATATAAAACCAATTGATATCTATTTTGTTGTCACTCAATCAAACTCAACCATGAGTTCCTGGTCCAAGTCATTTACATCCTCATTACTCTCAAATAACACCTTGTTCAGTTCAGCCTCTACATCAGAAGATACTGGGCTATATACGGCATCTGTAAATAAGTCATCTGTGATTACAAATTCTTCCGGAACTGTCTCTTCTTGGTTCATGACCTCAAATTCTTCCTCATCCATTTCTGTTGGTTTTTCTAATTCCAGTTCGTAACCATATTTCACAATGTCTTCGATACCTTCTTCTATATTTTCATACTCCTTTATGGTCTTTTCTATTTCGGCATTGTCAATTTCTTTACCTTTGGCCACAGATTCATAATCGACCATATTGGCCAAATCTTCCTCCTCTGTGATTTCAGTGAGTGTGTCTAATAAAAATGGATCAGCATTGGGTTGAGGAATATATTCGACTTCTTCTTTAATTGCCACTCGTTTTTTATACTTGTTTTTGGGTGGTGGAGGAACATTATCTTCCTTGTCGGTCAATGCTGTGATATTATTCTGCGCCAGTAATGGTAATATCCTACTTCCAAAAGTATGAGTGATTATACCAAGCGGCATTGGTGCTGAACCATGTACAATCTCGTCCTGGTTGACTATAATAAGACCTGCCCTAATCCCTTGCTCTTTCATCTTGCCAATGAATTTAACCACAATGTCTGTCGTTATTTTTTCGGGAGGATTAACGATCAGTGCCACATGTGTTCCCATAAGATCCACATCTCGTTTTTCTAGTTGGTCAGTCTCTAGGCGGTAGTCCCAAATTGTAAATCTGTCGTTGATCTCGTTTATCATCTCCATTATGTTCTGTTGTATATATCTATTGGTCTGGCCGTTTCCCATGATCAAAAAATTATGGACTTCATATTCTGTGTGTATTTCTCCATTACTTATTCTGTTTAAGGTCTCCATCCAAAACATGGTCGATTTATCATTGGTCTTTTGTTTTTTGTGTATGTTTGTCTTGCCAGATTTCTCACCTGGGAAAGAATATAATCTATCCATCTCGTGATCGTATTCTAGTTCGTCACCTTCATCGTCTAAACCTCTTTTAAGCGTGGCGGACACAACCTTTTCCATTTTGGCGCTGTTAAACAAGGCCATTGAAAATGGATTTATCTTGTTTAGAAAGGTAAATTTCGGCATTCCCTTGAACAAATTCATTATCATAAATATAATAACGTTTAAAACCACGATTTGTTATTTAAAAAATAATAATGACTTTAGCTGCTAAGTTAATAGTTCTTGTCTATGTGGCACTCTGCTTCGTAAATGAATCGACCAGCCAGGATCACTCAAATATATATCATGAGACTCTGACGTCATTACACCACAAGGGTGAATTCCATGTTAAAGGATTGTTTCAAACACCGGTACAATACGCAGGGGATGAAACAGTACTTGATCTATATGTTAAAAAGAATAGCGGAGGTGATGTAAAGGCAGTATATTGCCTTGGTAATAAAAGAAGTATAATGAATCAGTTTACAGATACAGGCACGACCACGGATGGATACGACCTTTGGCGAGTTAAAATAGAATCAACACCAGAACACATTTCCAGGATGATTTCACATGGACCTATAGCATGTAATTTAATTTGGGAAAAGGTGATAACACCGGCAAAGGGGAATGTGGCAGAAATCAAGGGATTAGACCTGGTCAACTTCAATGTAAATTTTCCAAGACAATCAACAGACAATGTCGTGTCTAGACCTTCCACAAATTCACAAACAGTGGATAAATTACTGAATGACACATTGGCGAAAGCCAGAGGTGTTCCAATGTCTGTATCAGTCATATCAGGGATATGTGCCATCATTCTTGTAATATTTCCTATTTTTATCACCATTGCCAACCTGAGAAGGGTATATTTACATTAGTCATCGTTTGTTAATAAAAGCCAATGAAAAATAATTTGAGTCTCATTATTCTTACTGACGTCCAAGCGTACACACATACAATATGGAGTTTATAAAAAATCTGCAACCCAATAAGTCTTATTGGATCACATGTAAACTATCTGAAATTAATCACATAGTTCACATGATAAGCAAGCAAAACCATCTGAAGACAACCAGATACTCATCTGAGTGTTTGGATGATGTTTATGATGGCACATCGTTGGTGTTTGATATCGACCCACCCATATGGGTTTTTAAGCAAATGATAAAGGATGGAAATTTATCGGTCTCATGTCCAGATCACATGAAAACGGAAGAGGTGGAAAACATTGCTAAAATTGTCGTGAGCCACAAAGACCCCGAAGAATTCTATTGTGTTACCATCAATGGCTTTTCTTTGGATGGCGTCATTAAAAACCAAATGACCGTGGTGAAAAATGGTCAACTTAAGAAAGAAGATAAATCAAGAGAGAGGGTGGTGGAGGCAGCAGAACAATTTTACAAGAATAAGAAAATAGCAAGTAATGAAACATTGGCCAATGAAACCACCAGCAAACCACCGCTTGAAAATGGAGTGCCCATGTATTTTCAACCTCCAGATATAGAACCATTTCCTCTAAAGAATAGAGTGCCAACCGATACAGATGAAAAGAAGGATTTTTTCAGGGGACTAGTGCAAGGGATATTTAAAGACTACATCAATGGAATTGAGGGAGCCATGAATGACATGAAGAATAGCCTGCCGATATTCCTTGCCATACTAACACAAGAAGATGAGAGAGACAAGAAAGATTATGCGGGAACGTTCTGGGTTGGTTGCAGAGACAAATTTGTACGGTTCATTACACATGGAAGTGTAAATGTATTGCGCCACTGCAATTTGAAGAGAGAGCATTTGGCGGTAGCCATGTTCAATTCCAACATGAGCTACAGACCACCCGTTATAAGGGATATGATTATCAATGATATAATACATGACAACCCTCACGTCTATAAAGATATTCCACCATGGAATGTTAGTGTGGAGGTTAATAAATTCCTCTCTAGATATAGCGCAGCAAATGAATTGGAAATCGACAGGAGATGGAACAAGAAATACACTGCTAAACCCAGACAAGGTCAAAAGAGAAAAGCTGATGTGAATGATGAAGATGGCTACAGACGAATCCAAAAGTCCTTTGAAGGGCTGTTCTGAACTATATATTGAATTTATGTGCTACTTTACATATTTTATCAAAATAAAGATTTATATTTGAGCATTGTATTTAGAATTATTATTTTTATCATCACTATGTTTAACAAAGATCTTACAATAGACAACCTCTTTACTGAGGATGTTATTATCGACCCCACAAAAACTCAGTTTTCAAAAACTTTTCAAAATGATATTGAATTGGATACGAAAGAAATCAGATGGATTTTTTACGCGGATATGGAAATGCATGGTAGAAAAGGTGTTGACATTGCTTTCCCAACCAGATTTGAGGTCATGAAAACGCTAAAGATTAATAAATATTCATTCTTAACAGGGAATGATTTCAGCAGTGGTATGGGAATAATAATGGAAATTTCTAGAAACACCATCACACTTCATATACCAAAAGAACCCTGTTTCAAAAATATTACATTTTTGACTATGGGATATGGAAGTGGAAGTCAAATGACATTGGCTGGTCCAAAACCGAAATTAGAATTTAATAATCCTGCCGTTGTGGCATGGATAAATAGCATCCTCTCTTACCTACCCGGAGTGGAAAATAGTATTTTTGAGAAAGGAGGTGATTATTTCCCAAATTCTAACGATGAACGAGTGGCATATACAATCTGGGACAGAATGGATAGAATAGAATTTCTGGACGAAATTGAAAAGGCAGAATTAAAGAAACGCCGGAAGGAAGGAAATTTGACAATTGAAGAAGCTGTCAATATAGAAATAAAGTCTGCTGTTAATTTCTATACAAATTTTTCCAACCAAGGTGTTTTGCAGAATACTCCCTATGGATATTTAACAGCACTATTGAGTTTTAAAAATTCCGCGGAGGAAAAGGAGAAAAAATTGAGACTGAGTAAGAAGAAGGAACAACTCGAGAAGATTCAAGAATACCTGGACGCCAATCAATTTGAGAATGCATTAAAAATGTTGGGGGAGGAAAGTATCGCCAAGGATTCTTTGAAACGATATTATAAAATTGTCACGGATGACCTTGTTTATGGAGGCTTAAATGATTACATCAATGTTGTTTTTGAAAAATATGAAGAACTGGAAAAGATACAAGCCGATACACACACTCAGATTAAAAATGAGCTAGAAGAAAGTGTTTACATTTTCATAAATACTTTACAAATGCGCGGCAGTGACAACCTAGCTTCAAAAAAGAATGCCTTGGAATCATATGACTCACAATTCTACCTCACCGGGGAAATGTTGGGTAAAACTGCGGCAAACATGATAAACAAACAAAACAAAACCAGCGCTGACAGAAAAATCATCGAGAAAAAGACTGCTAGAACCTCTGTCACATTCAACAGTATAATGGAGCGGCGACAGGCAATGGATAGAATTAATCAAAAGATAATAGACAGGGAAGGTGCAATCCGCCAAAGTATGTTAGTTAAAGAGCGGTTGTTAATTGCTGCTTCTGATATAGATGACATACCAATTGATGGAATACATTATGTATACAATCAAGAAGAATCGGAACTATTGGCATCGGCGCAAAGGTTAAACCTCACCGTTGGGGAAGAATCTTTAAACTTGGTAGAAGTGTTGGTGAGCAGATTGAACAGGGGCATGCCAAATAAATTCTTAGAGATTACCGAAGAATTCATAGAATACCTTAAGTTGATCATGGGCGAATTATCATTCGTGGTGACCGGTACTCATTTTGATTGGCCAGAGATTAACAATCTAATAACATTCAATGTTATGGCGAGCGACGAGGTTCCTTGGCGATCAATAGACGAAATGAAAGATATGTTAGAATTGACCAAATCACTGGATATTGTCTTCCCCTTCGACAAGAGATTTGCCGCAACCAAGAATGAGGAATTGAATATATCGGAGTTTTTAAATTCATACCCCGGGTTTTCATTACCATCGGTTAAAGCTGCCTTAGGTAAAGACCTTGAAAAATTAATTAAACTTGTGAACGACCATGACCAAGAGATACAAAAGATTTACAAGGAGGTTGAAAAACTTAACACGGTAATTTTAAAGGCTGTTACAGATGGAACTAGAACAGAAAATATAAACGATGTTGGAGGTGTTGTGAAAAGACTAGATGCTGTTGCTAAATCAGGATTTTCAAAAGAGGTGACTGGATGGAAGTTGTTGGAATATATATGTGATTATTATTCAAATTTAAGTCTCCCTCCCTCGTTTAATATTTTAAGAAGAATGACCGATACTGAGAGAGGTCTGTTTACCTACTTTACCACTCGATATGCTGGAAAGATAGAGATTTTTGAGGAGGAAGATCGCGTGTATGAAGTCTTATTAGAAAAAATACACTCCCAGACCATGTTAGATCTGGTAAAGGATAACAAAGAGAAAGCGATCAAAAAAATAAAAGATTTTATATTACATCATTGTAAAGAATACAAGGGAGAATTTGAGAGCACAAACACTACCGCATACATGAACAGATTAGAAATAATTAAAATAGAAGATCCGGGGTTTGCAGAAATAAGCAGAGGAATGATGGCGGGGGTGGATGACAAATTCTTCCCTGCTTTAGACGAGCTTTTAAAGAAATGGCGAAGAACTGACATGGAGGGATATGTACATGGTGTGTTAAACCAAGGCATAGGTGATATATTGGCATTGACGGAGATTAAAAAGAATGTGAAAGAACCGGAAGTTGTGTTTGAAACGACCGCCATTAATTTAATAAAGAAATTGGCTGCCATCACCAAACCATACGATGTGGATGCTTTCAAAATAAATGAGGTGGACTACGACATCATGGACTCTCTCTTGACTGGTATATTTCTCAACAAGTATTTGGCTTTTATACCAATCGCGGAACTATCAAAAGATAGATACCTTGCCGCCAATGTCAGCGAGGTAAAATTAAACAATTATACCGTGGTAACCTTTGAAGATCTCCTCGCTCAATCTGCGCGTCGCAGAGGTGATGATGGGGATGTGGCAATGATGACCTCAGACACCAAGAAACAAGCCATAGACTTTGCTATAGAAAAACTTAAGAAACATGACATCAATACGATTCCCATAATGATGTTTTATGAATTCATTAATGATAGGTTCAAAAAACGACTAAGCGATGTGAATTTCAATAGAAACACATTGACAGATGAGGGCACGCCATTAAGAATAATCATGGATGGAAACACCTTCAGACAAATGCCAGTGTACATATATGATGATCTGCTAAGGAAGAAAAATATAGGTGCACAAAATACAATCGGACAAGCCTTAACCCTGACAAGGATCGTTAATTTAGTGCCATATGAAGAAACCCTTATGGTCAATGACCCCACAGAAACATCTACAGACTTAGAATGGGATCCTCTTATCCAGAGCACACCTTCCGGCCTATCCTTTTACGATGATGATATTCCACGACCCACCAATTTACCAGGTTTGGAGGCACTGAGAACACCCTCAATATTTTCAGAAATAAATGTGATAACACCTGGTTTTATACAACAACCTCCACCCACAGACCCAGCACTAGCGCTTCAATTTTTAACCAATCGTACAGAGGTGCAAAATTTACTGAATGAATACGAGGTTTCAACCCCTGGTCCAACCGATACCCAAGACATGTTTGTCATTTCTGACACCCTAGCACCAATTCCCGAGTTACCAGAGACTTCTCAACAACCTGTTGTTCCAACTCCACCCGCTACTAGACCTTCATCACCAATACCACCAGAATCTGATATACTCACAGAGGAAGAGCAATTGGAAGAGCAACCGCCAAGACAACAACAAGCTACCAGAAAAACAACTACAACAGTTTCCATAGAAGCCGAAGATTTTATTGCTTATCTTCGACTTAAAACTTTAGAACAACAAATGGTTGATGAATTAAAATCTATATTACCACCTGATACAGAAGAGGAAGAGGAAGAAGAAGAATAAGAAGATGATTTATAATTAATTTTTAATTGTTTATTATATATACATATAAAATAAAAATAGAATACAATATATTATTATTTTTTTGTCCTTGGTTAATTCACATCATATAAAAAAGTCACCACTACACAAAATTACTCCCCGCTCATTTCTTCTCCATCGGATTCATCATCAGATTCATCATCCATGTCTTCATCTTCATCCTCATCAACATCCATTGCGCTTGGATCATAGACCATGAACATATCTGGTTTCTCAACCACACTGTCATCTGGATAAACGAATCCAAGAATATGTTTAAGCACCTTCCTTTCAACCATGATCTCGCCATCTTCTTCTGCAAATTCTGAGAAGTGAATCTTCACGATCTTCCTGACAAACATACTCTTTGACATGTTGCCCATGTCGGGGAATCCATTGGTCTTTGGCTCGATACCAATACTTGACAAGAAGTATGCCGCAATCTTCTGAGCAAGTCCATTGGTAGATAGTATGGTGTTGTTGATGTCATCCAAATCACCCCTGTTGAGTAATTCGGCAATGTCGACATTCCTCCCTCCTCGTTTGAATGAGCTGTATAATACTCCACTATTCTTCAAACACATTGTCACCTTGTTGGTATTATGTGATTTGCTCTGTGCGCAGATGTGAGCAGGGATACTATTGTAGAAGAATCCCCCACTAAGTTTTAGCTTAGTGTAAATGTCATTTGATCCTTGCTGTCCGGGATAAGTCGAGAAGCTGTAACATCCAAGGTATCTTGACATCCCCTGGCATTTGGCAGTGTCCAATGTCGACCATCTATCAATTCCACCTCCTCGCTTCATGTTGTAATCCATATGAGTGGTGATCATTGGGTTTATCTTTCTCTGAGCCTGTTTGATCTCCCTGGCGGCGTTTGATGATTTACATGCGTCCATTCCCAAAAATATGTTAAGGATTCCACCAATTCCCACCACTGCTGCTTGCGAATCACGTTCATATGATTTGTAGAACAATTTTCCATTGGTCGAGGTGTTGACGCCATAAATCGTTGCCATCGTAATCAAAAGATGTAACACAGATCCCAGTTCAGGCTCCTGGCTGATCATTTTGAGTAAAGTGTCCTTTAGGTTGAAGGTTGCCATGTCGAAAGTGGCGTAATCGTAGGATCCGAAAAACGATTTCATATTCATTCCAATCTTGTTGACCATGCTGCAAATGGTATCCATGTCAGAGAAAATGTTTGTGATCAACGACGGCCTGGTCACGTTGACATCTTCCATTGTATCCAAATATCCTGCCAGCAACTTTGCAATGGTCTTGCAATTAAGAGCAGATGCAAATCCACCATTTCCCAACTTCTCGAATTTCACATCGGCCCTCTTTAAAATATGTGCCAATACTGCAGGATCCAAAACATCACTGTCTTTATATCCTGCATTTTCACACAAGTCCTTGGCCATGATTTCCCATGGAATGTAAACACCGCAATTGATTTCCTTTTCTCTGACTTGTTTGAATATTTCTTCCCTGGCTGCAGTCTCTGGTTTGTTGCCATCTACGTATTTCTCCTTCTCAATGTTCTCGGCTTCCTTCTGGAAGGTATCCATCTTGATTTTCATTTCAAGAGGTGTCAAGTAGGAATGTGGTTGTTGTTTCTCACCAGCCATCTTTATGTCCTTTTCGTTTCGTTTATATCCCTCAATGTTATATCCCAATCTTTTACATCCATCGCTTTCGGTTTCTCCAACAGAACATAGAATCATCCTCGCTGGAATTGGAATCTCACTACAAACTGGAATCAATTTACTATCCGTGTAAGGTAGCACTTTGGTGTTTGCGCTTTCAATCCTATGCGTGGCATAAGCCGAGGTGATCTTTCTCTCCATCATTTTTTGCACTGGATCTGATGTAGATTGTGGGTCCATCCATGAAGATTGCGTCTTCTTGACCGATTCGTTTTTCATCCTTATGCTAGACATGGCATATCCCCTCATCTCTTCAACTGAAGAATAGTTCAATTTCTTGGCAAGGAACTCTGCCAACCTCTTGATGTAATCTCTGACTCCAGCCATGTAAGTGGTCACCAATTTCAATCTGATGTTTTCCGATGATGTGGGTTCTGGTCTAATCATGTCCCTGCAGATCCCCACGACCTTCATGAACTTCTGGCACAGTTGTTTTGTTGTCTCGGGTGTTAATTTCCTTTTTTCTTCTGCGTTGGGAAACAGGAAAATGTAGTCAGGGTGAATCTGCTTCTCTCTCCAGAATTTCCTTATCTCTTGGTTCTGTTCCTCAAGTGACAGGGAAGCATCACTGTTTGGGATTGAAATTTCCAATAAATCCAAGAGCATGGCTCTAGCCAATTTCTCCAATGACTTATCAGCACCATCCTTCTTCTTTTTCTTGGAAGGACCATCTTTCCCTCCAGCTTTTCTCTTTCTATTTGTCATCTTGGCCAGGGAAGTGAAGTCATCTTCCATGTCTCCACTACCATCTGTCTTAGAATCTCCATCATCGGATTTCTTCGTTCCCTTTATGGTATGTGTCATCTTACCGGGTACAACGATAAATTTGTTAAGTTCATAATCCACAGATGATTTGCTATCTTTCAAAAGCACATCCCTGATCGATTTGATGCTGCTCAACTGATAAGATCCATTCGGTGTCTCGTCAGGGCCAATACTACCCATGGTGAAATCCTGTTTGTATCCCATAGACTTAGCAAATCTGTTGGCCTCCAGTTTATGGTAGAACTCATCTCCCTCTGTTATCTTGTCCATGTTGATTCTCTGATCGGGGTGTAGCAATGTAGGCTCTGCTGTTAAAACTGCTTTAATCAGCGCTTCCAATTTCACCTCTTTCATGTAGCTCTGAAGTTTTTTCTTGCTGCCATTCTCCTCTTTCAAGTTTGGATCTGCAAAACCATTTTCTCTCTCAGAATCGGTCAATACTGCATTACCATACGCGCTACATTTGTTTTTCCTTTCAATGGTTCTGACGTTCATGTTGAAGTTGTAATCAAACGTTTCCGTTGTGGTGGGTGGTAATTCGCTGGGGAATGCAGTCTTGTCCCACAAGTTAGTAATGTTGAATTGGGTTGGCTCCCTGGCTGATAGAGCACACATGGTCCTGAGAATCAGGTAACAAAAGCAAAAATCCTTGTTTTCCACCCCGGCCATACCATTGTTGAATGAACATTTGCAATATTGGCAGTGGTTGGGATTCTCACTTTCTGCAAAAGCTGGATGGGTCATCACCAATTTGTCTTCAAGGAATATTTCATCCCTGAGCAGAAACAAAGCATCTTCCATCACACTCTTGAAGAGGGTTCTATCACCACACATGTTGAACAGGATTTTCTGTGCTGGAGATTTCAGGCTGTTGAAGACAGGGTTGAATGCAGATTTGATCTTATAATTAAACAGTTTTGATCCACCCTGTTTGCTTCTCTTCTCTTTCTGTTCCTTTTTCGTGTCAGTATCACCAAGTTGACTGCTAAGTTCATGTTGAGTGGTCATTCTGTTGGCATTGAAGATCGATTTAAAGTCAAAGACTGATGACAACCTTGACGTAACATACATCTTGCCAAATCCCAATTCCTTTTCTTCGTCATCACACAGAGCCGCCTCATCACCTCCATTCTTGTTGAAGTTTTCCATGCTGGTGAATTTACTGGCAATGTCAGTATGCACCCATTGCGACATCTTTTCCCCTTCCATCAGTTCTCCAGCAATGCCCAATTTACCACCGGTCTTGTATGTGTGTAAGGCGTTTGGAGAAATGGTGTTTCTTTCCAAATGACCTTGGTACTTGGTGGCATATATTCTGTCCTGAGAGACGTGGAAATTGTCATCAAATACATTTGGCCTGTATCTGTTCTTTATGGCAATCTCTTTGATCAAATCCAATTTGACAGACATTGCCATCTTGGTCTTGTAGTCGTCATCTTCCGTGGTAAACTTGTGTTCAATGACGTAGTTGAGAGGGAATTTCTGCAATACCAATGTTGCGGCGGTACTTGATATGAAATCACACACTGGCATGACATTTTCGGTTTTTCTGCTGTAGCACAGTGATTTATAGTCTGTGTTGTAATCCTTGATGTAATCACGTCTGTATAAGTCATGACTTTCAGGATAAATCCTTTTGTTGCGGCCCTGGTAAAATCCATTACATCCGTGAAAGAATGGTCTCACATATGCATTACAATTAGCTACAGAGCTAGTGTTCAATCGCTCGTTGTTCACTGCCACTTTAAAGGTATGATCTCCAAAATACAGTTCATCATCATCGGCAGGGATAACAATGTTATTCTCAAACGATTCATAGTTGTGCATGTTGACATTGCTCATGAATCCCTTTCTTGCTAAGGATACCATTGCAATTGGATTGGCAACAAGGAAGAAGACGTAATCTTCCACCTTCTTTCCGTTATGGCAAATGGCCTTCTCGAAGTATTTCTCGATCAAATCCTTCATGTATGTTTCGTCCGGTTTGTTGGCCTTGGATAGGTATCTCAATTCTCCACCTGGAAGTGAGTCCCATTCTTTAACAGTCGCCTCGCCTTCTTTGGGGGTAATGTTGTTAAGGTCATCGGTTAAATTTGATATGGCATCATCCCCCATGGTTTTAGGTCGGTTAATAAGTTCGGAATTAACATCCAAACATTCTCCATTCATCAGAATGATAACCCTGGACATCATCGGATCTGTGGCTTCCATTGTTGGTGCAGATCCTTCTCTACTTTTAATCAATCTCTGAGGGAATGGTGGTAGAAAAGATCCCGGTGTCATTAGATCCAACGCGGCAGTGCCTGCACCAAACATTATGCTCGTATGTAATCCATTTCCATAAAACACTCTATACTTCCCCTTGAATGCGTCTTTGGTCATGGCTATTATACAGCCATCGAAAAACATCTCTCCCTGCAGCTCAGGTGTATTCCTGACAACCTCCACAAACTTCTCAATCGCTTCCTTTTCAGCACCATTCTCAGCCTTCTCATTAGATGTGGCAGCAGGAGCGGCGGTTTGTTTGTTGTTAGACATTTCTTTAGGTTGTTTTTAAAAAAAATAAAACTTGTTGTAGATTTCTTCTGTTAGAAGGTTTTCTTTGTTGTGAGCAAAGTTGAATGATTTGACTGAGAAATTGTCTGATATATATACTTTATTTCACAAACCACGTGATTACAAACAACCAATAGAATTTGATCAATGCCGAAAAAAATAAAACCAAATGATCTGGCAGATCTCGACCAGGGAACAATTCTAAAATTTTTAGTAGAATCTATTTACGATACGGGAGATGATGAAACGGAGAAATTACCCGGGTTAGTGCATCCAGAGTTCAAAGACAGGGAATCTAGAGAAAAATACAAAAATCTATATTATCTCCATGGAAGCAAGATAAAGGTGGATTTTCATAACATGGTCGATGCAAAAATATGGGTTAGAAAAATATTAGACGAGGCCAGGGTGAATTATACCACTGTTGGATATAATCGTATTGAAAACTCATATCCAACAAGGATCCTTGTGGACATGGATTGGGTTAAAAATTTCAATTTAACCAACCAGGATGCAATGCAGCTGCTCATGAAATGCGGAGTGCCTAATTACGAACAAAGGGAATGGGCAGTGATTTGGGGATTGGTAGAATTGTTTTTCAGAAAACACGCATATCCATTCTACATAACACCTCTAAATGGTCGCCTCAAGGTTGGCATGAATCATATTTTGGAGAAGGTGTTTAACCCAGACGCGTTGACCACCCAACTATTGTATGTAGAATTCTTCAGATGTTTAGAGAGAGGTGATTTGCTTGAAAGAATTCAAGAAAAAATGGTTTGCAAAAGAAACGCATTGGGAGGGATAATTGCTGATCGTGGTGAACTATTGGATTTTGAAGATTACGAGGAGGGAGACCCCATGGATCCCACGATAATATCCGGTGTGAAGAAAATGAAAATGGACAGGTTTGTGTCTATAATGAAAGGTGATAGAAGTACAAACAATATGGAGGGAGGAAAATTGAGCGCAGTTTTGGTGGCACGATTATTGAACGGTAAAAATGTAGAGGGACAGACAGATGTGGAATATGCGTCTGTAGAAGCACTGAGACTCTACAAGGAATATGGTTTGTCTAACCAAACATTATTGACCAACATCATAAAACACATGGTTCCATTGGTTGCTGGAATGAAAGACCTATTGAAGGAAGTGGATGACCCAAGCATCATTAATATTGATGAAAAAACGAAAAGAATATGGGTGGGAGACAGATACATGTTCAAATCTGGAGAGATGGTATTAATAAGTTACGACAAATCAAAAGGCATCGCCAAGGATGCCAGATTACGTTACACTAACTTACAGACCATCAAAAAAACAGATCCATTCTACATAACCTTTTACAAACCCAAAGAACCTCGTCTGGGTTACGATATTGATTTCGTAAAGTTCTGGGCTCTTGATGCAGGATACAAAGACAACATGGGTATGTTTCTATATGATTTGGTCAAGGACAAAATTGATGCAGACACCAAAAAACTGTTAGCTCATTTTAAATTTGACCCGGAGATATACATTGATGATACATATTTTGAAGAAACCTATGACTATGATGAAAACAAGATATACATGGACAGGTTAATTCCCTACCTGCGAGATATCATGATGGAATTTTACATGAACGATGAGGAGGATCCAAACAACATCAGAATCGAGGGGATAATCTACAAATGGTACAATGGCAAATTAATACCAGTGACGTCTGCCACTGAGGAAATTAGCGGCAGACCTATTGTGGAGGCGATCAACAAATATTTACCCAAATTGATGACCCCCATGATCAAAATTCAGTGTAAAGAATTCTTAGAGATAACTAGTGACCCCGTTATACTCAGTGAACTAGACAGGATAAGAAATCTGCTGTTTAGCAATGTCAATGAAACTGTTGTATCTCTTAAAACTCTAAGAGATAACATTACCAATGTGGAAATCTATCAAAATTCTAAGGACTTCTTTTTCAAGGCTTTCTTTGCCGACAAGATATTCGACCAGGAGAACATGAACGACTTTTACAATGCTGCTGAGTTTGCTGTGCCAATAAGCAGTATAGAGGAGGTGTTTAAAAAACCATATACGTCTAAAAAATTCTTCTTCTACCAAAATGGTGAGGAGGGTTCATTATGGGATGGGTCAACCTTCTTTCAAGGAAAGGTATTGAAAATGGATTTCACCGTCAATGAATTTCTGACCAAGATTCTTTTTGAAACAGCTCTAGAGCCACCGAATGATATCGACATGGCTGCACTGCCTATAGAATTAATTATACCCATATTGAAACTCAGAAAAGATGGACAATACCTCCTTGACAATTGGTATTACTTATTCACAGCATTTCCTTTTGCTCGATCAGAGACAATGATATTTTTCCCTCCCGCTCAAAAGATGTTGAAAGCTGATTGGGCAATGAATATAATATCGGAGAGACCATCAGCCATTCCTCCTCCTAAATTCATAAACAGTAATGATGTTTATGAATACAACATGGAAAATAAGGGCACCATCTATTTCAAATCGGATACAAAAACCATAGTCCTATACCATAAGAATTCAGGATTGATGACAGAAGATGATTTATATGTTTTACTACACACCATGGACTTATTGAGTATAGAATTTACACCAATAAACGTTCAATCAACAAACAGGCCAGAGGATATATACATCATGTTTGTTTCTCCTAGAATCTCCGGAGCCTCCTCGAGAGGTGTAAAGTTGTATAACAATTATGAGGACATGATAAAGACAGAATATTCCATGTCACCGGATAACTTCCTCTTCCCTGTGTTCGAGAATTATGGGGATGGTAGTGAAAGATCGGGTGGACAAAGAAACCTCCTCAAAAGTAAACCCAGAATAAGAAGTGTTCTTCATGAATTGAATAATTACACCCGGTCAATTTATTATGTGGACAATGTTAAGAGAGCCATTACAGCAGCATTGAAGATATCCGCCCTAAAGGGATACATACACAAGAAGACCAACAGGTCACTTCTCAACGGAAGCAATCTTGTACCAATAGGAGGGCAAGATGTTAATGATCTCACACCTCTTTGGCTAGAGATAGAAAACTATGAATCTATAAAAACGAGATATCAATAACCATCATGTCATTATTTGCTATATTGCCAAACCATACGCATCGCTGAATAAAACAAATAAAAAATCAACCATGTCTCAATCAACAATCAAATTCGACCTTGGTGAATTAACCACAACGCAATGTGCCAGACTGTTGAGCAAATTTATCAGGAAGGCAACATTAACACCCGAGCAGTTTGAGATCTTAAACACTTCCTATGATGAATTGACTGAGTTTGATGACCATCCTTTGTACGGTGGGGCCACAGATCACCACAAAGATATTGTAGGAAAATACGACCACGCCTTATTGAAGCCGGCTGTGTATCAACAACTCAGAGATTTTGCGACAAAGATGGAGAGTAGTAGTTGGCAGCAAACAGAAATTGATGCTGAATCTGACATTCCTACATGGGAACAGATTAGTGAAAACGAAAGAGATTGTGTCAGAAAAGTGTTAGCGTTCTTTGCTGTGGGTGACACATTGGTCAAAGATAGAATTGCCATCTTTGCGGATGAATTTCCATTGCCAGAGTGCAAAGACTTCATTGATTGGCAAACAGTTAATGAAGGAGTGCATCAGAGGGTGTATAATAACTACCTGGACGCTCTGGTTAAAGACAAGATATACTTGGCGGATTTGGTCAATGCCTATAAAGACCCTGAATTTGCACCGATAAAAAAGAAGGTGGATTGGTTGGGTAAAATCATCAGCGTAGAAAATGACAGCCGCGGGGAAATGGTTGTTGGACAAGTGTGCACAGAAGCGATAATGTTTGCTGCTTCCTTTGCCATTTTACTCAAATTTAGAGCGCCTTACATGAGAGCGTTGGTCCTGGGAAATGAATTCATACGGAGAGATGAAACTCTACACTTTAGGTTTTATGCTGAACTGCTGAGACTAATGCCGGACAGACCCTCAGACGAGAGAATCGCAGAACTACTCACAGAAGCTACCGAAATAGAATTGGAATTTGCAGAATATGTCGTGCCCGAAGGGGTCAAGTACATAACCAAAGACCGTTTGATACAACACGTCAAGGCCAACACCAATCAAGTTTGCGAAATGTTGGACATTAATCCCATTTATTTTGACCAAAAAGGCAACGTGTTGTTGTCACCACTGCTGTACATGAACACACTAGAGAGTGAACAGAAAATCAACTTCTTTGAAGGAAAAGCTACGGAATATAATACGAAACAATATAAAGTAGATTTTAACAACCTCTTCCCACCGGTCAAGAAAATGATAGAGTTTGCAGATGAAGAGGAGTTCATTGCCGCCATAGTAGAAGGTGAAGGACTATCTAAAGATCGCAACAAGGACATTGTCAAACAACAACTGTGTTTGGCTTGGGATCACCTTTCATCTCACGACATGGAAGGATTGGTGGATATGACATGGACTCTTAAAGATGTTCACAGGATTGCCATGAACCATGTGATATTCAACAATGGTGAATTCAGCAATGGATACAAATTTACAGTTATAGACAGCGGCAAGGTGATGTACCCAACATACGAGACTGTAGAGATTTTAGAATCTGCTGTACAAGGATTAATAGATGACTACAATCGCGACTTTTCAGCCTTGGATAAGGGTGTGGAGAAATTTGACAAAGATAAAATAAGAGTTGCCGCAAGATTCATTTTAGACCTTCTCTACATACATCCATTCTCCGATGGAAATGGCAGAACAGCCAGATTGATCATGGCCCATTTAATTGGAAAGATGACGACACCAATCAACAGGGAAGAATATTTGAAATCTATATACCACTACAGACAGACCGGGGATGTTTCAGTCTTTGTCGACCAATTTTACCGCTGAAGAATACAGCCAGTGATATAATATGACATTGCTTCAATTTTTCCTTGCCTATGTATAAAACTTGTATATATATCGTTGTATGATAACATGTTTTCATTCAAATAAAAATTGTAAAACGAAAAGCATTAAGCATTCCACAATTATTTTATTAACAATGGCTCATATTGAAGAACTAACTACAACCGATGTTGCCGATGCATTATTATCGGAGCTGGTGATAAACCATACAGATCTCAGAAACAAGGTGTATGAAGTGATTAACGATAATACTTCATCATCTTTAGACAATCTTTACGATGTCGCCAAAGCATTGGCTGGAAGTCAATTTATCGTTAAGAAGATTAGAATCTACACCAAGGAATCCAGAAAGGAAGTGTGGACTCGTTTGATTGCTGGACACCTCCCATCAATGATCATAACACCATTCTTCAATGCGATGTTTCCAGCGTCTGAAATCAAGATTAGCACCTTTGCAGAGATGGCAAACAAGAAAGATTTGACGGAGGAAGTCACTATCCCCACCTTGAGCATAGTGGATGGTTTCGATATGAAATTTTCAGAGGTGGAACACAAATTGATATCTTCGGTCTTATCGGTGTGTAGAAAAGTCATTTTCATAAACAATCCAGCCAAGGACTATTCAGAACAACATGCAGAACGAATAAAACTGTTGACTTGTGGAGGGAAAATAATGACCTACATCAACAGATTCTTCATGAAGATCAAAAAGGGAGTCAGCATTTCTGCCGTGCCATTAATTGGTGATATGTCATTGTGTATGCTGATTAATGGACTTGGATCATCGCAGACCAATTTTCCACCTGCCAGGGTTAGTTTCCATATTACCTACGATGTCAAATCGAGAACGGACATGTTGAGAATCGGTTGTGGAGGTGTTATATCTAACGTCTTCTCTTTTGATTCTCTCGGTAATCTTACTGTTCACAAGGAGTCTAACAAACATGGTTATGTGGCAATTGTTATGGACAAATCTCTATTCGATAAGAAGACCTCATTGGAAATAAACAACATGATGACCGACGTCTGCTGGGAACATATTGAACAGTTGAAACCCTACCCTAAGGACTATGTAAAGGTTGGACTATTACATCTAGAGAGTGTTGAATTTAACGATCAACAATACTACCTCCCAGTTGTCAAGAGGAAGCTTCCTTCCATGTTTACAGCTGTCTCTGGTCGTATTGCAGGGAATAATTTTTATTCCATGTTTAAAGATGTTTGTTTACCTCTGCCACCCAGTAGTTTGGATGGCAAGGATGTTATGTAGAAAAAAATAAAAGATATGAATTATATTTTTATATGTTTTTATTTGTTATGAATGACCACACAATATCAATGGAGAATCTTTGAATTTCTTCAGCAAATTTGAGACGCTTTCCCGGTCCTCATTCACTTCTACCTGGGGCTCCTGCTTCTGTTTAGATGGCTTTGGTAGTGTTGGAGAAGGTGTTTTCTTGACTGGTTTTGGTGGCGTTGGTGGTGGAACCGACTTCACTTTAACCATGTCATTATACGACTCGAATTCTGCTATGAATTCATTGAATACATTGAGTATATCATCCATTGTGTTTATTGCACCTTTCCCTTGTTCCATTTTTATGTTTATATGATTATAAAACCCGTCACCAGTGAGTATTTTATTAAATTATTGATTTTCTTCATCGTTGTTCAAAAGTATAAAAATACCGCACAACTCTGCTTTTACTTCATAACACGATACGATCCCACCGAGCAAACAACAAAAAAACTCCACTATGGATATAGTAATCGCTCTCGAAGAATTGAAAGAATTGAAAGAAAAATATTCTGGTGAAATCACTGACCTCAACAAACAGATATATGATTTGAAGAAACGCAGAAGCGTCTTGGAAAGCAAAGTCGAAAACATAGACTTGGAACAGACGACTCTTGAGATGAAACAAACACATTTTCTTCCACCCGGAGAAAGGATTAAAAAGATAATAGAAGTAGAAGCGGCATGTTCATATGACATTGGAAAGTACTACCGGGGAGGAGATATAGAAGATCCTCTGGAAGATGTCTTCAACGGGGGAGTATTGGAGGTACTATTCGAAAATGGCGTAACCATCACGGCGACATTTATACCTCACTATTCAGATGGCGGTGATGAAATATACCTTAACGATTATGAATCCTCTGTCATGAAGACCAATGCAAAAAAACATGACCAAAGAGCAGGCCAGGGTATTCTATAGTATGTTTCTGACGCATGTTGTACAACACCATGTAGGAGAAGATGGGAAAGCCATACCATCGGACAACACTGACGAAATAAACGAGTCATTGGATAATGCAAAGCTGGGTCTGGGTTTGGAGATATATGACGAGGAGTCAGATGAAGGAGAAGGCTATACATGGGATTGATATTTTTTATTTAATAAAAAATAAATATTTTTTAAGAAAAAATAATCATGGTTCTATTATTATATTTTTCCTAATTCAGATTCCATTGTTTGAAACGGCGAGGCTTGGTAGATAACCTGCCATTTATTCCCTGCCGACGTCTGATAAATATATTGGTTATCCTTGGAGGTTTCCTAGTTTTACCAGTATGCATTCTATATTGTTTGGCACCCCAATACAATCTATTGTTATATTGACATGGTTTGGGCATCTCGTCAATGAAATCCGTGTTTATGTCATCACACACAGGCCATACATGGTCACTCCTGAAATTCACACTTCTACTCTGATCAAATCGCATCAGTTTGTTATAATAATAACATGGTTTGACACCTTCATTATCGTCGCAATATGGATAAGGAACATGTGGTGATCGGCCATGTTTTTCCCGCCAATAATATGCTTTCTTCCAGTAGAGTTTATCACGAAATCTACATGGATATTCATCGCTCTTTCCACATTCATCCCATAAACCTTGCGTGTCATTTGGAGAAATGTCTACCACCAATGTCTCTTTGGGTAATACACCGTGTTCAAAATATCGACAGGGAAGTAAACCATATGTTCTATCGGATAGATAGTCATTCAGATATGCTTTGAAAGTACATTCTCTGACAACCTCACCTTGGCAAAATGTTGCCAAAACTACTAAAATCAAACCAATATACATGGTCATTGTTGGGGTGTGTAATATGATACTGGTCACAATGGCAAATATTTGGAAAACAAGGCAGGGAATTTTCTATTTTTAAAAACACATTATAATTTCTAAAAATAGCAACCAATCAGAATTGCGAGACTCATCCAACCCATCTGAAAAATTTAGAGGGTAGATGCTCCGTGCTTGAGCCTATGGGAAGCGATGACTAATAACGGGATTTTAACACGGGGCTGCGCATTACTAGGTATAAGTTGTAATGTTTATGCTATATTATGAACCTAGTTTCATGGGTCCGTATGTAAAAGGAAATAAAAAAATAATATAAAGACCATGTGAAAAGTTCGGTTTCATTTTTTTATTTCATACATCAATTGATTCAATATCACTTTCATAATCATTTTCATCATAGTCATTGGTGACAAACAAGTTTCTGTAATTCATTCCCAAACTGTCAATGACCTCCCTGACCAATTCTACGTCTTCATGGCAGCCATCGCATATGTTATTGGGTTGACCACTCTTACAACACACCACACATTTGTTTGCTTTACTCAGTCTGAGTTCCAGTTCTAGACTCCCACTGACTACCATAGTCGTAAGTCCCATCATTCTCTTTCCAACAGTGATCTGTGCGGTAGGATCCCTGGACATGACATATCTGTTGTTGAAGAAACTATCCACTTCATCCATGAACAATTTACTACTTTGGGTAACGATAAGTGTTTGAATGTATGCCACTTTCCTAGCTCTGTCAGGGTTGGGATCCCACTTGGGACAGTTTTCCAGTTTGCACTTTCTTCGCAGATTCATGTTGGTTTCTATCAATTCCGTCAATCCCGGTGTTATTCTGTTTTTATTTTCCTTTTCCATAGGAAAGATGGTCTCAACCGGCGATTCATCTAATGCATTGTTGAAAAATGTAACGCTTTTTCTTTGCTTGCTCATAGTTTGTTGTTGTTTGCTTGGCCGTTAGTTCAATTGTAAAGTAACATCAAGAAAATCAAATGATTATATAAATTATAAAACCCATCACCAATAAACTAACGGTTTTATAAACCAATGACTCAATATGACATTGGCAGTAAAACTTCCTTGGCGATACAATTCAGTTATAATTTGGGAAACACCTCAAAAGGGAATCCTCATAATTCTAAAAATAGATACTGCAATTTGATTGGATGAGACCTATCCAACCCATCGGAAAATAAAATGGGATAGATGGTCCGTGCTTGAGCCTATGGGAGCTATGACGTCACTATGGAAATTTAACATGGGAATGCGCATTACTAGGTCTAAGTTGTAATGTTTATGCTATATTATGCGCAAATCCCTTGGTCCGTATGTTAATTGTGCCCCAAAATATAAATAAAATATCTTGCCCATGTGTAAATTAGACATGACCCATTTATATATAAATAAGATTTTATGATATTTGAGTGATACCATTAACTAATCATGGATATCATATTTCAGAGTTTTTTTTTATTTTGAAAAAATATGAAGCTTGTGTTTATTTTTGCTACCGCCGCTATCATGGGTGTTGTTGTTTACGGCCAGGGAAGGGATGCAGGGGATAGAGGGAAGAGATCTCTCAGTGACGATTTTATTTCTACACTTCAAGAACTAAAAGAAGCCATGGACGACCTTCCAAGCATATATGCCATTATTAATAAACATGGTGTGAATATTTGCGAACCATGTTCGAGACTCTGCGATAATGTTGCCGATACACATGTTGTGTGTAAAAGATGTAGAAGATGTATTGGACGTGGGGGAATACATGGTGCTGTTGCATTTGGAATGAGGGATGAATAGAAAAATAAAAATTGATTGACAAGGAAATAATATTTTTTTTTTATTTTTTACCAATCAGAATGCAATTCGTTAACAAGCATGAATAAATCGTAAACTCCATGATATTTTCCTTCAAGTTTATCCATCAAATCATATTTATCCTCGTTGAAACATCTACCGTCATCTGGCCATCCATCATAGAAATCATCCTCGTCGTCACTATCTTCATCATACTCTCTACACATTCTATCGCAGAATGAACTCTGGCTGGCATACCTAATGCAAGTCTTTCTGATGTATCTGCAGTGGCTAAAATCTCCCCTTGCCTCAATCAAATCGCTTAGCAGCTCAAATTCTACATCCTTTTCTTCGATGATGTACATTATCTCCCCGGCGATTTCAGACACATTTGAAATATCGTCTGGAATCTCATATTCTATTTCTTCCAAGGCGGATATTAAAGATTTTATCTTCTCATCCGTGTTAGAACTATAACCATCTTTATCCAAAGCTTTGATGAATGTGGTATATTTCCGCCTTTCGTATTCTTCCTTTATCTCTTCACAAAGAGAATTGGGAATGATACCTCTGAGTTCTTCTCCATTTCCTTGGACTGCTTTTACAATTGCATTGACTGCTTTAGAATACAAAGACATCTTTTTTTAAAAAACTCAAGGAGTTGCTTGTGGTTTGCTGGTTTGCAGGTTGAATGATTTTCAAACAAGATTTCTTGCGTTTATATATTTTTAAATTGGTATAATTTATGCAATAAATATTCTACCCCTGGCCTCATGACCAGGAGTTACATGATCAAATAAATAATCGCCAAGGTCTTTCATGGTCATTGATTCATTCAATTCCAATACGAATGTATTGTCCTTTTCTAAACTCTCGTCAGGGTGCACTTTGCTAAAGTAATGGTGGTAGTCTCTTTCTGTTCCATTCAATCCCCATGTGCGTTTGTTGATTATTCCATCTTTCATCAATTTTGCCATCAGTTTATTCTTGGTGTTTGCCGCATCTGCCAATGGTCTGCTCTCGGATAACAATCCCCATGACCCACCGTAGGCGCGGTAGAATGTGGCGTCATTATTGAATGCGACTTTCCTAATCGAAAAATATCGCTTCCTATCACCTTGTGGTCTCAATTTCTCCATGAGTGTTGGGCACTCATTATGGTTGATGTAAAGCACCTTGATGAACTCTCCACGCCCCTGAACTGCACGCTGTTTGTCGAGGTCCTTATTGGTTTTCACCAATGTTTGTTTGGTATTTTCCAATTCTTTAACATCAATTTCTAATTCCTTGGCCAACTGTGCTTTCATTTTTGCAATCTCAATAGCGGCATCGGCGCGGCGTTTTTCCTCTGCTGCACGGCGTCTTTCTTCTTCAGCTCGTCTTTTTTCTTCTTCTGCCCGTCTTTTTTCCTCTTCTGCACGTCTTTTTTCCTCTGCAACCTTTCTCTTTTCATTTTCTATGCGTAGTTTCTCTTGGTATATTTTTTCATTGTGTTCTATCTCTGCCAATTTCTTATTGTAAATTTCCCGGCGCTTAGCACGTTCTTCTGCATTTGCTCTATGTCTTTGATTTTCCGCTTCCAATTCAGCGAGGCGTATTTTTTCCTGGTACACAACTTCATTCGATTTAAGAGTTATATTTTGTTTGTAAAGTTCCTGGACAGTCTGTAATAATTCTTCATCGGTTGTGGTTATCATCATGGCCAACACCTTGGCAGATATTTCACGGAATCTTTGTGCACGAGGTGTTATTCCAGTGTTTAGCAAAGAAATCAAATCCACAAAGGAAATATAGTGGACATTTTTTATATGTTTTTCCTGTGAACGATTATGTTTTGGTAAAACATATTTATCCAATATGTAATATTTGTCATTGTTGACTTTAAGCTCTCCTTTTTTATCATTAACAATCTCTATGGGGAAAGTTAAAATTTTATCCTCGCGGATTTTTTTCTTAATGGTTATGTTCACATCTTTTAGGTCCGTGGAAGGCACGATTTCATATCTTTTGTTTAGAATAGCGATAGGAAATATAATTCGATCCAGGGATATTGAATTTGATATTGACCAATCCTGAAGGGGGACAAGGTTGTCGCCATTTGGGATAGGCTGATTTTCATCACGTGGTTTTCCGGCGGTATTTTCAAATTCTGAATTGGTAAACTTCTGTCTCGACCAATCGTAATGCGGTCCAACTTTGGACCGCTTTGGGATAGGTTGATTTCCATCACATGATTTTTCGGCGGTATTTTTAAACACTGGATTGGGCAATTTTTGAGTCGACCAATCCCGGATCAGGTCAAGGTTGACCTGATCCAGTATAGGCTGATTTTCATCACGTGGTTTTCCGGCGGTAAATTTAAAATTGGAACCGGTAAATCCCTGTCTCCGTAAAGCTATAATTTTGCCTGCATCTTTCACCAGTTCCACATGTGGTCCTTTCTCATCTTTTGCCAATCCAGCTTTCACAAAATATTCCTGGGTCAGTTTATTTATATCAGTATCTTTAAACAATCCGTAGCTCTCCAATCCAGAAAGATCCATCGGTTTGAAATTCTTGTATTGAGAATTGATCACATCTCTCTCTTTATCGGCAATGATCCTTAGTCTTTTGTTTTCTGATTCCAGTTCTTCTAGTCGTGCTCGTTCCTCTGCGGCTTCAAGTTTGCTTTTCATTTCAATAATATCGTTGTAGAGACCTTGCACTATTTCCAATAGTTTTCCGTTAGACATGGTGATGAGTATTCCCAGTAGTTTGGATATGATTTCTCTGTTACGTTTGGCGTTTACTGTTGTCCCGGTCATGATTAGATTGATAAGATCGGTAAAGGATAAAAAGTCTACCGTTTTTATTCCCTTTTCGGCTCCACGGGCGTATTTAGGAATGGTAAAATGATCCAATAGATAATATATTTTATCCGCATAAACAATTGTGCCAATTTTATCATTGACAATATTTACAGGCAATGTTATTGGGTTGTTTATTTTCTGGAGTAGTATATTAGTCACCTTGCTGGCTCTTTCCTGTTCTGGTGTTATTTTAAAGCGCGAATTGATGTTTGAAATTGGATAAATTATATTATCCAATCGAAAAGGGGCCCTAACTTTACGGCCCCTTTTTAATTGGCCGGTAACTGTGACGTCATCATAAATATTATCCAATCGTGAAGGGGGGGTAACGTTAACCCCCCTTTTTAATTGGTCAGATTTTGGCGCGGTGGTTAATTTGAATTTCCCCTGGTCTGTTTCCCGTTGAATTATACCAATAATCTTTGCAGCATCTTTCAATATTTCCACATGGGGACCTGTTTCATCTTCTTTCATTCCTGCTTCCTTGAATAGATACTGTGTCAATAGATTCACATCTGTTTCGTTAATCACACCAAATTCTTCCTTGTTTTTCAAATCAACAATCGTGTTAATTTTTTTATCACTTTCCACCTCCTTCAGAAACTTTTCTTCTAATTCTTTTAACTCCTTGGCAGACTTCATATCATTCCTATGTTTTACGGTAGTCATCCTCGCCGAGAACAACTGCGGTAACATATTCAGCACACCCCCTATAATCACATTGCCGGTATGCTGATTCACTTTGACCAAAATGTCTATCAATTTCATCAGCTCCTTGAACACAACTTCCTCGTCGTCTTTAGCCTTCAACATCAGAAATACAACCATGTTCTTAAACGGTAGAACACGCATTCCTTCTCCGGGTACACCACCCACTGTCGTCATTTTATCCTTGTTGAACATCATGACATTTTTGACCTCACCACCATGTAGCGAGAGAAATCGTTTCTCAAAATCCTCCTGGGTCATTCCAGAATTTGCTATATACTTAGGTGAAATCACCAACACTGGAGGCTTAGACAGATCCTTGTTGGTAATAACCGAATAGGCATGCATGGCCGCCACTTTTACCAAGGAATGTTCTATTCCAGACTTTGCAAATTCTTGGGTGAAAACATCTTTTCCGTCTAGCTTCTGCTTTTTAGCAGAAGTTTGGTTGGCTTGTGTTGCTGATCGTTTCATCTTTTTTTCAGGTGTATATATCTCAATAGTTTGAGTTTGTATGGTCTATACAAGTAAAAGCTATTGCTTTTATTGGTGTTTAAAACCAGGCAAGGAATTATTAGGCAGGGAATAATTTGTCATTGACAAGATGAAGATATTGCTAGTTTTTTTCTATAGTTTTAATATGAAAACAACAAATAAAAATGTAAGAATATCACATTGGCTGAAAAGACAAAAAATAAAAATAATAATACTACAGTAATAAGAGTCATTGGTTGATTTTTTTACATGATGTCCATGTCCATGGATCCTCGGCGGGTGATCTTAGAAATTGGTATAGCTCTGAGCTCTTTAGGGATGAATGGTATCCCCTCCACTGCGCATTTGGCGATCTCGCATTGCTTCTCCACGCATCCACAAACCTCCTGACACGTCTCTTCTTTCATCGAATAGAAGTTGAATGTGACCTGCGGAGCCACCGCTTTCACTGCTCTGTAAATTCTACCCACATTTACATTCATCTTGTGTTTGCTACCCCTGCAAATTCCATTCCCGTAGTATGAAGATTGGAAGCTGTTGTAGTGCTCATATTCTATCGGCATTCCTATTTTGATAAGCACCTTGTTATCCGCCGTTTTTGTTTCGAAAATACAATGGTTTACTTTGACGCAACCATCTGCTTCGATCACCACTTTAGGGGCGCCCTTTTGTAGAATCTGTTCAAAAAGCGCCAAGATTTGTGGAAGTTGCATTGGGATCAGGTTGTTGATTATTTCGCTTTCAGAACTGGCGGACATATTGGTGAGTTTCTCGAGGTTGTCATCGGCAATCATTGGCCTGACGTCTTTCCCGGTCAGTTCGTGTAAAAGATCATATAAATTGTTTTTGCGGAAAAACGAGTCTGCCATAAACCCAGCCTTGGTAGCCAGTGCCAGCCATTCCTTGTTCTCCTCCAATGACTCAGGTTTGTAGAGCTTACGGGCATATCTCTTGGCAATGATATCGACCATGTAACAATGGTGGAAATAACCTTTGTGAGCGTTAAACAGTTCATTGATGACGGTGCTGTATTCGATCTTCCCTTTCCAGAAAAGTAAGAAGTCGAGCAGTTTTACATCGGCAATGTCTTCTGGCATCTCCAGTTGCACATTTTCTTTGATCGCCATCAAGATTGAAATGATCTTGTTTTTATCGTCTAATGGTATCACCGACCTGCATATCTTGCAGTTATGCTCAGAGCTCTTCACTATTCCCGATGTTCTGGCGCCCATTAACGCTTCGGTCAACTTGACGAGTTCTGTGTAAGACTGCATGATGATTTGTTGGTTGGTTGGTTCTCTTTTTTTTCTTCTTGTAGCTTGTTAGGCTGTTGATCGCTTTATGGTTTGACTATGCGGTCTACTAGAAATTATATACAATATTCAGTATAGGATGGATTGGCCAATGTTATCATCAACAATGTAAAATTCTTCCCGGTCTGAAAAATTAAGATAATAATTAAGACAGGGAATTCATATTTGATATAAAACACGAGAAACTTGTAAAACCAATTCATAAACGGAAAAACACCATAATGGCATGCAGTAAAATGTCAGTTGATTTGGAATGTTGTATATGCCTAGAAGAAGATATAGAAAGAGTAGACACAATTCCTTGCCAACATACAGTTTGTAGGCCATGTTATCTAAAGCCAATGATAAATAAATGCCCTGTTTGCAGGGTAAGATGGATTGCCAGAGAACGAGATCCTTTGGCCAAAGATTATACTGGTGAACATTATGCACACACATATGGATTTTTTGCTGTTAATATTGACGAGGAATCGGAGGAGGAAGAAGAAGAACAAGTAATAGAAGAAGAACCACAAACACCCGAGATAGATCCGGAAGAGATAGAATTACCAAGACGTTTTGTAGATGAGAGAATAGAATACTTCTTAGCAACAGGTCTTAGAATAGATTATGTTTTAACAAGGGGATATTGTCCTAGCATACAGGCAGATGAACAAGAAGTTTTATACCTGCCTCTATATACAATATACTGTAATGCTTACGACGCCAATGATGATATATTACATGGGCAAGAAATAGAAATCACTATACAAATAACCAGAGGTGAGTGTGGTAGTGGATGGTGTGAAGCACAATTCGTATATGTTAGTATAACAGACTCTGAGGATAGTGGACCAAAGCCAATTACCCACAGTGTCAAAGGTGGTATAGGAGCTGTAAGGTTTAGCAGGGAAGAGATTGAATTTGAATTGCAAACACCACTGCCAATTGAATCAAGAACTAGCTACAGTCATTTTGAGTGGGAAATAACAACGCCGTATTTCAAAATAAATCAAACAGGTGAAGAACTATATCCTTGGGCTGTGTTGGATTTTTACGAAGAGGAGTTTTGGGAGCCAATAGTAGAACCACTAGATGGACCTGTTGATGTTGATATGAGTAGTTACTCGGCTATTGGAGGAATAGCATCAATGTTAAGGGTGACGGCGGCAGCCCGTAGAGATAATGATGAACAGTATAATGAAATAATAGGCAGACATGTATCAAGAAAGGTGTTAAATGGTGGTGCTGAAAAAGACTATATATACCTAAGGGAAATCAATGGCAAGGAATTTTCAATTTATGATAAAATTGGAAATTGTTTTGTTGGCACTAACAAAACAGGAATCACTCTACCATTTACACATGTGCCATCACCCGCAGCGATCAGGGGGAACCACCATATATTAAAAGAGCCTGAATACATATATGGTGAAGAAAGAGACACTAGCTACGAAACAGCTCTACAATCATTTGATGATTGGGAATTGATAAAACGAGAAGAATTACTACAGAGAAGATATAAAAGGGAGGAACAGAATTTAAAATACACGAGCAATAGATTGTTTTATTTTGAAAAGGAATTCGAAGAGATCATGGAAGATAAATGGGCCATAGAATCATATATGTGTGAAGATGATGATAACACAAAACCAGAATACACAACAGACATGCGCGTGGCATGTGAGCAGAGAGATAGACATGGAACAGATATTGTTAAATGTAGATTGGACAAGGAGGTTGGAAGTCGTAGAATGCACACGCTGATTGATGGAGAATCAGGCGTAGGGAAAAGCTTTCTCGCCGGTCATTTATCCAGAGGATTGGTTTTTGACCTGGATTGGATTACCCCCAACGAGGATGGAAGTAAACCTGAGCTGCCGGAAGATTTACATTATCCAATCATAATACTAGGGAAGAGATTTGACTACGACATGAGAGAAATAACAAAGAGATTACTGTACAAGAAAGAATATGTCGTTGTCAAATTAAGCTATATGTATTTTTTTTATTGTATATAAATTGCCAGGGAATAATAAAAATGAAAATAAAAGATATAACCATATTACTATCTTCATTATTTTATTGTAAGATCTCAAACTGAAAACATGTCTGGAGATAAGTACAATCGAGCAATGATCACCGCCATTGGCGATCATTTCATTGCAATGAAACCATTTCATCTTTGTTGCGAAAGGTGTAAAGAGCTCATTCCCCATATAGAAAACAAAGAGGTTGTAAAACATGTTGCAGCAATGGTGGAATTGTTCATTGACGACAAGGATAATTTTGACATGGATATAGACATTGACCACCACATCATGTTCAATTTGATTTACACTTTCAAAACCAACAAGATGGGAAAGAGTAAATCCTTCACTAACATTATCTTATCGCACGTACCATTATCTGAAGGAGGTGGTAAATGCCAATTGTTGGCTGCGCTTGTAAAAAGAATGAGCGAGGATTTTTACAGGAATAATTACGATGCAAAAGATGTAAACATATACCATGCCAACAGCCAAGGAGTATTGTCGATAGAAACAGCATTGAGAGATAAATACGACAAAGGAATACACGAACACACATGGCCGTTGAAAAATATTACAGATATAACAAGTTTGGAACATGTGGAAAGGTTTATTCAAGAAGAGTTTGTCGTCTCAACTTCAAACAGAGAAGAGTTGTCGTTCGCAATAATGAAATACATCCCTGCTCTAATTCAAATTGCCAAAGAATGGTTTGAAGATAATGATGAGGTGAAAATCTATGTCATTCCTACAGGCCATGGATTGCTACCTGGACAAATGGGAATGTCAATCACATCTGGAGGTTCGCTCAAAATACGATATGGTCTGGAGATACATTACGCGGACGAGGATAATGAAAGACATTGCCAAAATGGTTATCATTTTGGTTCGCAATCGTTAATGACTTTGAATGCTTTAACAGCCGCATTGAAACGAATGAATGATATATCTATTGTTTGTATTGTCAAACGTGATATGAATGTGAATGTGTCTTTCATGTGTTCTTGTGCAAAATCTGCTATAAATAGTATACAATAAAAAAGGTAAAAAAAATATTCATTCTTCTATATTTTTATTAAAATCGTTCATTGTTATATTCATCAATATCAATACATTCTTCATCTTCTTCTTCCAATTCTTGTTTCTTGTTGGTTGATTCATCATCGTCCATGTCATGTTCCACCATTGTTGAATGGCTTCTCTTTAGAGAATAAGCCTTATGGGTTACAGGTGTGTACCCTTCCCTACCAATCTTGCTCTTCTGCCAAAACTCGTGTAGTAACTCGTTCTTTTTTGGAACATTGATCTTGGCAACGACTCTCCTACCTTCCTTTTTGTTTTTATACAGACCTACAAAATCCACAAACTCTTCCGTGTGTTCCATTCTGCAATCCAACACATCCAATTTCTGAGCCAGTTGTCGTTGTTCAGTTATATCCCTGGTCGCCAAGAATCTATGATCTACATCTTTTACATAAATATACTCTGGTGATATTCTGGAAAGGGTGGCGTCTTTAACATGTCCCAATGCATCAGTGATCTCACTTAACATCGTCTCCCTCGCTATCGTATAATTACTTATACAGACATGATGAAATAATCTCCTGTTTCTATGGGTGATATCCAGACAATCCATAAATCCTCCATACATGTAATTGGCGGGTTGAAAGGAATGCAACTCTCTGGTCAGCTTACTACAGTCTACACCAAATTGACCGCAGGAAATATTCATGTGTAAAACTCTGTTTTTAGTAGCCCTCACGCGTGCAGAGAGTTGAATCATATCGCTTAGAAGCGGTGAGCCCACGCTCAATTTGCAAATCATAAAAGCGCAATCAAATAATCCTTCCTCAGATATCGATGTACCTACACCCAATACACTTGTAGTAAATATCACATCGCCATCTTTAATCTTATTCACCACCTCTCCGGGTTCTTTCTTGACTGTTGAACCTGTGATTAATATGAGCCTAGGAATCCACGACATCTTTCTCTCTGTCCACCCTTTGACTGCGTGATATAATCTCTCAGATTCCTTTTGCGTCGAGCAATACACCACGACCTTTTGTCCCTCACATATGGTTTCCAGTAGGGTGTTTAAGAGCTTGTTTTTAGATTTATAATCTATTATTTTCTGGAAGATGGGTTTCTCCAATGACTTATCATACACGCATATCATCTGGGGCTCTCTGAAAATCTTGTAGGTCACCTCTTCTTTCTGAATCATCTGTGATTTATCTTCACTCCTGGTCTTTACTATTCTTATTCGTTTTCTTATCTCCAGATTCTCTTTGTTGATTCTCTTGCATGTGTTTTTAACGGTGGTATCCCCAACACCTTCAGACCGCATGTGTTTGTTCCATTCCCTGGGTGAAACGATAAACGAATATTCTCCGTAGTATAGACTCTTGCAAAGGTTGATAGAGTCAGGGGTGAATGCCGCGTCTATGAAAAAGAGTTGATTCGAGAGCATGGTGAAACCTGTGAGCCTGTTGACTATCGCGTTTCTTCTCGATATGGTATTCGCCACAACCTCTGCCGCGTTCTCGTTTGAATTCTTTGTGTGTAATTCTATGTAAAAGTTGTCTATACAGGTTATTGGTTCGTCAAAGATAATAGTGTCGTATACTGCCCTGTTCAACCTGTGGATAGAATTAATCAGAGACACACATATGTTGCAATGTTCCATTTCCGGATTTATTCTCCCCCTGCACCATTCCTTAACCTGTCTAATCTCTTTGTCCTGATAGGCCTTGTGAAACATGGCGGTGATGTCTATGTCGTTAGTTTTCTTAAAGTCTCTCTTTACTTTACTATCACCCAGGAGTTCCTTGTAGACTGTAAACAATTTTAATATAGTTTGTTTGGCAAGGACTATTCTGGGTGTGATGATTAAGACGTTCTTCATCATTCCTTTCATAACCAATTCGACAATGCTCTCTAGCGTGCCGCTGGACTTTGAGGCTCCCATTTGTCCACTTATAAAATAAGCCCTCTTCTTAGAATTAAATCTCTGCGCCATTTCTATCCTGTTGCCTTCCTCGTCTTCTGGAACACCTATCTTTGCATATTCTTCTTCCTTTTCGAAATCCATTGTAATTGCACCATTGATATAATTGTTCGTTTTTAGATCTTTATTCTGTTCGGTCAATATCCTCGACCTTAGATCTCTGGCTTCAATTGGTTCCCATTCTTCCGTGGTCATCACGGTTCTCTTGACATTTTTAAAATCTCCTATTGGTTTGGGAACTGGATTGCGCAAGTCGTTGACGTTGTCCACTCCATAAACATTTTCTAAAAGAGATAAAGCAAACCTGCCGGTGATTGGTTTCTTGCTGCTAGATTCCTTGGCGTAGAATAACTTACGTTCGCTTCTTGTAGAGACATAATCATCACAACCATTCATCCATGTTAACATTGTCTTATCCGGAATAAAGTGGCATATATCACTTATGAAATTTAAATAATAGTACACATAATCAGCCTCTTTGAGTTCTCTTGCTGTGAAAAATTCTAGAAATTGCTCGTCATTTTCGATGTTTATTTCCTTGCCGCGGAATTCCTCTTTAATTAATGTGTGCCAATCCACTGGTAATATATTATCCTTGGCAGATTTCAAATTACCCGGTGTTTTGTTGTTGTTTCCCAACAATGTTATTGTCACTCCTCTTCTATCCTGTTTAGCTGCGACATATGTCTTCAATGGCACATTCCCATAATTCTTAAGAACTGAATTATGAATCAAATCTCCCAATGTTGTAGATGGTGGTGTTGCATCCATATCCAAAAACGAACATGGCTGAACCATGTAATCACTGATGTTTTCCAGCTCACTATATCTGAGTGTTATGATTTGTGCATGACTCGATATACCATTGTCGTCTATAAGATTGTCAAAGAAATTGTTACTGGTTTCATATACTTCTTGAATTTTCACCGGCCGCAAAGTGTTTTCATAAGGCTCACCCATTTTACTCTGCCCCATCAATCTAAACAATCTATCCCTGGTATATGGGGACATATCAAACACCGCCCTACCCAAGCTCCTATTTTTACCCTTCTTTTGAAAAGCTAGCGACATCATGTGTTTTTCTTCGAATAGATAATGACCAAAGGATAACACAAAAGCTCTCATCTGTGTTATATTCCTAAACACGATTTTCGGGTAGACCAGGTGAAAACTATGTTTATCCGGTCTATCCAATCTTTTGCATTGAGTAATTAACACTTCTTTCGCGTTAAATTTCCCTGAATCATGTCCAATCAGTTTGTTCACAAAAAGCTGAAGTTCTTCCATAAACATAACCACCACCTGGTTTGGTGGTATATCACATCCAAATCCAAATTCATCTTTGCTTTTAAAATCCATGTCAAAGAAAAGTCTAGCAGGTGAATTAAAATCTATCATCTCGTATAGATGTTCATTTTGACCCTTGGCTATATGGTCAATCATTTCACCTTCTTTCCCCTTCCACAATATTCCATACTTCTTTGCACCCGATAATACATGTACATCTTTGGCGATAACTTTACTAACGAGTCCATTTTCCCTTGACTTTTTAATTTCGGACATGTTCTTGAACCATTCTATAGCCAGTGTTTGTTTCTCAGAGTTTGACATTTTTGAAACGAAATGCGTCTGACCCAATCGAATATTATGGTAGAAATGATAAAAAGAGAATCATCCTAGTCTAATGTTATTTGAATATTTTCCCTGGTCTAATTTGATTGGTTAATACTCGCCAAGGAATATTGTATATATAAACCACCTCATCAATCGACCAATTCATTTTCAAGATGAATCCTAAAGACTTAACAGCTGTATCTAAAGCCATAAGCGATTTATTTTATAGTAAAAATGAACACATCATCACAGTATGCAGTGACTACCTACGTCATTGGCGTGATGTTGTCAAGCAGGATGATGAGGTTATAGTGGAAAAAATATGTTCAGTGTGTGAATTGGAAAATAGTTGTTTAACTGGTGAAATGATAACCATGTTTGAAAATGTTTCGGTTATACTACCACAAGATATCTTTGGTGTCAATGTAATGTTTTACATCATAAGCAGAGAGTTGGAAGGAACACATAGCTACCATGACCTTATTAGAAAATTAGATCCATATTCCATATTTTCACACTTCATATTGATGGATTGCTCTGACGCCAATTTAAAAAAGGAAATCGACAATGCCACATTTTTCAAGAACCATTACTACAAACAAAAATCAGGATATGTTATCTCTAACAACAATGAAGAATCAGAGGAGGAGAACGAAGATTTGGAAGACGAAGAGTGTGAAACGGTAAAGAAGGCAAGGAAGTCTTCTAAAAAGATGCCATATATGGAAGGCGACGATAGAATAAAAAGCATGGGCCAGACGTTAGGTAAATGGTTTGAGCAAAACAAGACCGGGTGTTCCAAGAAAGATCAGACTCTTCTAAACTACATACAAACCCAATGCACCATTGCCAATTGTGGGGATTTGTCATTGAGCATAACCAATAGACGAATGCCAACTGATTCTCGTAAACTTGTAAATTGGAAATGGGTTGCCAATAATACGCTATATCCTAAACACGGAGAGACCCTGGATGACGATATGTATGGATGTTGTCAAGTGGGTGCAGCTAGGTGTGATTATGACAATACCTTATCAGAATTAATAGATGCTGTGCATAACGGAAGGGTCAAACATAGTACTGTCGAGATGACAAAGAAAAAGAAAGCCGATTTGCTGGAGGTCTTAATGGATCCTGGTAAAAATAACAAGAAAGAAGATGGCGATGACCCCACATTGTTCTTTTCGATAAATGATATGGATCAACTTTTGGAAGGAGATGATATAATAGACATGGAGGAGGAATGTGAGGGTGATGAAGATGATGTAAACGCCAAGGGATATGATGACCTTTACGACAAGAAACAAAAAGAATTGTATAAAAAAATAGAGACAGGGATGATAACGGTGGTAAGACTGCACGAGATGTGTAATGATTTGGGTATAGGAGATTACTTCGAATTGATACTCAGTGCCACAGAATTCCCTTGCGTTATCTGTGACCTATCAATATTGTACGAGTTTAGAGCATGTTTCTTTGACCTTATTAACATGTCTAGGATGGCAGCTAGTAAGGTCAATCTCAACAGAATTAAAAAGCCCGGGAAGTTATTCTCCAAAGCGATAAAAAATAAGACCAATGCTGGGTGCAAACCACTTGTTAAAGGTCAATTCCTTGGCGAGAAGACGGAATTGGAAATCACAAAGAGACTAGATGAGGTTGAACTCACTCCTAAACAATTGGTAGACTATTCCATTTTTAAATGCCTGGGAGGAGGTGAAGACATGATGAAAACCATGGCGCAACTAGACAAGAATAATAAGATGGAGGATTATGGCTACAATTTCTTTGCTGAAGAGATTTCACCACCTGTTCTATTGAGATGTATGGAGGGAGAATGGTTGGATAAATTTCCTTTTATGAGGTCCATAATTGACAGGATCAAAGATGTCGCACTGTCACATGCATTACCCAGAAAAAGAATCTTTTGCTACATAAACCCCAGGATAATGGCATGTGAATGTAACATATACGAAACAGTTAGAAGTCGATGTTTATTGGGTGTTAAAATAAGCCTGGTAAACACCATGTTGAAAGTAATGAAGAGGAGCCAGACCAAAACCATTCTTAACCAGGTTTCTAGTATATGTAAAGAACATGGCATTGCCTATGAAATTTGCAACATACACATCAATAAGACCATGAAAGAAGATAAAAAAATAATCAAAGAGCGACTGGCCAGGAAACGATCGCATCCCAATTGAACCATATATTTATCAGTATTATGTATATTTTATTTATACCTTTGTGAAATAAATTGTATATATAAAAAACAAACAATGGTTTTTGTCACGTTATTGATTAGCGCATTATTGATTATTGTGCACGCAGACCCACCCATTATTAATGTCGAAGTCAATCCTTATGGTATTATATCTGTCACATGTTCGGCAATACATCCTAGACTGTACAAAATTAGAATGTACAACAATAAGGTCAAGGGTGATGCAACCATAAGTTTTTACGCGCATATAAATCTATCACCATGTGTTGTGGATTCCAGCGGCGATTCATCATTATACGATAGTGTTTCATGTTCTATTCAGGGAAGTAAGGGGTCAGTGACTGTGGTATACAACCGCGATGTCAAAGAAGAAATGTTGGGAGAATGGGCATGTATGGAATATGATCCTTTAGATCAACCTTTAGAATATGAAGAGTACAACAGGGAACTATACGACTTATATGCTGTCAAGAATGCTTATTATGATGACAACATTACCGCGTTATCACCTCCCAACAGTCTGTCAATAGAAATTATGGATTATAATTACAGAGTGGGTAACACTGGGTTGTAAATCAAAAATACCCATAGAACTTCCGGGAAGCACCGTAATAGCACCACCCAATAAAGATATATTTCTTATCTCTGACCATGTGTTTCTATCGCGAGGTGATTTACTGGGCAGGAAATCATATTACTCTACGAGGGAAATTTGCGAGAGAAGAGATTATAACAATATAGTTTTAGAATGTTATGGCGTGGAGGAATCAGGAACAGAATTCAATTACATCAAACCCACTTTTCCTATGATTATTAGCAGTGATCTTAGCGGTGTTTTCATGAGTGATAATAAAAATCGTGGTGGATAAAACGATAATGTTTCCTACGTCTGCCGGTGATTCTATAAGCCTATCGGGAGATCTCGTTGTTATCGAATTACCCAGAGAGGAAGATTACATGGAAATAGAAATGTACAATGGCGTTCACTTCAATCCAAACTCAGAACACCTTACAAACATGGCCAAAATCTTAATAGAACATTTGTCTAGTTCTTCAACCTTTTAGATCAGGGATTTAAATGAGACGTATGACGAATTAGATGATGTGGATATGCACTATATATTTACGGGAAGAAGGAATGTCTACCTAGATTTAAAAAAAATAATTTTAAACAACTGTAGGAGTTCCGGTGAGATATCCGTGATAGATTCTATGAATCTTCATATGTTATCCGATTGCAATGATATTTCTCGATTTTATTACGCCTTTGCAATCAATTCAACATTATCTCAACCAATCAATAGAGAGGTGGAAATAATACCCATCAATCTACCAAGAACAGATACACATAGTATCACATTACCACCCGATGATTACCCAGATTCCCCTCGAGGTAGCTTTTGTCAAGATGAAACAAAATATTATGCAACGAGGAAATTATACGTCAACATACAACATCACTGTGAATACAACGGAGATTTGACAAGGTGTTCTATACCATACGACCTACACAAACCTGTTTTTGGAAACAGGTGTGAAGAGAAACCAAATGTGTGTTATCCCAATGCACTCTTTACCATGAAGATACCCACCAATGTGGTAAAGACGGAACAATCTTTTTCTAGGATATGGAGCTGCGGCGCTATGGATTTAACGAGTGCCACCAAAAGTTGGGATAATGATTTTAGAATAGATGTGATGTGCGGCAAGATGAATGGCAAGATACACAATGAGCTATTGCCCGACCACAAACCTAACGTTGTATTCGATTACGGATTAAGAAAATGGGTTCCACAATCTAAAATTAAAAAAACCACATGGGGGCCAAGGAATTTAAACCCCGGGGAAAAAGTATAAATAGGCGCGATTTGTCAGTTTAGAATCATACCCACACACTCAATCTCGAGTATACCACAACTGCTAAATTAACAGCATCTACTACTACTACTACTACTACTACTGAAAAAATGCAGCCTTTCACAGAATTTTGCACCTTGACCAAAGCCATCACATCAGCCAGCAACGACTTTTTCATCAACCAGACGAGGTTAACATGCGACATTTGTAAAGAGCTCGTCTCTTTCGATTGCGAAGATAAAGTCGTGGCATCATTGGCTGCAGTCAGATCTGACATACCCATAGAAGTCACGGAACGCAAAGACCTGAACCTCCTCGACCTGATCCAGTTCTTCGAAAAGAAGATAGAGTTTACCACTCTCATTGACGAATTGTTCACTGCCCACAAAGACCATTGTCAGAAAAATGGTAAGCCGTGCACCATGCTCAGCATCATTGCCGGTAGATACACCGATGAACTTTACCGCGAAGAGTCCATAGAGGAGAATAGATCATGGGTGCTGAAGGCATACAAATTGGACCTGATCAATCAACAGTTCTTTAGGAATAACAGGTTATACGACATCCTGAAAGAGGCCGGTGTAGAGAATTTGGAGAGGATCATGTTAGAAGATGAAATTGAATCTGTTTGCAAGACCAAGGCCAAATCTCCCGAAGAGGTGATTACCAAGATGATTCCGGAACAATTGACCAAGCTATTGGAACTGATGTCGTGCCCCCAGAAACAGGTCACAGTTTACATTCGTGGATCTGGATACACTCCCGTGAACCATGCCAAATTGAATGCCTGCCTGAAAGACAGAGATATCCAGTTGTATTTGGGCATGCCCATGTCCTATTTCAGATACAGTAGTTGGGAGTCTTACTATGAGGGAAATGGAATGTGCCTCAAATCCGAGCACGAACTGAAACACAACGTGGCCAAAGTTTACGCAGCCGTCAAGAAAGTGGCACCCAAGGTCAAACTATTGGCCTGGACATTGGAAGCCAACGATGAAATGAGAACTTGTAGCTGCATGGTGAAACAGCACGACATGGCCATAGCGGCAATTAGAGGTGAATTGTATGTCCCACCAGAACTGAGACCTGTGCCCGTTAGACTGGGAAAGAGGCGTGCCAGCAGCGGCGATGTCAGTGATATCCCAATGAAGAGGAACTGAACTTGAAATTTATATTTTTTTTTTAACAGTTAGCCAATGTACTATTATATTTTTTTTATTCTATAAGAAAAAAATTAAATAAAAAAATCACAAAAAACCACACACAACATCTATGACTCATCAATCTATTTATAACCCCCAAGAAAACCCACTTCCGGTATCCCCACCACCACATTCTAAAAATAGCCAACCAATCAAATTGCTCGAGACCGATCTATCCTTTAGGATTTCGAGCCGGGGTAGATGCTCCGTGCTTGAGCCTATGGAACTGATGACGTCACTATGGGACTTTTAACACGTAGCTGCGCATTACTAGGTATAAGTTGTAATGTTTATGCTAAAATGTGAACCTCGGTATCCCTTGGCCCATTAGTGGTATCCCCCCTATTATATAGCCCAATGTATAGATCAGACATGGGTGAAAGTATAATCATAACTGAAGAAAAAGGCATGACCCCCCCCTTTATAGCCAGTGAAAATTATATCTAATAAGCTCTTAACTAAAAATCGCCAAGGAATTTCATCTTGCCAGGGAATTTTATTAAAACTTATTCCTTGCCGACCATCAATTCCTTGGCCAAAAAATGGTTTAAACCAAACACCCCCCCCCCCCCCCCCCAAAAAAACAAAGGGAAGATAACTCATGTGTTTTATAATTTTTTTATATTTATTTTTTTAAAAAAAAATAAAATCTATATATAGAACACACAAAAAATCATCATCATCACATCACATCATATTGGCAACGTCCCTATCGTAAAAGCAGTCCTTTCTCATGACGCTGGCAGAGCTCGACATGTCGCATCTGATGCACGCCTTGTACAGTCTCCTGATGTCCACCAGTCCCGTGTCGCCTATCTTGACTATCAATGGTTCTAGCAGCGTCTTTATGGTCTGTTTCTGCCTTTCGTGTTCCTCTTCGTCGTAATCCGAGTCCCACGTGTTTATCCTGGGCGTGGAGGATATGTGTCTGTAGTCTTCAAACTTGCAATCGGGTTTGTAGAGCTTCACTTCCTCCACGAGTAGGTACAACTTCCTGGCGCTTCTCCTGCAAGCGTCTTCGACCAGGTGATACGAGACGTCGTTGGTGATCATGGGTTGACTGCCGTCTACCTCAGGAAGGTGTCTGTCCTTGTTTTTGATGCCAATGTCGTTTACCGCGGCCTTCTCCATGTCTTTGTCTCTCACCTTTTCTGTGAGTCTCTGATTGATGCGCCTCAATTCCGCCTTCTCGTCTTCCAGCACCACTATCCTCGCGGCCAGATCGTCCATTCGTTTATTCATCTCCGAAACCATATCGTCCATGGCGGTCTTTGCGTCCCTGGCGCGGTGCTCAAACATCTCCCTGACATTATGTTCGTGGGCGGTGACTTTGCTCGATAACCTCGTCACTTCAGTCTGCATAATGTTTATCCACATCGAGTCATTGGCAGTGGTGGTGTTGTTACTGGCAGCAGCAATACCCTCTTCATTCATCTCCTCCTCATCATTCATCTCTTCCTCTTCACTGCAATGACTATCATCGTCGGCGTCAATGCCGCAGTAGCGACAGTATGCATCACCACAATCGTAGGTATTCCAGCCCTAATCTTCTTCCGAGTCGCTGCTGCTCTGTAGTATGGCGGCGACCGGTGTACCTTCATTGTTATCCATTAGTTAATTGCGTGTGTTTTATGTAGTGCGTATGTGTGCGGGGGGGGGAGTTAAAGGCTTGTGTTCTAACACTGAGCCAATGTGTAAACCTGACATATCTGTATATACAAAAAACCATCTAATCACATCACACCAATGGATTTATGCTAATTTTGTTTATTCTAAAAATAACCATCCAATCAGATTGCTCGAGACCGATCTATCCTTTAGGATTTTGAGCTGGGGTAGATGCTCCGTGCTTGAGCCTATGGGAGGTGATGACTAATAACGGAGATTTAACACGGGGATGCGCATTACTAGGTATAAGTTGTAATGTTTATGCTATATTATGAACCTAGTTCCTTGCCCCCCCCCCTTATGTGTAAGAGATAGATTGTAGTCTATTGCCAAGGTGTAGATAGAGATGTTTTTGTTTAAACCATGTTAAAAAAATCTAACAATGCTATAAAGATCTCTATTATACAGTCGTACAAATCATTCAAGCTTAGCGAGACGATCTATAACAACCACACACACCAGAAAAAACCATGGAACATTTTACAGCGGAATGCATATTGGTAGACGAGAAATGCCACGTCATCGAAAGGCACGACATTGCCAAAGGTTCGTTGCAGACAGTTGCAGATCTACTGAGACACATTCACAGGTGGAAGACAGGGTGGTGAGAGCTTTGATGGAAGACGATGTCGATCTGTGGAGGAAGATGAAATACATGGTGATTAGCAGCAAGAATAATGACGATAAGACCATGGATACCATGAGAAAGTTTTGCGAGCGAGTAACGATGGCAGAGGAATCGGTGGAGGATCTGTATTACGAGAAGAAATACGTCAAGAGATTCGACAAGGACACGGACGATTACATGGGACAGGTCACGCTACCTAGTGCCAGAGAACTGGCGGCGGCAATGAAGGTTGGTGGACGCATTGGCGAGAGGCGGCGGAAGAGAGACGAGCGGGTGAACGAATTGGAGAGGAAGGAATTGGAGCTCTGTGGATACGATTTGGTCGATGGACAATGTGTTTTGACGGGGAATTTGACGAGAGAATGAAAAAAAAAATAAAATAAATATATAACACACATGTGTTTCATTTTCATTTTTATAAAGATTAGAGAGAAGAAGCAGCAACAGGTTAAAAAAACACACACACTTTATTTAACAAAATATAATGGCTCAACAACAACACGAAGTAACTGTCACTGCTGAATTGGTTGGCGGTGGTGAGATGAGCAAGGAACTGAGAGACATGGCCGCCGTGGTCAGTCTATTACACGATAGGAAACCGGTGGAGGAGATTACCTGTCAGGAATTGAGAGTGGCGTGCGCATTGCTTAAAAATGCGGTAAGACCACATTGCAGCACGGACGACGATAAGGCGGCGGTAGACGAATTCGGGAGGCTATTGGAAAGGTTGCGGGATGCCAAGAGTGGATTGGGATTGTTTATGACCATGAGTAGAGACGACAGTTGGCCGATGGAGAATATGAGGAGGGCATTGACGAGAATGTGTCAATTGGATTACGACAATCTGGTCAGGGAAGTCTCGGAGAAGAGGATGGACATTGTTCACACGGTGGGAAGGCTGTACCTGGCAATGGGCGGACATCTTGGATAAGGAAAGGAAAAAAGAGAGTGCCCAGGTGCATTATGGGTATTGGCGGGATCGCGGGCGGAAGAGAGGAGGGGGAGGAGGTGGGGAGGATGGGGGAGGTGTTGGGGAGGTGGGGGG